GGACGTCCTGTACGCTCCCTTCAGACCAGTATGAGTAACCGTTCGAATGGCCCTGATTTCAAGGCCAACCGACGAAATCTCCATCTGAACCTCACTGTACCATGCGACTAATGTGCGGATAAGTTGATTCTACCGCTTGCAGCCACGAATTAATCTCTGGAGATTGTTGTGCGCGACAAAGCTGGTTCTCATCGCCGCGTGCTGTGAAAATACTAAGCGCGTTAAACGCAGTCGAACAGCGAAGGGCACTGATAGCACCCTTAATGTCTTCACGATTCAACGCATAGTTTTGACTGATAACATACAGCAGGCGTTTCACCTGCATGGCGCTAGACTGTTGTGCCACAGTCTTGTATACAATATATAACAGGGCGCGTTTGTACTCGTCGTCCAAGTCTTTACGGCTGAACAACGCAAACGCGCCTCTTTCAAGATCGCTGTTAATCACGATATCGGAGTTTACCTCAGGCAGCTTGCAATGCATTACGCAACGTCTCTAATCCAGTATTTACAGAACTTACGTTGACGTCAAGCCAACGCGCTAAGGTCTTTCTGATGAAAGTTGACGGCTTGACCATCAACCACTCAGAGGCACACGACATGGTCTCTTTCAACATGCCGTGCTCTCGCAAGTAATCAGTGAAGTCAGCACAGTCACGGCCCAACACGGTTGCGTACAGCTTGTGACGTTTCGTTCCTTCTGCTTCGTCTAACAGCTTGTTGATGGTCAAGCTGTTCTCCATCTGCTCTGTGTGAACGCGTGCATCTTCGCCCAGCATTGATTCATAGCTGACGGTATCTTCGTCTGAACCGAATGCCTTCTGGAGTTGATTGTCGGACATTACAACAATCTCATACTTGTCTTCACCAACCTTCTGCATACGACGACGTTTCTCCGCACCATAATAGTTGTTCATATTATTAATGCGGTTGGTCAAGGTCGCACGCAGATAGTTGAGCTGGTGGCCTAACGTGAAATTGTTTGGCAAGCACTGATAATAGCTGGTCAGTACCTTACACATAATATCACACGTCAGATCTTGCAGAGGTATGTTGTGTGCTGTTGCTACCCAGCGCATGTTCTTGCGTACCTGTCGCTCTGCGTTGCGGTGCAGCTCTGCGAACAATATTGATGTTTGACCCAGGCGATGATGTAGCTCTTGATGAGTTACCATATCACGGCACAGGCCTTTATGTTTTGTTTTTGCACACAAGCGAATTTGCTTGCGGCTGTCTTTGTCTTTGAGACACAGGTTCCACGCGAGAATCGCATCACGACGACACAGGCCATAACGACCATACTCATAGATAACGTCACGTGGGTCACGCTCAAGGCACAAGGCCAGTGCGTAGAAACGCATCTTGAGAATAAAATTACACACACTGCTTACTTCAATACGAAAGTCTGCCGCTGTGAATTCAAATTGACTAAAATCAACTTCACGTTGAAGGTCTCGGTGATATTCTGCAATCGATTTATACCCCGACGCTAGGTATCTAACAGTGGACGCAAACACACGACGAAAACTATCACTCGTCACATCAAGAGCAAGACGTTGGGAGATAAACGCTTCAAGAGACTGCTCATTGTTTGTATCAAACATTGTTAAGGTCCATCCAATTAATAGTTGATTGATATTCGGTGTTACAATTGATAGTAGATTTGTTGTCTGTTACAGATCGCTTAGGTCAACTGCGCCGTTCTTGCCGACCTTAACTTTGCGTTTGTAACTGTTTTCACCAAGTTCCATTTGACCTGACTCATCAACATCTGCACCCATGTCAATGCCACTTTCTATCATACTAACGAGATCAACCAGAGTATCGGTATTCTTGTTTTTCTTTTTCTTCTTCGCGCCTTTACCTTTAACAACTTTGTCCATACGAGGGATAGATACACCGTCCAGCGATGATGGTGCTGAGAACTTAACGTCAGCTTCATCCGGCAGGAAACGTTTGCTTGTTGAGATTGCTTTCTCAGGATCAATCAACTTGCCTGCGTCGATCATGTCACGGCGAATCGCTTTGAATGCGGACTTGCTGTAAACTGATGGGCCATCAAAGCCAGTGTTTGGATAAGTCAGGATCATTTCACCGCTTTCGCTGATACAACGAATCTCGGTATCTGACACATCAAGCACACGCGCCGCCATAAAGTTGTTGAGATAGTTGCGAGTCTCACGACCACGATAACGAATAAATACAGGCTGACCCATACGCACACCATGACGACGAGTACGTGCTTCACTCAACATCATGCCCGCCATAACGCGTAGGTCTTTGTCACCAAGCTTGCCACAAAAATCAAACAAGGCAACTAATGCATCACCATTATCGGTCATCAACTCACGAAGACTTGGGCTGTCCGAACGAAAATGTTTACACGTTTTCGACGCTTCTTGAATGCCCTGACTTGCACATGGTTTCTCGGCTGTTGGTAAAAGTGCATCACGAGTTAGACCGCGGCAATCACCACAGGTCAGTTCGCTTTTTACCAGATCGAGAATTTGGCCTTGGCTCATCGTCTTTTTGCTCATGTTGTTTCAACCCTTTTTGTTTTAAAGTAAATTCGATACAATAGCGGAGGACCTGACTCATATTAGTAATGCCAGGTGTATCTCGCTTTAAAAGTTCTAGCTCAAACCTTAAATCCACTGGAACCTTAATCATCGGCAACAGGATTTCTTTCTGGCCAGGAATGACTTGAGGATTCAGCATTGCATCCACTAAGATTTGAAGCCAAGTTTGAGCGCGATGTTCGGCTTCTGGGTCTGCCCAGAATTCTCCTACCGGCTCACGGCGCTTGCCATTCAAACGGCTCACAACAGCTTCTGCCTTTGCGTGCAACGTTGTATGACAGTTACCGTCTATAGGGATTTGCAGCGACAGCTCTCCTCCCAGACTGCGAGGTACGGTATGATGCCAGTGTATTGCGCGACTAAATTGGCCGCAAATAATACATCTGGTCAGTGCTCCGTTAGACTCGGCAGGTAATCGATTGTCTTTCGACATTACCAAGGCAACATCCATTTCTGGAGTTTAGTGTCGCCTCCTGTGTGATGGAGTAAGCGTTTGATTGCGCCTTTCGGCATCAACCATGCGGCACAAACATCGCTGTCACGCATGATACCTTGAAGCGGCATCGTGGTAAACAAGGCGTAGTCAGTGCTGGACTTGGCGTTGATTGCATCTAGTATGGTGTTGAGATAGTTGAGTAGTGCGTGATCGTTTGAGCCGCGCATTTGACGAACAACCCTTGTTACCGAGTTTGACTGCTTGACCGATTCGATCATGCTGTCTAGCTCACGGGTCAGGTCATCAATACGTGCTTGATGATCACCGATTTGTTTATCGATGAGCAAACGACGACGACGAGGAAGGCCCTCTGCTTCACGCTCCAGTTTACGAATAGCACGCTTCTCTGCGCTACGCGATTTCATGATTGCTGTACGACGAACCTGAACGCTGTCAGTGCGCTTGTGGCGCTTGATTTGTTCTTCGGCTGCTTCGCGTGCATCGCTCATGCGGAAGAATAACAGCGTCTGGCGTTCAAAGATAATGCCGAGGTCGCTGCTTGGAGTTGAGTGAAGTCCGGCAGTTTCGATTTTGAAACCCATACGCGTAAGCGAATCGGCGTTCATCGACAACGTGCTGAAACGAGCCATTACAGGGAGTTCAATAAATTTGATGGTGTCTGTGAACTGCTTTGGCACCTTGTGTGCATACGTAGCTTTGAAACGACTCAGGACTTTTGCTGTCTTGGCCGTTGCTGCATCTTCGCGTTGATCGCGACGAACAGCTTTCATGTTGGCTTCGTCTTGTTCTTCGGTAGCGTCAGCTTTGACGTACTCCAGAATTTCTGCACACAGCGTTTGATCAGCTTGCAGGTTGGTTTGCACCTCTGCAATCTTCTCAAGAGCTGGACGGACTTTGATTTTTCCGCTGGCAACAAGTTCTGACAATGATAGGCAGGTGGTTACGCTGACCTGAACTGAATCGCGTAACTCTAAAATGTTGGGGTATGACTTGTACACATTACTTTTAATGGAGCGTAGGCAATCAGACAACTGTTCCTTTGGTTGTTGCAGACGTGCGACAAATTTGGCACGCTTGGTTTCTTTACCTTGACGCAAATATTCAAGTCCTTGAATCACGTCGTTAAGGATATCTTTAAGTCTGATGATGGGTTGATTCATTGATCAATATTCCTAACTCATAATAGTGAGAGCCATAACTCGGCCCTAGCGATTCTACATAGGTAAATTACCATATGCGAATCGATTGTTATTTATGGTGCAGTTACGTTACTAAAATAACTTTCAACAAAGCAAAATTACTCTTCTCCTTACTGGTAGTTCCAGTGTTAAGTATAACACGAAACGCAGCACGACTCAACCGCGTTTCGTCCAAAGATTTGCTGCGAAAATTCTTAGTAACTCTTTGTATTTACAGATATTTCTCAGAGTGCTACGGGAATCTTTTCGTCTGGTGATTTCATGTACAGCTTGACACGACGCTCTGTGTCTGCCGCAGCGTACTTGCCTGGCTCCTTCAGTCCCTTCTTGTAACCAGCAATCTCGGCTTTCAGCTCCTTAACTTTTGCTACCAGTGCTGCTCGTTCCAGCTTGGCCAGCTTGCGTACTTGACGGTCAAGGATGATTTTCGCATCTTCTTGAGGTATCTTGCACGCTTTAGCCAATGCTTTGTCAGGGTCTTCTGCTACCAGCACTTTAGGCAAGGCAGCAAGTAACTGCTTCATGTTGTCCACAGCCCAGAGATATACTTCATTGAGGTGCAGTTGCTTCTCTGCCTTCTCAATCTTGTTCTTGAGCATACGAACTTCAAGTTTGATGCGGTACGCAATCCACGCTTTGAAGTATTGCACATAGTTCAGATACTTGAAGGCGTTTGCTGCATCTGCATTACGAATCGTTACGCCCAGCATGTAGCTGATGCTTGAAGTGACCTCTTTCTGCACTTGCTTGGCAATGTCGTATAAGGCGTCCTCGCTGCAACGACATTTGATTTCAAACGCTGCGCCCCAAGGCCCGGCATTCTTGTTCTTTGCACCACTAGCATTCGATGCTGAAACAACACCAGACCACTCTGCTATCTTCTCCAGCTTTTTAGTGATACCACCATTGTTAGCAAAACCACCAGGCACATAGGTCTGTACAGTGATTGTACGGTTCTTTTCATCGAGCTTCATGAGTGGTTGATACGTTACTTTACCACGTCCCGTTGAGACAAGTTCAAAGAAGTCCGAGTCAGGGCTAACATCTTCACAACCAAACTCATGGCGCACTTCAAGCACTTTCGCCATCTTCTTCGCGTCATACTCAACGCCGTTCAGCATATCGATAACGATCTTGCTTACTGAGGTAAAGCTAAACGATGGGTTACCACACTTAACGCCATAGGCTGGTGGAGGTACTGAACCGTTGAACAACATATAAGGCAACAGAGCAGGAAGATACAGCGGCAGCTTCATGTCGTTTGAGAAGTTATCTACCATCGGCGTTACTTCGAGATAGTCATTGTCCAACAGGAACAGCCCTGTGAACTTCGACATTTTCGCTTCTGTATAACGCATTGCCGCGGCGGGTGTTACAGGGTCACCCCAGTTACCAGAGCCAGCAACTGCTGGTGGCACTGTGTTTGCAATCGTGACCATAGCGCCATAACATGCTGCATCGCCGTGTGGATGATACTTACCAAGCGCATCACCAACGGTACGTGCTGCTTTCTTGAAGCCGCCTCCTGGACGAAGCCCTAAGTCACTCAGTGACCACAAGATAGCACGATGCACAGGCTTGAGACCATCACGATAGTCAGCGATAGCTCGGTCTTCTACAACGTATGAACCGTATACTTTTAAAGCGCGTGCTGTGTAGTCACTGAGACCTTCATCACGAATCAATGACTCGTCTTGGTCCTTCATCATGTACAGTGACTTGATTGAGGACGTTGATGCTGTTACCTCTGTTTTCTTTTTCTTCTTCTTGATTGTATCAAGCGCAACAGCTTTCGTTGCAACGGCGGTCGATTTCTTTTTAATCTTAACTGGCTTTGCTGCTTTGGCCATGGGCTAATCTCTTACGAATGTGACTGAATGAAAAGTTGTTCAGTCAAGTTAATATCGATGTGGCGCACTTTCAGACCGCGCAGTGCTGTGAGGTCGAGGTTGACGCGTGGAATTTGCTGTAGCTGAGGATAAGCCATGCGTGTCACGCCGCGAGTAATACCGTTACTGTGTGTCACAACAGTTTGAGACTCTGGTGCTACGCGACGAGTCAGATAAGGCGATTCTGACTCAGGCATGTTTTTGATGTGCTGTTGAAAGCGATTCAAAATGAATCTCCTTGAGAGGCTACGAACTTGGTGCCGTATTTTGTACAGAAGTCGCGATCTTTTGACAACTGGCGCAGCTTAGATACAGCGCAGTCCATTGCATTACGTTGTTCAGAAGTCAGCTCTATACCGATATGCATGTCTGGAATATCAAACAAAGGCACAGGCCAACGCTCGGTTCCCTTAACGACTGGAAACGTCATGTGTTTGTTTTTCATTATGCTGCGTCCTCAAGTCCAAGTAAACGACGACGATGTACGGCGTCTTCTGCTAATACACCACGGAAGAAACGCTCTTGCTCGACGTTCTCGAACGGATTGATTCTGATTAAACGACGAGTCTTCGGATTGAATGCGATTGCCTCAAGCGTTGCTGGTTCAACTTCACCCCAACCTTTAGCACGAACAATATCACGATCTTTTACAGCAGCAGGTGCAAGTGCGCGACATTCTTCAAACGTCATACCGCCATAGTTCACGCCCTTGTAGATTACGTTGTACAGGGTACTATCGATAATCCACACACGACCTTCTTTCATCAAGTCAGGCAGCAAGCGATAGATAACACCAAGAAACAGGGTTGCAATGTGGAATCCATCTGGGTCAGCATCCATCAGGAACATCAAGTTACCGATACGCAGCTTGTCAGTTTTCAACACAGGGTTCTCTGCTTTCGGGTCAAGTGTTTTCAAGTCAGCACCGATAGAGATCAACATGCCCTGCACTTCTTTGTGCTTGAGCACGTCAGCCAGACTTGCTTTCAGACCGTTCAGAGGTTTACCGCCAGCAAGCATTACTTCCTGATAGTCAGGGTTACGCGCGTGCTTCGCAGTACCGCCAGCAGAGTCCCCTTCTACTACGATAAGTTCACGCTCATGTGGTTTGCAACGATTGGCTGTGATCAAGTCAGCAGGCAGTGCGTTGCCTTTCAGCTTTTTCTTCGTGTCAGCCATCGACTTCACAACAGCACTAAGTTCTTCACGTCCCTTGTTCATCGCTTCGGCACGCTTGATGATCATGCTGGCAACTTTCTTGTTGTCCTTGAAATACTTCTCAAGCTGAGGGAACATCAGGTCATACACTTCTTTCTCGACGCGGCTGGCTAGCTTGTCTTTGACCTGTGAGGTGTATTGAGCGCCATGCATACGCCAGTCAAACATGCCCGTCAGACCAATCAACAAGTCTTCTTGCTTGAAGCCCTGCTTTTTACCTTTGCCCTTCGTCGCTTTCATGTACGGCTTGATAGCAGTAAATAACGCATCACGGAAACCTACAACATGCCAGCCACCATCAAGTGTCGGGCTTGTGTTGACGAAAGATAAGAAGTTATCAGTGTCGGCATGATCAGTCCAGATCATTGTCGCTGTGATGTTGTCATGCTTAAATACAAACGGTTTGCCTGTAGTACCAAGCTCACGTTCTTCACACATTTGCTTAACAACAAACGCAAGGTCTTTCTTGTTGAGAAACACAAAGTCTTTGCGCTTCTTTTTGGCAATCAAGCTGAGACGAATCTCAAGGCCAGGGTTAAGCATTGCCATGTTCTTGAGCCATGTTGCTAATTGCTTAGGCTCAGGTCGTGCATGACGATAGTTCTTCGGTAGCTTCTTGCCGCGCATAACATCGGCAGATACAACGGTCTGATCAAGCGTCCATGCAACAACGGTTCCGTACTTGCTATGCTTTTTATCTTTCAGCAGGTCCATCACATCTTTATCGATAGACTTGACTTTCTTCGGGTCTTTGCCAGACTTGACTTCACCCTTCTCCCACATTTGATAGGCACAACTGCCTTTGTACATCGACCAGACGCGCAAACGATCTGAGATAGCATTCAGTGCCGCAACACCGACGCCGTGAGTACCCGCAGATGTTTTGTATGCTTGATCGTTAAACTTGCCACCAGCATGAACACGACTAAACGCTGCGGTCATTATTGTTTCTTTCGAACCGTCTTTCAGCTTCTTGAAGTCGGTAGGAATACCACCAGCTTGGTCGGCTACGATGTTCAGGTCATTATCATAATCGATGATAACCTCAATCAGCTTGTTACGCCCAGCGATATATTCATCATAGTCATTATCAACAGGTTCTTTCACAGCACGATATGCCATGTCCGCACCACGTTGCCCCATATACATTCCAGGGTTGGCACGAATTCCCGCCAAGCCCTCTAAAATTTCGAAGCCTTCTTGCGAGCCGCTGCCCTTCTTGATCTTAGCGGGCTTAGCCTTCTTTTCTTTAACGGCCATTAATACTCTCTCCAAACATTAATAGTAAAAAGCTCAATTTGACTTAACTCTGTGTATCTGAGATTCTTCTTAGATTATAGCACGTATCAACTGTCGGTACTATCGTCATTTTGACCACTGTTTTGCAGAGTTGATGCAGCGTGCTGTGTGTACTGCGAGTAGACGTCAGCGTCATTTGAGATAGGGAACGCTTGCGTCATGCCCGCTTTCGCCCACTCTTGGATGCTTATCTGTATATTACCAATTGCGACGTATTCTTGAGGAGAAAGCGAATCAAGCAGCTTGACCTCTACGTTGCTTGTCTTGTTCATTACGCGAAACTCAATACCATCACTGTGTTGATCAAAGTAGCTGATACCATAGTATCGGTCGCTGATATTCACAACACGATGGCACATCTGTTGCAGTTGTTCAAGATTGCGTTGATAGGCATTGAACACATCTGCTGGTACTGTGTCTGTGTTGGGACGAATGATAGCACCGATTTCATCAACAGCGTGATCGAACATGCGGTCCTGTTCGCTGCGTGCTTTGCGTGCTGCGAGTTTATCTTTGGTTACCTTGAGCCAGTCTTCAAGAGCTTCAACTGGGTTCTTGCCAACACCGATGCGATTGTAGTTAGCACACTGGCGTGCTGCGGTATTCAGACCATGATGCATCACAAGAAAGCGTATAACGTTGTCATCGTATTCAACTTGCCACATTGTGGGCTGTGCACCACAGCCAGGACAACCGTTAGATGATTTGCGGCAGGATTCATGTTCGATGTTGGTGCGCTTAGCCATGATTACAATGTTCTCCACAAGTGTTAGGTTTAGGCAGCAGGTCCTGTGCTTCAAGATTAATGTTGAAGACTTGGCGGGCAGCTTGACCGTCAGTGACTTTCATTTGTTCTGTGTAGTGAATATGCAGTGCTGTGCGGGTAGCATAGCCCATAAGCACTGTGTTGAATGCTTCAATGCAGGCGTTAGCATGAGACACAAACGTAACGTCAACGCCGTGCTGCAACTTGTCAATGGATGTGACAACATCAGGGACTAGAGGACATTTACCTTGAAGGATTTCATCGAGGAACAACTGGCCGATAGCAAACGCTGTTGCTTCGTTGGGTTCAATGCCACCAAACACAGCGTGACTTTTCAGCGTGTAGATTGCTCGTGCGAGAGCGGCTGCATGTGAGAATCGCAATTCAAGCACTGCGCGAAAGTTAGTGGGTTCTGACACAGTAAATCCTTCTAGGTAAAAATTCTGATAGAATGCAAAAAGGGTTAACACCTTTTATTCAGTGTCAACCCCTTCTGTTTTACGCAGGTGCCGTAACACCCGCCGCAGTTTTTATGCTACTTCGAAATCGAAATCTTCGTCAGCAGATGCTTTCGCTTTCTTACCAGCTTTACCGGCTTTAGCAGGCTTAGCAGCTTTGTCAGCTTTTTTGCCTTTAGCAGCTTTGTCAGCTTTAGCTGGTTTGGTTTCGGCTTTCACTTTCTTGCCAGCTTTTTCTGCTTTAGCAGGCTTAGCAGCTTTTTCTGCTTTAGCAGCTTTACCGGCCTTGGCAGGTTTCTCAGCTTTAGCAGCTTTTTCTTTTTTCACTTTAGCTGGCTTTTCAGCTTTAGCAGCTTTTTCTTTCTTACCAGCTTTTGCAGGCTTCTCAGCTTTCGCAGCTTTCGGCGCTTTCGGCGCTTTAGCCGGAGCAGCAACACCAGACAGTTCAGCGATCTGCGCTTCGATACCGGCACGCTGTGCGCCCAGGTTTTCGATTTCTTTGCTGGTGGCGTTAACAGTTTTGGTCAGGGCAGCTTCTGATTTAGCGATTGCTTTCAGGTTTTTGTTCAGACCGGCGATAACTTTCTTAGACATATTCTTCTCCAGAATTTTTGATTTGCGCTGTATGTGGTGCGCGAGTTAAAAACAAAAGTGTTCAGGGTTTCGATTTCCTGTAGACGTACATTATCATTCTCAACATACGTCTACAAGTTTTATCGAGGAAATTTCAAACTTTTTTCTGTGCGACTCAGATTAAGAGTTACAGAAGTGCAGCACGTTAGATGCTATTATTCGTCGTCTTCGTCTTCGTCTTCATCGTCGAAGTCTTCGTCTTCATCTTCGTCCTCGTCTTCGTCTTCGTCTTCTTCGTCCTCATCTTCGTCATCGCCGAAGTGAGCTTCACACAGTTCACGAAGTTCGTCTTCGTCCATCTTAGCAGCCTTTTTCTTAGGCGCCAGTTTATGTTCGATTACCAGAGCGCGAAGTTCGTCTTCGTCGAGATTAGCGAGGTCGAGTTCATCTTCGTCCTCATCTTCATCTTCATCTTCGTCCTCATCTTCATCTTCATCTTCGTCGTCTTCGTCTTCGTCTTCGTCTTCGTCTTCGTCTTCGTCTTCGTCTTCATCGTCCGAGTCGTCTTCTTCTTCTTCTTCTTCGTCCTCGTCTTCTTCGTCTTCGTCTTCTTCGTCGTCTTCGTCTTCTTCTTCGTCAGACTCGACGCCCATCGCTTCGTTCAGCAGCTCCAGCAGAGCTTCTTCGTCCAGCGCTTTGGCTTTCTTAGCAGCAGACAGCTTGGCCTTAACAACGGCAGCACGCAGATCATCTTCGCTTACGCCAGTCAGGTCGATTGCTTCTTCTTCTTTCACAGCCGCAACGATTTGTTCAACAGTTGCCACTTTAGCTTTTTTGCCTTTACCGCCTTTGGCAGCTTTGTCAGCTTTAACGACTTTGCCACCAGAAACAGTCAGACCGGCTTCGGCCAGGGCAGCAGCGATTTCTTTGTCGCTTGCGTTCTCAACGAACACACCCAGGATTTTTGCCAGAACGATAGTTGCGGTATTTGCTTTAGCTTTTGCCATGATAACTTTTTCCTATTGAGTAGAATCGACTTGATTCGAATAAAGTTTACAGATTTGTTTTTGAGGACGCTGTTAAAACAACAACGCCCTTGACGAATACACTTTACAGATTTACTGACGATTAAAAATCTTCGTCAGAACTTACTTTTTTGATTTACCAGCCTTGACTGGCTTACCGCCTTTAGCAGCTTTAGCAGGCGCTGCTTTCGCGTCAGCTTTCTTGCCTTTGGTCGGAGCAGCAATGCCATACTTTTTAGCAGCGGCAGTTTCGTTCACAGCGTAAGTGATAGACACGCCAGGCACGGTTGTGTTCAGCACGGTAACTTCTTTGGTATCGAAGTCAGTAGCAATGACTTGAGTACCCTTAAACGACAGCAACTGACCTTTCAGAGTACGAACAGGCACGTTGCCCAGAACACTCAGGCTACCGAAAGTACCGGTATCACCCACCAGCTCGATAACTTGACTGCGTGGGAACGTTGACAGAACCTGGGCGCTTGAACCGAAGCCACGTTTGTGACGAATAGTTACGCTGTCAGCAGTCAGTTCAGTGATGAAACCCTGAACATCGTAAACCTGAGTAGCGGTGATAGTTACATCGTGCGGCATCTGAGACGCTTTAGCAGCAGACTGTGAAATAGAACCGCTCTTTTTAGAAATGCGGTTGATACGAGTCGGTGCTACCAGTGCAGTGCTAGTGGACTTTGCCATTTAAAACTCCAGATGATTAATAGTCGCGGTACAATTACCGTGTGTGGTTCAATTACAATTTACAGATTTATTCTGATTTTTTATTCGTCAGATAAAACTGGAAGTTCGAAACTTAATTGCTGTGCGTAACGTACACACAATTTTGTTACTGCATCAATCAGCGAATCGCCGTAAGGCTTTTCGTCATCGTTGATTACGTCATACATAAACGTAAACAGAATGTCGTCAGGTTCGGATGCTACGTCTTGCTCAAGCAAGGCACGCTGTGCGACTATCGTGCTTGACATTTGATTGAACATGCCGGACGCCGTATCGCTGTCTTCAATCGTCTCTCGGCACAACATCACATGGGCGCTAAGTTCGCTGAGGACTGAATCAATATCAAACGCCGTGTTTGTTGTAACGCAGTATACTTTTACAATATCCTGCAAAGAACTTGGAACGTCTTCCAAAGTTAATTGCTCACGCAGTGCTTGTTCGGCAGCACGATGCCGATTGGTCTTGCGTGGATTTGCTGTGCTGTACATGAACAACGCACGCTCAACACCACAACGGAGTTCGTTCAGTGCAGCGTTAATTATCATGTTCATAACAAATTTCTGATTTCCAGCAGGCTTAGCAAGCTGGTTACGCAGTTCATTGTAACGCTTTTCAGCAGTGCGAGATTCCGTCTCACGTAGTTTCCGTTGAGCTTCACCGACTGAAATCATTTGCTCAAGTGCTGTTTTACGTTCTGAGGCAAGGTCTGTTGCTGCTTGCAGTTGCGCATCACGTTCAGCTAACACACGAGTCAGGCGACGGCACTCAATGCTTTTGTTGGTGTGGTTCGTAGAGGTTTGAGCAAGCTCGGCAGATAAGTCCTGCACTTGACCACTCAGATTACGAACACGCTGCTCAAGGGATACGATGTGGTCACGCAACATCATACCGCTGTCTTGCTGTTCAGTGCTGTTGTGTTCTGACATTACAATCTCCAGAAATGAGGGCGCAGTTGCGCTACGCCCTACATTAACAGATTTTATTCTTCGTCTGCTTCGTCTTCGTCTTCGTCAGCGTCGATTTCAAAGCAAGGAACCAGAATAGTCAGGTCACCGCCGTTTTCAAACGTCTTGCCAGCGAAGCCAGTAGACAGCAGTTCAAGCGGCAGACGTTCGCTGTTGTCGAGACTTGCAGCGGCTTCCAGCACGTCTTCGTTGTCTGCGAACAACGCACAGTCGGCAGAGGAGTAGCTGTACAGCATTTCCTGATCACGCAGATGATTAACAACATGCATCAGCGTATCATCAACAATCAGAGAGGCAGAACTCAGAGTGAAGCCCACGTGTACTTTGATGTTGTTGTTCGGTGCCAGCAGAGATTTGACAGCATTGATTGCGCCATCAAGCAGCTCACCAACTTTGTTACGGTCCAGTTCCCAGATACCAGGCACTGCAACGTTCAGCACACCGAGGCACAACACGCTGTGCAGTTCTTCGATTTGCACAGGACGAACGCCCACGAAACCGTTGATGATACCGTGCATAGGCAAGTCAGCACCCTGGAATTCGTCCCAATACTCAGGAGCGATTTCATCATCGGTCAGTTCTTCGTCATCAACAAAGTCACCGAGCTTGAGACCTTCTTCGTGCGGGTTAGCGCCTGGTTCCAGCAGACCGTCATACAGGTTGTTCTCAACGCTGGTGGCCAGTGACGCATTCAGTGCTTCGCTGAATTGACCAACATCAAACTGATTAGTGTCGACCATGAAGCGGCTTGTTGCAGTCTGCTCCATGATTTCAATCAGTGACGCAGCAGGCTGGTACATCGCGCCTTGTGCTTTGTTCGCTTTCTTCGGACGAACAAACGGGAAGCGATAGTTCAGGCCGTCAACGTCCTGCAGTTCTTCGTTGAATTCTTCAAACGATGCACGGTCAGTCAGCGTGAAGTTGATGATCAGCGACTGCGGCATATCAACGCTCATCAGCGTACCTGCTGGGCTGTTGTGTGCATTACGCAGGAACTTCAAGCTACCGCTGTTGTCGGCGCCAGACACAGCTTCGATACCCAGTGGATTAGAGTTGTTCTCAACACCAGCCTGAGCAAGGATGCTTTCGTTTTCAGACTGAGGTTCATCTTGTCCGAAGTCCGCTTCTTCTGAATCATCTTCTGAGAAGTAGCTTTCCAGGAACGCCACCAGCAATTCCCAGTAGGAGATATCGGAGTCAGCTTCAACACCGTACGTATCAGCAGCAGCGATCAGATTATCAATATCACCTTCAAACAACACGGCTTCGATAGTCTGTTCTTCGTCGAGGTCAGTTGCATCTGCACCAACCAGTTCGGCGATGATAGACAGGTCATCAGCAGCGGCAGCAGCGAGATACGCACGCGCCTTAACTACGTCTTCTGACTCGTCTGCAATCTCCTCTTCTTCGTCGAGGTCTGCTTGAACTTGCAGAGCGTCCTGCTCGTCTTCTTCGTCCAGAGTTTCTGGCGATACTTCTTCTTTCAGACGGTTAAACAGCTTCATCACTTTGATGATGTTCAGGCCTTCTGTGGAGTGACCCATCGCTTCAACCGCAGAGATACGTTGTTCAGGAGTCAGGTCACCACCAGCATAGTCGAAGTAATCAAGCGGGTCGGTAATAGCGTCGATGGCAGATTGCTGCTCATCTTCGTCTTCATCTTCGTCCTGCTCATCTTCATCTTCGGACTCTTCGTCTTCTTCTTCGTCGGTAGAGTCGGTATCATCGAACCACTCGTTAAGCGGCGCAACGTCAACAGGCTTGCCTTCAACGGCAGCAATCAGATCAGTCAGGAATTCGGCAAACTGTTCTTCGTTCATGTCTTCAACATGAGCAATCAGTTTAGCAGCCAGCGTTTCAGCAGTATCGGCTACCAGCACTTTCAGTTCAGCAGCACGCACCAGACGTTTGATCTGGTCACGGTCATCACCGTACTGCTCAAGGATAGCAGTGATTTCACCAGCAGCGTCGAAGTCTTCGGCTTCTTCTGATTCTTCATCAGATTCTTCTTCTGAGTCTTCGTCTTCGCTGTCGAGGAACTTCTCTTGCTCAACCAAAAACGCTTCGTCGATTGCTTCTTCGTCCATCTCGGAACAATCATAATCGATAGCGGTCAGAGCTTCAATCTTTTGCTCTTGAGTCAGGCTATCAGCTTGATAGCCCAGCAGCGCACGGCCCGTTGCCACTTCTTCTTCGTCGGACTGCTCGTTGTCCTGATCAACGGATTCAAAGTTATCTTCGTCGAGATCTACAGGACCATTGTTTTTATCTACCACAGTTTGTTCTCCAATTTTAGACGGTGCCAGCAACTGGCCGTTAGCATTTTGAATTGCGAAAGTACGACGCACGCCTTCGATAAGCACGCTCGGATTAGCAGGCAATGTGTTGACATTGATCAGCACGGTATTCAGCGCGTCATCATCAATATCGATTACCGAGTTAAAGTCAGCTTTAGACGCTACAAGCTGAGACTCTAACTCACGCAGTACATTTACAGCTTGTTTGTCATCTGAGAGGACAATAGCGTGAATACCGTACTGTGCTGCTACGTCATAGATGTTACGGTCACCAGCAACATCGAAGATTGCCATGCTGAGACGTTGCATCAATGCCGACTTTGAAACGTTTACAGTATAGCGAACGATCTTGGCGTCGTACTGCTCATTCAATTGCACACGCGCATCGATAGAAGTAGGCACGCCGTTTTGAGGCAGCAGTAAATCGTATGCGGAGTGCTGTGCTTTCAGACCCTGACTAACATGACTCAACATGTCAGGCAGACGGTCAATTGCTTTTGTTTCAAGCTGCCGCGCAAAGAAATCGCCTTTGCAATCAACGTTGCTAACTTCGTTGTCAGCATTGGTTGGGGCAAGCACAACAAACAGTGCAGTCTTATCTTGACTGGCTGCCGCTGTGTTGTGACGGTTCTGGTCAATCACGCGCTGTTGTTCCTCAGCACTAGACTTCGCTGAACCGTTAGTGTTTTGATCGGTCATCTTTGTATCTCCTCAGATATAACGTTATAGTGACCAACAGCGACCCTTCGGTGCGCTCGTATAAGTCAGGACAGAACTGCGATCAGCGGCTTTGCCTAGGGTTTCAAATCCCCAACGCGCTAACACAGTTTCAACTTTCTCAATAGGGTTCTTCACACTGGTAAAGGTATCTCGGTCTTCGATGGTACCTGCGTCAATTGCACAAAAACGTGCTGTGGCTACAGGCCCTGTCTTTTCGAGATTACGCGCCTCACGTTTCTCCAATTTCTCAAGATCACCAAGAGCTTCACTGCGAACGGCAAAGTATTCATTTGCACGATCAAGGCGACGTTGCTGCTTGGGTGTCAGACTACGTTGGTCACGAAATTCTTTTACAGTTTCCAGTGCTGCGATGTGCTGTTCGGTATCAGTGCGCTTGTATTGATACGACTCAAGCAATTCCTCACTGCACAATTCAGGATAGTTGTCGAACAACACAGCATAGCTTTCTTCTGTGTCGAGACAACGCAGTTGGCGCATCATCGCTGTTGTCTTTTGACCAGACCAATAGACAACACCAAACACCATGCTGTACATTCCCTTGCCTTGCAGCGCACGACTCTGAAAAGTCTTGACAGCACCAAACTCCTTGCGCATTGCGATGTTAGCAAACGGCACGGGATAACCAAGAGGGCTAATCATAAAGGCATCAGTTAGTGTAAACTGTGCTTCGGCAACTTTGTCGTTTGCATAGATCAGCACGACAGGCAGACCGTCTGGTACTTTGACCTTGTGCTTGTAGCCGCCTTCTCGCAGATGAACAAACTGCTGGAGCTTCAACATCTGAGCAACGTATGGTGCTGGTGGCAGATACTGAATGTTGTACAGGCTGCGCTTGAGATTGCGCTGATACTGCACAATCATCTTGCGTATATGTTTCAGTGTACGACCTTCATGATCTTCTTGTGGGTCATACGCACGAATATAGCGTGCAATGTCGCGCTGCTTAGGAACGCCCATGCCAAGCTCAAACAACACAGCAAGTTGAGTGAGCGGCAGACCAAGATTGCCTGCACGCACTTCACTGACAATACGCAGTACAGTACGAGGTGCTATACGAGGCAGGATGTTTGCCACCACCTGACTCGCTTGATTGTAACGAATGATGCTGTGTCGGACTTTCATCACACACTGCGAACTTTCCATAAACTTCGGAACTTCATTCGGGATTAAGCGCCACTGCATTAGTTGCAGAAAAAGGTTCTGCTCTTCCGTTGTGAAGATTGATTTATAAAACATCGCTGCCCTCTGAATCAGTTTTTGCGTCTCGCACAAACTGTTCGCCATAATCATTCATGCTTAGTGCGAATAGTGAATTGATTGCGCTGCGCTGTGCTGCACTTGCTTTAACATGCGTCCACGGTATGGCACACACATCATCCCCAGACGAATCAGACGCTGAGGTATGCGGCATAATTAGTAATCCCAACGGTATTTTATTCTTTCTACAATACGCGTTTAGATCTTTTACAGTTTTGTGCAACACACGGCGATTTTCTTTTGTATCGCTTCGAGTGTCTGATACTGAGGTAAGCCAGTGATAGTTAGCTGTGTTTAGCAACATGGTCTGACTGACCATAGTAGCTTGAGTACCAATCGTACCCAAAAGAAAGTTCACAACGTTTGCCAGCTTGTGGTCACGTTGTTCAGGGCGCATAGACGAACGACTGATTGAAATCTTCTTCGGTTGTTTCATAATCGCTCCAACAGTTCGGGAGGCATGGCGTATGATTGCCAGATGCGCTCGACTAGTTTGCGCCAGCCTTCGGCATCAAGCGTTTCGCCATACAGCTTTTTATATACTTCATAGAACGCGGCTCTTGGTTGATGTTCGCCCTTACGACGACTGACAAACAAGGCAGCAAGAGGCAATCTGCCCGCCGCCGCGTCTAGTTCCATGGTGACTGCAAGTAACTGCCAAAGTGCTTCTGACTGGTCTTCACTGAGACGATCAAAATGCATCCCATACATGATGGGGCATAGGTCTTGATAGTAGAGAAACAGACCTTGACTTGCCGCCAACGTTAGACGGCTATAGGTTTGGGCAACAGCGCCCGCGATAACATTCTTTGCGAACTTCGTTTTTTCATTCATGCGCTAGCATCCAGTTCATCGGCAGGAGCCAATGTGAATTTACCAAGCCCGCTTTTGTGATTAAGCAAGGCGTGAGCCATCAGACGTTCACCACTACCGTCTGCTTTCACAAAGATAGTTGATACTTGATCGATAGTGACCAGCATCAACTTATCTCCATAGTCATCAATGACCATGAGTCCTTTCTTAATATCAGCAGGGCTAGACAGACCAAGAGCTTCCTGCCAGAACTTTCTTACTTCGCGCACTTTTAGTTTGTGCTGTGCTTCAAACTTCTTGGTCGGCACAACAACTTTTGTTTTCAGTTTTCGAAACAGCTTTTTGTATTCACGCTGGTCAGCATATACAGGTGTGATAGCTTTGCTTCGCTTACCTGCTTTCGACTTGTCTTGCTGGGGTAAACGCAGTGACATACCGTCTAAATAACGCTCAACAGCGACTGCATAGAATGCGCTGTCAACGCCTAACGCACTCAACACAGCTTCGATTTGTTTGCGATTGAGTTTGAACTCACCGTCTTGAATCAATCGTTTGATCTCGCGTGGCATCTGCTTGATGAAATCAGCAGGCACATCTTTTTCTTTCTTGTTCTTGCGAGACGCCGTCTGTGTTTTCTTGGTCAACATATCTACTTCAATGCCTTCGGCTTTCGCTTGCTTGCGCACGCGTTTAGCAGTCGGGCGCTTGTCTGCTTTAACAGACTCTGCTTTAGGAGTGTGTCGTACAGCCATGCGCTGCACTTTAGTGGGCGCGTCAGTAACAAACTGCAAGCGATCGAGGTCTACGCGAAACTCTTTATTGTCGATCTCGTTATCAGCAAGCTGGCGTTGTTGCTTGCGGTTCAGTTTGAACACGATGCCATCACTAATGATGCACGCAGCTTTGTCATACGCTTCTGGAATCTCTTTCAGCGTGCGACCGCTTTGTACAAGACGCAGCATAGGAATCTGAGGTCCTTTCGCATCAGTGCTGTAACCACGAGCATTGACTTTGTTGATGAATGTCTTTGTGCCGTCAGCACGAACAACACGGGCGTTTAACAAGTTGGTGTTTGCAGAGGATATAGCTTTGGCCATAATCGTAATCTCTCGTTTGATTGTTTGAATGAATAAGTAAAGCGCCCCGAAGGGCGCATGTGTATCAGTTAGTCAGCCAGCAGTTCGCGTAATTCATCTTCGTTCATGCGACCAGCTTTGCGTACGGTAGTCAGACCTGCTTGAATCACTTTATCACGCAATTCATCTTCTGACATATCATCGAGGTCAGCAGAGTCGGCATCATCGAAGTCAAAATCATCGTCGCCGTCTTCTTCTTCGTCTTCTTCGTCTTCAACTTCTTCCTCTTCTGCTTCTTCGTCAGAGGTCTCGTCGTCGCCCAACACAGCGGCAAACTCAGTCAGCGATTTAACCTGTGCTTTAGCGTAGACCATCGCTTCGCCGTCTTGTGTATCGATAACTACCAGACCGCCTTTAGAGTCGAAGCCGACATATGCGAACTCGGTTTCGCCGTCTGACACAATCAGACCAGGCACCAGAGCTTCAACATCAAGCGACCACTGTTCAGCAAGTTGCGCCACATACTTAGCAGTTACTTTCTTATTGACGAGGCTCAATTCATCTTTCGAGATTGAACGATAAGAATATTCAGGTTCAGATTCTTCGCCGTCTTCTTCTTCTTCGGCTTCTTCTTCCTCGTCCTCTTCCTCTTCTTCGGCTTCTTCGTCATCAGCCTCTTCTTCTTCGTCGTCTTCAAAGTCGAGGTCAGCGTTGTCGTCTTCTTCTTCCTCTTCTTCGTCTTCGTCTTGTTCTTCGTCAGCCACCAGCTCATAGCTAGACAGATTAGCAGCGGCTACTGCACGAAACTTATCAGACTCGGCGTTGTACATATACGCTTTATCAGCGTCGGCAGCACTTGCACCGATATAGATGAATTCATCATCGCCGTGACGCAGTACGGTACCAGCAAGCAGGTCTTTCGCACTGTCTACGCCGTACGCAGACTTGATAGCAGCAGCAAGTTTCTTGCCGATGGTCTTGCCGACTTTCTTAGCAGCACGCTCCAGCACTTCTGCGCTGATTTCTACTGCATCGTTTGCAGCGGCTTGCTGCGGCATCGCATACTCAACACCGATAGTAAACTGCAATTGATTCGGCGCTGCATACTGCGCATCATAAGTAACTTCAAACGCGTTATCAATCGGCGTAACACCGTCAGTAGCAAGTGACAGCAGATTGCCTGATTTCAAATGCTCAACAACACGCATCACCAGAGCTTCGGTGAACTCTTGATCAATAGCGGTCAAAGTAGTCGGCTGTGCAGACTTACGACGAACACGACTACGCGGCGCTTCGGCTTCTTCTTTCTTAGCGGCTGCTTTTGTTTTAGCAGGCGCTTTTGCTTTTGCTGCTGGTTTGCTATCAGCTTTCGCTGCGGCTTTGGTTGAGCTTTTGGCGGAAGTTTTCGTTGTGGTCTTGGTTGATGCTTTTGCTGTAGACTTAGCAGCGGTCTTTTTAGCAGGCGCTTTCGAGTCAGCAGATTTGATTTCAACATAACCCTCACCCGTGTCAACAAGCTGGGTCAGCGGCATACGTTCAATTTCTGCGTAACCAGTGCCCTTCTTGATAACGCAGCGAGTGGCGATACGCTTCGCGCTCTTATCAGTTTTGTAGCCGCTTGTGATAGCGTCAACAATTTTAGCTTTGGTGCCGTTCAGCAGAACGATAGATTTGCCAACCAGGTTTGAAGAAGTTTCGAGACGTGCCATAATTAATACTCCTCAGTATTAGTAGATGATATAGCGTTGAGCGTTATTGCTCAAGAGATATAATAGTACGAAAAATCATGGTTAAAAGCAACGGTCATTTTGACCACTGTTTTGCACAGTACACTAGATGGTGCTCTCTGCAAAAAGGACTGTGTGGCGTTGAACGCGTATTCATCGGACATTAGAAGTCCGCCACACAGTCAAAAGTCTTGCTCTTTGTAAAGCACTCTAATCCCACTTAGAACACTTTAAAAAGATGTACTGCTTGATCTCTAGTGTATCAAAAATAGCGGTAGAAATCTACCGCTATTTTGACCATCTATTTGTAGATTATGCGTCCTTGCTCAATTAGAGTTAATCGTCTACTGAGTCGTCTCTATGATTTGGCGCCACACGCTTGGCACTCAATGTCGTCCAGTTTGACGGTACATCACAATGCATAAAGATAAATTCTTTTGCACTACATCGCAGCAGCATCCAATCGAGTTGCTGTATTTCTACAGACAATTGTTCGATATAACTTTCAGGTATTATGCGAGCGTGTCCTGAAATTCGACGTATCGCCGTCTCTGGCATTTTAAAGCGAGGTAGTATTGTTTCGAACTCTTTCTCATTAGAGTAAAGAGTAACGTTTTCTACGATCATCGAGGCGGCCTCAGCGGCAGAACGAATAGTCAGACTCATTTGATTGCGCCCTTGTTGATGATTCGAGCAATGAGTGCTGAACGATCGTTCCATCCTTCATCTTTGATGCCCATGTAACCTTCGGCTTTAGCAAAGTTTTGAAGTTGGCTGAGGGTCCATGATTGATACTCCTCGCCTTCTTCTGAGACGTCTATCTCTACCTCTTCTTCGCTCCAATCTTTCAACAGAACTTCTGAGGATATGAGCTGTGTCAGGTCGTCTGTCTCTTTATTGCGGCGAATGCGACAGCGTGTCACAAGCGTTTCACGATCTGGCGTTAAGATGAACATCCAGTCAGGACTATCATGCTCTACGTACACCCACTGACCAAACTCATTTACGATTTCGTTGTAGACCAACACATCGTTAATCAGTGTCGGGATTTTAGTGAAACGCGTGTTTTTGAGATCGCGTAAAGCTAGTTCGATTTCACGACGACTTACCTTAATGATGCCCTGTGCAGCGCTGGCTTCACTATCCGCCTTAGCTTGTTTCCAACCACGTAAGATAAACAGCACGAGGTTTACAACACGGTCCTCGTCGCGTATCGTAGCAGCGCGTTCCACTTGGACAGTATTGCGACGAGGGCCTGCTGATTTAGGACCGCGTGGCACTTTCTTCTTGGCTGCTTCTTGACGTTCAGGAGAGTTCTTGGCGGCGCGAGCTTGAGAGAACTTATCTGCTGGACGAGGTTTGCGTAATGTAGGCATTGTTATTTCCTTTGCGGTTTAATATGAGAGCACAGTTGGTGAAAACCGCGTAAATCCAAATGCGCTCAAGGGTATCGAACCCTTTCGAAAACTGACTAATCAAAATCAGCTTTAAAAAGGGAGCCAGGCCCCAGTCTCTGGGATGCAGCCGCCGACCTGGCACCAGAGGTGTTACTAACCAAGTAGTGGGTTGAAGTCTCTTGGCTTTAATTGCTTTTTAAACTAGGCTCATTGAACCTGTTTTAAAAAGGAGTCTCATATCAGTGCATGGCCGCACATATAGATAGAGACTCAAAGACTAGCAAGTTTCCTCGATGTTACAGCACACGACATGCTGCACATATATTGTAGCACAGCGTTTCGCTTGTTGCTAGCACTGTTTTGACCGCAGATTTGCAGCTTTCACGTACCAACTAGAAGGTGAGTTTTCTAGTTATCAGCTTTTTAAAGCACGCTCGAAAACACGCTTTAAAAAGGACCTTACGCAACCTCTGTCAGGAGGGATGGATAAATAACGTAAGGCCAAAGGGTAGTTCAGTTAACTGCGTAATTCAATTTTCGTCTGGCGCCCTCCGCTGAGTGTATCGATTTGACGCAGACGGTAATTCATACACAACACATCAAGGGTGAATTTTAAATCGGGCAGAACACTGTCTGCCACTGATTCGGTTAATACGATAGAATTGGACTGCTTTAATTGCTTTACCAACTCGTTCACGGTTTTCATTTTGATTCAGTTTCCTCTGGCATAAGGGTAATGTGTGAAACGTAGTTTTTCTTGCTGTGTCGGAATCTGAGTTCCGTAATGCCGCTGTTCTTGAGTCCGATATACATCAAGGACAGGGCAGCGATAAACATCGCACCTTGTTCGTAACCGCTGATAACTCCTTCATCAACAGCTTCGTCCATAGTGCCGATCAGTAGGTCGCCGAGTTCCATCTGAAAATTGCGATCAATTTCGTTTGAGACAAATTCCTCAGCGTCATCAGCTTGCTTAACGTTGATGACCACAGTTACGAGCTGGCCGTTAAAGATAAAACTGGCTTGCTGCAAATGACCGCCAAGCATATCAGCAACAGTGAGATACACGCGAGCACCAGTGATAGCAACGTCAATTGACTGCATGTTGAGATCACCGATCAGCTTTTGTGCGGCCTCAACAGCAAGGCTAATGGCTGTGTTTGATTCATCGTCGAATTTATGCGTTGTATTCATTTCCGTCTCCTCAGACAGTGTATAAGCAAAGCGCCTGCTTGTGCAGGCGCTAGATATTTTTATTCTGCTATTTCGGTATCAAACAACTCAAAATCTTTTGGCATGATGATGGTCGAGCTACTTAACATACGGGCGTCAACCAGCTTGTTTGTTTCCGCATCAAAAGTACGCATTGTCTGACGAGCCTCAGGACAACGAATAAACAACACATAATCAAAGTGTGTTCCATCACTAGCAAACCAATCATGACTGATTTGAGATAGAGTAGACAGTTCGGATAAACGCCAGTCGTTCAATTCATCAAGCACATAGTTTAGATTGGCGTGCTCTTTAAACTTAGGAAAAGCGGTGAGGGGCATGGCCACCATTTGTATCTTCTCAGCTTCGGCTTGAATCAGCATTCCTTGAACTTGAGAAGTCAAACGAGTCCAGTCGTATGGATCGTTTTTACGTGCGTTGTGAATCTGTAATCCTGTCATCTTAGTAGTCACTGTCTCGTCTCCTCAGACGTTGTATATGAGTGAGCTTGTTGCCCACTCACAGTTTATCAAAACAAGCGCCTAAACGCAACAGCTATTTTGACCACGATTTTGCTGATTAGTCGTACCACGCACATACAGCATAATCAGTATCTACCCACAGCCACGGTCGATCTGGGCGCTCAGCCACCGCAGCGATCATCGCCTCAAGTCCTGCATCTTCTATAGACAGTAGATTAACGTCTGTCATGAAACAGTAGCTTTCACGGCTCTTGTGCTTTTGCAAATGCGCTTTGAATGCCTGATAGGATTCGTTGTTCGGCATGTAGCAGAAACCATCATGACGCTGACCACTGAAACTGTCAGACTCATACACAACCGCCACGATAACAACGTTAGGTACCGTATGAGCTATGCGCTGTTCGGCAGGGATAGTGCTGGCAGCTAACATATCTTTGGCTGCGATTTTGGTTCCGTCTTGCATCATCATATTAAACCTCTTCTTTGTGGTATTCGGTTGATACGAAAGTCAGAGCATCACTAATAGACATAAACGGACGGAAGCGATTCTCAAACCCTTCTGCCTGCGTGTCGATAACGAGAAAGCGACCTGGTATAGGCAGATCGTTTGGCACAACGCAGTAACACATGTAGCGAGTAGCTGCCACCTGACCTTCACGTTCTTCACGTTGCCACTCAAAACGCATTTCAGGAATCTCCCCGGCATACGTTACTTTAGGACCGCAAGCCCAAAGACGATCAAACGACATAGCAACTTCAATAGCTGTTACCATCTCTGTGCGCCGATCTGCAATCTCTGCTGGTGGCATGGCGTTAATGATGTTCAGAGATTTCCATGCTGCCGCAAATATCTCAGGAACATATTTAGGGATATCTGTCTCATAACGCAAGTAGGTATCAATGCCTGGCGCATCAATCTTGCAGCGACCACGAGCATGATCAAGACACAGGTCTTCCCACGTCTTGGTCTGCTTGATGTAGTCGAGAACCTGCTGCATGTCCTCATCAGAAATCGCGTCAAGAAACGGATGATGAAACTTACGATCACTGATATAGATCTGACGAGGCTTTATATGCGCACCACGATCGACAGGCGTTGAATAAGCAAACACACCATAACGATCAGACGTAGGCTGATAGTCATCAGGCACTGAGTCGGATAAATCAAGAAACGTACCAGGCACAGCAAGCATATGGTCGAGAATACTTTTATCTGGCGTGAACGTATGAATGTTGCTCTTTACATGCTGCCGAATGTTGGCAACCACAAGCCGATACTTGTGAGTCAGTGTATTGATTACCAGCATAGGGCGTTTGATTGCGTGAAGACCGAGAGTGCCACCATTAACAGGGATGCGTACTTGTCTTTCATCAACAAGGATTGGAACATAGATAACGCGTTCATGCTGTTCGTCATCACCTATAAGAATACCTACTTCATGGCTTGAGCCTAGTTCTGGTACATGAGACATTGAGATTTTCATAGCGAAGTTTCCTAACGGAGTGAAGTTTGAAAGAAGTTGGGGAGGCTGTTACCTCCCACAGACATTAGTGCATGTGTGGCGTGTCGTCGTGCTCGTCGTCAGAGTCATCCTCAGCATACTGATTGAGGTACTGTTCAAGCTCTAAGGCTTCTTGCTCTGATAAGTTGTTTGACAGAATGCCTTGAACATCATCAGCCGAAATACCAATAACAGCAAGACTTTCTGTGATGGCTTCTTCCTTAGCTTCTTCGCCAATACCTTGCTGATCGCAGATTTGTTCGATGATACCAAAGTTGTGCATCAACAGCACAGCTAGTTTAACGTTTGGTGAGAGATCTTTAAATTGCATTAGCGTACCCACTGTGGTTTGTCGTTGTCCTGATGGAATACACCAAGAGCAATCAGATTAGAATACACTGCATGAATCAGTGCGCGAGACGGAACATACACATCAACAGGTGCTGCTTGAACCTGAAAGATGTTGAGAGCGAATACTTGACCAGCAACAGAAAACTCAAAGGTCGGACGCTTGAGTGCAAGATTACCGGCTAGATCGCAAGGAGTGACCATGCGTGCAATCTGCGACTCCTGGACGGAATGAAGATAGTTAGGCATTGGAGAAATACAAGCTGGATCGTCTTCTTCCTCGTCCTCATCTTCTTCGTCTTCGTCAGCGTCGATTGCGTCTTCGGAGTCTGCAAGGGTCTTCATGTACAGTTCACGAATATCATCCTCACCCACTGCATCTAGCATACGTTTAGATACAGTGCTATGCTCGGTCAGATATGCAATCATAGATTCAACTGTCGGTTGATTTGGCGTTCCGGCTTTGGTCTGTACTAAAGACAATAGATTCCAATCAGGCAGATAATCGCCATGCAAGTTTTCATTAAGCGATAAAAGACTGTCGTCCAGCTTGCGTTTGATCTGAACAACGAGGTCATCATCAATATCGTTTTCAATTTCGAGATTATACAGCAAGCACATCACAGCTTCTAAATGATATGCAAGACTGTCCTTGCTTGAGGCAACGCTCAACACCTCAAACGCATCGGACAGATGCTGTCGATAGAGAATACGCTCACCAAAACGTTGATCCATTGTTGAGTTACTGGTCAAGTTAGCACGGGTTAACGTCATGGCCCACTCGGCATCTTCGCTCAGAGAGATAATATTGCGTCGACCGAACTCCATGCAATGCTGTTGCCACACACGATTCAGCACATTATGCAGGTCAAACAACTGATCGTCCAACTCACTTGGATCAGTATCTCGCGTACAATCACGATGGCCTTGTTCTACAGTTTCGATGAGGCGCTGCATGAAATCTGCAAACAGTTCTTTGCTGCGGAAGAACTCCTCGTGACGCAACAGCTTTAATGTACCCTGTGTCATATCAAATTCAGAACTAACTTTGTTCCACGACAAGTTGTGACTGCGATTAATGCCTTTCATATCAAGCGCACGGATCAACTGTAGATCATCAACGGTCAGTTGAACCTCGTCTGAGTCGATCTCTATCAGACTCAGAAAGTCATTTCGATAAGGCTGGGCAAGCTCACGGCAATAGTCAAGACGCAACGCCTCAGCAATCACTAGCATCCAGTTGACAGAGAACTTGGTCACATCAAATTTCAAACGCTTGGTCTTCCGCAAAGGTGGACGGTGCGCGTCTGCAATGTGCTCAACTAGCTCTGAGGCGATAGTCATAGCAATATGACGCGCAGCAGCAGAATGGTCTTGAACTTCACTTGCTGGTACATCGTGATAAGTAATCATTTCTTTTCCTTTAGAGTTTCATTTCAAATGTTTTTAACGAGGCTTCAATTACCAGAATACGAATAGCGCGTTCGGTTGCTTCAATCAATCGACGCCACTGCATCGCATTGATCTTGTCTTCAACAGCATCAGCCTCACTGATTTCTCGCACCAACATCTGCTGGGCTTCTTCACAGCAAAAGCGAATGCGCTGTTTAGCACGACGCGATACAACTGCCTTGAGTTTAAACTTGCCCTTCTTTGTTATTTCTTGGTCGAACTCAACTATGGTTTGTTGGGGCTGATTGAACCAGACTTCGACCTGTGCGTCGTCAGGCTTGCGCACTGTATATGAGCCTTTAACGTTACGCGTCGACGTGGAAGGAGACACCGCCAACAACGACACGGCATGGTCTAATATTTTCCTTCCGAGGCTTAGGTTGAATTCTAGTTCTTTGTGCTTGTTCTTTTTCTTGTGCTTCGACATTGTTTGATCTCGGTTCAGTTACTGGCTCAGGTACGTTCAGCTCTAGATCATACTTGAGACATAGTTTATGGACTTGACGCATAAAGACATGCAAACGTGCTTTAAGGGTACGTACAAGTTTCGGGTCATACGCTTCCAGTTGCACACTGACCATTAGCGTGTTGCGAGCTATCTTGAGTACGGTCACGTTCAGTACATGGCCCGTATCAAGAATCTTTCCGCCCGACAAGCTAACAAAAGCACGATGAGCCGAATACACATCACCGCCTGGCGTAAGTCGCAGTTCAATAAGCTGTGATACATAGTGTAATTCGTTCATGGCTTTTCCTTATACGTGAGCGCCGCCCACAAAGTATGAAAGGTTGGACTTGTATTCTTCTGCACACCAGAACACACGCCACGTAAATTCAAAACCGTAATCGCGGCAGATTTGTTGAAAGCCACGAATCATATGATCGAAGTCTGCATGAAAGCCAGGCCCGTCTGACATATCGCTGTGCAGATAGATATGACCGTTAGTACCAATGCTGCTATTAGAGTCAAAGTTCATGCTGGCTTGCAGTCCGATTTCAGCAGTCAGACCTTCGTCCCAAAGAAAACGGTGTAGACGGTTCTGCATCATACCAAACTCTGCAAGCTGTTCGGCTGAGGCTGCCGAGCGATCTTTCATTGCAGCCTGACCGAAAGCAGTCAAGCTATCTTTATTGAGCTTTACATAAATGGCTAACGTTGCAACATGCTTGCGGCGTTCATTGAAAGTCTGTTTCATTGTTATTCTCCACGCTCAAAGATTTTAGTTGTTGTTTCAATTTCCATACCAAGTGTTTTAGCAAATCTCGGCCAACGCTTGATCAACCAGTCTTCAAAGTCTTTGCGAACTTCATCGCGGTTGTAAAGTGTAGATGTTTGGCTGTACACAAGAAAACGCGCACCGTTCATATCGAGATACACAGGCACGACGAGACATTCAAGTGGCCCCATTTCTTGCAGCGCCTGTAGTTCTTCGACAAACGTTGTGAACCGTTCCATTTGAGGATAATAGACGTTTGCATACTGCTCTGCTTGGTTTGAATCTTGTGAAATAGCGTCGATACGAAAACCAGCTTTGTCCAACGCTTTATCAATTCTGTTTTGTGATGCTTGCGTAGGTACTAGCGTGATGCCATGGATGGCAAACAAGGTACGGCGCTGTTTAGTAGGTGCATCAGGTTCATCAAACATACCTGTACCAAACATTGTGTTTGCTATCATCAATGTTTCAATGCGGGTCTTTTCATTGCCTTCATAGTTGCGTGCAACATGAGCCATATTGTTTCTTGTTTCTTGTTTCATAGCGAAGTTTCCTAACGGAGTGAAGTTTGCTGCATCTGTTGCAGCCTGCATGTTTATTATATCAGGAGAAGGTCTGCGTCACTATCACAGTTTCGACCAACTATTTGCTTTCTACGTTGTCGATGTACGCATCCATCACGCGCTCGTGGTGGCCGCTCTGAATTTGATAAGACATTACACTACGGCCCGTCGGAGTAAACATTTCGCAACTGCGAATGAACGGCAGACGGTCTGCTAAGAATTGACGACGCGACATTGCAGCGTACTTTGGATAAGTGACTGACATTTCTGTGCGTAAGTTTTCAAGTACCGCCATACAGGCATTGTCTTGCATTGAGTACAGGATGTCGGCGTCACGAATACATTGTTGGTAGATAGTTGCAGGTGCCCAATCAGATTGATATGGAAACTGCGTAGTACGGATATTGCGTTCAATCTCAGCAATGCCTGTGCCCGCATGAACAACGAATCCAAAGCTGTCATCACCGTAACGTTTAACGTATTCAACCAGCGCATCGATAGCAGTGTTGATGTTCCACGCATCGTCTTGATGACCGAGCGAGTGGTCCATATCGTGAATCATACATGCTGCCAACATCGCGCGGACTTCATCTTGTGCGTGGTTCTGATCTTTGTCTTTACCAAACACCTCACGATCAAAGTCTTTTAGCAACAACCAGAAAGCAATCGATGTTACTTCACGCATGTGACGCGTAGAGTGATAGTTGTGCCCACTGCAAGAGGTGTTGTTCTGGCACACATACTGCCACAAGTTCTCAAGCCCGTAGGTTGTGATAGCAGCATCAAAGAAAGTATCTACGTGCTTTTGAAACTCGGTGAAGGTCATGTGCTGAGGTCGACGATGCATCATTTAAAAATTCCTCGGTAGAAATGAAAAGGGGAAACCGTTTAAGGTCTCCCGCTGGATAGTTTAGTTTGTAGCACGCGCCTTGAGCATGTTTACCATCGACGCTTTACCTGGCTGCCGAGCCATAGTGATTGTGTAATCAGCTTCTGGCTGGCGGGCAGACATACGACTAACAATCTGATCGATATGCGCACGCTGCCACATACTCTGCGGACGCTGCCAACGAGATTCAGGAATCTGTTCGCGCACGTCGGTATTGAACACACTTCCAAGTGCTTTGAATGTAAGCAAGCGATCAATTCGATTAGCACGTTGGTCTTTTGACGCACGCACAACAATCGGCGCAAGTCCACTACGCAGTGCTGACATAGCAGCCTGTGCGATATGACCAACAGCAAGTTCTGTACGCTCAACAGGAAAGTTGAGTTCGTCAACATGAACTTCGCGCTCTGGAATACGTTCGAATGCCTGATCGAGAATGGCAATCAAATCTGGAGCAAGTGACAACTGACCTTCGCTGTCGTGAAGCAAATCTTCCATTGCGTGGTCGCTGTCTGTAACAGGCACGGCAAATGGTACGACGTTGCTTACGTTCTGACTTGCATTCACAAAGCCGCTGTACAGACGGTCCAAGTGAGGGTAAGCATGAACAACGTTGTGACCAAACTTTTCAAGCTCGTTGTCGTCAACGTTTTCCAACAGCAGATTGATTAGTGCAAATTCCTGAGAAGGTGAAAAAGGTTTCAGGAGTTCACACTGTACAGTATACAGATCTTCAAGATTGATTTTCATTCATTATTCCTCAGGTTGCACTGATTCGTTTGTTATATTCACGCTTGACTTTGGCTAAGTATGCTCGGGCACGAATGCCCTTCTTGTATGCTCCAATACCAACATTGTATGCCTGAACGGCACACCACTGCCCACCACATTGCTGTGCGTAATCTGCTAGAATGCTAGCAGCCATATCGATGTTCTTTCTGTAGTCCAGCATGGCTCTAGCTGTCGTGCCGTGCTGTGACGGGATGATCTGACAAATGCCTGTTGCCCCACTTCGGTTTCTTTTCTTGACGCCTAGGTGAGATTCAGTGACACACATTGACAGCAGCAATCTTGCGCTAACGTTGTATTTCTTTGCAGCGCGATCAAATTCGAGGCCAAGGTCTTTGGGCCGCGGTAAATGTGAATAAATAGCATTAAGTCTTTTATGACTGGTAGACGCTGCCAAGAGTTTTTGATGTTCTCGTCTTCGCTCCAAGTCTTCTAAGTATTTTAGGGCAACACGATTCTCAGGATCAAGAGAAACGATGTTTTGCATGTGTATAGTGTTGTCGGGCTCAGTCGATAAACTGGCTTGTGCCTGAAAGCTGATTATGGCGCTGTAGAGAATACACAGCGTTACGACCAGTGACCATATAAAGACATTCAGGCGTCTCATTACCTCATCAGTGCGATTGTTTAAAACAGTTACCATCAGTTAGTTTCTCCTAGTGAATTCGGCGCTAGGACCTAATTAAAGAATCAGGCCGTAAAGGTTTTTGTATTTAGGCTTCTTCTCCACATGATCTAATACTAGACAGTCATAGTTATACGGATCAATCCAAATCACTGTATAACGGACTGCGCCCTTTTTGGACTTAACCTTAAAGCCGAACAGGTTCCCTAAGAAGAAACGCTGACGATGTAGTTCTGTCTTGCTTCGTTCGTAGTAATGTCGGAACACTTCTTTGTGCTTGTTTGGAGTCCTTGCGCAATACAACAAGTACGCTCTGAGATTAGGCAGAGTTGTTGGTCGCTCTGAGCGGAGTAAATACTTTCTTGCCATAACGGTATCTCAATAATCATATTCACCCCACTTGGTGAAATTAGTGTTGAATAGAACATGGGCCCACGCAAGGCCCATAATCAGATTACTCGCTAGGCTGCTTGTCCGTGCTGCCGAAACCACCTTCACCGCGTAATGTGCTAGGTAGCTCTGTTGCCTCACAGACCACAACATCAAACAGAGGCACTTCGATAAAGATCATCTGACCAATTGCTTCACCACGCTTGAACTCAAGGCTCTTGCGATATGACTCACCAGTCCAATGATCAATATCATTTGCTTTAGTGCCTTTACCTCCCAAGTGAATGGCCGCCATCCATGGACCACGATAGTCGCTATCAATCAGACCCAGCGTGTTAGACAGTTGCATGTTGTACTTAGCACCGCTACCACTGCGAGGTAACAGAACAGCACAATAGCCTTCAGGCACAGCAGCACGAAAGCCCAGATCAATCATCTGAGTTTCTTCTGTGATAGTCATATCTTCTTGAGCAAAGATATCCAGACCAGCAGCCTGCGCGGAACCGCGTTTAGGTGCGATGAAGTTAGCGACGTGAGGTTTAATCTGAATGAACATGATGGTCCTTAATACAATTTGATTGGTTTGATTTCATGGTGACTATCACTTTTAGCTGCAAGCTCGATTTTATCGAAAGCTACATCAGCATCGCCGCGTGCGTCAAATTCGACAACTGCTTGAGAAACGCCAACACCTCCGACATTGTTATTGTTTCGGCTGGTGATCACCAGAATTTGGTATTTCATTGTTGACCTCTTGTCTTTACAGAATCAGCAGTGACTGTACTGACATTCGTGTGCGCTGACGTAGCGACCTTCGTGTGGACCTGTGGTAATCAGGAACACAGTGAATGGTCCACGATCATATACGCAAATGCCTTCGCATGATTCTTTAGTGTTGTAACGGAAGCAGATGGCAGTTGTTTTGCCTTCCATGCAAAATTTACCGCGAGCACGAATGAACGGTTCATTCGGATAACTGTCCAGACTGCGCTGAGAAATGTAGGCGTGCTGCGCAGAGCCGAACTGCATATCGATAGGCAGCAGTTCACCGTCGATGCGCCAGATAACGTCGTTCGGTTCTTCCCGGTCACGACGAACAGCTACAGCAGGATATTTACCATGAGGTGTTTCTAACAAGCTCTTAACGCCAACGTCACGGCTTTGCGTTGGGAAGTTGTGTGCGTCAATACCATTAACTACGCCCATTAGTTTGTCTCCAAAAAGAAATGATGTTTGTGAGCGTCAGGCATAGCACCCAATGCATACATACCTAGTGGCAACATGCCACTCTGATCAGGACCGTATCCTTGCAGAGGTTCACTACGTTCAATCGTAGTAGTGAAGTTGCCATCCATAAAGAACAACAGACTGTCACGCGACAAGTGATCTATCATATAGTAAGGCACCTGATAGAAACCCTCGATGTTTGTCTCGTTAAAGCCAAGTAACTTCAATGCTTCTTCGTCGTACATGTGAGGCCAGATGAACTTAGCGCCTACGCAGCGTTCAATCTCTTCGCGGATGTAGACTTCGATCATCATCACGCGTTGTTCCCACGTCAGTTTATCACCAACAGGAAACAGGGCTTGATGCAGTTCGCTAACAAGCGCACGCGTACCTGCAGGCACTGCAAGGGTGTTGAGCGGGTTGTCGATAACATCACGCGCTTTCATTTGCGTCATGTACACCTGACGCCATACTTCTTCGGCAGGCATCATGTTCAGTTTGCGGAGCTGGACAATTGCGCGAACATGAGTCAAAACATACAAGGCTGTGTGGTCCATAATGTAGTCCTTAGAATCGTTCAAGTTACTCTCCTTAGATCTTAAAATGCGCTGCCCCTCAAGACAGCGCGTAAATGATACAAACTAGATAGCTTCATCAAGCTCATCCTGAGACAGAAAATACTCAGCAGAAACTTTAGTAAGAGGAATAACATTGCTTGACGTGTTCCAAGGATGCATCGCACTGCGGCGACGTTGCTCCTCTTCCCAACGATCATATGCAGCGATGTTATCATTCTCATACGCGTAACGAGTTGCCTCGTAGACACGACGAGCGGCCTCAGCACGTTCAGCAGCGGTCGGTTCAGGATTACGCTCAACATACTTGATGATTGTTTGAGGTTCATCATCACCAAACGCAAGTTGACCTGCACCATAACCAGTAGCCATCGCAGCAACAGGAGTGGCTGCAACTACAGCAACGCCCGCTAACATACTATCGCCACCAACTGCTTTGCCCAGCTCTTTCAGACCGTGAGTGATGACCGACGCATGATGCGTATTATCACTTCTGCCCAATAGAACTACAGCACCTACTACAGCACCTGCCGTTACAACGCCAGCACCGATTGCACACAAAATTTTCTTAGTTGACTTTTTCACAGTGAGTTCCTTCTCAGTTGAGTTTCTGTAATTCAGCACGGATTTCATCGGTCAGCACATCGCGGAGCTGCGGGTTATACGCGTTGCTCATACGGCGCTCTAACAGAGTTGTACGAATTGCAGTCTCTACCATGTTGTCAATTGCGGTCAGAGGGTTCTCGCCACGCTGGATTTCAGTGATAACATGTTCACGAAACTTGAACAAGTCATTCGCAGTCATATCTTCCTTCATCAACATAAGTTGATAACGAGCGTGGTTAGAACCGTAAACCTTTGCCATTGTGTCTACAGCTTTCTTGCGTGAAATTGCCATTGAAATATTATCCTTATTAATAAACGCTTTCGCGTGATAGTCATCGAGGACTATAGTGTAGTAGCAGCTTGCGCTGCACAGATATAGTATCACATAGTACCACGCAATACTAACGCTGTTTTGACCAGAATTTTGCTCGTTTCGTCAGTGCCTGTCGTGCCAGCTTGATGGTCACAGTGTCTGCATCGCCTGTCACGCTGATCACATCATCGCGTCTTATCTTGAAACGTTTTGCTATTTCTTCTGGTGAGGTTTGGTCTATCTCTGCAAGAGATTTGGGAGCTGGTATGTTCCAGCCTTCAACATATTGAGCAGGACCTTCGACTTGTCCGAAAAGCGACATAGCACTCAGATACCGTCCTTTATCCGAGAAGATAACAACTGTGTATAACAACCCTGCACCGTGAAGATAGGCAAACGTGTGGTAGCTACGAGCCATAAAGATATGCTTGTGGAGAGCACGAGCACGCTCAGCAAGTTCGGCAGCACACGTAAGAAAAAGACCAACGCTGCAATCTGCGGCAAGGTCCAGTAGTTCGGGTACCAGTGTTTCGTCTATCGCACACAATGCTGATTCACTCAGCATCAGGTCTAGGCAGTAGCTGCCTTGAACAATTTCGAATACGGTCACACTTGGACGAGCAAAGCCCAAGTCTACCGTGTCATACAACGTTTTTGCTCCAGCGGTTTTAGTGCGTAGCTGGTCTATCATTTCCTTGAGACGCTGTATGCCCTGCTCGTTGAGTTTAGTCATGTTCCATTATCTCATACATAGCAGCGGCTAGTTCTGCAAACTCACGAGAATTGGGATTGTTGATTTCACGATGGGCATTCATTCCATACGCACCCAGCAACATACGATGATTAATAAAGCTATCAAACAACTGGCCAGTAAATGATTCAGGCATGAGATCAAACATTACTGAAAATCGTTCAGTATTGCTTTTGAGTTCAATGCGATGTTTTGAATGATCGTTGCTACTACGAATACCTTTCGCAGAAGGTAGATCAACAGAACGATTAAGGATAACAGGAACGGTACGACCGCGAGCCAAGTCAACACAGCAGAATTCCCACTTATTATCAGCGTCAAGCACAGCAACAACAAGACACACGCTTGTCCAACCAAGCAAACCGTTCTCACCAAGCTTACTGCCAATGTTATTCATGCCGTGGAGAATAACATGTGACAAGAAAGAATGTGCGAATGCTTCTGCAAGTTGCGAACTGTTGTGGATGAATGTACGATCAACAATATCCGCATTCGTCATGTTAGCGGACTCAACATGCTGATTGAACGCGCCGTTACGTATCGCTGTTTCGCTGCGCTGCCAATTAGGCAGAATTTCGTTGATGTTCAAATCAACATAGCTACGCAAAACACGATTAACACGAGGACCACGCAAACGCACAACATTATTAATAATCAAGAGGGCGTCGTCTTCTGTAAGTCTAAGCAAGCTACCAAGAGGTTTAATGGCCTCAGTCTTAGGCTCTTGACCGTCAATAAAACGTATGCTGTGTCGAGCAAGACTGCACTGGCTGGAACAATCAGACAGCCTATGCAGAGCAGCTAGCAAGGACATAGCTGAATATTTCGGAGCGCAAGAATCACGAAGCAATAAAGGCGCAAGCACAGCACGAATCTTTGCACGAAGATTGCGGTAATGATCGTCCTCTGCAATCAAGCCAGAGATTGTTTGTGCTATCTCTTTTTTAGACTCACCAGTAGCCACTACTTTATCTTTATTCTTCGTCATCATTTTCTATCACCACTTCCTTGGCGTTAGCATCTTCGCGTAACGCTATCTCGTTAAGGGAATGGAAATACTTGAGTGGGTTGCGAGCAAGATACAGAATGCCCAATGTCTCAAGAACTTCCTTACTTGTTCCGTACTGACCACCGTTGATCATCTGCTTAACGATTTGAGCAAAACGTTTGTTGCTCATCTTTGGTTCGTTAACCAGTGCGAGACGCAGCGTGGTAATCATAGCATCAAAGTCACGCAGATCTTCAACGTATACGACTTTGGTTTTATTAGCGGCCTTCTTTTGACCTACAGACCGCTGTAATGTTCTAGCTGGTGGTAGCTTACTCATCGTCTAGCACTTGATTGAGGTCTGAAACTAACAGACTGTTGTACATGGAAAGTTTGCTGTTAGACAACGCTTCCGCATAAGGGATACCGAGTATCTGCATCCAGTAGAATGCCTCGGCAGGTTCAACTTGGTGCAAAGCGACACGATGGCGCAGTAGTTCCAAACGATCGGCTTGCGACATAAGCAAACGAGGTTTATACTGCACAGTCTGGTCATACAGTCGCAGATACAGGTCATCCTGTTCAAGCGTGAGCCACTCATCAAGGCTGGCATAGATGCCTTTACGATAAGCGTATTCACGCAGTTCATTGTATGTAAGGTCGTTAAGCTCATTGAAGTCCAAAAACTGACTCAGACTCATGCGACCGTGATCGCCATACATGTCGTGTTCGTACAGATGAACCTCGCGGCGTACAAAATCATCAAGACGCCAATCAGGTTCAACGTGAGGACACGCGATTGCTTTGATTTGAATTTCATGCGCATCACCGTTAGGCACACAGTTAGCAAACCAAACTATGTCTAGTTCCATGTCAACAATCAAACCAACATAATCGTTTGAAGGAGTCATACGACGCAAGGAGTTTACCAGCAAGCTACGCAGAAAACGTTCATGCAAAGTACGATGGCCAATTGATTCGCAGTCGCGTATCTCATGCAAGAACACACGAGGCGTAGTTGTTTTAGGTTGAGTGCTTGCGCCAACATGTTTACGCAGACGAATAAGCACTTCTTCGGCAGGCAGCGGTTGCTCAAGATGATTGACGCAGTAAGACCAAGAGATTGTAGTAGCTACTGTACCACGCGCTTTGAGAAAGCTGGCAGTGCTTAGAATATGACGCTCAAGACGCGCACGTTCAGCGAAGGCTGCATTGATTGCTACAAGATTGAGATTGTACATGAGGCGTCTCCTTAAAGACCAACAACGTGATGGTAGTTTTTCAGCATAAGATTCATTACCAGTTTTTGATGTTCATACTTCATCGCATACTGGTTGTTCATTGTTGTAAGCTGATAGTCGTAACCATCTTGCTCATCGTCCGTGATTTGCTGCAACACAATCGTCAGGAACGGTTGCTGTTCTGTTTTACGTTTAAAAACAATCTCACGATCACCTTTACCTAAATCGCGCACGTCTACCTCATCGCTGACAGCTACATAGCTGCAAATAAGAGGCCATGCTGGATAACTCTCAACAGTGTCCTTGTTGACGGCAAACATGATGTTTGATTCACGCAGCTTTGGAAACTTGTGCAGGCTTTGCTTGCAGTCCGTGTCCATCGCAACGTTGATAGGAAGACTCAGGTTCTCGGCAGCAATCTCGTTGCTAAGGTCAGTCAGTTTGGAAACAGAGGTGTTTGCGTGAATAGAAGCGGCAAACAGAGATAAACAGGCAGCGGTAACGATTGCATTGATAGTCATTGGTTTTTCCTTTGTGGAGGAGACGCCTAGCCCGCAAGCTCGGCAGCAATTAATAGTAGAAACAAGTTTAACCGACGCGTTGTTTCGCTCGGCTATCGTAAAGCACGCGTTCATTAAATGAATGGACAACTAACCAGCCGCTGTCATTCACAGCATGTAAGTTGTCCGCGCACTCTACGGCTTCGTTGATGCTGGGGAAATCAGCTACGGCATTATCACCGTAGCCTAGTTCTTGTAACAGAGGACCTTTGTAAGCATCCCCTTTAAATGGCACAAGTGCGTTATGCACAAGATAGTTGGACATTCTGTTCTCCGTACATTGTTCGGACAAAAGGTAAAGTACCAAGTCTGAGTTCGAAGCTAAGGTTACGAAAAGCAAGAGTACCCGTGCGTCGAGCGTCAAAACGAGGACAGGCCGCTGCTACTTCTAACTGTCTAACCGAGGCAAATGCCAAAATGTTTACAACATGCGTAGCACCAGTCATGACTGTTGGCCACACAATATCTTGCTGACGGACGATATAAAACAAACCAGTTTTATCAGTAAGCGCAATATAGTCTGCGCGAACCAGCATGTGACTTTTACCAAAGACAAAAGCATCGCCCTGGAAAAGACGGCTTAAACTAAAATCTCGTTCGCTGTTACAGATGACAACCATTTCAATATTCCTTCCACAATGTTAGTTAATGTTATTAGTGGTAGTTCAAATTCCATTTAAGACGGCAGAGGTTAGTATCGAACTAACGTGCCGTCACTTGTGTATATAACCGAAGTCCGTTCTGCCGACAATGTTACGATACTGCCTGCAACATCACTGGCGGAATCAGCTACAGTTTCTTTTGGCCCCTGGGCCTGGTGTTTTTGGCGACACTCAGTTTCTCTCGGTGGTTCAAGAAAAAAGCTGGTGGCCTCAATTGGGGGAACCTTCATACGTTACGCCTCGATCATTTGGCGCACTAACTCACGCTGCTTGGCAGGGTCGTTAGGCGCTAAGTGTTTTTGAATAAGCGTTAGGATGTGGTTACGTTCGCCTGTAAAGGTTTCACGAAAATCATCCATGCTCATGACAATACCTAAACTACGTGCAGCACGCTTTACTGACTGAGGCAGTTCCAACGTGTACAAGCCGAGACGGTAGAGTCGGCGTGACGGTGGCACAACACGCAACTTGACCTCAGACGGGTCAATATTATTCGTTGCGTTAGCTCTCGGAGCAGTGAACATGATATACCTCTATGCTTGTTTAACAGAATAAACAGACAGCATCTGCACAGACAGTATATCGTATTACGACCTCAAGATCTAGCTGTTTTTTGACCAATGATTTGCAGAGTACGGCTGCCTTAAAAGCAACGCTGTTCGCGCTAGATTCTTAGCTTTCGACTCGCACATAATATCGAACTGGTCAAATGACAGTGCCCATGCATTAACTACCTCGTTGTGGTAGTAGTCACTGTGAGCACGTAGCTTGACCTTGTTGACGCTCAACTTGTTCTGGTCTGGCAGTGTGTCTGAAGGAACAAACTCTGGGCGTGATACACTGAAATGCATCGTCGGCCTAACGCCGCGCCAAGAGTCGATAACCTGCTGAACGCGACTGTCACCACTAGATATGTACTCGTTGGTCATAACCCAATGATGGTGAATGTCGAGAACAACAGGACAGATGTCCGCAAGCGTCAAACATTCTTCAATGCTTGAGGACACTTCGTCGTTTTCAACTGTGAGCATACGACGACACTCACGGCTGAGACGACCGAAGCTACGACGAAACTCGAATGCGCCAAGTTTACCTGACAGATGAATATTGATCTTGAAGTCTTGGAACTTGCGACCATAACCCATCTGAACTGCACACCAGGTGTGGTACTCAAGTTCCTCGATGCTGTTCTCAATCACGTCAGGACGATGAGAGGCAAGCACGGTAAACTGACCTGGGTGAAAGCTGATACGAACGTCACGACTACGAGCGGCACGACCACACGCTGCAAGCTGAGGCGCAATCAGATCATTCACGTACTCAACATACAGATGATGGACGTGCTCATGAGTAAACAACGGCAGCAAGCCACTGGTGATGCGGAACATACGCATATCAGGACGCAAGCGACCAACATGAACAATCATATCATACAGGGCCTGAACATTGTGCTGTGCAATCTCTATCAGCTTTGCAATCTGATCTGTTTCAGACAGCTTAGACAATTGAGAAAAGTTGACGCTGCGACTAGCGAATGGTTGCTTGCCGTTCTCGTCAATAAGTTTACAGGCGAATCCGAGTTTCATAAAAACCTTATGCTAAAAAATCACCGCGAATCATTGCAAGCTGGTCAAGCTGGTCAAGCTGCATTGCTTCGTAATCGACCCAACCAACTTTGCGGAAGAACATTTGACAACCTGTATCACTTTTATCTACAGTTATACCTTTCACATGTTGAGCGTACTTCTCAACAAGCGAACGACCTACGCCCTTGCGTCGATGTGGTTCACGTACCACAATGAAACGCAGATACACATCTTGCAGAATACCAATAACAGCAACTGGTCTGTTGTCGTAGTAAGCAGCATAGATGCGAACGTCTGGATCATGCACTGCCCATTGCATTTGTTCTACAATCTTAACAGCGTCCGAGTCTTGCTTGAGATCTTCGAAGAAAGCGGCAAGGTTCGGAAGAGTTATTTCCATAGTGCGATACGGACTAGACATAGGTCGAGGCATTACTTTTTCTCCTTAGAATGCACGACGGGAAATCTTTATCAGATCTCCCAAACAGTATTTACAGATTAGGGTTGATACGTAGGGGTTTGAGTTAGATCATGAAGCACTGTCAGTTTCAGGCTCTTTCAGCTTACGCGCCTCAAAGAAGCGATCCAGTTGCTGATAGCTGAGGTTGACGTAGGCACTGATGCCCTCCAGAGCAGGATCAGCTTTTGCTACGTCACTTGCCACGCGATAGTATTCACGTAACTGGCGCACTTCATTGTTGGTCAGTGCCTCTGTGCCGTGCTGAAACTTTTTGATCAACGGACGTAAGGCAATAGGATTGAACTCGCTCATAGAAGTTTTCTCTTAATATAATCACTGATAGATTGTCCACCTGCTTTAGCTTGCAGAGAGGCGTATTCGTCTGAGGTCAATTCAAGATACACACGACGCTTGCTCAGGGTCTTTACTGTACCGAGAGCACGACGCCGCATACGATTACCAGTATCGCGGATTGTATCGAGTATGCTAGGCAGGTCATCACCGCTAATCATGCAGACGTCACGAATTGATTTATCATCACAGATTTTGAGACGTCCTTTCGAACTATCTGTCAGCTCTGCGCCCCATCCTCCTTGCGATTCACCGTGCTCGTCAAAGTAAACTGGTGAATAGAAAATGTCTGAGGCTTTCAGGCCAAAGGCAAGTAAGCAAGACTCAATAGCTCGCTTGCCCTCATCGATTTCAGAATCAACAAGTATCACGGCATTGTCGATGCCAGTATGATCTTCGATGTTAGGCACTATCATCCTCGACCTCCATATAAGGCAGCAATGTCTGTTCAAACTGCTCAACAGTTGTTGCGCGCTCGAGGTGTTCATCAAACAAACGAGGAAACGTTACACACAACATATCTTCCAGAATGATACGCGTTTCAAACCAATCGAGAATATCAAACTTGTCGTGCAGGTAATCAAGGAACGGTTGTGGGTTTTGTTCAATATCTTCAACGCCGCCCTGATATTCAAGGATATCGGTAATGGTACTTACAGCGTTTGATTTACCGCTGGCAACATGTTCATAAAGTCGTGCGAGAATATTCTTTACCATCTTGGGAATCCATGTTGATCGAGCATAACGAGACGAGGGCCGCGTGAACCATAACGATGACCAACAAGAGTGTGTCGATGATCAACATCCGGCTCATCATCGAAGTCTACACAGTTGGCAAACATGTACTCGGCTTCTTCTCTGTTCTCAAAGCACCAGCGATATTTGAAGCTAGTGACTTCACCGATACCGCAGCACACTGACCAAGTATAGGCTAATCGATAGATGCCAATCCATTCACCATCTTCCAGCTTTCTTACCTTAACAAAGTTACACTGGTCAGGAGCAAGCAAGAATGACTCGACTTCCTTGTCGGTCATGTTCGGGAATTCAACGTTACGGTGCAAGCGCATAGTTCTCATCGTCCGCTTGATCGTCATCATCTGAAGGTGGATCTTGTGGATGCAGAATGCTGAGAATAGTAAGCAGGATAGCATGACGCTCACTGAACAGGTTTGGATTCTGCTCAGTCCATGCATCTGACGCCTGACCTTCGGCATCACGAACATAACGCAGCACGGTGCGAAGCTGCACAGACTTGGCTTGCTGCAACCACAGGCGAACTTCTTGAGCGGTAAGCACAGACACATCCCCGCCTTGACTGTCAACAATAAACGGAACTAGCGCAAGCACAACGTCATCGCGCATAGTACCGATAGCATTAACATAGTTGACTTCCAACACTTGTGAGCCATCTTTAGGTTTAATCACGGCGTGTTCCTCATCTTCGTCAAAGTCATAGCTAGTCGCACAACTACAACGACCAACAGCATCAAACTCATCACCGCAGCTATCGCAGTTAGTTTGGTCTTCTTCGTCGTCGGCAACATGATCGAAGTCATCATCATCTTCGTCTTCGTCATCGGCATCTTCATCATTGAGATAAGAGGTATGGTCAATCAGACCTTCACACAAAGGCAGCAGGACGTCATCGTCTTCCGATGCACCAAACTTATGTGTGACGTAAGCAGCGACGCGCAATGCATCATCGGAATCGCGTACTCTGTTACTCAACAGATACAACAGTTCAAGGCGATTGCAGTCACGCACATTGCTTGGCGCTGTGCCGAAAAGCCCAAGAACTTCACGTAACTGGTCTTCATCAAACACAGCAAGCAGTTCGGCAGACTGACCAAATGCGCGAACGACTTCTACAAGAACGCCGTCGGCAGTTACTTCGTGACCTTGGAATTGTGCAACTTGTTTCATGATAAGTACCTTTAAAGTAGATCGATATGCAGTTCGTCTTCGGGGTCTTCGAAAAAGCAAGCAACTGTACTGCTACGACTGCAAATGGATAACACGCGAGGCTCAAGTGCTTCAACTGTGTGAGGCCAAACGTGATTGTGTAGAATGTCCGCGACTTCATGTGGACGTGGACTAGAGATAGCGAGACGTAGCTGCAACATCACAGCAGGACCATCGTTGTCTGTGTCTTGTAGCATCAAACGACCGATAGACAATTCACTGTGCAGCCACACGGCAAAGCGTTTGACCTTTACAAAGTCATGTATAACGCTGAGTGGCACTGCCATACATTTCTCCATTACATCACTAGCGGTTTGTGGGGAGGAGCTTGCAGGTCTAGGTGATTGACGCTTCCGAGCAATAAGCTCTCGGTAATTAGAATCAGTCACCTTTGTCTGTGGCATCCTCGCTTGAAGCTGGCGACGCTCCTTGTTGATCGCGGCTTTCAACAGGCGTTCCCGAAGAACGAGATTCTCTTGCTGCAAGTTCTTGCTCGATTTCACGAAGTCGATCATTCGACTGATCGCCGACTTGTGCCGTCTGTACGGAATCAGAGGAAGAACGGAAACGAAGCACACGAGGATAAGGACGATTGCCTGTTGCAAGTGCAGCAACTCCTTCTGTAGTTAAGTTAAGACAACGAGCTACCTGCTCATCGTTGAATCCAGTTTCGGATAAGCGTAAGGCAAGCTCGTAGTAGGGTTCAGTAATCAGACTTGCAATCAATGCAATCAGCTTGGTTGTTTCTGGAGTTTCCTGAATCATTCGTGTTCTTCCTCTTCCTCGTCCTCTTCGTCGAAGTCGTCATCTTCGTCCTCAACTGGATCAAGGAACAACCATACATCATAGTCGTGACATGCTCTGATATGCGCTGTTGTCTTCGATCCCCAACCAACATCAATAAATCGCTGCGCGAACTCAGGCAACAGGTCAGGGTCAACAACAATGCCTGTGCTGCCGAGATCGAGGTAAATGGCAATAGCGTCAGCAGGAACATCGAAGTGACCTTCGTTGCGCACACGATCTTTAACATACGCAATGTAATCTGGGTCAATCGGATTTCGATTCAGAAGACAGGTCTGAGGTTTGTTGCCCGCAAGCTCAACAAGGATTTTGTTAACCTCGTTAACTTTCTTGTCCAGCCAATTGCTGCGTAGCTCACGCTGTTCTTCAACGTGATCACGAAACTCTTGAGGACTTAGTGGTACGCCAGCGGGTTTAAACATAGGATTGATAGCTCTGTTAGACATTTGGAAATAACCACTCTACAAAGTTGGCAAGCTGATTGAATGCCTGCAAAAATAAGAAAATGACAAACGCAATCAGCGCATAGCCACGGATAGTAAAAACTGCATCAACTGCTACATCATGCCCGCAGGCGTGGCGGAATTGTTTCGTCGGCCACTTCTTTTTCACAGTCATACAATGATTCCGCATTTTCAATGAATGAACGGAGCAAGCTGTGTTGAGCAAGCTCCTGCTCTGAATACACGACTTCGGATAAATCGAATGTCGTGCAGTAACGATGATTGACGCTGCTGTTTATAAGGAACAACATGCCGGCCTGCGTCAGACCTTTCAGCACGGCGCGTACATCATCGGCGTTACGAGTTTTGCACATCTGCGCTATAGGCAAGGCACGTATCTCAAGCAACACACGATCAGGTACGCTTTCTAGGTACTCTCGGAATTTAAAACAGTGCAGCCTAAAAGCTGCATCTTCTTCTGTTCTCTTCGGCACAACGTCACCTCAACTGGCTGTCCTTGCTTCCACGACGATTGTAGTAAACGTAACCCGAACCATCGTGACCCGACTGGCAATCAATACAATACTTGGCGCTCGGCATTGCTTTACGTCGAGCGAGTGGAATAGCTTGACCACACTCAACACAATGCGTTGTGCCAACTCCAATCAGTTGGCTACGCGCAAAATCTATTTCGTTGTTGATATTGCTTTCGATGGTATCGTTCACACCATCATCACGTACAAAACCTACGGCCATTGTTTCCACCAACCAATATTTGATAACTGTTTAGGATTATGCAGCGCCTCATGTTGAAACAAGTAGTGACGCTTGAGCGCACGCAGGCGCCCCTCTAGTTCCTTGTACACAGCAACTAAACGTCGAGTGCTGCGCGGGTCATAAAGATTGTCACGAATTTCCCGTAAACGTTTACGACTATTCTTTACAGACATTGTACTGCTGCGATAGCTGAGAACCTTCTGAATGTAATGCAAGTCAGCAAGCACCGCCATGCCCTCAATGTAAATGCGTTCTGATGTTTCACCGTGATAGTGAAGATCATCAGGTTCACGCATAAATTGTTGACGGTGCTTTGCAGTAAACAAACGGGCCACAATAGATTCCTTATGAGAAGTCGTGACGGCTTGATTGAGTCACTCGGCAGATACGGCGAAACGCGTGAATGCGAGACATGCGAATCAATTCGCTAATCTCTTCGCCGATACCGTTACCTGCAAAAACCATGACAGCAACCAAACCCGTTGAGACAGCAACCAGCTTGAAGTTGAGTTCTGCATATTGCAAGTAGAACACGGTACACGCACCAAGACAGAAGGCAGCCAATAACAGGTAGAGGAAAATACGAATGGTACAAGCGCGTTTATAGTTGTTCATAGTGAGATTTCCATATAGAACGTGAGCACAATTGCTCTAACACTATTATAACACAAAAGCAACCACGTTGCTCTGTGCATTTTGACCAGCTATTTGTCTAGCAGTCGTATAGATCAGTGATGCAGATGTTGTATTCGACCTTCATGATCGTGACAACACCAGCTTGACCAAAGAAGATTGTTTGCGGAAAGCCTGTCGTGTCGGCGTTGATGTTACGCAGCATGTTGGTTGTCGCAGCTTGATAAGAGACAGGAGTTTCTGTCTGCATCAAACGTCGGGTCTCGCGTACAACTGCCGCCGCCTGACCTGCATGATTCTTGACGACATACGAGTTCTCACCGACTTGCACGCAGCTTTCAGGCTGGTCCAGTGCCTGTTCAACGGTTGGCCACAGGCCTAACATACGACGAAGTGCTTTGATCATTTCTTATCCTTAGGGAAGTCAATGCTTCGAGTGTATTCGGTTGATACAGTGGCGCCTGCAAGTTCGGAGCAATGCGCATCAAGATAGTAGCTGGTCATGTACCAGCAGTGTGCGATGATGGGAGCAAACAAGATACCAGTCCACATCCACATGCTGTCAGTCATGCCGCCCATATATCCTTGAACGATCATGATAAACACAGGTAAAGCAATTGCGCCTTTGAGACGACGACGCCATTTGAGAAACACGGGCAAGTGACGCAGACGACTCATTTTACTCTCCTTGCAGAACGAAACTGTAGCCACTGCTCACACGCTAGTGGTGTCAGGTGAACGATAGCCAACGCGCTAAAGAAACACAGCATCCAACCGAATGGTTCATCAGGCACCGTCTCGGTCAGACGCAGTTCAAAATAAGTTAAGACAAAAGCAAGGACAGCAACAAGTTTTCCGACAGGACCAGTTAAGAGTTTACGCATGTTCTTCCACCTGAGATAAAACAGTATCGTAGTAACGGTTAGTTTTAGGAGTGCGCTTGACTACATGATAGTAGCAGGTGCGGGCAATAACAAAGATGTTGTCTGTAGCGAGTTCTCGTTGAAAACCATCAGGCTTCAAGTAGCGTGCATACTCTTTCCAACTTTCAAGCGTTAGGTCATACAGCTCATCTGTTTCCCAATCACCCTCAATGCCTGAGACATATGCAGCAAGAGCCGTAGCAAACGTGACGCGGCTTTCACCACGAAGATTGCGCTGCCACAAATAATACTGACGCACAGACTCATTGATCTTTTCTGTGCGCCCCAGAGTCTGTGCATCACGTAGATCACATGGCTTGGCAGTGACACTGACTTCGGTAGCGTCTTTGACGGCACGATACTCGGCAGGAAACTTGGTCACGTCTGCCTGATTGCGGCTACGAGTAGGCATCAACAGCATCCAGTTGCTGAGTTCTGACATATCAAGATCGCTGGCAACGATACAATCTTCATCAGCCGATTGCTTGTCATACCAAGCTGTGTAGCCTGTGTTTTCGTAACGCTCAACAAAGCGGAAGCAATTAGCCGCCGTGTCTTGCACTTCACCATAACGAACATTGCCTGCGCTGTCTGTGCAGATATACATGCCAGGGACGTTCGGACGATCTTCACCATAAACAAGCTGAATGTTGACTGTGCCTTGCAGCCACTGCATTACATGCTCAAGATGCGCGATGCGTGCAATGTCCTGACGACCGTCGATAACAACGGTAGGCAACAAGTTGGGTTTAACGTCAAGTACATCGTGATTGCCAAAATAAAGTTGTTTCATGGTGAAGTTCCTCAAGGGTGTGAAGTTGATTAGATGTGACAATGGGTGACCGAAGCCACCCAGTGTGTTTTACTTAGAAGCCGAATGCGATACCAGCACCAGCAGTTGCATCTTCGTTAGTAAATCCAACGGACGCTTTGACCGCTACACGCTGCGATACGTTCCAGTTACCACCAACAGCTAACGCAGTTTGGTCTTTGTACTGACCCATACCAGCACCCAGAGAGAATGTTGTACCAGGAACGTTCGGGATGTTTGCCATAGCTGCAACGCCTGCGATACCTGAACGATACTCTTTCTGATCGTCGCTGCGACCTTTATCAACATACTGCTTCATTTCACCAAACTTGTTGTCCGTGTAGTTCTTGCTTTGGCTAAGAGTCTGAGCATTACCCTGACGGATGTTGTAGTTGGTGATTTCCTGATTGTTGTTAACGGTCTGGCTAAACGAGTTGAAGTCTTGATTCAGCGTGCTGATATTGGTTTCGTTGTTGGTGATACGGGTTTCGTGATTGTTGATCACTTTGCCCTGATTGTTCACCACTTTCTGAGTTTCTTTAATATCACTGGTGTTCTTAGTGATACTGGTTTCGTTGTTGGTGATACGCGTTTCGTGATTAGCGATCTGCGTAGTGTGCGTTGCGACAGTGCCTTCAACGTTGGTGATGCGGTTTGTGTTGCTCTGCGTTTGCTTAACGTTCTGAGTCAGCACATTGTTGGTGTTGATCAGATCGTTCTGCGTTTTCTGAATAGCCGACGTATTACCAGTCACACGGTTATCAAGATTGATAATGTCGTTGCCATTCTTTTGCGTTTGGCCCACAGCATAATCCGCAGTGTTCTGTGCATTGATAGCAGTGTTCTTGGCATCCTGCCCAATCGCTACACCAGCATTTGCTGTTTGCTGCGCGTTGTACGCATTGTTATATGCATCGTTTGCAACGTTGCTTACGTTAGCAATATCGTTGGTGTTTTTATTTACCTGAGTCGATACACCATCGACACGATTATTAATGTCAGTGCGGTCCTTGTCAGTAACATCAACCAGATTGCTGATACGATCAGCGTTGTCGATTGAACGTGCATCAGTGACTTCGTTCTGCGCTTGCAGATCACGCTGGCCTTGCTCAAGATTATCAGCACGCACTTCTACAGCACCGATACGACCGTCATTGTTTGCTGCTTGCTTTTCAATACCGTCCATACGAACGTCTTGGCCAAGGTCACGATCAGCTTGTGCTGCTTTGTTGGTTTCAACAGTACCGGCCAGGTCTTTCAAACCTGAGCGGGTATCGGCAATGTCCGACGTGTTCTGAGCTACAACTCTATCAGTGTAGTTCAGGCCAGCCTGTACCTTATCAATCTGCTGTTGCTGCTTGGCATCATTTGCTGTATTAGCAGCGAGACCAGATTGGAGACCGCCAATTGCTTTCGAGTTACCATCAATCTGCTTTTGCTGTTTCGCGTCAACTGCATTGTTAGCAGCCAGACCTTTAGCGTTAGCATCAATCTCTTTCTGTTGGTGTGCATCCCAGACTGTGTTAGCAATCAGACCAGCACCAACAAGGTCAGCTTTCAGATTAGCTGCGGCACCAAGAGCAATACCAGTATTTGCTTTCGCTTCAACGTTGGCAACAGCGGCGATAGTGTCGTCAATGCGACCGTTAGCAGAGGCTACATCGGATTTCAGTTCAGTGTATGCAGCTTGCCCTTGTTGCGCCAAGTCATTTACCTTAGCATCAACGCCGTCGATCTTGTTGTTGAGTGCACCAGCTACCTGAACACCAGCAGCAACGGCAGTGTCAACCTTGTTGTCAACGTCTGCAATCGCTTTCGCGTTGTTGAGTGTTTGAGGAATCAGGCCATACACAGTATCGAGTGCGTTGCCCGCTGTTGCTCGTGCATCGATAGCGAGATCTTGCACGTTGTTGATTTTACCATCCAGAGTATCGTATGCAGTGCCCACACTTGAAGTCAATTTATCAATGCGGTCATTCAACAAAGCGCCGCCTGTTGTCACAGTTTGCTCAAGGCCATCAACACGACCATTAAGCACGCCGACGTTTGCGCCGATTTGAGTGACGTTACCATTCAGCACGTCAAGATCAATCAGACTACCAGAGTTATTGTTGCCGCCAATATTAATCAGGCCGCCATTGCCACCGATATTTACCAAACCGCCGTTGCCGCCAAGATTGACTAGGCCACCGTTGTTGTCGTGCGAGCCAGTCGCGTAGGCAGACTGTACCAGAGCCAGAGTAACAACAGAAGCAACGATAGAGGTTTTCAGTGTGTTTTTCATTATGATATTTCCTATTAAATTTTTCTGTATGCCGACATAGGTCGGGAATATGGGCACTGCATTTTACAACAGGTACAACATAAAGCCACTGCGTTATTATTATGCGTCCATGATATGCTCCTCAGCATAAGTAAAGATCGACAGGACGCCCTCGCAAAGACGTCCCAGCAATCATACTTAACGAGTATGACGCACCAGCAACATCAGACCTTCATGAGGAACATGATCTTTGCTGTCACGTTCGTATGTCGTAATCTTTTCGTCATAGTCCATCTGACGGTCAATCATCAGATTGAGAATGCTGCGATCAAACAGGCAGAGTTCCTGCTGAACGTGCAGACCGTTCATGAGCTGCATCGCCTGACTGTCGAGGAACGTTTGTTCCTCGTTGGCGTCAACGCCCAGCTTGTTTGCCAGACTGCCTGAACCAGTAACTACTTCCAGAGTAGTCAGGTAAGGGAAAATGAAGGAGATTTCGGTAGATGATGACATAATAGCTCCTCAGCTAAATTAACTGTCGAAAGGTCGTTTGTTGAGACTAATCTTACTTTCAGATTAATCTCGTTATACAGGACTGCGCATACGGGTCATATCAAACTGAGGTATCTGACCACGCAGATCATTGTCTGGCATCCAGTACAGGCTGCCATGTGTTAGCTCAGTACCACGAGCATCAGGAGTAGGTAGAAAATTGAAACGAGTAAGGTAATCACGTAGGTGATCCACCAGCACGTTTTCAAACTTGAGCACCCAACCGTTCTGACGACACAGCTTGATCAGTTCATCAAGCAATTGCTTAAACAAGCCTTGACGCTGATAAGCAGGCATAACGTCGATTGTGCTGATAACAAGACAAGGCATTTGCCACTGACGCTGAATGCCGCTAAGCCCACGAACATACACAGACAAACGTTTGAGGTCTGTCATGTGAAATGCAGTGTGACCGAAAGGAGAGTTTTCAGCACGCGCTACTGCAATGCAGCACTGGTCAACTACGTTTTGAATCTCAAAAGCCAGTTGCTCTTTCATACGCGCTCCGCTATTTCGCATAGTCCATATTCTTCGCAAGTGAGTACCCAAACTGTTTATCGATTGAAGTGGCGAGACGCTGACGGTTATCAGATCCCATGAACAGCCAGACAAGTTCGACTGCTTCACGACAGCTTTCAACGTCTGGACTCTGTTCATTTACATTCTTTTCGAGATACTCACGAAAGCACTTGCGTAGCACACGAGGCGGGTCAAGGTCAGGCCAACCCATCGACTCAGCCATGCTTTTCAATGTTGCAGTTGAGGCAGCATTGACCAGACCCGTGATTACCGAACTAACTGCTTCAAATTGCACGGGCTTATCACGCAGAATTTTCTGCATTGTGGCGGCAGCACCAGTACCAGCCAACAAACAGCCTTGCACCTCATGAACAAACAGCGAACCCGATACACGATAGGTGCGTTCGTCCAAAGTGAACGTAACAGTAGGCGGAGTTAAGCTGGATTTCAGTTCACTGATGCCCTTCACGTTTGGAACATGAGTGATGATTGTGTGCATGATGCTGGACACAATGTCGATTGGATATTGCATAGCGTTTCCTTACCAAGAACGTTTTATTTGGCGTTCGCGTGAACGTTGAATAACAGCGAGGTTTTCAACCGCCTCCTCGAGTTCGGCTTCAAGTACCGATTCTTTCTCAATGACGGATTGGAGATAGAGAGAAAAACCTATAAAACACATAATCAACAGAACCATAGCAGCAATGATAAGTGCTGATAGCATGATGAATTTCCCTAGTGTCAAAATGACGAATTAAATGAGGTATGTACTGCCCTACATTTATTGTATCAGATTAATCTGATCTGTTCTAGCTGTATTTTAACCAGTGATTTGTCTTGCTCAACCCCGCTGCCTGTAGACTAGCTTTCGATTTGCGTTAGGTCACACTCCGTGCTGTGTTGCTCAAGATACTCGGCAGTTATCTCCCGCATCAAAACCACCAGCTTGATACCCCGCTTGTTGGCAATGATGTTTAGCTTGCGACGCATGGTATCATCAACACTAAACGCTACTGGGTGAACAAAGCTGGTGCCCGCCTTCTTTTTACCAGGAGGAACAAAGTTAAGATTAGCTCTTGCTGCTATGCTTGGCTTTTTCATTCTCTCTCCCATTTGATTTTGCAGTGCGGTGATATGTCTGCCAGCACATGCTTGGTGTTAAAGCGACTCGCAAAGTAGGCGTTCTCAATGTGATGGGCTGGACGCTTACGATACTGGTCGATCGTGATCTCAAGAGTTGCAGTCTGCGCACTGCGTGGTGTTCTGCGCACTGTAGCACGCAACACTTCGGCTGTGTACGCCACGCTATCAATGCCCTCACGCTCAACAAGAACAAAAATAGACTTGAGTAGATGAAGGTTTTTGACGCGTATTGAACTAACAGTTAACTGCCCAGAACGAATCTGGGCTTCGGTGCTTTTGATATACAGTGCTGTCATTACTCGTCTCGTTCGTAGCCACCACGCTTGATGCGCTCTTGATGGGCGTCGTATTGTGCGCGTTCTGCATCATCTTCGTCACGATTAGATACACAGCTTTCACACAGATCGCATTGATCGCCGAACACTTCATCTTCTTTCAACGGCTCGCCGCAATCGTCACAGTTTGCGTATGCCTCGTCATCTTCCTTATCGCACGCTTGACTGCTACGGCGTAAGACTTCTGCAAGCAACAGATCGGTTGTGAACTCACTAAGACGCTCAATCAAGATTTCTGGACGAGTGTTTTCGTGCCACTCAATGCGGTCGTGACTCAAGTGTGTTTTAAGCGCGTAGTCCGCAATGCGTTGCGTGCGATAAGCACGTTCACCGTCATGCTCCATATCAAGCAACAACTTCGGCAGTGGTTCATACAACTGTTGCCACTCGATAACGCGAATCGTAAGATCAGCATTGCGATAGTTGCTGGGACCAAGCGTTTCGACTGTACAGTCGGCACTCACAGCAAGCCACAGTTCGGGCTGCTTGTCTTGTTGAAACAATACAAAGCGAATGCAATCGACGCGCTCAATGTCGCACTGCAACATGCGAATCATGTGGGGCTTGCTTAGGTCTGTGCTGCGTACGGTCAATACATGTTCGTTAGATGTAGTTTTCATTGAGAGATCTCCATGTCGCGTAAAGACAATTCAGCGCGTAGCTGTTCAGTAGTGAATTTAGATAGTTGACTGCGAATAACATCGGGTCGGGCTTCGTATGGGATCTCAGTGACTTGACCGAAGCCCGTCACAATATCGCCCTGTTGCCAGCGTGCGGTCCAAGCACGAATATTAGATCGTGTGGTTTTAGCACGATTATACTCATCGACACTAACCACTGAATGCAAAGTAGCAGCAAGTTCAAAGTTCATATCGATCATGATGCAGGTTTTATCTGCACTTACTTCGGTCACTGTGAGTTTTTGCACAGCAATCACATCAACAGCGTAGCTCGGATTGTTTACGCCAGAGCCCTGAGTGACAAGCAGACGCAAGCGATTAAAACTGAATGCGTTTGCTAGTGACGTTCTATGCAGCAAGGGTTGTGTCAATTCACTCTCATTGACAAGTAATACTAGTGTTGAATCGCGCATGATAGATTTCTCTTGATCAAAGAACAGGGCCCGTAAGCCCTGTCGTGTTAGTTGTTACTCAACGTCGGGCGACACAAAGTCAGGATGAAACGCATCTTGATCAAGTGCGTCGATGAATTGTGCAAACACTGCGGGCGTTGCATCACAGTGCAGCATAGGATATGCTTCGTTACAATCGTAGGGCATCGCTGTGTATTGCAGTTCAAGCGTCGGGCGTTCAACAGTCGGGAAATAAACAGCGTAGTAATCTTGTACGTCATATTCCCCATCAATCAAGTGAAGCACTTGCAGAGGTTCACCCTTGTCACTTGTGACCGCATCAGCTACACAATCAGCGTCTTTATACGCTTCGTTGACGGCGAGCTTGCGGTCAGTTTTACTCAAGTGACGATTGACGAGATCACAGTAGTTTTGCAATTCATTGTAATCGGAGATAGCGAAAAATACGTTAGCGAACATAATTGAGATTCCTTGAATGATAGAGTTGATGTGGGCCCGTAAGCCCGCACGTTAGATTAGAATTCGAGTGAGTTTACTTTCGCAATGAATGAAGCGTCGTCAATTTCGCACGAACCTTCTTGATCATGCGGGAAGTTACCGCCGTACATGAAATAGAATTTCTCGCACTCAGCACACGGCACGTCAATCAACCAGCCCCACATAGCATCAGAGTCTTCTCCGTTTTCATCGACTTCGACCGCATAGATATGCCCTGTGTTGTCTTCGTCATCGTGCGACTCAACACACAGCTTTACGTTTTTGTTGAGCTGCGGATTGATGCGATTAACGAATGCTGTCAGTTCATCGATGTTGAGTTCTGGAAAAATGTTAGTCGTCATGTTCGTTGTCTCATATGTAGCGTTGATTGTTGACGCAATCACGTAGACTGCATCGCGTTGTTGAGCTTATATAATGCGATAATTATGACCGCATTGCAATCACTGTTTTGACCGCAGATTTGTCTGATTTGAGTTAAGTCACGACCATGCACTAAGTCAAATTTACAGCGATTTGAGTTAAGCGAGATCTGAGCTTTTTCTGATTTGAGTTAAGTGCAGACAAACGAAAAAGGGCCAACTCTTTCGAGCGGCCCCTTGTTTTAGATTTCGATTGTTATCTTGCCGTTGATGCGGCGCTTTACATGTTCAAGCAATTCTTCTATTGTGTATTCGTCAAGCGTCTTAATACGTTGAGGTGCTGTGCGAGGTACAACATCAAGTTTCAGTTCTATCACAGGCTGGCGCAGGTCTTGCAAGAAAAATCTGTTGTTGCGTGTGGCGTCGAAACGTTGCTGTTCATTTTCACGCAGTTCTGTTTCAATGTAATCACGGTCCGTGAAGCAGAACGCATAGCACATTGAATCGCCTTGCGCTTCTACATGTTCGATTGACACGCGGCGCATCTGTACGGTGCGATGCAATTTGTTATCGTGAACAATACACATCACGATACGATCAACATCAGACACACGGCGCACATTCACGGCACGTAGTTGTACACGGCCCGCGTTGAAGCCAGCATAATCACAGCGAATAAATAACGTTTTCATTTTTCAACCCTATGAAAAAGGCGACAGCAAAACGCCATCGCCTAAGTTTTATCAGAATGCTTTGATCATTGTTGCGAAAAATTCTTGCTGCTCACGATCTTCTTTTTCGTAAACTGTGTTGATCATCTGTACAAGATCATCACGGCTCGACGCTGTGAAAACGATAGGCAAATTGTCTACGTCTTTTCTGACTGCTACAAACAGGCCGACGTTATTAGCCTCACAATATTCTACAATATCACGCGGCACATCAAACTTGTTATCAGCGATCACATCGAGTTCTACGGCAAAAGAATTAAAAGTAGTCATAAGATTTTCTCTCTTAGTTGATTAGTCATATTGTTAAAGAGCGTTTGTAAGTCGCTGCGTTGTCTGCGCTGCGTCTTACTGAGATTGCATAATATCATGCTGAACACATGTTGCAAGCACTTTTTCAAAAAAGATTTTCGACTGCCGCGTCTATCAGGTTGAGAAAGATTTGTCTAGTGATTTCTGCGATTATTTTGACCACAGATTTGTAGTTTTCGGTGCCCGGACTGTTTCCAAGACTAAGCACGTCTAAGGTCTTTAAAGCACAAGAGTTGTGGGTGTAGAAAAACAAAAAGGGCCACCCGAAGGCAGCCCGTTGATGTTGATTATACTTCGTGGATTTTGTCGATGTACTGCTGGTGTTCAGCGTCATCATCAGGCGCGTATGCCTGTTCGATTAAATCTACCAACGGTTGGCGTTCAGCAGATTCGAAAGTGACAGTGCTTTTACCAGATTCACTAGGCTCTACAACATAGGAAATGTCATGCTTGTCCGCATACTCTGCGATTTCCTGAGTCAGTGCCTGTTCATTCTGTTCATCAACTTGGAGTTCCAGTTTGTAGGTCATGGTAAGCCTCTTTATTAGAAGTATGGGATCACACGATCAACGCCGTTAATGTTGATAGTGGTATATCCCGCTGGTTTGGTAAGATCTTTCGGCGCCTTACCTTCTGCCGTCTGCATGGTCAGCACACCCTGTTCGTTTGCGCCGATGCCAGCAAGACCATTGTGGAGACTGAAACGATTTTGAGGACGAGCATAGTCTTTCTGATTCTTCTCTACGCTGGTTGTCATTTCAGTCAGCAGATCGTCAACACATTCACATGGACCGTCGGAGAACAACGTACACTGACCAGCTTCAAAGCGAGTTGGACCAGTAGTTGTCAGATTGAAGATAGTGTCACCGCTGTTGGCTTTCAGCTTAATAAACACTTTGCCGTAATCTTCCCACAGACGCTGGTACACAACATCTGCAATACCATCTGTGCCTTCTTGACGCATATCAGCATACACTTTCTTGTTAGGAGTGTTGCAACGCTGCATCGTGATAACGCGACGACCCATACCAGTCATATCGACAGGCTGTTGGCTTTTCGCATTTGGTACGGTGCCACCAGCTTTACCCAACAGTTCAATCTCCCAGATCTGATTCATTTTAGGGAAAGAGAAACTGCCGATGTAGAACCACTTGTCTTGGTCAGTGTTGTTCGTAATCTTGTAGCCAGTGTAGTAGCCAGCACGGAAACAGCTATCGGTCATGATGATACCATAGGTCTCTGTGCGAATGTTACCACGCTCGTAACCACTCAACCAGTTATCAGGGCTCTTAGCACGTTCCAGATTCATGGTACCTTTACCCTGGAAGTAGAAGCCGTTGATAACGCAACGAGTGTTAGCAAGGTTAAGTGGATTGTCAGAACTCTCGATAGAGTTACCTTCGAATACCCACTGACCATCATTCAAGTTACCTGGGAAGCGAGTGTGCTCAATCCAGATGTTCTTCATGAATGCCTGAGTCATGCGCGGCATATCAAGCACAGCAGGACCGTAGCCGTACTGGAAGTTACCGTTCTCAAGACGCACAGCAGTAGAGTGATTCCAACCTGCTTGCACTGTGTTTGACCACTTGGCTTCAATCACGGCGCCATAGCTTTTAGAGCCGTAGATCTCTGTGATTGAAGTATCAATGGTGTCTTGAAACTTCAATGCGGAGCCACCGTTGTTCTCAGCACGGAAACAGTGAACACCAATGTATTGACCCATGGTGCAAATGTTTTCAAAAAAGATCTGATTGTTTGAACGCAGTTCAGGAGGAATGGCGCCCGTGTTCTTTGTAGTGTCAGCAGTACACTGACCATTCCAGTTGATGCCTTGAATGATCATGCGACGCGCTTTTACTTTGAACACGTTTTGGTCGGACTTGTCACTGATAATCTTGACGCGTGGTCGCCAGCCTTTGGTACAGCGCGTGTCACCATACACAGCGAACACAGGTACTTCACCGAGATCAGTAAAGTCCATAGGCTTGAGCATAGTGGTACCTGAAGGCAATTTAACGCCTAAGGTATCACTGCCGTCTTTCATGTTGTATACCCACATGAAGTTGCGACGGAATGCGTCTGAGTCATCGGTCTTGCCATCGCACTTGCCGCCGAAGTGCATGATGTTAATCTCTTCTGGATCGTTTACAACGCGCTGCCAAAAGAATTTCTTGTTTGCATCAACGGCATTGATACCACCGTCATCAGCAGGTACGTTTGTTTGTGGGAAGCCGATGAACCAACCGCCGCCACGGAACTTGCTGTCTTTGTCGTAGTAGCGTTTCAAAATCGCAAGGTCACCAGCTTTGCTTGGAGCTGTTTTGCGAAGTTCATCAAAACTGTTTACTTCGATCATGGAATATTCCTCTTGGTGTTAACCGATAGCAAATTTGCCTAGATAAGTGTGTGTAGGTAGCTTGCCTACTCTGCTTAATTAACGATAAAACAAGAGGAAAGATTCAGATCGATTTCGGACGTACCGAACTGTACTAGAGTTATACCAATAGTGGCGATACAGGCAGGGTAACTTGTGAGTTAAACACGACACAACTCGGCTGACGGGCCTGTATAGGTTATTTATGATTGGATTGTAAATTTTGTTACAGAACGGTGAAAGGGCACCCGAAGGTACCCTTTTGGTTATTTGAACTTGATTAGACTTGAGGTGTTTGCTGTTTCATGTGCAACCTCAATCAATTCAGAAACATCGATGGAATCACCCATCTTTGATTCGGATTTGTCAGACTGATCGTACATGATCCAGCTATTGCCTTTGATGTAGAACTGATAGGTCTTGCGACGACCATTACTGATCGTCAGACGCGTATCGTTGTCAGTCAATACAACTTGTATGTCGGCATCAGCAGGCATGGCATCGTGCACCATATCACGCAGTGCCTTCATGTAGCTATATCGATCAAAGCTATTCAGCTTACTGAACTTGCGAGGCTGCATCTCGGACAACTCATCCACCAGCGTTGCTGTAGATTTGTTTGTCGTTGTTGACTCAGGCTCGCTTGTTACTTTTTTGCGTTGATTTTAAGTTTGGCGAGATAAGCAATAACCTTATCAACTTCCGCATCATTAGGCAGCTTAAATCCTTCATAGCCCGCTTGGTCTGACTGCTCAACAACAGAAGAACCTGCGGCAACGATTGCTTTGTTCAAGAATTCCGCAGCAACGTCCCAACCACTCTGACCGCCACGCTTGTTCTCAACTACTAACCATTCATCTTCTGTACTGACGAGAACTGATGAAGGCTTCGGACCAGCGAATTGAATTTCAATGCCACCGTTATTGACACGCTTGACAGATTTAACGGTAGTAGCACCGTTACCGATCGTAAACAGGTCTGAATTTGTCGTAGTGCGTTTGGCCGCAGTTTTACTAGGCACTACGCTGCCAACAACTCTTGGTGGGTGATAGAATGCATCACCGATAGCGTTCAAAGTCAGGTCAAACTGTTTAATCACGCTGTTCATATCACGTTTGGTAGCAAACGAGAAGTTGACAATACCTCGGGCTTGAACAGATCTGTTTTTCTTGCCTGAAATTTTATTAAAGTAAGGATCAATCTTAGCAATTAATCCAGGGTTACGCTCTGGGTCAATTCTAAAACTGTTAGGGTAATCGCTGGTTACTGCTTCCATACGAGCACCATCTTTACGACGAGAAGTTGTATCTGGACCTTTGTTAGCTTTCTCTGCAAGCTCTGCAAACTTGTCAGCGATTGACCCAGCAACGTCGATAAGACCTAAGCCCTTCATCTTATCATAAACCATGTCGTTGTGTTCGAAACTTTCGACTTGCATCGTGATTTCGGACGCGTTAAACCACTCACCACTGCGGACTTGACGACCGGCGTAAGGAACAAAGATTGAACCTAATACACGACGCCCTTGTTTAACCTCCATATATGCAGAAGAACCTTTACCTTTCGCAGCATGACCAGTAATCTTGACGTCCATCTCATGATCTTCTTCGAGAGCGTCCTGAACTTTGGCAGCTAGATTTTTAATGTCTGCGTACTGTGCGTAGTCATCAATCTCCTCTGCTTCAGGTGCCTGAGGATTTACCATCTGTTCAGCTTTCTTCGGACGAGTACCGCGACCAGTAGCGCGATGCACAACGGTTTCAGATACAGCTTGGTTCTTGACGTCATCGTGATTAGGAATCCACTTAGACGGAACCTTAACAGCACGCAGCGCCTTGATGCTGGTTACCAGAGTCTTGGCCGTAACTAACTGCTTTGCAGCCTCAATAGACTTTTTGCCACCAGCGCTGTTTTTGAACTTGATGATCTCATCATCTTCCGCTTCTTTCAGCATGGCCATCAGACCATTCAGATGAGGAGTGTTGAGTTCTTTGGACTTAGCCAGTGCTTCAATAGCAGCGATAATGCTGTGCCCTTTAGAGCCAAACAAATAGACGGCAGCGTCCTTCTGTGCGGCTGTGGCCGATAATGAAATGATGCTCATAGTTTCCTCAGCTTTGTTTAAGTACCCAAGCCACAATCGCATCGATGCTCATGCCATCTTGCATCATGGTGATTATCTGGGATTCGTTTTTGTTTACGTAACGGTAAGCACGATCAGGAACAGTTTTATGTTCTTTACGCATCTTGTCGAACTTGAAAATTACCTGCTCACAAGTGTTGTCTCCTGGCCACTCGTCAGTAGGCAAATGCGCTCCAAGCAAACTGCGTGCTGTTGCGTACAATACGTCAGGCTGCAAGCGACCACCAAGGTCTACAGAGTTGACGTTGTTGTGCGGGCCTTCGCCAATCAGCATCCAGCTCTTGGACTTTGAACGTTCTGGGCTAAGAAGATACACAGTGGTATAGCGTGCTGCTTCTTGCTTTGTGTTCTTGACCTCGATCGAGATCTTGCTACGCTTTGATACACGGAACTTTACTTCAATGTTGCGTTGACCATTAAGCCAGTCAGCAATCACCTTAGCATACTTCGCACCACCGTCACCTCGAACTTTACGCATGTCGAGGTAGCTCATCTGTTGCAGCGTGTGCAAGTCAAACACTTGACCGGGCTTGCTGTTGTCATTCACATGAGGAGCTTTTTGCGGATCATAACTGATGATGGGCGGTTCTTTCGGCTGCTGAAAAGACAGCGATACAATGATTTCCATGACATTCTCCGTTGTGGTTGTGTCTTGTCATCGAAATTAGCATACAAAAGAGAAAGGGCACCGAGAATAATCTCAAGTGCCCTATGTACTAATGTGCTGTGAGCAGACGGAACTGCAATTCACTATCGCCTTCTTCTTCTTTCCATACAGTCTGTCCAACCAATTCGTTTTCACGATAAAAGTTGACGAGATTGGGAGATAGTTGAACAGGACGACAACCCTTCATAGCTGTTGTAAATGCAGAACAGTCTACCTTCTGGGCTGTCTTGGTTTGAGACAGGGATGCATTAACATAAGGCTTACACCACTCGGCGCGGCGTTCGCAGTATGCCAGTTTCACCAGAGATCGAACACACATAAAAATAATTCCCCAATTAATAATCAGCGTCAGCACTTCTTGCCAACGTGTTTAAATTAGAGAAAAGGACTAAGAATATTCTTATGTTTCTAAAGTTCCTCTGACAACTGTTGGTGGCAACCATTTGCTGAATAATTCACGTTGTCCATCGCGAGGTCCACGCCAGAAACTATGGTAGTGACCGCGACGAATATGGGCAGCACGCTTTTGAATAGACGTCATGGTGCCTATAGTTTTTTCATACTCGCGTATAGGGTTCAGGAACTCTGTGCCGACAGACCAATTACGCTCTTTAGCGACAGGCATAAGTTTATAGCTTTTACCTTTACGTCGAGGTTGTACTTGCTTGACACCGCCTTTGTATAGGTCATCTACCTGACTCGATACAAACAGAATGATGTTGGCCGCTTGCTTTACCCAAGCAATGATAGCATCACGAATATTTTCGTAATCAGGGTGCGTCTCCTCAACACCGTATCTACCTTCGCTTCCCATAAGAAACATGAATGTTTCCAGAGTGTCTTCGATTGGTCGATCTTCTTCAATCTCAAACATGGCCTGAACATTCATAATCTCTCTGTCTTGCTCTCCATTCTTGAACAGACCTAGACCGAAAAGAGAAAGATTCGTGCGTCCCTCAATCATGCAGTAGGTTGCCCAAAATCCTGTACTCTCGATGGAATACATTGTACCAGAGGAGGTGTAATCAACACATAGATTTGTGTTTATCCATTGTGACCAGTGAGGCAGACGACGCAACATAGAGACAGGAAACGTCTTAGGAAGTTCACTGTTTATTAAATACTCAAGCAGCCCTTTCTCAGGTGAGAAACAACCTTTGGTAAAGGACCAGAGAAATTGTCCGTAGATAAGATTCACGCTATGCATAACACTAGCGCGTACAGGTTTATCTTTCCAAGGCACATGTCTATCGCCAGCCCAGCGACAGAACTCCTCAAACGAGAAAGCGTAAAATGGAATTTGACCACTATTCTTTTCGATGTACTTTTCAAACGCAGCGGTCATATGCTTGCGACTCATGCCGATAGAAAAGTTGTTGCTGATGGTTGAATCGTGAATTTCTAAGTGCCAAGGCTTATCAGACATACGTGTTCCTCAGATATGAAAAGAGCGACCGAAGCCGCTCTGATTGTTTATAGTGTTACAGGATCACGTTCGTTAGCTTCAAGCTACAAAGAACTTCACGGAACAACCGCTCTAGTACCTTAGGATGAAACACCATACTGTCGCTAGGCATAATGCTTTGCGCGATTTTCAGCAGGTCGGCATGAAACTCGTGTTGGTCCAGTGCCAAGAATTCTTCGCCAAAGAAATACTGACGGCTAAGTTGAGACAGTGGAGTATTAGAATCACCTATCGTCAAGGAGGCTTCTACACGACTAACACACATGCGGAACTCCTCGAAGTTGAGGTTACTCGTGAGCTGTACGCTTCCTTCAACGAATGTTGGATTGCGACTTTTATAGTTCGAGTACATGCGATTGCGGATAGCTTCAAGCATAACTTCATTGTTTGGACCGAAGGCAATCAGCGTGGTACACGATCCAAATTCGATTAGTTCAGACATTTTACCGCAAAACAAGATAGGGTCTATGTGCAGCACTTCTGGAGAAAGCATCACAGTGATATTGCTGCGAGTGCGACCTCGAATTCGGCTCATTATGGAAGTGTAACCACACGCAATGAAAGTGTGAGGTACAGAATTTTTACGCAGAATGCCTTTGACTTCAAAATCGGCTGCTCTGTCTGAGGTACTAATGTACAATACCTCAGGCGACGAATGCGTATGCGCTTCTTGTGTAATGCCTTTATGCATAAAGCCATGCATAATACCTTCAAATACTTCTGGGCTTTCGATTTGGATTGCGTGCATAGTTTTCTCCTGCCGCTGTGGGCTATCGAGATAGGTTGGGTGGACGTCCTTGTCCAGGCTGATTATTAATCTTCGTCTTCGTCGTCGTTCTGTTTGGTACTGCGGCTGATGCTGTCTTTCAGCATAGCCTGACCTTTTTCACTGGCGATGAATTTGAAGCACCAAGCGCGAAGACTGCCAGGCTTCACACCAAGTTCTTTACAGACTTCTGTAATCTGTGCTTTGCTTCCGTTGATCAGAGTACGGAACTGATCCCAGTCCATCGCTTTATCGCTGGCGATAGGACAAGGCGCTTTGATCTTGAACTTCTTGCGCATACCGTTGATTAGACCAAGCGTTTTCAGATAGTGCCACGTATCAAACACAGGGTCAAAGCCACGCGCTTCGCCATTGCCATCTGCTTCCCACAAACGTAACCACGTCTGCTGATTCGGGATGCCGCCCATCTTGTTCTTGATGGTCTTAGCAGCGATGAAACGATAGCGGTCAATACCACCTTCAACGGTAACAGACTTCTCTCCAACAATAGCACGTTCATCTTTAAGCGTCGGCCAGCCTTGAGGTACAGCACGCGAAGCAAGACGAATGCGCACGTCTGAGTTATGACTGACAAAGCCGTTAGTAACAACAGCGCTGGTGGCGGGTACAGTAACATCCCACAATTCAACGGGCTGTTGCTCTGATACAGCACGCACTGAGCAAGCGACAGGGTACAAGTTTTCATCGAGACTTAACAGGTCATCAATGTATGCCGCCTGACGTGAGATCTCATCATACTGATCAGCAAACTCAGGGAAGTCACGAGCGACCAAACGCTTGAGTGCTTTCTCCATCGATTCGCTGTCCGCCAGATATGCATAATCATCTGATTGATAGTGTGAACCGAAGTGCGCGGCTTCATGCAGGTTAGCAGCAAGATTGTACTTACCAACAAAGTTTGCCAGCTCAGGGAATGCGTCTGCGATTGCGAGGTGCAACATAACGCTACGTTGAATCAGGCTGTTCTCAACAGTTGTGACTGAATCAAGAATAGCTGTACGCATTGTGCCTACACTCAGACCAGGAATGATCACGGTATGATTAGCGGCTTCGTAGCTGATAATGCCAAGGTCAAGCAGGCTTGAGATAACAGTCGCAACGTGATTCTCACCAACACGCAACACAGCGGCAACTACCTGATAGCCTTCACTGACATTGATCATTGTGTTGACGGCATCGCTACGCAGGAACTGATTGACATAACGCAGGCTGGCGTTACGCTCTTTGTGGCTGTACTCCATCAGTTCGTCTACAGTGGACAGACGCATCACCGCATACACTTCACCGCTCGCAGACTGAATATCGCTCAGTGTGGCGAACTCAGTTCGCAGCGCGGGCTCGTTGTGATCAGTAACGTCACGATAGAACACTAGCTGGCGGTGTTGATCACTGCCGATATAGCTTGTGCCTGCTGTGGTCAATTCAAGTGGAGTGCGTTGTTCTTCAACTCGCCATGCTTTCATGATAGGTTCGAAGCCACCCAGCGTTTCCACCAGCACTTCTGTACCGTCTGCCATCATGCTCTGAATAGCAGGCGCTGTCAATACACCGAAGTTGGTACGAATCAGTGTGGTAGCGTCAAAGCAGTAGAACTTGAGAGCGTCCCCACAGGGCTCATATTCGGGCGAACCAAACATGGTCGCAGGCTTCTGACGTAACTGGTTAACGCCGACGATGGTGATCATCTTACCACGCATACCGCCACGGAAACGCTTGATACCATCAGAGAACATACGCGCTTGAATCGCCATCGCGTTTGAACCTTCATCATCATCAAGCTGATCAGGCAGCATCGCAGGATAACTATCAACGATTACCATTGCTTGCATGTGACCATCAGGTGCACGCACTTTAAACTGATTGTGACGACTGAACCACTTCTTGTCGTACTTACCTGCCAGCTTTTTAGCATTCTCTTTGTTGTTCTCAAACAACATGTATGCTGTACCGTCTTTCTCAACAATCTTGTCAGGCAGACGGCGACGCAGCGAACTCATCCAGTCAAAGAAGCGAGTGCCGTTGTCTGGCGCATAGTAACGAATACGAGGTTTGATCAACCAATCACCGCTCGTATCATCACGCACACCAAAGATGGTACGTGGGTCAACAGTAACGCCAAACGTTTTCAACTGACCAGCAACATAGTCAGCATCTGTTGAACCTTCATAGTCAAACACAGCACTGATACCGCCGTATTCAAGTTTAATCAGGCTGGCCATGATTGCCATCGTGAGAGTCGATTTACATGACTGCTCACCGCCACTAAACGTATACCAGCCACCAGATACGATGCCACCACTCAGGAACATGTCAAGCGCAAGCTGGCCTGTTGATACACGAGGTGCGTTACGTTCTGCTGTGCCTGAGCTTACTTTAGTTTTCTTTTCGATCAGGTCAAGCTGATCATCCATCAAATCCCCAATATCGAAACCGACAACACCAGTTTCCATATCGTCAAGTGTAGTTGCCACTGCTGTTGCTGTCTTGGACTTCTTAATCTTAGTCTTTTTCTCTTTCTCTTTCGCTACTTTAGCCATGTGATCTTGTACTCGGTTGAGAAAAACAAAGGGGCGGCGCTAGCCACCCCGTTTGATTAACTTACTTCTTTTTCTTTTTCTTCTTGACGGGTTCATCGTCATCAGAAGACTTTTTCTTTTTCTTCACTGAGGAAGACTTGACCGACTTGCTGGAAGATTTCTTTTTCTTCTTCGGCGCGTCGTCTTCATCTTCATCGTCGTCAAGAACGGTTTTCTTTTTCTTCTTCACAGAAGACTTGGACTTGAGTTTGGACGACTTTTTCTTCTTAGGCTCATCATCCTCATCGTCGTCTTCGTCGTCGTCAAGCAAACGCTTAGACTTGGTTGTTTTAGAAGTCTTGGAGGACTTGCCTTTCTTCTTGCTCTTAGGCAGATCATCTTCGTCTTCATCATCGTCTTCGTCGTCATCGTCCAACGAACGTTTCTTTTTCTTGGACGACTTATCAGCTTTGCCTTTCTTCTTACGGCCAAGCGCCATATCGTCGTCATCATCGTCGTCATCGTCGTCATCATCTGACTCGGTAGATTCACCGCCGATAACGTCCATCTTTTTAAAGTCAGCCAACGCGCCTTTTTCATCGAGACGACCAAGCAGATTATAGATCTCTTCCCAGTTATCAAAGTCCCAGGTCAGATATTCACGTTCTTCTTCGGTCAGAGGTGTACGTTCACCTTTCTCGAACGAGTAACGATCAGCAGGCGCAGCTTTCGGGCTGTACTTAATATCAATATCGATACCGTACTTTGCATCAGTGATAGGAAACGCTTTCTTGATCTTTTGACCAGACTTTTTGTCTTTGACCTGAGCAAAGTTACGTTCACCCATCTGACGAATCTTGCCCGCCATTGCATTTGACATACCGATAGCAACAACTGGCGTCCAGCTTTCACTGGTCTTTTCTTTCTTGCCTGTCTGCTTTTCTTTCTTGGTATGCTGTGCAACACGCTTAGGCTTGGCTGCTTGCAGATCACGAACAATCGCTTGAGCATACCATTTGAAATCGTACTGTGCTGGTGCGCCGGACTCATCATTACCATGTTCGATGCCACAGTAAGGACACTTCATGCCGCGCAGTTCTTGACCTTGATTGTCTGGGTCAAAGCTAACACACATACGTGGAATCTTGATGGCTTTATCTTTGTCTTTGCCACCCATGATGCGAATCCAGTGCTTTTTAATCGGCAGCAGATCGCCAGGCAGAAGACGCAACGACACCCATGTGTTGTTTGCTTTCTTTGCTAGTGGGTAGATTTCAAAAATATCACCTTCACGCAAGTTATCGCGTGAGCTATTGTCTGGAATGGCGTCAAATCCACGTCCCATTATAAATCCTCAAAATTGAGCGGTTTCTGTGATACTTCTTTTTACAGATTCCAAAGTTATTTACAGGCCCTGCTGGAGCATATATTTACGCATCAACTCACGTTCTTCCTGTTCGAACACCTCAGGTATGTCCATTGTGAGGCGCGCGATTCCCATGGGATCGATACGCTTTATTAACAGCCCCAGTTTCTCAGCACGTCTTCCGCTGTCTACTGCGTCTTCAAGGTTATGGCTATCACTGACCTTGTGATGCAAAGATGCGTCCATCCCTTCATCTGATTCGCTTGTAGGTGCATCAAGACTAACAGAGAAATTCACTGAGGTGGTATCTTGACCGCTTGCCAGCTTTTTCCTCTGGGTCTGCGGTATTGTATACGAAATGCCATACTCGTGTTCTGACGAGCTACAGGTCTGTGCGTTCAAGATCCACCACTTGACGTATGACACAATCGCACCACGCGATGAATCATACTTGTTGATAGCAATAATGACGTTGCGTAAAAAGTTCTGCTTGACGTCTTTGGTATCGTACTGCTTACCTTTATTGGTATCGACATAAAACTTGGCTTGTGCCGTACACAGTCGATAGAAGTCATCAACAACTGAATGGAAGTATTCAGTGAAGTGCGGCATAAGGTCATTGAGATTGTTCAGCGCAACAAAGAAACTGGATCTGTTCTTGGCGCCAACGGTACGAACAAACGCATCAAGCTGTTTGCCATAAGTTTTACGCGCTATAGGATCTTTGGTGCAGATGAACTTTCTGTAGAGTTCAACATACTGTCCATAGTAGCGGTTAATTACATTTTGCAGGAACATATAAATGAAGTTTCGCTCCATTTTCAGTTCCATTATGTACTGCATCTTTTCTTCACGCGGACTGCTCAGTGCTCGGATAAGCAAGCTGATAGCACGGTCGCGATTCGAAGCATTGTGTGGCTTACGCTTTTTATTCAGCGTGATCATGCTCAACAAGTAGGTCAGTTGAACGTCAAACACATCAGTGCTCTCCACGATCTCGCGCAGACAATCGTGGAGCAGGGTGTCCATGACGCTTTCTATCTGGCCACCTGTCAGGTTAGATTTATTCTTCATACAGCAGATGCCCTATTGATTCGTTACAGCATCTTTACAGTTTTAAATCTTTGCGCTAGGCAAATTGTCGTGACGATTAGTGATGGACGTAGCCGACGCGTCTTCACCGATTTTGCTCTTGCCTAGTTCTGCGGGAGGTTGTTTAGGCAAACGGTCTTGCTCTGCCTTCTCATGCTCGATCTTGATGCGTTCCGCTTCTTTCTTGTCAATCTCTGACTGAGGTTCATCGTAGCCATAACGGTCGCGTAGTTCACGCTCTTGTTGACGAATCTGGGCTTCGCGTGCTTGCTCGGTTAAGGCAGGATCGATTGACTCCTTGATAAAGATAGGTTCGGCGTTGTTGCTTAGGCTGAATACGATTTGCATAAAAATTCCTCAGAACGTCAAAAGCGGCAGCCGAAGCCACCGCCTTGTGTTATCGTGCGTTTTCGTCCACCAGCTCACGACGCTCACCAGAAAACAGCAAGTCGATTGGAGGGCGATTAGGCACAAATACCATTTCACGTAAATGATCAAGTTCAGCCTGACGTGCACCGTACTTGAGACTCACGTGTGGGTTGTAAGGTGTGAAGTCAAACTTCGCGCAGCCACAAGCATGAATGCGTTGATGCTCTGCGTGCAGTTCTTCGCTATCAAGCAACAGTACCAGAATGTCTGACTTGTCGCCGAACAGTTCAGCACCACGAATAGTAGCGCTGAATACTTCATCTGGATTTACCTTGGCCTCCACTTCTGGGTTGCGACCATCGTAGGCAAGCGTTACATGCAGGTCAGGCAGTTCGTCAGTGTCCATAAACGTCGCAGCGATCTGACGCAGTACAGTTTCGCTACGAGCATCAGGAACTACTTCCCAATATCCACCTTGCGCATCAGTCTTGTTCGGCATTGACAGGCTCACCTTCATCGTTGAACTCTCGTGGTAAGTGGAAACAACCTGCCATTTGCATTTCACGGCAGATACGACAATGATGTTGACCAAGCGGTTGAGCCAACAACAGTTCTGGATGTTCAGAACACGGGAAATCGCCTGTCTTGAACGCACGAATATAGACGGCAGTTGAACCATCGTCTAAGCGACGGCCTAAAATTGCAGCGTGACCCTGACCAGATTCATGCAGATCCTGAAGGATAGAATTCACATCAGAGACCAGACGCGGGAAAGAGGTATCGCTGTACTTCTCACCTGCGATAGGAGTTATCAGAAAATCCAGTACACGCTTTTTGCTTAGTTCTGAACTATCTTCACCACAGCTATCATACACAAGATGATAGTTGCCTTCGTCAGTTTTCTGGAGAGCCTGAGGAAACACAGGAATCTCGTGAGCATAACGAATGTCGGACAGGATGTTGTAGTTCAGTTCTGTATGCACAGCTTTTTCAAGCGTGGTCTGCAAACCAGAGATTACATCATCGTGCTCAATGATTTCATTGCCTTGATCATCGGTGTACATTATCTTTCCTTATATTTATGCGTTGCGTTTACAGTCACACGATTGTGGAATAGTATCAGCAAACGGAGAAGGTTCAGATACTTGCCCGCAAACAACGCAGGTCTTTACCCAACCATGAGGCGTTAGACGCGCAGCACTTAATGTCTCAGGTACTGGCTCAACGGTTGTTGGTGCCGTTGTTCCGCCATACTGAATGCGTCGGGCACGTCTACCGCAACTGCTACAAGCCATCTTTAGGCTGCATCTTGTAAACAATGTTAACTGCATTGTTCACTATCTCACAGCGATTAGGATAAAGAATCACACGATCCACATCCTCCTCAGTCATACCGCGAGATAAGAACATACTACGCAACTCTTCAGGTACTTCACAGGTGACGTCGAGGTGACGTTGACGTGCTTGTTCCATCAGATCGATTTGATGTTTTAACATATCAATATCGAAATTCATGTTGAAACTGTTGTCGCCTGTTGTCTCAAAGCTGGCATTGCCTATCAACTGTTTTTGAAACTCAGCATGATTATGGTCGAGAGCCTTGCGGACAACAGAGTCAATCGCCAGCTCTTGCATCAGCTCCTCATGTAGACCAGTACCGATAGTTCCAACATTGACGTGACCTACTGGATGAAACAGTGGAGTATAGTCATGTGGAGGGATGCTGCGAGACAACGCACGCGCTATTGGTTTCTTGTACATCAGTTCTCCTTAGCCGAACACCTCATCGTCATAATGATTTTCAATCGCATTACGATAGAAGTTTACAGTGTCCAAACTGATAGGCGCATAGTCGTGACAATCGACGCCAACGTTGAGACCGTTGCGTCGAACCATCTGTAGACGATGAATGTGCCCGAACAAGTTGAAGCGGCTTTCTACCATCTGATTAGGAAAGTGATTGAGCCACATATCATCAACAACATGATTGTTGAGCAACACGTCGCGGAATCCCATCTTGATCAGCGCACGACGGAACTCTTCAAAGCTGCCGCCGTAGTCGCGTTCAATATCGTTGTGTTCATAGTTGCCGCAAATCAATACAACTTTAGGAACAAGACGACGCACCACACGGTAGTCACCGAAGTCACCAACGTTGTACAACACATCACTGCCGCGACACATAGCGTTGGTGCGAAGTATCATTGTTTCGTCCATGTCAGTTACTGACGGGAATGGACGACGGCTGAGTTCCAGAGTACGCTGAGAGGCGTAGTGAGTATCAGCAGTAAAGAAGTTAGCCATGTTTTCCTTTCTGAGCCTGAGACACGAGGCCACTGTGATTAATATCACGTCCCTGCTTGCGTAGATCAGTCAACATCATGCGCATCATTTCTGTTGCCGTACATTGAACTACCTGATTGCTTTGAGGACAGTTGAATGGGATTGTTTTCTGTTTTGTCATTGCTAGATACCGAGATGGAGTTTACGGAAACGCTCACAATCACTTTTTGAAACGCCGTTATCGGCCAATAGGATTGCGATACGTTCAATCGCAAAACCCAAAAGAACAAACTGTTGATCGTTGCGGTAGGCGTGAGTTGCCCACAATGCCTTAAACGCGACTGTCAGTAAGAACTCTCCGTCCTTTTCAAATACTCGTGGATTCATTGGGCTGATTGGTTTTCCCTTTGCACCAAGCATTTCAACAGCATGGATAAGCTCTATGACGTGTTTAGCGAACATGTACTTCCTGTGTTCGGATAAGGTTCTTATTGCGTAAGGAACCCAAGCAGGATTTTGTGGATCATCAAATTCGTGAACATCGCGCTGTAGGGCATTCATGATCAATCTCCGTTACGACGAATTACATCTGCGAGTGCGAGTAAGTGTTTACACAGGCCGGGAACGTGAGCTGGGTTAGTGAAACCAGGCGGCTCTCCGTTACCATAAATGATACGCGCTGCACCGTGTTCGGCGTTCGCATATTCCCACATGAACACATAGTTCTCACAACCACAACTGGCCAAAACACGCTTCTGTTTAGAGATAGGCTTGTTTGGGTCATCGAGTGCTAAAAACATACACTCATGCAGTCGAACGGTTTTGTTAGGACGAAGTGGATCTTTGTGCCTAACTTTTGCTGTAGCGAATGGTAATCCTTTCGGAGTCTTGCCCCGCTTGTAGTTGCTGACGTAACACTCTAAGGCGTTTTCTTTCATCAGACGTGGCGAGGACTTCATCAATGCTGCCATCGACAAACCCTTAAGGCTCTTAGGAGTTTGTGGTGGCTGCGGTACTTGCTTTGGAACGAACGGGGTAATCGATACAGCACGCTTCTCGCCCTGCGTCATGCGACGAGATTTGTTTGCTTCTGAAATCGACTTGACACCCTGTTCGTATTTGCCGCTTTTGATCTGACGCATGCCCTTAGCACGCTGTTCAGCCTGTTTAGCAGCAGGACTCTTTTTAGGAGTCTTAGCGATTGTCGATTTGTACTTGGCCATTGGAATTTAATTCCCGTAATACATAGAAGGCTGTTGGAGGCAGACCGAGTTCTTGACTTACACAGCGTTCAAACTGTCTGTCTCGTTGATACTGAGCGCGATCACTAATCTGTCGATTGACCTGTTGAATAGTGTCGAGCATACGAGGATTAGAACCAGAACTGTGAAAGCTGTGAACAACAGGGGTCAGTCCGAAGTAACAGGCAACACCCGTAAGCTGCATCACCAGCCACACAAGATTCGTTTGACCTACAGGGTTTTTAAAGTAGCTCCACTGGTCACTGGGTTTTCCCCAGAACCAAATGTGACTCAACACAAGCAGGTTGTTGTGCTGCACAAGAGAAGCCTGAAGCGAGGGATACTGCATAACTTTCAGTGAATAGCTGATCGCTATCATCACATCACGCAGTGCCTCATACTTCTCAACGTCACTCTTCCAAGTCTGCTTCGTCAAGTTCCTCTTCGTCATCTGATCCTGAATCGTCTTCATCAGAGTCAGACCCGTCGTCACCTTCGGATTCGTCAGATCCATCTTCATCATCGGACGCTGGTTTCTTTCCTTTACCTTTCTTGGGCTTGCTATCTGAGGAATCATCGGAGTCGTCTCCATCATCAGATCCAGAGTCATCTGAGGAGTCGTCGTCGAATCCAAATGAGGCATTATCTGCTGAATCATCATCGTCGTCTCCACCAGCATCATCTGCATCAGGTTTAGTAGCTTTCTTTTTCTTTACAGAATTTTCGCCACTCGCCTTTTTAGCAAGATCTTGCTTCTCTTTTGCTTCCTCTGTTTGACGAATCTTCTTTTCAAGGTTTGTGTATTCGCTGAGGTCTACACGACCAGTGGTGGACTCTTGGCTGTCCACACGATTGCGACTCTTTTCAGCGCCTGTGGCACTAATGCTGACAATGATTTCCAATTTAAGGCTCCTGTCTGAAATATCTGTTTTCGAATGGAACGCCACGAACGATGTTCAGCACTAGATTGCTGCGATAAGATAACAGACCTTGATAGCACGCAACGTTACGCTCTATGGTACGACGCGCTTCTGCCATGCGTTTGATCTTGTTGCCTATCTCTGGCGTGTACAATTTGTTTTCAAGCATCTGCCGCTTTATATCAAGCTGGTTGATACTTTCGAAATAGCGAGCAACGGTGATAGCCGTTTGGCTCAACAGCATAACACTCAGGCAATAGCTCTTGTCCTGAATGAGACGGGGATCAACAAGGCTGTCTGACACCGTTTGGAGTTGTTCGTAGTCGTGACCGACATACTCCAAGATGTTGACAGCCTCTTGAATCCTCATAACTGATCGTTGAAAGTCTCGTTTCATAGTTCAAACTGCTTGACGACTTTGGTCTTCTCTCGAAATTTCTTTTTGACAAGACCCTGTTGCGGTTCAGCTTGTGGGCGAACAACCTCAGCGTAGGTCATGTCAGGATTTGCCATGATTGTCTGTTCAAGACGCTCAAGGAATTCCGTAAGGCGAGATTCAATAAAGCAGTAGTTCAAAAAAGGGCATTCATCATAGCCATGAAACTCATCCCAATAATATTTCTCAGAACGGCATGGCTTGTGTTTGATTGCGTACTTGGCATCACCCTTGCGCAGAGACTTGATCGTTGCATCCCATGCATTGATCTGCTTCATCATAAAGTCACGCGCTGCTCGTGCCTCTTTCTCGTCGTAGACAAATGACTTCTCCACAAACTTCTTGGGATTATCACGAGGTACATACACAAGCGTGTAGTCCACAATGTTGTAGCCATAACGCTTTGACAAGATGTAGGCGTAGGTAGCGATCTGATAGCGATGGTACTTGACAAAGAACGAACCGTCCTGTGCTTTACTGACCATAGTTGATTTCAGATCGATGATGCTGTATGTTCCATCAAGGTTGTCGATTAACCCATCAACAAATCCTTTAAGAGATTTATAGAGAACCTTGAGTTCACTGTAAGCCATAGGCTGCTTGCAGTTGGGGCACATGTTGTCAGTCGAGTTTGTACGCGTGTACTTACCCTTCTTGACACGGCGCCCATCTTTCCACACGTCTTTGGTCTTGTGGTGTTCAGCACATTTCCTGTTCTGACACTTCCAGTGACCAACCATCTGACCGCTAAAGCCTAAAGCATTCTGTACTGATTCATGCATGCCTGTACCAGCTTTAGCAAAGATGTTCAGCATGGTTCCTGATTCACCCGTCATTGCACGGTTGTGTTTTGAGTACAGTTGCTTGGCATACTCTTGCACACTGCAAATAGGAAACATGCTGGGACTAACGCGCTTTTTTACGTATTCACGACGCTCCTTAACCGTGTGGTCAAGGGCTGCATCAATCATTTTACCGATACGCGACAACTTCCTGTGATCGATAAACTTAGGTACGGCATCAAACGTCCTCATTAGATACCTCTGTTACTGAGATAAACTGCTCGAAAAGCACAAAGCGATAGCGACGAGCACCAAACAGGTAAACCCGCATAGGTACTTTGTTCTCTACCGTCTGTGAAATTTTATTCAGGGTGTTCATCTTTGTGAACAACTGCTCGGCAGTGAAACCCTCACGCGGCAGTTTCAGGCCAATCATATCTTCGCCGTTAAATGCGGCGTAACGCTGAATATCCAGACCAATATGACGAGCAAGACGGCACCAGTGAGCGTGATAAAAACGGCGTGTTGTGTTTGTAGCGTAGACGGCCATAGTGTCAGCTCCTAATACTGTAAATATCGCCTAAGTGTACATGTTTAAATTAGACAAACGGGTGACAATATGTCCGAAGACGTTCACCAGACGATCATAGAAGAGATCGGCAAACTGCCTGGTGATAAGAAGTATAATGGTGACACAGTGATGGTCTGCTGTCCGTTTCACCACGATAAAACACCAAGCTGTGGTATCTATACATCAGTTGGTATGGAAATACCTTTAGGGTTTTATCACTGTTTTGGTTGTGGTGTTCGAGGCAACTGGAATCAGCTTGCAGAGCACGCAGGTCTTGCAGTCATCAAAGGCTGGAAGTTAAAAGATGCTGGAACAAACTCGCTGTCTGCGCTGCGTCAGACATATGAAAAGATTGGCAATCGAGTTGGTACCTATGCATCAGTAGCGTTGTTGATGAAAGCACTCGGTCGTTCAAGTTACATGCAGTGGCCAGAAGATGTTGAGTGGCGCGGTTATCCAGGCAGACTTGTGCAAGATGCTGGTGGCCTGTTGAATGCACAGCGTACCGGTTCAAACGTATGTTTCTTTCCGTGCAAGCATGGTTCAAAATATATAGGTGGTGTCGCTGCTTATCTGTCTAAACAGATGAACGGCTCCAGCTATATAAACTCACAAGGTGATTGGGCAAAAGATAAAGGCTTGTTCCCGATTGAGTTGACACGCAAGATGATTCGCAAATACAAGCTGCGTTATGTTGTGCTTGTTGAAGGTCCTCGTGATGCGCTTGCTTTGTTGTCGTATGGCATTCCAGCTCTTGCTGTGTTGGGTGCAGAGCAGTTCGGTTCAACAAAAGTTCGCTCAATTGAAATGCTTGATATCGGTACTGTGTATACCATGACTGATAACGATGGTGGTGGTAAACTGTTGCGCGGCAAGATTGATGAAGCGTTTCGTGCAAGCGGTCTTAAATCAAAGCACTTCAAACTTCCTCGTGAGAAAGATGATAAAGGTAAGTTGATCAAACTAGACCCAGATAACTGTCCGATTGAAATCATACGTGAAGTGAAATCAGTGCTGCGTGACAAATATGGTAAAGGTTGTTTGATTCCTGCTAAACGTTTAGGCTGGAACAGAAAGCCTGCTGAGAAAGCAGTTAGTAAAAAGAAAAGGCGTGCGGCATAAACAAAAGGGAGACCTCATTACGGGGCCTCCCTTTTTTATTTAAACTGGTTCTTCTGCGTCGTTGATAGCTTCAACAATCAGATCACGAATGATTTGACGGTTAACATACTTCAACAAGGTACGCAGTTCTTTAACTGGCAGGTTGAGACCTTTGTTCAGGAACTCAGCTTCCAGCGCATGGTCATCGTAGTCATCGCCGTTGCAACGCTCAATGAATGCGTTAACAAACATGTTGGAAGATACGTCTTCGTTTTCATGTTTGATGCTACGCTTGCCACGGCTGCCCATATCCAGATCGATCTCTTCATCGTTCTCCAGATCGCCCACACCAGCACGCGCGTCCTGATCAATCTTGTTAACGCGATTGTATTCTTCCTGATAGCGCGGGCTGTCTGCAATATACGCCTCTGCGGATTCAGTAGTAATGATACGCGCACGCGATTTTTCCAACACACGCTTGAAGTAGCTGCTGCGAATCAACAGATCAGCAGGGACCTGAGTGGTCAGATCGATTGGGATAGTAGTTGCCGGAATGATAACGGCAGTCTGCTGTCCCATGTCATTGATACAGTTAAACGCAATGTCGCCCAGAGGGTTGGTGCGGTTAACAACGAACAGGCTCGGTGCCTTTGAAATGTCGTAGCTGTCAATGTACGTGTTTAACGTAATCGGTTTTACTTTAACGCCCATGGTAATTCTCCAGAATATTTAGTTTTAAAGGGCCATGACAGCCCTTGAGAGTTTAAACTGATTAAGCCAAAGTGCCAGAAGCAGAACGTGCTTCAAAGTTTTCGAGAGTAGCAGTAACGGTATAGTTACCCGCAACAGTCGGATCGGTTAGGGTGATAGTGAACTCACCGTCAGTGTCTGCAACTGCCTGAGCCGTGTTCTGATCTTGAACAAACTCAACAGTGGCGTTTGGCGTTGCGTTACCAGTGACTGATGTAGCACCGATAGCAAACGCGTCAACGTCAAGCAACACAGTAACCACAAGCTGGGCCTGCAAGTTTTCAGGCACGTAACCGTTACGGCTCAGAGCTACATCTACTGGACCGCTGTGCGCGTTGGTCAGATTGATGCTGAATGCACCTTGTGCGTTGCTTGAACCACTAGCGGTGTTTTCACCCTGTGTCAATGTGATATTAGTATTCGCAACAGTGTTACCCGTTACAGGCTGACCTTCGTCAAGCTGATTTACGGTGAAGGTATCAAACGATTGCAGGATAGAGAACTGCTGCTGTTTGTCTTCGTATTCCGCAGACTTGATAGTCACAGTACCAGTTGTACCTTTGGTCAGGTCAACACCCTGAACGATGAACGAACCATCGGCAGCAACAGTACCATTCACTTGGCCGTTCTGAGTTACGACTTCAATGGTCAGATCGTTGGCGGCAGGATTAACGTCAGCAACGTTACCAGATACTTCTGTGTCGGTATCTGCAACGCTGTTGACAGTGATGTTGCCCAGCACTTGACGATTAGGCTGTGCAGTAGTTTCTGTCTGACGGAAACCAGCAGCGTTAGCATAGACTTTAACAGCACCACGCAGAGGCTGAATGGTGGCGGTGTAGTCACCGTTGTCTGCAACATCGGCAGTGACTTCTTGCTGACCGTCTGGAGCTACAGTAACAACGGATTCAGGTTCTGCACTGCCTGAGATCTCTGTGTCAAAGTAAGCAGGAGTATCAATGCTTAAATTGGCCATGCTGATCTGAGCAGGAGTGAATTGCTGTTCATGCGTGTTGTAGCCATCCGCAGCAAAAGTCAGAGTGACAGGCTGGAATGGTAATGGGTCGGTCGTAATGTCAAACGCGCCGTTGCTGTCGGCAGTATCGTCAAAGGACTTGCCGTCAAAAGTAGCAGAAACATCGGCGTTAGGAACTGTGGTGCCCGTAATATGCGTGCCACGATATTCACCCTGAACGTTAGTAACTAATGGATAATCTTGATTCGGGCGTGCGCCAGCAGTAAACGTGAACTCACGACCAGCGTAACCATCAGCATTTACCAGCACACGATATTCACCTTCGACCAGACCACTTACAGGAACTGAGAAGCGACCTGATGAATCTGAAGTTGAGCGCCAGGTGTTGTCGCCTTGGATAACAAACACAGTGGCGTTTGGCACAGTTGTACCAGTAACCACAGTCGAGCCTTCTACTGCTGGATCGATTGTTGGCTGATCGATTGTCTTTGATGGCTCAGGCATATCACCAGGATTCATCAGTGCGATCATGCGCTTGTCCAGCAGTGCTTTAATATCGCTTGACGCAAGCAGATGAGCAAGTGGTGCAAGGTGAGTCAGATCAAAGTTACCAACACCAGCAGGAATGATGACAGATTTCATTTTCAGGTTTTCACCCAACACTTGAAATCCGATATCGCCTTGCGGAACGGTGCGATTAGATACGATGAATGCAGGCTCATTAAGAACGTTGCGCGACAGCAACTCCTTATATTGCTCCAGCGTAATCTCAGCCATTTTTATCTCCAGATTGTTTAAGTTTTTTCAGCGCAGCACAGAATCCCAAATACTTCTTGGGAGTGAGACGCAGCGTTGATCCTAATTGGATTTCAATGTCGGCGATGCGACGTACGGTTTGACGAAAGAGCTGTGTGTCGTCAAGATAAGCAAGCATCCAAACGCGATACCCATCTAAGGTCTGGCTCAAGTAGTTATGGACCTGATCTACCATTGGATGTTTGCCAACCACATAAACAAAAGATTTGTCACAGTCACTGTCATCAAGTGATGTGAGGTAACTGCTTAGTGCAACAGCGGCCTTAGCACGAGTCTGTGCTTGGCGGATCATGGTGTCCAATTGCTTGTTGTCACACTCACGCAGTTCGGGAAACAGACCTTTCTTGTAGTACGCAATCTCTTTGTGGCTAATTGTCTTGTCTGCCGACTCACGACGATCAAGCGACATACAACCAGTCTCCGTAGCACGCGTGCAATACTGACAACGCGTTACAGGACACTGACCACGAAAGCGAAAGGGTTCCGAACTGTTTTCCAGCTCAGGACAGATGTTAATCGGCCTGTTATCCTGTAAGACCGTAACTTGTATTTTCTGTTGACGCTGTTTTGTAGCAACCATAAATAAATCCTGTGATTTACAGATAAGTTTATCTATGGCCTATTTACAGAATTTCAGGCTAGACCGTAAGAAAAACCGATCATGATTTGGGTCAGGCTACGTGTGTCGTCGATAGGAACGCTTGACACCGGGCGATGATAGATTTTTTCAATCTTGCCTGTAATACCTCGCATTTCACATTGACGAGCTAGCTCTGATAAAAACTTACGTTCAAAATCATGCTCAGTCCTGTTCGACACAAACTTGATCTCAGTCTCTGTTACAGGCTGGGAAGGCATGTTACCGTGTTGTAGCATGACCGTTTGTTTTGCATACTCTGATAAAAACTCAGCGATGCGTGCGTCGTTGACCATACGGTTTCCCTACAGTATTGGGCTTGAGAGAAAGCGTTCAACAAAAGGCTCAATGACTTTGTTGAAGCCGCCAAAAGGTTTGATGTTGCTGTGGCGATAAAAGGTATACACGCCAATCAGTGATGCATCAAATTCATGGATTGCCTTGCGACTCTTTTTGGACGTAAGGTTGTATTCAGCATAATAGCCTTTAAGATCCATGTGACGATTGAAAGCATTCTTCCACTGCGATGCGGTTATCAGATCAAGCGGAATGTTTTGCTGCAAGGCAAAAGCCGACAGCACACCCAGCATCAAACTGATTGCTTCAATCGTGTTACCACCGAGACCACGAGACTGAAAGCGTTCAAAGCACATGGCATCAAACGGTCCGTACAACTTGTTGATCTCGCGTATCTCTTTTAAAAACTCTCGCGTGGGCTGACGCATATCATAATGCAGATTCTGGATAGGACGCTTGAACATGCGCGTTCCTAACACATCCAGATTGCGTCCGTTAACTTCAATTACCGAGAGTGCGAAATTAACTTTTCCAGGGTCGCCCGCTAAAATGCGCATAAAAACACTCCACTGTATTGGCTTTTTGGGCGTAATAGTTTTGACTCAGATAAATAACTATTGTGAGGTGCGAATGCGAAAATATACTCACTAATTTTGAACACTAGAGGAGAACTGTATGAGCTGGGTAAATCGAGGAAAACCACGCACGCCCTACAAGACCTACAAGACTTATGAGGGTGAGCGAGTACAAAAACGTTTGGACAGTGTTATCGAGGTAGTTCAGTCCAAAGTGGAACAGGCTTTGGCAGTTGACGCCACGCGCTGCATCATTTACAAGCGAGCCAAGTTTGGTCTTGTGTGTAGCTGCAACCGCGTTGACAACACGGCGTTTGATGATCAGATCGGTGCAATGAAATCGGTAGCCCGTGAATCCGATGCACAATCTGCTGGTGTCAGTATCGCGCCTTCCGCACGTACAATGTTTGGTGGTGGACGTCCTACCGCTGTGCCGCTCGATGAAATTAATCCAGCAGGCAAGGCATTGATCGATGCGGCAGATGCAATGACAACTGGCGAGGAGTTTGATACACGCTGGGATGGAGGCAACGTTGTCAACTGTGGTATCTGCTATCGTCAAGGTGTTCAGCCAGGATTTGCTGCCGTTGGCTTTCAGTATGTAGTTATGTCACATCACCACGTTCGAGGCATTGAGGGCTACACGCTGGACCAATCTGTGGCACCAGCGGCGTTCAGGCAGGTGGTCAAAAAGGGCTTTGTTGACTTTGATGTGACAGTGCCTAAGTTCTTCCGTTCAGCAACCTACAGCGTGCGCAGCAACGATAAAGTGTTTGGTGCAGGCACACGTCCTATGGCAGTTATCAACGGACAGACAACTGAACTGACTATGGACATCCTAGACAAGCATCGTGGACAGAATATTATTATTCGTGTCTGCAATGTTGAGATCTTTACGCATTGCGTGTTTATCTTTGATCTAGGTGTTAGCGGCGTTAACTGCAACATCAGCGAAGAAGCCAACACCTTGAACTACGATCAGGAACTCACAATCGGTAACATCACGGTTGTGCTGCCAGCCAAAGTAGGTTTGATTGAACCAGAAGATTTACTGGTGCTGCCGGATCGTCGTTATGTGTTGAAAGTAACTGAGGTGCCGAAGAAGCGCACAGCGCATCAACAGGCTTGGGAATGGGTGTGTACCACTCGTCCTGTTCAGCGCAAGGAATTGCAATACAACATCGAAAAAGGCTACTTAATCCGATAGAGGGCAACATGAAGCTAAAAATTAACTTGAGCGAAAGCCGCGAATATCGTGTGCAGCGCGGCAATTTCACAAAGGCAACAGTGGATCATACAAACGAGGCTGAGCCGGTTGAAGATATTCCTGTACGTGGTATGGGCGATGAAAGCCGCTTGACAGGCAAGGTTCTGGGAGAAGACAATCGCAGCTATGTGGCACCTAAGCGTTCTCGTGCTGTTGTCCAGTTGAAAAAGACTGACGATGAGCAGCAGGTAGGTCGTGAGCAGGCTGTTAAGGCTGTTGAAGGCAAACAGGGTCGTATCATGACCGAAGATGTGTTTACCTACAGCAGCGACGAGAGCTGGCAGCCTAAAACTGAATTTGAACGGCTGTTTGCACCTCTGGGCGAGCGTTTGGCTGCTATCCTACGCGGTGATTACCCTAGTCGCATTGTGAATCGTCCTTCCGGCGCAGAAGCTACTCCTGTGGAAGACCAACAGCGTGCCGGTGTGCCTGCTACAACTATGATGGCCAGCGAATCGCGTGGTAAAAGCCCATCAGCTAAGATGCGCAGTCAGATGTTGAAGCTGGTTATGCCAGAATTGAGCCGTGAACAGGGTGAACAGCTTGCACTGGCGATTAAAAATCACGACGGTGAAACGGTTCAGCGTATCTTTAATCAGATAGGCAAAAAGCTGAATCAGGTTGTTAGCCGTAAAAAATAGTCTTCGCCGTTGAAAATACGGTGAGATTTGTCTGAAAATCATGGATTTTAGGCGCCCGCAGGACATGCTTGTAGGCGCCCGTCAGGCGATTAGAATTGCAATCCCTGAGAAATCGTCGATTTTTAGCTGTTTTTAGCAATTCTCAACCTTACGATTATCGACCAGCGGTGTCCCTATACGCTCCACAGGTATAGCGCGGATCGAAATACCTTATTGCGGACACGATTTGCTATATAATTCATTTTTTGCATGGATTTGAATTCTATGCACCTATCGGCTATGTTAGAAGCTACCAGCGTGCGATTCTACTCGGTCTGATTTTGCTATTTATTGTGACCCAAAGTGGCTCATGCTCACGCTGATCTGACTGATATATGCCTGATATGATGATGGTTGAGAGAGCTAGAAGTAGAGACTTATACCGTATTGATACTCCCTATAGTTGGTTATCTGCAAGGAAAGTGTAAATAACCAACAAGAAAGAGCAAAAGCGAGTATTGATGAAGAAAAGCAACTTTGCCTATCGTGGGACGCGTTTAGTTCCCATGTCTGCCCATAAAGTATTTTGGGATACGATTCAAAGCTGCCCTGTTCCTATTGGGGCAGATGTAAATAGATTTTACGACAGTTTGTCCTTCTTGTTCCTGCACATCGCAGAACGCACAGGTCTTACTGGACGTAAAATGAAGCATCAAGTGCCTGTACCGTACAATTGGTTTCGAGACAGTAGAAATCCTGCTAGATATGCCTTGGTTTATCGTAAAAATCCTGAAATTCAGGCTTGGCTGGAGTCCGTATTAATTGTAACGCCTTTCGACTATATAAAAGGGCGTTGTCGAGAATGGCAGTTTAAACCATCATTTGAGCGGAAATTCCGTAAGGCTAATACCGTAGATGAACCTCTATACGATATAACCGTCAGGCTTCGACGTAGACCTAAGGCTAAATCAAAGTCTGACCTGATTGAACGTTCCATAGTGCCTGAGATTATCAAACACCGTATAGTGCGTCCAGCAAATCTTAGACGAGGAAAGGCTGAAATTTCAGATCTTATCGAGAGGGCTATTGATAATCAACGTCCTTACAGATTTTATCTTGATAGAGCCTTAGATTGTCTGAGAAACCTCGACTATCACGGAAAGCACAGCGCGTACTCCAAACTATGGGCTGTGTTGGAACGAGCGTCTAGGCTTGGCTTCAAAGTTGTTGGTGGCACGGAAAAAGATCGCATCGTTGAGTTCTATGACCAGTATTACATCAACGATGTCGGCAGTCGTATGTTTGGTATCAGTCAGGCATTTCTTAAACCTGTTAAGCGTTTGTGTTTTGATCATACATATGGTACCAACTATGATATGAGTCAGGCTCATATAACCATTCTCAAAGAACTTCTTGAAGAAAACGATCTGGAAATACCAGATACTATTCATATCGATCATGGTTACTTGGCTAAAACGTTAGGTGTAACGCGCGACACTGCCAAGACGTTAAACTTTGGTGGAATCTACAAGGGCTGGCAGAATCAGTATAAAATAACTGTGTCTATTGGTGACAACCGCAGATCAGTGTTAACACCTTTGGCCAAAGCCTTGTGGAAGGATTCTAAAGTTCTTAAAGTTCTCGAATCTCTTATCGTACCTGATTCTCCAAAACAAACTGAACTCGCGCAAAATGCCTATGTGTTGGGCATATGGCAGAAATGGAAAAGTATTTATAAACCTGCGGCGGATATTGTATCTCAATTGATTGATCGATTGATCGAAAAAGCCTACAATCGTAATGCGGTTTATTCATTTGTCAACGATGTTGAATGTTCGTATCAAATACCCTTCACTAAAATCAAGAAGGAACGTTATTCGATTTTGAGTCATTACATTCAAGGTCGAGAGAGCCAAAAACTTCTTGAGGTGCTTGCTCAAAATCTTTGGTGCAGTGCTGAGTTTGATGGAGCTATCGTTTGTGGTACTTACAACAATTGTATCGATATGGAGGAAAAGCCATTCTGCACAACCACTGACGCAATTCGATTGTTTGACAAGGTTTGGGAAAATGGCCACACCTTCAAGAACGACAAACGATGCATTATGTCTAAAACGGTGTCTGGCAATCAAGAGAATACTGTAAATAGAGCATATGCGAAATATTACGAAAAAGAATGAGGACATGTAATGGTTAAGGCAAAGCGCCCGGCGTCGACCGCGTCGGTGTCTGACCAAAAAGAATTTGAGTTGCCTGCTCGTCTGACAGTTAACGATTTTCTCTTTTTGTACGAATTCAAAATGCGGCAGGCACCTCTGCTGAATCTTGATACTTGGCCAAAAGTTACTCCGCAGCAGGCACTTGATCTTATTGGTGAAACAACCATTGATGAAATGTATGAGGGTAATAGTTCACTGGCAACAAGTCACAGAAAATGTGAGATTCTTCTTTCGCCTCAAGATGAGAATGCGATTGATATTGAAAAATTGAAGAAGGCTATGTTTGATAAGGATTGCATATTAGCTTATGCAATCCCGCTTGTGTTTTGGGCTGTGGGAAAAGGACGCGACACAGACCTGCTGCATTTGGTTTGTATCTATAATTGGGCTTCGTATATTAAATACGAAATAAACACTCGCTTGCGCAAGCAACACAATGAGCGCCGTGAGAATGATCCCAATATTTTCTGTTTCTTGATTGAGGCTAACATTGAACAGGCAGTGATATTAGACCATTATCGTAAAGCAAAAGTCATAGCTTACGATTCTTGGAATGAGAAGCTGCGTAAAACTTCAATCAAGAAAACCTTACCCGAGCCTTCTTCTCAATATATAACTGCTCTAAGGAAAAAGATTGGTGGCGATGTACCTCGATCGATTGTTACTCGCGGTACAAAAGCATGTAACGCTATTTGGGATAAATGGATTTTCAAAGGAAAGAAAGGACCTATGCCAACTGCGCTTGTTGGTGCTGAGTCCAATCAAAACTTCTCAATTGGTACTGGGTTTAAACTTCGCGCTGCCTCTATTGATGTTGGTAGTGCTAAGAATATTCATGTTTCAGAAATGATTTCTGGTGAATATAATCCAAGTCGCAGTATTAAATATGCGATTATCGAACGTACGGAAGGTTTGATATATCGCGTCTATGGGAAATATTCCAGATGACTGCAATCGTAAAACATATCAGTGTTCATCCGAACTTTAGGTACGTGCGTCGTACTGGTATCTTTGACGACCTTGATACTAAGAGTTGTCTTGACCGACACCGCAGCAATAAACAGCGGGCTAGGCAGAAGGTGTTGCGCAATGCTGAAAACTTTGACTTCAACAAAAAGTCAGAGTTCGTCACGCCTGCTTTCGTTTACTACAAGAAAAAGTCAGAGGTTGATCAGCAGTTTCCTGCACAACATCCTCTACACGGCTTTGACCTTGAACGCATGTTGGAAATCGAGTTAGGTAAATCCGATGCGTTCATTCAACGAGACCCTGATAAGGAGTAACTATGTTTAATGAAGATGAGTTGATGTTTCTTCGTTCATTAACCGAAGAGCATTGGGACATTGTTCGTAACAAAGCTATGGAAACAATGTCCGAAGAAGAGTTCGACGAGTTCTGCCGCAAAGTCGGCGTTGATCCCGACGACGAATAATACCAATAATATATTGATTCATTTTTCCTCTTAGTGAGACAACAACACCTTGTATAAAGCCCATATCGTTAATGCTCTGATTTCGAGTTTCTCCCAAGTAGAAGGCTTTCGCGCAACAGTCCGCGTAGATCGCCCACTTGGTATATCTGTAGTAGACGTGTCCGTTGACCGTTCTGTTTTTAGAATCTTCGACCACGTGTTCGTTGAACGTATGCAAGCATTTGGTTTTGAACTAACAATGATCACCCGAGACGAACGCGAAGTCACGGCAGAGATTGAACGATACATTGTTCCTAAAGGTTTGGGTGTGGGTCAGATTGCTGGTGATATTGCATCAAGCAGTCGCCCACAATACGTTGTTATAGATCGACAGATAGCCACCAGCTATGACATTGCCGCGCTTGAGTTGGCAATGCATGATACTGACCATTGGTTCGAACAGTTGATTATTGTTCTTGACGATCATCATCAACCAATAGTTTCCAGTCTGTCCTGCACTTCAGGAAGTTGGTGTGCTAGCTGCGTTTCTTCCTGCCACTTACCGCGTGAGGTAACAGCCGATGTCCGTAAAGAAAAGTGAGTTGACTGCAACTGGCCGTCGTCGCACACAACCACAATTGCAGAACATCCGTCCTATGCTTCTTCCTCATCAGGTCGAAGCCTATGAGCAGATTAAGAAAAGTCTCAGCCAGAATCGCTTGCTGGTTTCTGTAAACAATTCCTACACAGTCGTAATTTAACTGCACGATAGAATTTCGGGATTTAAAATGAAACATAAAGAAAACGATTATCTCGTCGTTCGGTCGGGTAACAAGAATGTGTTGGTACTTGCAACAGGCAAGACTGTAGGCATTCTCGCAAACACCATGCACCTGCCGGAAGTAGAGACAATCAAATTTAGTCCGAGCGTAGATTTACTCTGCGTTCTTGGTGCTGACCCTGAACCAGGTGCCAGCGCGTTTGGCGTTACTGTTAGACCTTACCACAGCTTGCCTGACATTAGCCCACTTCCAAAGATGCATCTGTATGGCCGACCAGACGAGATTCGCAAATCAGCGCGTATCGGTGTCAAGCGTTTGCCTAAGATCATCGACAAATATCGTCTGCATGAGGCGCTGCGTCGTCTTGGCGCTATCAACTTTGTGCAGCAGTCTGGATCAAAGACGCACAGCTTCAAGTCAAAGTTCCGCAAGGAAGAGTGGCAGGATGAGATTACCATTTTCTTAGACAGCACCGCAGTTGGCGAAGATGTTTATAATCGCTTGTTGTACGCGCTGGGGGAAAGTGTGTGGACTCACCTGCTGACGTCAAAGCGTAAAGTTCGCTGGTTGATGACCTTCAACAAACTGCGCAACGTTCACCGTCTGGACAAAGCAACCTTAGCTACCCTGCTTGAAGACTTCCTCAATGCTGGTGACGCTAAAGACGTCAAGAACGTTGTGTCCGAAGACCTGCTGCCATTTGTTGATCTGGTATTCCGCTCTATTGCGCGTCAACGTTCTATTTCTGTCAGAGAACTGGAACTGATTGCTCAACAGGACTCGGCTGCTGTTGCTGAACTGTGGCCTGGTGAAATTGAAGTTGCCGAGGGTCGTCCTGACCTTGAGAAGGCTGCAATGAAAAACGCACAGTCACTGTTTGCCTACACCTTTGCTCGTCACGTTACTGGAATTGATGTTGGCAAGACCTTGCGTAAGGCTATCAAGAACAGCCTTAAAGAAATACGTGCTGACTGATGTACCGCATCAACAGCATCAAGGGTGAGGTTTTGTTGCAACGAAGCGGACTTAGTTCCGCACTGAGTTTCTTTGACACTCACAACAAACATCACCCTGTGTATACCCGAGACTTTTCGCTAAACGTTGTTGGTCTTTCGCACGACATTTTAACTCTGACCTCTGAACGTCTGCACATCGATCACAACCTATTGGCAGCAAGTTTGTTTTTGCGCATTGTGGCAGTTGACAACCTGTACTCAATGCCTGCTGCCCTGAGTCTCGTTAAGGTATTTGGCAATACGTCTCATAAAATAGATGGCTCATCTGTAACTAGTTTTATCAGAGACCAAGAAACACCACTAGCGCCCATGACAGATAAAGGAAAGATTCTGCATGACGCTGAGATCTTAACGTTCTTTGCTCAATCTCCTGAAGTTATGATCGGGCACGTTTGTGCAAGAACGGGACAACATATCGAAGAAGCTGTGAACAACCTTGTAAACGTCGCAGTTAATCAACGTATGCATACGTCTGTCGGTCGTTCCATGTTGATCGGATTGAGCGACTATGTGATACGCGGTCTCAAAGGAGTATCAACCAATGTCGAACGTGGACCATGATTTCGATTTAGATTTCAGAGACGACGAAAACCTCAACGATGTTGTTGATGATTTCGATGAACAGCCAATTGAAACCGTAGGCCAGAAACTGTTTGTAGTCCATCGTGGCAGCCGTGATTATGTTGGCTATATTGTAAGTGATTCGGAAGGGCGACGGTGGATGATCAGTCCGCTGGAAATGGTTCCAGGCAGACAGGATGATATTGATCTTGTCAGTCAGGAAAGTTTCATTGTTGATGGGTGTCCTGTGTTTGAAGTCCATGACCACGACAACTTTGTTCGTGAGAAATCGGAATTCAATCTCAACTTGGCATTCATTTCAAACACGCCAGTCCTTTTCAAGAGCGTAGAACACTAATGATACAAGATATAGTGATTGACCTTGACGATACAGCGTTTGCGACTTATCATTATTTTGATCAGCAATTAAAAAGTCGTGGCATTGATTGTCAAGGTCATTATATTACAACAGTCAACGGCGGTCCACACTTCCTTGAGTTGTTGGACGACGCCAAGTTTATGCGTCAATTGAACTTGATGCCTTTTGTAGCAAACACGTTGGACTTGCTGCGTGACAGAGGTTATCGTCTAACCATTTGCACCCATCGTGGTTATCATGCTGATGGTCGCAAGGAAACGTTGATCAGTTTAGAGCATCATCGTATTCGTCACCACTTCGAAACCATTCATGTTATTGATCCCAAGACACACAACAACAAGCTGACCTACCTTCGTGAACAGTTCGGTCACGATAAATTTATTCTGGTAGATGATAAGCCAGTGTTCGACAGTGCTGAACCCCTTGCGTCTAACGTCTTGTTGCGCACTCAGTTCTGGAACACGCACATCGACCACCCCTTCCGTATCAGTAGTTTTGAACGTGATGAGTTCTTTAGGACTTTAAACGCAATGCAACTGTTTCTCAAGATGGCCTAAAAAATTCATAAGAATTTTCTTAGTAGATCCATCAAAACTCACTAATTAAATAGCGTAACAAGTGAAGCATAGGGAGTTTGCTTCTGCACGTTTGAGAGAGACTGGATTTCCCTCTGGTCTCTCTCCTTTTTACGAGCAACTGTACACCGCAACCAATTCATACTCTCACGGTTCGCGTTGTTAAAGGGCTTATGAGTGAGAGTTTGCAGCAGGCAGTTGGTTTCCTCGAACTGTCTCTTCAGGTCAACTGCCTGCTGCCGCGTCCGCACCGTCATGCGGACAAGAGCAGAGCAACCTCGTTGTATGCAGATGCCAACAGACGCTACCTGTGCCGTCGTCTGCGATACAACATTTAGGTGTAAGACTCTCTCGGGCGCGAATCCCTCTACGCGCCTTAATCTGAGGGGGAGAACACTCGGTTGCTTCTCGCGTTGCTCGCCGAGTGGACTCCAATACATATTCTCGCAAGTGTGTATTGGAGTCCTGTACAAACTACAACAGGACATACGGTGCTTACCGAGTTCTAGTTGCGGTACGCTCCAATCAACACTATTTTTGGAGATATGGTATGGGAAACAACTTCCTTTGGTTAATTGCTATGATTGTGTTTGGTGCCTTGTGCTTTGCATTTGGCGTGTGGTGGACTAAGCGTCATCCAAACGAATCGCAACGTTATGTTGATCAGGTCAATTCAGAACTCGATCAGCACGTTACCAAGATTCGTAATGGCGCTGAAACTATCACAGAACAGGCACAAACTGTTGGTGCTGCTGTTGCCTCGATACAGCAACAACACACCGAGATAGTCTCAATCGTTAATGGTGTCAAGTCTGTGATTGATTCGCTGACCAATCGCCTTGAAGCCAAGATTTCAGAGATTGAGAAAAAATAAGAATAGTCTCACGCCCAGAAGTTTGTTGTTTCTGTAAATATAGAGCAGCAAAGTTAAAAAGCAGGGATCAATGTTGGTCCCTTCTGTGGGAGATTAAAATGCTGAGAAGTTGTTACCGTGTAGTGGTCGACTTAATCCGGCCAGATGGAACCTTTGAAACTCGCGTTGTTCGTTCTGACATTCGCAGTTATACAGAAGTAGAAAAATTGATTAGCGGAATCGACAAGAACCCGCCACCAGAGTTTAACCTGTTTTCGAGTGTGAGTGCAAGAGTAGAACCTTCACTTTCGCTTGTAGCCTAATTCACTGTTGCCACTGTGAATGCCCTCTAGGATTTTCCTAGGATTGTGTCTTTATTGCTCATTGAATGTAAACATTTTATACAGGGACAGCCATGGATTTGGTCTGTCCCATTTTTTCGTCTGAGGACTTAAAATCTGTAAATATCATACGAGAGCATATACTAAATAGGGCATACAATGGCAAAAGTTAAAAAACGCAGTTTCGGTGATGATGAACCTAAAAAGAAGAAGAAAGGTGAATCTACCGAAGTTGTTAAACTGACCACAGTAAACTTCGCAGCGAAATATCGTCCGCGTGTTATTGCTGATTACGTGGGTCAAGATCACATCGTTAAGATCTTTCGTGGTTGGACAAAGAGCGGCATCGTGCCTGCAACCATTCTTGTTACTGGTCATTATGGATCAGGCAAGACAACGTTTGCTCGTCTGATTGCCAAGTACATCAACTGCGATTCGTTTAGTGCTTGTGGTAAGTGTCAGTCATGTCGTATGGCGGACATGGGTAAAGATGCACATCCTGATATCATGCAGTATGATATGGGTGGCGACCACGGTAAAGTTGATGGCAGTCAAAAGATCATTGACAGCGCAACACTCAGTCCGATGTTTAAGCGTCGTGTGTTTATTCTTGACGAAGCACACCTCATGAGTCCTCAAGCTGAATCCAAGTTTCTTGTGACAACAGAAGAACCGCCAGAACATACTGTGTGGATCTTTGTTACAACGAACCCAGAGAAGATGAAGCCGACCATTGTTAGTCGTGCTACTAATCTTCCGATTCAGCCAATCAAAGTAGACGTGATTGCCAAGCGTCTGACAGAGATTGCAGACACAGAAGGCATCTTGCCTAAGAAAGACAAAGCACTTGATCGCGCCACTGATGCTATTCAGCAAGTAGCAGAGTATGCTGGTGGTCAGATGCGTGGTGCTATCGGCATGTTGCAGACAATCTACTCGTCAGTTGTTGGTGGTGAGAAGTTTGATAAGGAACTTGTCAACGAGCTTGCGTCAGCCGATCCAGAAATCGAAATGGAAGCGAAAGCAGTTTCCATGATTGGTGCTTATCTGGATATGGACTTGATAGCTGTTATCCAGTTCCTTCGTGAAGCAAATAATCCTCGTGCGATTGTGATGAAAGCACGTTGGGTTATTCATGGCATCATCGGTCACATGGCCGAAACGAACAAGTGGCAAACAGCAGGACTCAAGATGTTTCTTGCGATGGCCAAGCAGAACAAGATTGAAGTTAATCCCGTTCGATTGATCTATTTGCAGCGAGCACTTGCCGACGCCGAAGTAGCATTCAACAATACCAGTGTGCCAGCAGATATTATGTTGGAGAGTTTAGTCACAACTCTTATGGCAGATCTCTACAGCGGCAAGATGAGTGTGGAAGTAGTACCGTTTGACACTGATGCAGATAAGTCTGAAAAGAAAGTGAAGAAGAAAAAGAAGCGGTCTAAGGACTAATTTACGTGGGAGATCATTGCGGTCTCCCTTTCACTTTTTCCTTCCACAAATACTCAGCCTCAATGCTAATTTATGTCTATAGCAAGAGACTGCAAGCCATGAGGGCGTTGCCATGTCTGGTCTCATTGTCAAGAACAAGAATCACTGCCGTTTGCGCCCGCCGTTCAGCGCAAGTGATTTGAAGAATCTATCCCGCTTTGTGTTTGGTAGTTCACGATTCAATGCAGATGAGTTCGGCCGCTTTATGTCTGTGTATGGTCCAGTTGTTGCGACCACCAGCGGACAAGGCGCAGTGTGGATTATTGGTGATCGCCAAATGCGCACAGCAGATGATTTCCGTACTGTGATGCAAACGCTGCCAGTACGCAATCAACCGTTTACCGGTGATGTTTATATGCCGCTTAACGTTCTTGGTCAGCGTCAGTTTCTGATTGTTCCTTTCAAAAGCGATGAACTACTATGGTTCAGAACAGAACAGGAATTGATCAGCTACTACAAAACACGCGACATTGAACCTGCTGTTGAGCAGATGCAACTTAAACCAAGTTCGTTGTTAGGTTCGTATGAATTTGCTAAGTAGTGCCTGCGTGGAGGTGATCCCTATCTCCCTGTTACCAACACAGGGTAATAAAAGTATGGTAGGCCAGAAGGCCGGACGCATAGCGCGTCTTGACCAGAAAGGGGTTGACTCATCTTCACGGTGGTCAGCCCCTTTTTATTTGGAGCACGTATGGAAATCCTTATCAGTTTAAGTCAATCCAAGATGACTGAGAATCAACGAGTCAGTCTTGAGAACAGTCAGAATGAATTGCAGAATGCGAGACGTAATGAGACCAAAGCTCGACGTCATGTAACCGAGACACAAACAGCAGGTAAGCCTGTTGAAGGTGCTCGTAAAAAGATGCAACACGCCCAGCGTAGTCGTCAGACACAACAGGACATTGTCCGTGTGCAGCAACAAAAGCTAGGCCGTGCTCAACAGATTGATAGACTCAGTGCGGAACTCGACCGTTTGAAGAACGATGAGGGCACTGATAAAGACACCGACGCCAAGCGTGATCGTCGCAAAGAACTCCGTCGTTTGATCGCTCAATCCAGAAAAGCGTACCACATGATCAAGCGACCTAAACGCACTAATCCTGACAAGCGTAAGACTTTAAGGAGACGTTGATGGAAATCGTAATAAGTTTCTCCGCTGATGAGAGTTACCAAGCACTTGTTAAAGTAGACCAGAGTCTTCGTCGTATTGAGAATCAGATGCGTGACTGGCCTATGAGTCGCAAGCGTGAACGCAACAAGCACCTAAAGTTTCAGTTTGCACGCAAGAACAAGATCAAACGCAAGTTAGGTCTGAAAGGCGTTAGCGGTCCTTTCTACTCAGACCACTACATGAATAGCGGCAAGCGTCACAAATTCTCTGGGCAGCCTTAACGGGCCGCCCTTTTCTGTTTCTGGCTGAGAAAATTCTGTAAATAACCAGTATAGAACTTGCTCAACTAAACAGAATTAGGTATACATATGTACGGTTTAAAAACACACCCAGCATTCCAGATTTGTCGTCACGTTGTTGATATTGATCCATACACTAATCAGCCTGTAACGGAACTCGAAATCATCAAAGAAGTTCCGTACAACCCACCAGCTCAAGAACTGAATGCAATCAAAGCACAGTATCGCGGCTCGGATATCTTTGTTCAACCAACTTGTAGTTGGAGATAGCTATGCAACGTCATCCAGTTATTACCTATCGCGCTTTCTACAACCAAGAAAACAACGACAAACACGACACGCAAACTCAGGTTATTGTGGCTGAATCCGCTCGTGATTTTACTGAGCGTGAACTTGATCAACTGGCCAAGCAGCATGGCGTAACTAACATTCTTGTTGAAGAGATCTCAGAGTATATTTGATGCAGCATGGAATTCGCTTGAAGTCTATTCGTTTAAAGCGTGTAGGCACTTACGAGGAACTGGAACTTACCGGTCTCGATACTGAAGGATTTGCGACTATCAGCGGTGAGAACCTTGACAGTCCAGATGTTCGCAACAACAAGAACGGTGTTGGCAAGAGCTTGATGTTCGGTGCTATCCCAACCCTGTTGTTCGAAGCTGACCCACTAGCCTTGGCAAAGAAAGCCAAGACTAACATGCTGGGTCACAAAGAAAGTGAAATCGAATTAACGTGGGGCACGCCTCAAGGCAAAGACCTTACTGTTATTCAGACAGCAAAGAAGTACAAGATATTTCTTGATGGTGATGATCAGAAAGTTGACCGTCAAGATGTAGCGCGGGATTGGATTGGTCGTAACTTTCCACTGAACAGCGATGAGTTCTACAGCTACTGCTATATTCAAACGCAGATACCGCATCCGTTTCAACGTGCAAAGCCTGCTGAGCGTCTCCAGTATCTGACCTCGCTGTTTAACCTTGATGTGTATGATCAGATTCGGGCAAGTCTCAAGAAAAGACTTGATGCAGCGCGTGATGCTGAAACTGAATCGAAAGGTTTAGCTGATATGCTGGACGTTACCCAGCGCAAGCAGAACCAGACCAAGATAACAGACGAAGATCGCAAGCGTCTGAAAAAGATTATCCGTAAGTGTGACCAGCTTAAAGAGCAGCGCAACGAATTGTATGAGGCTTTCGTAAACCTCAGCACAGTCCGCAACAATGCCAAGCAGTATGAACAAACCCTGCGACAGATACGAGAACTTGGTGTTGCTTCCAAAGATGCTAAAGCGGAACTCAAGCACCTACGCAAACAGCTTAACTTGTTTGATGCTTATGCTGAGTATGCCGAAGAACTTGATGAGTACAAGCAGCAGCGCACAGAACTTGAACAGGCTGTCAAGAAGATTGGTCTGAAAAAGACTGTTGATACCAAGAAACTTATCAAGCAGCACACCGCCCTCGTTAAACAAAGCGAGGAACTTGAATCTGACCTGGAAAAGTTAGATGAACAAGAACAAGCCTACGACGCCTACTGTGGAAGAGTCCAAGAGTTGGGTGACGACCTCGCTAAGCTCAAAAGTCCTAGCCGAACTCTTGAAGAGGCGCAAGAAGAAAGAGCAGAAGCCAGAGCAATCATAAAGGCTTATCACCGTCTGCATGAACATCTTGATGATGGCACAACCTGTCCTACCTGTAGTCAAGACGTCGATCTTAAAAGCATGGCTAAAGCTGCCCGTCGTGCTGAGAAGACTATCGGTGAGTGTGATGATGCTATTGCGTATCACACGTTTCGTTCGGAGCTTGATGACCTAAAACAAAACAAGGTCAAGCGTCCTAAACTTCGTCGCAAAGACCTTGAAAAGAAACTCAAGTCTGTTGAAGACGAGATTGAAGAGGTAGTGCGTCAACACGGTAAGGCTAAACGTTTCGACAAGCTGACAACTCAGTTGGAATCATTGCGTCGTCCTAAAAAGGTTGAGAAGCCTAAAGGCAAGCAGCGTGATATTGAAAACCAGATTGAGCAACTTGAGACTCTGCAAGAACTCCAGCAGACTTTGAAAGCGTTTAATCGTCCAGAGAAATCGTTCAAAGAGATCGATAAGCAATACACTGTTGCTGATCAGGAAATCAAAACCCTGACCTCTGACATTGCTGAACGTGAGCGTAAGGCACAGGCACTCCAGTCACGTATTCAGGAACATGACCACTACGAAGAAACCTTGACTGAAATCAGACAGAAGCTGAAACGTCTCCAGCCGATGATTGATCGTCGTGAAGTGTTGGAAGTCCTGTATAAGGCATACTCAAACAACGCGCTTAAACTGCGTGCTGTTGAAGGTCGCTTGAAACAGATTGAAGACAAGCTCAACGAATACAGTCCTCTCGTGTTTCCTGAGCCTATGCGTTTTACTCTCAGCACTAACAAGCAAGGTGTTGTTGCATCAATCACCCGTGTTGCATCAAAGCAGACAACCGATATCAGTATCATGAGTGGTGCAGAGCAAAACTGTTTCCGTCTGTTGTATGCAATTGCAATCATGCCGTTCATTCCTCAGAACCGTCGTACTAATTTCATAGTGCTTGATGAGCCTGAATCTCATTGCAGCGAAAGCGTTATTCATCACTTGGTAGAAAACTTCTTGCCTGTGTTGAAGCAAATCGTTCCGAACATCTTCTGGATTACGCCTCTGGATGATGAGTTTTCTGATAACAGATGGAAGATTACAAAGCGTGAAGGACGCAGTACGCTAGAGAAGGTTGCAGCATGATCACAAAGCCAACTACCACGCTTGTTTATTCTGTACAAAACATCGTGGCAAATCCCTGTGTGTTTGCGCGTTACAAAGTTGTTGTTGATAGCCGATTGATTAAAACAGTTCGTGAAGAAATACCGAACAATATCATTCGACGTCTGTTCGGCAGCAGCCGTACTCGCATTGTCTCACACACTGAACCAGATGACTGTGCGCATATTACTAATGACACGATCAACGTGCATCCGCATTATGCGCAAGAGGTCAAGCGGGCCCTCGAACAGTATGTAAGGAAAGCCGATGCTGAACTATAAAAACTACGATGAGATTTTCCAGAATCTCTTTAAGTACCACAACTATCGTATTGTAGAAGATTCACGCATGACCGCAGTTGTTCGTGTTCCTCGTCGTCGTAGCTTTGTCGAACGACTTGTAACGTGGAACTTTGAACCTGTTGAAATGGAAGAACGTATTCAACACAGTTGTCAGGTACGCATCGCCAGTGACACTATCTATGCTCATCCAGTTGTGGCTAAAGCCATTCGTGAGCGCATCATAGATCGTGTTTGGGGAAAAAGCAAGGATGATTCGACACCATGCCTGTAATCGCCGTTACTGATCATAGTCCAGAGCAGGTGTTTGGTCACTTGTTGAAAACTGGTCAAGCAAAGCGTGTGACATTTGTTCCTCAGTCAGGCTTCCTTGATCCTGCAGGCAAATATCACAAGCATATCTTTGTTGTTGGTACGCGTGAGTATGATCGTAATGCATCAAGCATTCGTGATCTGCATACTCACATTGTTTGGGTGTTTGGTCATCGTGAACTGTTGTCACGTTACGGTCTCGACGTCTCAACTTCTATTGAGGACAAACAACCAAGCAAAGCCAAGCTCGTTCCAGTTGGCAGCTATCTCGAAGATCTGAAACGCCGTGCTATTGCAAACAGCTTGTTCCACAGCATGATGACGTTCATCTACACCTTACCATCAAAGACACATCAGAAGCCAGTTACTGCCGCTATCTGTACGTGGATTTACAATGGTGGAGGTGGCACTATCGCTAAGCTGGTGGACGGTATTCCAATCACCCTGAGTCCTATCAATCGTCATCGTTTGATCAAGATTCTCGCACAGCCTGTAACAAGCCGACTGTGTGCAGCGTTCCGTGATATTAACAGCGGTCGTTGTCAGACTCTTGGTGAAGCTGTCCTCAAGCATGACGTGCAGATCTTTGAGCTGGGTTATATTCAAGGCAACGTCAACAAGGTAGACAACATCGTTGACGCTCGCGTTGGTAATCAAGGGGTAGAGTGATGCTGTCCGTAGATGCTAGTGCTGTTGGTTGGCTGTGCATCATTGCAGCCCTCCTTACCAGTCCTGCTATTCTTAAAGGACCAGATCGAGTGGGCTTCAATGTTGCTTCCGTAAGCGTCTTGTTAGTGACCAGCCTCGTTTGTTTTGTTGAAGTAGATATGATACGCGCAGCCATATGTGTTCTCGTGTTCTGTTGCTTATCAGCGTTGATGAGTGTTGTCTACACGGAACTTGTGCAGCACACTCATGGGTTTGGCTTCTGGCCTAAGTTGTATGTCGTAGATGTTGGTATCTTGAACGGAATAATCCTGTGGGCAATAATCAGAGTTTAACAGCCTATCAGTCAGAATTGATCGTGAGCGGTATCGTGTTGGTTGTAGTTGGTATTGCTTTTGCGATTTTTGTATGGCTCGACAGCAAGCGTAACTAACAGGGTGCCTTCGGGCGCCCTTTCTTGTTTCTATGCTAATTTTCCTTTGTGATCTACAGAGGAATTCTATCATGACCGTGTTCAAAGATAATTCAATCAAAGAAGTCATTGACCGTGAAGGCGGTTCAAAGTATACCAATCGTGCTGCTGACCGTGGCGGTCCTACTCGTTGGGGCGTGACTGAGAAAACAGCGCGTGCTTACGGATATAAAGGTCAGATGCAAGATCTGCCTTATGAGATCGCTTACGCTATCTACAGCGCGAACTATTGGGACAAATGTCGTTGCAGTGAGCTTGAGAAGTACAGCCCATCTCTCGCAGTTTGGGTATTTGACTATGCTGTTAACTCAGGTGCTGGTGCTGCTGCAAAAGTCTTACAAGGTCTGCTCAACACTTCAAACAACCAGCAGAAGCTGTGGAAAGATATTGCCGAAGATGGCGCTATTGGTCCTGGTACACTGAATGCATTAGGTAGCTTGAGTCAAGCTCGTGGTGCTGATGGCATCAAGATTTTCAGCTATGTCTATAATGGTCTGCGTATCGGCAAGCTGTACAATCTGGCTTATGCTGATAAGACCCAGGAAGAAAACTTCTGGGGTTGGGTTACTCGCGTGATCAATATCACCAAACAAGTGGGAGCATAATATGGAGAAGGTTGTTTCTCTGAGTGCTGATCTTACTAACTTACAACTACAGAAAATCTTCCAGCGCACCAACCCTGCTGCTCGCATCTTAGCTTGTCAAAAGCTTGGTGGCACAATGCGTAACCCACGCTATGCGTTTGTTATCGCAACGCCTGATGGTGATTATTCTGTGTTGAGTGTAGACCTTATTCAAGTCGGCATGATGGCAAGTGATTATACTATCGGCAGCAAGATCATGTTGCATGAACGTGGTCTGCAAACGATGTATGATGCAACACGCGCTATTGAAAACATTAAACACAGTGCGGTTGTCAGTCACAGCGGACCTCCACCATTGTCTAGTATCAAGTTCAGTCTTGATGACTTTGGCATTGAAGCAAGTCCGCTGATTGACACAGTGCTGGAAGAATGGCGTCAGACTCAAACCATTGCACCAATTCGCTACGCTGTATACAATCAACCTCGTGGTGAAATTGAAATCAGTCTTGCAGATCCTTCTGCGGACAACGACGAAGAACATGTGGCTGAGCTGCGAGAAGCTATTGCCAGTGAACTTCATAAAAACTTTGATGACGTCAACGTTGCACAGCCGGATCCGGCGACAGCACGTAGCGGTCGTTACTCTCGACGATATGAAAATTTAAGGAACCATGATATGTCGCTTATCCGTCTCACCATTCCCGGTCAGGAATTAGTGTCAGAATCTGCAAAAGCACCTAGCTATAAATTTGCTCGCGTTAGTGGTAAAGCAGAATTGGTTCTGCCTAGCAGTAAGCGTGCTGCCTTGACCGAGATTAAAACTCACCTCAAGCAAGCTAAGTCAGATCGTACCAAAGCGTTACGCGTTGCAGCACAGCACGAGAAAACCGCTGCCGCTGCCGAGAAGGCTTCAACACCTGAGCGCAAGAAAGCACTAAAGGCTAAGGCTAAAACGCTGAAAGGTCAGGCTAGCGCACTGAACAAAACTGCTAAAGCTGCTCTGAGTGCTGCAAACAAGTCAGCGCGTAGTCACGGTCTTGGTGGATTGAAGATGCCTGTAAATGCGGACATCTTGGCTAGTGCTAAGAAACTGGCTGCCGTTAAAACTGACGTGTTTGGTGCTGACGGTAAGCGCGGTACTTTCAAACCTAAGTTTGCCCCAGACTCTAAGTTTGAAGCACTTGGTGCAGGTAAAGTTACCGCTGCTGCCCAACGTGCCCCTGCTAAAACTGTAGCACCTAAGAAAGGTATGGCTGGTGCTACTGGCGGACACAGCGCAGCGAAAGAAAAACAAGCGCGTGCTCAAGGTCTGATGGGCAAGAAGCCTCGCTATCAGAAAGTACCTCGTGCTGGTCATGCTGAACGTGTTGCAGATATGATGAAAGGCTTTGCATTAGAAGATCGCGCACAGATGAAGGCCCTTCGTTCAGCACTTGGTACGCCTATCAAAAAGTCTGATTTCAAAAAGTCCAACTACGCGACTAAAAAAGATGGCAGTATTACCATCGTAACGAAAGATGATGTGCGTTACGATATTTCTGCTGCGGATATGAAAAAGCACGGCATTGACAGTGACCATATCCAAGATATGCTTGAAACTGCTGGTGCGCGTCAGCGTGCAGCAATTGTTAGTGTTGGCCGTAAAGGTTCTACTAAATAGAGCATCGGCGCTGTTTCTAAATCTGCTAAAGCGCGTGATCTTGGAATCAAATCAGCAAACTAGTCCTATAAGCCCCTTAATTGGGGCTTTGTCGTTTCCGAAGGAGATTTCCTATGTGGCAATACAAACAATCTACGGGTGAACTGCGTGATGCAAGCGGCAAGCTAGTTGCTAAAGGCTATGCTGGTAAAGGCGAGTACAAGAATCGTCATGAGTGTCAGACAGTTCCTAACATGGGACCTGTGCCTGTTGGTTGCTACACGCTGAATCCGCCGCACACAAGCCTTAAGACAGGTCCTTATGCTATGGACTTAGTTCCAGACAGTTCAAACGAAATGTTTGGTCGCAGTGCTTTTCAGATGCACGGTGATAGCTTGCGTAATCCCGGTTCGGCTTCAAGTGGCTGCATCATCATGCCTCGCACCATTCGTGAAGCAGTGTGGGCTAGTCGTGATCATCGTATTGAGGTCATTGCTTGACTGTATGCACCTACAAAGGTGAAGGTTAGAGGTTAGAGATATGCAACTTGTAATGGGTAACTGGCATCTTAATACTCAGCGTGGAACTCCTGAGATCGTTCTGTTTGATACCGTGTTAGATGACAGTCAATACGATCTAAACCAGATAAACAGCGTAAGCGATTACATTAACACATCTGCATATTCTCGCGGTATTGTTGGTGAGGGTTTAGTTAACGGTGTGGTTGGTCAACAACAAGACAAGTTCTGGCTATCTAACTTTAAATATCAAGATCCCGAAGGTGCTGTTCGTGGTTTTACTGTAGGTATGACCCAGCAGAATCGAACAGCCCTATCTAAGGGAGCTGATAAAGAACTGTATACAGGAACTTTCCAAAGCATAGCTGCTGGTGCGAAAGATTTTATGATGACACGCCTATACGGTGAGGGCAGCCGTACTGTTGCGTTTAGTCGTTTGTCGTATCAAAACACATACAATGCTGGTAGTTATGGCGGTTACTCGTGGAATATCAGCTTTGCTTATGGTTACTACTACGGAAGTAGTAATTCCTACACAAGCGGATCTGCCGGAGCTAACGGAAGTGAGAGACAACCTTATCAAACAGTTGAGGTACGAGCCACAGCCAAGTTAAGTAACTATGGTCGTGTTCGATATGCTTACAGTATAAGCTATGCTTCGGGTACAAATCAGATATTGTGGGATTCGCAACCTATTGATGATAACTTGCTGTGCTACATTCAGGGACAACTGGCCGCCTCTGATGAAACGGTTGTATTTGATTGTGGCCTGACATACTACGCATCACTTGGTAGTATGTTTAAGTTTGATCAAAGCGATTTTCTTGTAGGTACAGATAATAGTGCTGTGCCTGGAACTAAACCTCCAATGCGCTTTATTCGTAAAGATGTTATTGAGGTTTAAACCTCTCATGGAAGATAGGTTTCATCAACCTGCTTAGGACGTCAAGCAGCTAACTAAAGAGGAATGCCATCGACAAAAAACTAAAAGGAGACAGATATGCAGTTTGTCACCAACTTCTCACCGTCTGACTTATCGGATCAGTGTCGAGAACTTTTGTTCTTTGACCCAACGCTTGACACCTCCGTTAATAAAAAGACTGATGTTCTTCTCAACAACCTGAGTTCCATCTTGAGGGATAGTCGTGCTGCATTAGGTTTTAGTGGCACAACAAATCCTGTAAGAGGTGTAGACTCAACGCGAACAACTTATTACCTAACACAGTTGCGATACGCACAAGGAAGTGAGACATATTCAAAGCTGGTGGATATATTTCACAACAGTGTTGCTTGGGGTAAAAGTCCGTTTGCAAGTGTTCTATCAAACTATGCTTACGACTCAACTGCTGGACCTACTGCTGTGCTGTGGCCTAGTGCTTTGGACACGGTCAGTAGTCAGGAACTAACAGCGCCTTCATTTGGTATCAAGAATACAGTGCCTCTTTTGGGCATACTTCCTGCTATCACGATGACGTATGTTGGTTGGCAAGCATTCGCTGACGGAACATTCAGTACAAAGCAAACCTACTCAAAGTCTTGGCCTGGCCTCAGTGCCCTGCTGAGTACAGTGACGGTCAATCCTGTCTTGACTGTTATGAATACTAAGAAAGTAGATTATGTTGCTGCTCCTTACTCACCAACAGTTGGTCCATCAAACTTTGTTTCGGACAGCACCGTAGCTGTGCCTGGCAAGTACACTGCTAAACTGGCAACATCTAGGACTGCTGAGAAAGTAACACTACAGTTTGCTCTGGGTTATGTTTCGAGTAAGAACATTTATATTAGGTTAGCACGCGGCACAGACTTTAACGTTGCAGCCAGTGTTGATCCAGGCACCAGGCAGTCCATAACGTTCCTCACAGCCCAACAGAAGGTAACTCTGTAAATACTGATAGATGAATATCGGATTTACAGGCCACAGACCAAACCGCCTCGGTGGCTTTAATGATCAAGCGCGTCAACGCTTGTATAAGTTTGTTCACAATCAGATGTTGAGGATTGAGGATGAACACACAGTCTATCACGGCTGTGCTTTGGGTTTTGATATGGCTGTTGCAACCGCTGCCCTTGATCAGGGTCATCGGGTAGTTAGCTGTATTCCTTTTCTGGGCTTTAACGCACGTTGGCCTTTGTCAAGTGTGTTGGAACTCGACACGATACTAAACCGCAGCAATGAAGTGATAATAGTCGTGTCGGAACAAGAGTGGGCCAAGGAACATGCCCCAATTGCGCTGAACCAACGCAACAACTTTATAGTTGACAACACCAGTCAGTTGTATGCAATGGCTTGCGGCGCCCCTTCAGGTACACAGAATTGTGTAGACTATGCAGAGAGAAAAAACAAACCAGTAAAGCATTTATGGCGTGATTGGTTAAAGTTTCAAACTAATTTTAAACATCGATAAGTCACGCAAGAGAACATTATGGAAATCGTTGTTAGCCTCAGTGCTTTGCCTCCATCACTGTACAGAAAGTTTGTTAAAGGGTGGAAGCCTAATCCTACGCTGTTGAAATTGTTTGAACAGATCAGCGGCAAGCGTGGCCGTAAAGCCATGCGCATCTATATTGACGCCAAGACAGACAACGTTATCAAAAACATAGTGGATAACGTCAAGCCTCCTAAGCTGGTTGAAGACGAACTCCGCTTGAAAGATATTGAGATTGTTGATTACGTTGCTGGTACAGGCAAAGATCGTCATGGTCGTGTCGTGCGTATAGGTCGCGCTCTTAAATCCGCCGAAGCCAAGAAAGCATTCGACTCTGACCCTCAACGTAAATCTCTGACCAATGCAACACGCAACCACCAGCTTATCTGTATCTCGATGCATCCTTACGATATTGCAGGCATGTCTACAGATCGAGGCTGGACTAGCTGTATGCATCTTGTTGATGGCAGCAACCGTAAGTATGTTGGTCACGATATTAATCAAGGCACGTTGATCGCGTATTTAATTGAACCCAAAGATCGCAACATCAACAAACCTATTGCTCGCTGTCTTGCCAAGCCTTTCTATGAACGTACTAAAGGCGTTAAAAACAGTCAGCTCAAGATTGGGGGTAAGGTTAATGCGATGTATCTGGTAGAGTACGCTTATCCAGATTCTACCATGCCTTTTGTTCACACGTTGCAGGCGTGGCTGGATGAGCACATCAATCCTAAGATTGCCGCATCACCTCGTCAAGGTGTATATGAACTGGCGCCTAAGCTGTATGACGACAAGCGTGGTGCTGAGTATGTGTATGACCTAGAACAGCCACTAGCTAAAGGTGATCTCAAGACCTTTGTTGATCAGTTTGTTAACCACCGAGACAGACTTCTTGACGGTGTTAACACAGAAGAGTTCGACATTGCGCGACGTGCCTCTCAACGTTACCCGAAAATTCCAGCAATGCTTGCTCTTGCTGGTTGGAAGACAGCCCGTTGGTCTCTGCTGGCAGATGACATGATTCGCACAGACAAGCTGCAAGAGTTTCAAGATCTCAGTCGTGCCTTAGTCACAACAACTGGCTCTGATTCTAAATACGTTCTGGACATGTGGCGCAAGTCAAGCCGCTCTGTTAAAGCTATGGACATGTTCTTGCAAATCTTGCCTGATTCAGATCGTGAGAATTTCTTTAACAAACATCTGTTCAACATCATTCCGTATAGCTACAGTCGTGAAGACCATATTAAAGGCGGTTATCCTAAAGCACTTTCCGAGATCTGGACTTTGGTTAAAGATACTGCTGATGCTGAACGTAACTTCTGGTATACGGCAAGTCGCATAAACAACGACAACGTTGTACCTGCTGATATTGAAGAAGAGTATGATGATGAGGACGAAATGCAGACCGAGTGCATTGCTCCTGCTGTTATCTCTTTGGCAAATCGTGTTGGTGAATCTCCTGCGTCTCTTGAAAGCCTTGAGCGCAATCGAGAACATGTGCTGCCTGAATATTTCAAGTATGCTAGCGAAGTGTTTAAGGGTTACAAACCTGTACATATGGACGCTCTGCGTGGCGGTGATTATCTCAATCTTGTATCTTCCATAGCTGAGGAGACAGGTGCTAAAGAGTTCACTGTTAGCTACGTTGTAGAAAACCATAATTTCAGTCGCTACCGTTTCAATGCGCTTGATGATCTCTATCCAGTGTATGGTATAATCGATCCTGAATCCAGAACCTCTACCGCGATGGTTAAATCCGACGACTCTGCCTCAACGATTGCTGACAAGGTATTCGAAACAGCACTGGCTGAGTATCGCGCCGACATCATTCTTGATGTAAAAGCGGAGATGGAAGATGGTGAGGATGATGACATTCCAGACATGAGTGACGACGATGATGATTGGGATGACGCGTTTGAAGATCCAGAAGAGGGCGATGATGACGAAGATGAACCTGCGCCAACACCAGCTCGTGCTAACAACATCTTGTTTGATGACGAAGATGAGGACGATGACGACGTAGGTGAGTGGGACGACAGTTGGATGGATGATGCCGACATCGGCGCTCCCGACATGAGTGACAACGATGAGCTTAGTGAAGAAGCAGAACTAGCTCAATTCCTTGCACGTCAGGCCAGAGACAATCGATAAATAAAAGGGTGGCTTAGGCTGCCCTTTTCTGTAAATAACGACCATCAGAAACAACAAGAGCACTGTTATGTTAGAAGCCATTGTATGCAGCGACTGGCACTTAGAAGGATTAGCCAAACACTTTCCTCAAGATCACGTTGAGCGTCAACTTGAGACCATCGACCGTGTGTATCAATATGCTGTAGAGCACGGCATCAAGTACATGATTGTTCCTGGCGATATTACCGACAAGTATCGCATGTCTGATGATACTAAACGTTTGTTGTTGCAACACTTCCTGAAATACGAAGGTGTTATTGAAACTTACTATTCAGGTGGCAACCACGATTGGGCTGACTCAACTCAGACCTCAATGGACCTTATTCAACAGTTTACCGAGTGGTCTTTCCTCAAGTCGTTGCACATCTATCTCCGACCTAAGCAACTCAAGCTGGAAGACATTGTTGTTAACTTTCTTCCGCATCCTGCTAAGGAAAGCATTCGCCACAAGAAACCGTGTCTTAACTTTTGTCACGTTGAAGCTGTTGGTGCTCTTGGTGATAACGGTCGTCCGCTTCATGCCAAGAAAGATATTGCAGTAGACGAACGCGACTACACAATCAGTGGTCACATTCATCTGTATCAACACTTGGAAGAAAAACGTTTCTTGTATTGCGGCAGTCCTTATCAAAAGACTTTCGGTGAAGCATTGCCTAAAGGTTACGTTCACATCCAAGCCAAGTACGTTAAGAATCGTCTGATAGTAAAACACAAGTTCATCGACAGCAAGCCTGGGTTCAGACTCGAAACCGTGCTGATTGACGATCAACGCAAATGGTCGCAGTTGGAAGCTAACCCAGCTATCCGTTATCGTTTAATCGTCCGTGATGGTATATCTATTCCTGCTGACATACGCATTCGCATTCCTAATATTTCCCAAATAAATACCTCGAATAAATCGGTAGATCTCAATAATATAGATACCATAGATGTTTCAGAATTGGAACTCTCCGAGATTAATCCTAAGGATGGCCTAACAGCTTATCTTAAGGAGTCAGGTATTAGTAAACCTTTGCGCAAGCGTGCGAAGTTGGAAATAGACAGTGTGCTGTCAGAAATCGGGTACACGTCTGCATAAAATAAATTTGGAATAATACTCGGAAAAAGTTTGGGTATTATGCTAATTTTCGTATGCAAATTTGAGAAATTGTTTCTCGTGTCGCTCCGAACAAAGCGGACGCGGCGCCAACCTGAAAAGAGGATATAACCATGGCTGTTAAACGTAAACTGACTAGCCCTCAAGATCCAGTTAAGGGCGGTACCAAAGCTAAGAAAGCTGCGGCTGGTAAAAAAGGCGGTACTGCTACTGCTAAGAAAACTACCACTCGTAAACCACGCGCTGCCAAAGCTGCTTCTACCACTGCGAAGAAAGCTGCTGCCGGTCGTAAAGGCGGTACTGCTACCAAGCGTACTGCTTCTGAGAAAAAGTTCGACAACGCTCGTGCTTCTCACCTGAAAGGTCAGCGTGCTAAAGCGAAAACCAAAACTGTTCAGGCTCGCCTGGCAGAACGCCTGAAGAAATATAAAACTGGCGTTTCAGCGACCAAGAAATCTCAGGCTGCTGTTCGTAAGCTGCTGCTGAGCCGTCAGTCTGTTGCGCGTTCTAACCTGGCCGCAAAACAGAAAGCTGGTTACTCTAACCTGCTGGCTAAACAGAAAGCTCGTCTGAAAGCGCGTATCGCCCGTAAGCCTTCTATCAAGAACGGCAAACTGGTAACTCCGAAAGTAGCACCGGCTAAAGTAGCTCTGAAAAAGCCTAAGCTGAAACCAATGCCGCGTCTGAAAGGTGGTCGTCAGACTACTGCTAAAGTGACCGAGCATAAAGGTACCGCAGCTCAGAAAGCTGGCGCTAAAAAAGCGGCTCGTACTCGTAAGAAAGGCAGCGTAGAAGTTTAAGTCGCTGACTGATCGAGCATGAAACAAAAAAAAAGGACGGCTTCGGCTGTCCTTTTTTACGTCTTAGGTCAGAATATTTGTAAATACACACAGTACATAATCCATGAATATCCCGACCTAAACGCTAATTTCATCGAGTATTCATATTCTCACACTGACGAGGACTACCATGGCTAAGACTGCCAAAAAGAAGGAAGTGATTAACTCTATCAGCACTTCCGTTAACTATAGTTCAGAGAATATGCGCGGCTTGCGTAACGCTCGTACAGCGACTGAGTTCCGCAACATTCTCGACGGTGTGATTGCTAGCGTTAGCTCCTTCAAGATTCCAAAGACTCTGGCAAGTTTAAGTGCCCGAGCCGTAGACCTCAGTGATCTCAAAGGCACTGTGGCACAGAAGCAAACTAAAGCAATCGACCTCAACACCGTTATCGACCTGTCTAAAATCGACATTACCAAGATTCAAGACAAGGCCAAGTACAATCAACAGGTAAGCAATCTCAACCAAGCCATCACCGAGCTGGGTATTGCATATCAGATCCTTAGCAGCAAGACCTTTACTGCTTTCAAAGATCAGAACAAAGCGGCTGACAGCCTGTTGAGCGTTATCAAAGACGCAACAGAAACTCAGAACCGTATGATTAAACTGATGAGTATCGACGTTAAAAACGGTACTCCAAAAGAACATACCAAGTTAGCCGCAACCATTGCTAACTACCTGTCAAAGATTCTGAACCGTGAGCAGTACAGCAAGATTCGTACTCGCACCTTTATCGCTAAAGGCACTGACCCAATCACGTTCCAGACCTATATCTTTGTTGATGACTTCGTTAACAGCGACAATATCCATCACCAGAACTATGCTATTGTGTTGACTACTTCTGTTGCGGTAGCTAACGGTCTCAGCACCAACTATGTTACAACGCTGGTGGATGAGAAAGTTCCTGGCAGCTTCCCGTATGGTCGTACAGTTGAAACCGTTCCTTCTCTCAAGAAAGCGGTCAACAGCTTGCTGGCAATCGATGGCTTCCTGAACTACAGTGAACGTCGTCCTCTGAATCGTGATACTGGTGAGCTGCGTAACAACACCATGTTCGGTTCTGAGCGTCACAACATTCGCGGTAAAGATCGTGAGATCTTTGACAACGTGCGTGTTCAGAACGATAGTCTGTATGTGCGTCTTGTTCAGGGCCTCAGTGCCAACGAGAAGCGTGAAGCTATTCAAGAGATTCTTGCTATGGCCTCGACCGTGTTCCGTGCTGGACGCAGTGGCAAGAACAGCATCATCCATCAAATCGTCAACGGGCGTAATGGTCGCGAATACGTTAAAGTCAGTATCACCACCAGCAGCGGTACTGCGAAGGGTGTGTTGACCTTGGCCAAGATTGATCAGTTCGCTGATGTGCTGGGCCTGAACGCTCAACAGAAACGTGTGCTGAAACAGTCTGTGAAGTAATGGCTGTACAGCACTTCAAAGTAGATCGCACCTTCAAAGAGAATACATACAGTGGTCAGTATCGCGCTAACCAAATGCGCATGGCCACTCCCTATGTTGTTGATGCGATTCTCAAGCAAGTTCTCCTCGGTTTGATTTCGGCGCAGATGCCTTTCACTAAGGCACAGAACTTTACGCTGGTAAACGTGTACGCACCAGATGCGAACATGAGCATGGGTTATTCAAACATGCCTGATCCCAGCGTGATTATGATTGATAGTGGTCTTGTGTTTACGTTTTGCATGAAGCCACGACAGAATCGTATCTTGCCGCGCCCAAATCAAATCAACGGTCGCAGTCGTTACTTCCGTCTCTGGGGCGAGAACAATATTAACGAATACGTTACTATCGGTGTTCCGCGCTCGTTCTCTTTTGCGCTGAACGGTAACGGGCTTGAGTTCCTGACTGTGTTACACAACGTTGTTGGTACTGTGTCGCGTAACTTCTTAACAGTTGACCCGCAACCTCAGTATGCCGCTCGTTATATCACACAGGATATCAGTGTGCTTGACAGTCAGGACAACAACCTCAGCGTGCAGCAGGCAATGCGCAATCTGCCCTACACAGAGTGGCACTATTGTTCTGCCATGTGGAAGCAATTCAGCGTTGCCCTAAGTCCTGAACTGTTTGATCGTGACTTCCCGCAGTATTTCTGCACGTACATTCTCAGCGGTCTGTATATGCCTGACGTCAGCACCACAATGTCGAACTATATCGACACTAAGGTAGCAGACTACATTGCGAAAGGCCTGATGAAAATCAGCGCAGCAATGGCTTCAGGTATTCCTGATGTTGGTCCTGAGATACAGACAGCACTGTACCTACTGCTTAACGGTCGTATCGATTGTTCTGCGCTGGAATCAAATCAGATTGATCGCACCAACTTTGTTCGCATGTACTTTGAGAATCTTAATCAAAACATGCAACGCTTGCCTGAGTATCAATCAAAGCTGGTGATTGCTGCTGCATCTAACCATCTTGCTATGGCGCGTGCGATACTTAGCGGCAGTTACAATGTTCAGCTACGTACTCTTGCCGAGTACATGGCACTTACCGAGGCCTAGTTATGCGTACAGTCGAAGGGCAGATTATCTCGGTTGAAGAAACGTTTCTGGATGAATTCGACGAACCGCTATATCCTCGTGAAGACACGATGGGTCCTATCGTTAAACTGATTGATCCATCGGACAGAGGTATCATTGCAGAAGTTGTTGCTACTACAGGTGAAACGCCTGGTCAGTGGGTAGCAGACATTGCTATACCTGAGTTAGGTCTCTACGATGAAAAGCAGTTCGACCTCATCTGGACGTATGAATCAGAAGAAGGTACGGTTCGCAGTAAGGAACGCATCTACGTTGATCCCGCAATGGATGTTCGTGTATCGGATATCGTAACGCTGATGGGTGAAGACTCAACGTTTGATGTTACCTTACCGTTTCATTTTGACACGCAGCGCGATACTCTTACTTTCCAGCTTAGTATCAATAACCAAATGATTGTCAATGGCGTTACTGCTAAAGACAGTGGTGTGATGATGCTGGCTAATCGTCGTGATACCTGTTCGTTCCGTATTCCATTATGGGCAGCAAGCCGCAGACTTGAACCGATGGCTCTTGTTGTGCGACACGACGATGGACGACGCAAATCCCAGCGTTTCTTCACGTACACCATCTGGGCAATCACACCACAAGTTACCGTGGCTGTGTCGATGATTGAAGGCTACATCAACAAGGCACGACAGCAAAACGTTATCCCTGAACTTGAGTATACTCAGTCAGACCTCGTTATGTATCTGTATCGTGGACTTGCGTTGTTCAATCAGCTTGGCTCGCGTGCGACTGGTTTTACTGGCACAAACATGCAAGGTACCTTGTTGAATGCTTGGGTTGTGTGTGCATGTTACTATGCGCTTGCTGCACAGCTACAGGCAGAAGGCAGTCTTGCGTTTGACTTTACTGGCCAGGTAGTAAACTTGAATATGGACCGCACGCCTGCAATTGAAGCGGCGTTGGGACGTATTGAAACTGAGATGCAAGGTCCTGTGACCAATCTCAAGAACAAGCTGTCCAAAGCCGGAATCAATGAAGGTGATGGTAGCGTGGGTGGCGGAGCAATTGATGGTGCTCGCGCTATGGGTCGTCTTGGTGTTATCAACGCACCAACGACCAAGTGGGCAACGTTCGGCAATCGCAGCATTTGGGTGAATACTCGCTATCGCGTGACAACCTAAACCTCAATTTACTAATTTTGTAGCGTCTATATTCAGGAGACCGACATGAAGGCTTATATCAAACAGATCGAAAGCATCAGCGGCAACCAAGCCGTTGCTCTTATGCAGGTCGTACACGGACCAGATGAAAGCATTGCCGATAACTACGGTGCTGCTGTGTCTGAGTCAACCGATCGTGAATACATGGTAGTACCTGGTTCAAGCGTTGAAATCAACAGCGGTCGTACTCAGACCTTCGTTCGCAGTGTTCTGACTCGTATGCAGGACGTTAAAGACGTTGCTGAAATCGGCCAGATGCGCAGCGTAAGCAAGAACATGTACATGGACAAGTCAGACCGTCTGTGGACCTTGCGCAAATCTGAATCTGGTGAGCAGGTTCTGGTGCGCAATCAGGATATCAGCGACAACGATGACCTGCTGGAAATGCTGCGTAGTGTGTCAAGTGCAACTCCAGCTCAGTTGGCCAGCCAGAACCCAGAACTCAGCCGTATGCTGAATGCATATCAAGCTGATTTGTCTGGTGCTCAGGGCGGCGACATGATTAGCTATGTCAGTGAGTCTGGTGACCTGCGTGTTGGCTTTGTTGCTGCACAGGTAACTGACGACAACAGCTTCCTTGTTGTTGACAAAAGCGGTGAGCAAGAGCAAATCAGTTCACTGTCAATGGTTGCTGTGCTGGATGGCAACGAGCTGGACGAAAAGCAATTCCCACAGATCGATAGTCTGAGTGCTGCTGGTGGCGTTGACGTAGACAAGCTGCTTGCTTACTACGCGCAAGTGTTCCGCTACAGCCCAGAGTATTACGAAAAGATGGCTGACATTATTCGTAACCATTCGTTCTAAACCCTAAAGGGAGCCTCGCGGGGTTCCCTTTTTCGTTTCTATTGAGGATTTTTCCTATGGCAGCAATCAGCCTTGATGATCTCGATGCTATCGGACAATCGGCTCGACCATCAAAGAAAAAGAAAACTGGCACTAAAGCCAAATCAACTGCCAAAAAGGCTAAGACAGCAAAAGTTGTTAGCTCCGTCAAAATCAAAAAGAAGAAGACCAAGTCGCTTCTTGATGATGATCTTCCAACCAGCTTTGATGCCTCTGCGTTGCTTGAGCTACCTCCTCCAAAGCAAAAGAAAACCAAAGAAGAAAAAGCAGCAAAGCCCAAGAAGAAAAAGAACGCTGCTGAGGCTGAGATAGCGCAGAAAAAGAAAAAGAAGAAAGGTTTACCCAGCACCACAGAAGTATCCTCGATGGAGGCACAAGTTGGTGAGCTGTTGGCTGAGATTCCTGATGTTATGAAACAGGAAAATGAGCAGATAGCGGAATACCTTATCATGTTCACCAAACTGCGTGATATGGCTCGTACCTGTGAACAGCAATACTTTAAATCAAAGCAGAGCCGTGACGTTTATGCCTTGATGCAGATCTACAATCAGATGCGTGAGGTTATTGCTGACCTTCGTGCGCTGCGTGATGTTGGTCAGATGGGTGAGATACTCAACGCAGAAGTTATAACACCTCTCACCGAAGCGTGCGGCAACAGTCTGATCAAGTACAGTCAAGAACTGATGGCTTGGGCTAACGGTCACCTTGACCCTGATTCCATTGCAAACATGCGTGCTGCCTCTGATAAAATACTTGGTCGTAATGCTCAGGATATGCAATCAGCTTATCTAAACAGCTTGGACAAGACGGTTCAGATATTTAGCTCAAGTTCATAACAAAACTGTAAATACCCGTGTTAACGATAATGATGAGGCAGTTATGACATATAGACCTCGTGGTGGCATTGCTGCCAGAAAGAATAACAGTTGGGGCAAACCAAGCACATCACAGCGTCTTGCGGGTGTTACATCGCTTGATCGCAATCGTGTTGGTACCCACCAGCGAATGGATCGTAGTGAATGGTCCTCACTCAAAGCGCAGATCATTCAGGAGCGTGGTGCTCGTTGTCAACGTTGTGGTAAGGCTACCTCTCAGCTTATCCTCGATCACACAGTCACGCACTCACAGGGCGGCAGCAACATGAAGAACAATCTCAAGCTGTTGTGTCATGACTGTGACAGCCAGAAGATAGGACGTGCTAATCGTCGAGGCAGTCGCTTGCTTCATGGGGGTCGCTAGTGGGTAGACTTCGTGATTACGGTTCAGAGCCTACTATGGATATTCATGGCTTTCCTGACTGCGTTGCGCCTGAGTATCTTGAAGCGTGGTCTGCCTATATCTCAACACAAACAGCGCAAGATCTTTACAACAGTTCACCTCAACCTCAAGGCATGACGCGTGTTGTTCAAGGCTTCTTGTCTAGCCTCAGCAAGCAAAGCACTCAGTTCCTTGTGCGTGCCGTGCCTGGTGTAATGTCTGACAGCGTGAAAGAAGCCCGTGTCACATTAAAGGCAACTCAGTACGATTACAAGTTCTGGACTGACCGTATTCGTCTCGCCGAGCTGCTGCGCGTTGCTGACGTTAAGGTTGTTGTCAACAGCACATATAATCCCATTGCTAACTGCATCAACGCAAGCCTTGAGATCTATCTTGTGTATGTACCAAAGCCTGTTAAGGGCAAGATACCCAAGATAGGTGAGGTCTTGCACAGCAAGGTTCCTTACTGGTTTTCGAGCAAACAACCGAAGGCTTTGTTCAAAACTGATAATTTGACCAAGAAACTTGCTCGCTCTCCAATTCCTGTCGTGCCAGATACTTATCCACCTGTTGAAACAGCGATGGCTCAACCTAGACTTTGGCACGAATGGAACGAGAAACTCGGCATCAGTTGTATCAGATGTAAGGGCAACAGTTTTGTATTACATGTTTCGAGTCCTCGCATGTTGTGCTTTTTAGGAAGTCATCGCAAGCAGGAAATGGAGAGAAAGCTGATCAGTTTAGCACGCAGCATTTTTATTTAGGAGAACAGTGTGTCCGAAACTAACGAGAGGCTGAGAGCAACACTTGCTGACCTAGCGCGAGGTGATTCTACCTCTGCGTTGAGCGCACAAGCCTTGTTGCAATCTATCAGTGCTGACCGCACGCCGATTACCCTGCCTCAATCGGTACTTGATGTTATGGAGAATGGCGGACTGCCTACCTTTGTAGCATACACGCAGGAAGACCTGCTTCGTCTTGTTGATGTGCTAGCCCAGACTATTCGTGCTGCTCAACGTGCTGCCGAAGCTGATGAAGATGATGACCACGTTGACCTGTTGCAGATGATTGCTGAATACCGCGACATTTACAAACAGCGTACCAACGACGTGATTGCATCTATCGATACACTGGATGCTTTCCAGCGTTTACAGCCGATGCAGCGTTATGCTTTGGCAAGTGCGTTGCTTGACCTCGCTACAGATCGCAAGATTCCTGCAAGTCCTCTGTGGCGCAAAATCATTGATAACAACGGAAAACTGGGTGGCGCATAATGCTTATTAGTACGTCAAAAACTGGCTCAAGTCAGATTGCTGAAAGCGTTGAGAATGCGCTTGCTGTACATCCGATTGATCCCGATGTCGCACAGCGCATGGACCAGATGTATCAGGGCGGTAAGAACCGTGCCCTGTTCGAACAGGTAGGCCGCTTTGCTGCTGCTACTGTTGCTCGAATTTATCTGGCCTACAACGTTATTGGCTTTATCGTTGAGAACGCTGCTGAATTTGAAGATGCCTTAGAAGCTGATGATGGTGAGTTCGCTCGTCGTATCGGAACCATGGTTGGTGGTGAAGTTGCTAAGATCGATGCGCTGTACAATGCACCTAAACTGATTCGTGATGTTAAAACGCTGCTGGCATCTAACATGTCAAGCCGTGACAGCGCAATCATTGAAGGCTCAGAGCGTTTCCCTGGAGGTCATGACATTATCATGAGCGGCACGCCAGCTTCGTCTACGCCTGCTGCTGCGATGGGTAACTTCAACTTACTCAACGAACAAGGTGGTAACCGTCCTCGTCTCGACAACGACGAGCAGTTCCAAGACAAGAACATCCGCGTGTATCAGGCAGAGATTGCACAGAACGCTATTCGTGCTGCTAACCAACTGCATGAATCCATCTTCGGCGAACCTCGTCGTGGTGGACAAGCCCTGTTCTATTGCCGTATGGTGCGTGTCAATCTCGACTTTGATTGGTCTGCACTCAACAACATCCTGTACGCGATTCATCCTTCGCTGTCAAGCCAAGATCTGAACATCTTCCAGAACATGGACAAGAAAGTCACTGATGTTCTTGCTCCGTTCATGCAGCTTGGTGTGCGTAGTGTTCCTGGTCGTAACCTGCTTGATCGTAAAATGCAGGCGCTGCGTGTTAGCAAAGACCAGCCTGTAGAGATTAACCCTGTCAACCTCGCTGTTGACGTGCGTGCCGAAGCGGGTATCATTGTTAACTTGGAAAAACCGATTGTTGAATACATCTGTCAAGGTGCTACTGACTTGACTGCTATGTGTGTTTATCGCTGGTTCCAAGGCTGGGCTGAATACTATCTGCGTGTTCAAGGTACAAGCCGTGCTAGTGGCAGCGTTACTCGTCGTGCTGCTATCCCACGCTATGTTACCTCAGCAACTACCTTGCCTAAGATGAAAGCACTGCGTGAGAAGTTCGGCTACAGCGTGCATGAGTCGCTGGCGGACGATCGTGGTCTGACTATCATGCCTAACGGTACGATGGCCTGCTTGCCTAAGCGTGATGATATTGACCCAGCAACAGTAACCAAGTATGAGCATGACCTGAACCGTGTGCTTGAGACGCTGTTTGCTCGTGGTATTCCTCTGTCCACTGACCACGATACCTTGCGTACCGCTGTGTTTGCTGCGCGTGAGAACGATCTGGACATTGACCAGAAGATGCAGACAGAAGCCAAGTCATTGTCTAAATACGGCAACATCTGTATCGGTATTGATCCAGACTTCTCTGTGCTTGTGTCAACGTCAAGCTCTGGTGGTATCAGCGTTAACGCTACTCGTACTGTTGGTGCTAAGATTCCTACCGCACTCGACACTGCGGACATGTTGGGCTATGACTTCGCTGAACCTGGTGAAAGTCCTAACTTCCGTAACTTGCCGACTGTGATCGAATCGATTGCTAAGAGCTACAGCCCTAAGTTCCAAGCCGCAGAAGACTTGAAACTGGCTGCTGCTCGCGCCGAAGCGTCTAACGGTAAGTTCATCCTCAGCGCAAACGACAAGCAGATTGAATACGCTAACGGTGAAGGTACAGACCAGCTGTATTCTATCATCGCCCACGTGTGTGCTACTTATGGACACATGGTAAAAACCAAGCAAGCACCTGACGTTAAAACTCTTGTGCAGCAAGCGCGTGAAGAACTTGGCTTTACTGGTGATGATGCCTCTCTGACTGATTCAAGCTATGACAACAACTTGTATCAGGGCCTGATTGAAAACAACTTTGATGTTAACGATCAGATGCCTCCTGAACTGTTGCTGTTGCGCACGATTACTCGCGTGCTCAACGATGCTAGTGGTCTGCGCGGCTCAAACCTCATCACTACCTTGATGCAGGAAATGGGCAGTATCACGGCTGCTACAGAAGCGATGCAAGACCATACGCATTTCTTCCAGATGAGCAAGAACGGTAAACTGAGTGACCTCGCTCGACTGAACAACTACTTCGGTGGTTCCTTGTTCCGTCAGATGTGTGCTGCACTCAAAAACGGTGATCGCAAAAAGCTGTTCTCCAGCCTTGCAGAAGATGCCGCAGCACCTACGTCCGACCGCTTGATTCACATGATTCTTCCATTCGCTACCATGTACAGCGATGTGATTCCGAGCAGCATGGAAGTGTTTGAACAGGCTGAGAACGAAGTTGAGCGTTTGAAACCAGATCAAGGTATCAGCATCGAAGACATTCGCGTGCCTGGTCTGAAAGAAGGTGCTGCACTGATGCCTCACCAGCTGGGTGCTCACCAGACGCTGCGTCGTCGTCCACGCTATGCAACAATCTTTATCGCACCTGGTGGTGGTAAAACGATTATCGGTCTGACCGATATCATGGCCATGATGAAAGAGCTTGACGAACTCGGTGAGCCGAATATTCGTCCTCTGATCGTGTGCCCTACCAACCTTGTTGCTAACTGGTGTGACGATCTGCACAAGATTGCTGATGGCTGGAACGCAATTCCAATCACCAGTGACACTGTGAACACCTGGGGTGAGGAACGTCTCTATGATGTTATCAGTCAGGCGCCTCAGAATACTATCTTCGTTGCTGGTCTCAGCTTCTTGCAGACTGGTGTTCTCAACGTTGATATTGGCGGCGTGCGTGTTCGTATTCGTGGTGCTGTTGAGTTTGTTAATCGTTTCAACTTTAGCTACGTGATTATCGATGAATCGCACAAGGTCAAGAACTACTCTGGCGGTCAGTCAGGTAGTCAGGTACACTTCAACGCCAAAGCAATCTTTACCGCACCAAGTGTTCGCTATGCGCGTATCGCTACTGGTACTCTGGTAACAGACCGCGTGTCAGACATTGTTGGTCAGGCTGCGCTGTTAACTCCTGCTATCTTTGGCGACAACCTTGATATTACTGATCAAGGGGATGGTACGCTTGCCATGATTCGTCGTGCGCACAGTCGTCTGTCGAATCACACAGCTTTCATTGCGTACAAGCGTAAGTCATGGGCGTTTATGCTTCCTAACCCAATCGATACGTTCCTGAACGTTGACATTGACTCGGCTAAGGTTCCATACTCTGACCTGCACAAACAGACCTACGATGCGATGTATCAAGAGCTGTTAGACCTTCTTGATCAAGCGGCTGCTGACGCGAAGAAGAAAGCTGGTGGCGGTGACGAGGATGATGAAGAAGGTACTGGTGATGGTGGTGAGTCAGAAGATGAATCCGGCATTGACCCGAACGACTTAGACACGTCAGAAGATGGCGATGTGTTGGGCGCACTGCTTGCATCAAACGCTGACCTCAATCTGTACTTCCAGCGTATGGAGCAGATGTTGACTGACCCGATGGGCGACGACATTGCGCGTGAGACCTTCGAGCAGGCTGGCGTCAAAGAGTTCACCTCTGTTAAAGTGCTGACTGTGGTTGAACGTATTCGCAAGCACTTTGAAGTTCAGAAGGAACGCGATACCGATCCAGAGACAGGCAACGAACAGCAGACCTACGATTGGTCACCAGGCGTTGTACCGAAAGAGTATGACATTGCTGTTTACCAAGGCCGTAAGTTCATGGCCCGTAAGCAGACCGATGGTTATCGTCGTAACATGCTGCCGCCGTCAATGACTCCGCCTCCAGAAGATCCAGAATACTGGAAAGAAGAGGTGCAGGGCAAGCTGATTGTGTTTACGCGCTATACTCGTAGTGCTAACGCAGTTTACAATGCCTTACCTGAGCAATACAAGCGCGTTGCTGTGTTGTTCCACGGTGAAGTCGGCAAGCTGGGTCAAGACAAAGTTGCTAACCTCGATGCGTTCAAGACCAACCCTGATGTGCAGATTCTGATTGCCAACGAACAGGCAATCTCAGAAGGCCACAACATGCAGATGGGTAGTCGTATCATTCGTGTCGATACGCCTTGGTCTCCTGGTGTGTATGACCAGTCAACCGCACGTATCTTCCGTCCTGATGTTGCTGCGGCACAGATTGACGAGAACGGCAAAGCTGGTGACATGAAACGTGAGCTGGTATTCATCGACTGGATCATGACTAACCGCACGCTGGAAGTTGGTAAAGTTGCACGTCTCATGTGGAAGACGCTGGAGAAAACTCAGTTCGATGAGAAAGGCAACGAGCGTTATGCTGATCTCGATAAGTATGAACTGCCTCCAATCAAGATGAATAAAAACCTCTTGATCAACGCAAACACCATGGAAGACTTCATCGACTACTTCCTTGCCAAGCGTGACCTCAACGAAATCGAAACCGCTGAGTTCGCAGAAATGCGTAAGACTACGGTTGCTGCAATGCTGCCTCTGACTCCAGAGCCTGCACTGCGTAACTTCCGTGTGCTTGATCAGTTCCCTATCGTTGCTAACCAGAAGATTCCAGACCGTAACAACTGGGGTCTTGTGCGTCTGCTTGATTGGGCACGTGGTCAGAACTTCGGTGATGGTGAGACGCTGAAAAACAGTGTGCATCGTATGCCTGTTGTGACTGAGTTCGGTAACGGTATCATCGTTGGTGTTAACGTGCGTAACGTTGATGGCAAGCTGAAATCAGACAGCCCTATTTCAACTGTGCGTGTGCGTCTTGCTGGCAGTGAAGAACTTGTCACTATCCCAGCAACCAAAATTCACTGTGCAATGAAAGTAGGCAAACGCGACCTTGATACGTTCTTCAAAGTGCGTAAGCCTTGGGCAACTGAACAGGATCGTAAGCGTGCTAACGCAGAAGCCAATCGTATTGAAGTGGAAGAAAGCATTCAAGACGAAACAGCAACTGTTAACACGACCGAGACTCGCAAGAAAGTCATCAAGGTTGAACGTGAAACGGCTCGCGCCAAGAAACGTGCTGAGAATGTCGCGCAGAAGAAACCTGTTAATGAGGGTGTTAAGGAAGCGGCTAAACGCGTGCGTCGTGTTGAAACCCTGCCTGAACTCAATAACACAATCAAGCCTGCTGCGAAGGCAGTACGTGTCGGTACCAAAGCTGTTAGCCTCGAAGACTTGTCTGGCGCTGATATGAGTCTGGAGATTACTCCGACTGTGTACAACGGCTTTGTTGCGCTGTATGCTGATTCCGCAGATGCCGATGCAAAATCGATGAAGCAGTTTGAGTTTGTAGAGTTCGGTGACTATGTGTTTATCGACCTGTATTACTACGAGGACTTTGAACGCTTCCTCGACTATATCGAAATCACCAAGAAATTGGAATTCGATGGTCCGAGTTCTAAGCGTCTGGAGTTCATTCAGGATATGTTTACAGGCAAACGCTTGACGTTTGATACTCAGATTGCAACCCACATGCAGTCGAGCCTGAAACAGTTCTTCCTGATTCGCCACAAGGCAGCAAACGACAAAGCACACGTCAAATGCTACCCAATGGTTATGCAAGATCGTATGCGTATCATGTTCGACCTTGCCACTAACCCTAAGATGGCGCGTATCGCAGGGCAGAAGATTCCGAACATGCGTAAGTTCGGTACGTTTGAGAAATCTAGTGGTATGTGGATTGGCTTTGTTAAGAACGTGGCTACGGCTAAAGCACGCTTGACCAAGATCATGAAAGCAGGCTACAAGGTTACTAATTTCAAACGATGCATCGCTGCACTTGAAAAACTTAAACTCACTCAGTCTAAATCAACAGACGTGTGACATAAGGGGCTTCGGCCCCTTTCTTCGTGGAGAAGATCATGCTTAATAAATTCTATCAAAAGCAACAACTGATCATGACCATGCTTGGTTACTATGACGGCGTGTGTGATGGTGCTTGGGGCCCGAAGTGTGTTGCTGCTAAAGCGAAGTGGGAACTCGACGATTCGTTTGAACCCGCCGTGCCTTCTAATGGTTTGCCGTTTGTTGGTCGTGGCAAGCTGCCTAAAGGCATGAACTACAGCTATCAAGGTCTTGATATTCTGTGGGACAAGTGGGATCAAGCGCGTGCCGAAGAAATTCTCGCGTCAGAGAAAGGCCAGATGCTGACCGCAGAGCATGTTCACAATCACGTTATGCAGGCAGAGAATGTTGAGCCTGTGCATGATGAACAACAGCCACAGATCACAGCACGCGGTCAGCATCAATCGGAAGCTGTAAAAGTAGATACGCTCAAGCCGTATGATGCGAACGCCGATACCAACCGCGAGCAAACAGCAGAGCCTTCTGATGAGTCTGAGAAACAGGCACAGGAGTCAGAAGAGGAAGTGGACGAGGACGCAGACAGCCTTCAAGAAGGCAAAGAAGACTCTACGTCCGAAGATAAATCTCAGCAGCAAAATGACTGGCTGAAAAATCGTAATAAGGGACGCAAATAATGCCTCTGATTAATCTCAACCTCAACACGGGCGTTGCTTCAACCTCTGCAACTAAAGCACAGGTAGCCTTAGCCAAAGAACTGTTTGGTACTAAGGGTGAAGCTATCGTCAAGCGTCTCGAAGACCTGCACAAGATCAAAGAACTCAACACCGATACCAAAGTGCTGCCCGTCCTTGACCTGTTGAAAACTGACAGCGCACAGGTTGCAGCATTCAAGAAAACTGCTGGTGGCAAGTCTACCATCACTGGTGTGCGTGCATTAGTGCAGGCTAAAACTCTGGTGCAGATTGTTAACGCCCTGCGTCAGATTAAAGCTCCGCGTGCTTCAAAGACTGGTCTGAAAGGTACTGCCACTCCTACAGCGCGTACCAAGACTCCAGGCAAACCAGTTGTTGCTGCTCGCACCAACACGCAGAAAGACTTGCCTAAAGTGAACATCGCAAGCATTAGTCCGAAGTTCATGAATACCGTCAGTCAGGCGCAGATTGACAGCATCGCCGCACAGATCTCAGAAGCTACTGGTCTGGAGTTTGCTGGTCTGCCTGTACAGAATGCTAATGGTCAATCAAGTCCGTGGCACTTTGTTGCGCTGAACCCTAACGGTCGCTATGTCAGCGTATCAATCGATCCTCCTTTCCACTTCAACGAATATTCATCGTCCTCTGATTGGTCTGTGTCGGCTGAAACGAAAGGTGGTAAGTTTGCATTCGGTAGCCCTATGCGTAAACCAACTGCGGCTGCTCTCGCCAAAGAAGTCCGTGCGGTTGTAGGCAAGACTAGTTCTGTGATCAATAAGGTCAAAGCAGTTGATATGCCTAAGACATATAAGATCACTGAACTTCGCAACATGACGCATACTCAGCGTGTCACGTTTACCAAAAAGCTGGCTCAAGTGCTTGGTGCTGATAGTTTGGTGTATGGCATCGACAACAGCGGCGAATCATTCAAGTCTAAACCAGGCGAAGAATGGGAAATCGATGGTCACGTCGGCACCAACAGTCTGCACATTAGCTTTGATGATCCGTACAACGGAACAGACAAAGGCAAGTGGATCATTACACCAGGCGACGGCTCTGATAGCAAGTCCTTCACTGCCAACGACTTTGACGGCATGCGTGCTTTCATTCATAACAAGAAGCGTAAATAACACTCTAAAGGGATGGCTTAGGCTATCCCTTTTTCTATTCCCATACAGTTTGGAAACTGTAAATACAAATGTGATTTATATCTCACACCGAACATAAGGGCTTACTGTGTGAAGACAAAACATTTGGCACTAGACTTTGATCTGCCTAAGTCATTTTCCGACGTGCAGAGTTACGATTTTGTTCGTGTGCTTAAAGGCACGAGCAAGACGAATAAGGGCGGCAAGGCATTGTTTATTCTTGACCACATGCCGTCAGAAGATTTAGAAAACGGTAAGATATTCAGCGGCACGACTGGTGCTGTGTTCCTCAATCAGATTCAGTATCTTGAAGATGTGTTTCCACTCAAGACAACGATTGATGACTGGAACTTCCTTGTTGTAAGCTACAACATGTTCAAGACCTATGAAAAGTCTGAACAGTACAAGTCAGATGCGGCAGAAGCATTTAGCCAACGCATTCGTGATATGATCGTTGAGTATAAGCCTGATTATGTAATGACGTTTGGCACAGAACCATTTAAGGCACTCAACGCTGACAAGATCAACTACAGCGGTGGACTTGCGCATAACTGGTATGGTGTTGAGATTCCAACCTCACTCAAGACCAAAAACGGCAAGCACAAGTTTGTTCATGTTCCAAACGTGAGCTACAACGCAGTGCTGAATCCACGTAACATCAAAGGCACAAGCTACACGCTGGGTTATATGTCGCGCTGGATGTTGCCTATGTTTCAGAAAGGAATGCCGTACCGTATTCCTCAAGTAACGTGCGGCAAGAACCGTAACTGGAATCTCAAGTATGTAACGACAATCAAAGGCGTAGAGAAAGTTCTGCGCATGATGAAGAAAGCGAAGAAGGTCGCAGTCGATACAGAAACAGAGAACTTGAACCGAATCAAGAACAAATTGATGACCGTTCAGTTGTCCTCAGACGGCAAGACAGCCTATGTTATTCCTATCTATCATCGTGATAGCCCGTTCAGTCCTAAGGAGTTGCGCAAGATCAGTGACCTGATGCGTGATTACTTTGAAGAAAACCAGAACAAGTATCAGATCTACGTAAACGCCAAGTTCGACCTGAACGTGTTGCGATCTAACTTTGGTATTCGTAGTTATGCTGCTAACGTGTGGGATATTCAGGCAGGTGAGTTTGCGTTTGACGAGAATGCAAAGAACTTGATGACATTGTTTGGTCATGGTTATTATAACTTGGCTAACCTTGCGATGCAGTATGGAACGACTGTTTATTATGACGTGACGTTCGGTAAAGAGAAACGTGCGACAATCGCAGACGTTGACCTTGACGAATCAGTTCAAGAATATGCTGGACTTGACGTTATCGTTCCGTTCTTGATTGCCGAGCAGCAAGTTAAACGTGCGAAGGATATCAAGTACGCCAAGTACAACAGTATGGTCTCGGAACAAATCTCAGACCAGATTCATGCGTTCTCAATTATGGAAACGACAGGTGCGATGGCAGATATTGATTATCTGTTTAAACTGAACCTGCCGAACAGTCCAATCAACGAAGAAATCAAAAACGTTGAGCGTGACTTCCTGAACAGTCCAGAAGTTAAAGCAGCAAACAAAGCTATCTTGGTAGATGATGATGTGCCTAAGTTTGGTCTGATGGGAAGAGTCGAAGTAACCAAGTTTGATATGTCAAAGAACGAGCACAAACAAGTCCTGTTCTTTGATGTGATGAAGCTCAAGCCGCTGAAAGAAGGTGAGAAGAAGCGCGACAACGGTAAGCCGACGGGTAAGCTCGATAAAGACTTCCAAGAGGCGTACAAAGATGTTCCACTGGTGTCGTTGTACAACAAGCTGGGCAAAGCGTACAAGCTAAAGAATGCTTACGTAAACAGTTTGCTTAGACTGTGGGGTGAGTCAGAAGACTTCAAGCATGACCGTTCAATCCGACCGACGTATAGTTATCTCGGAGTTGTGACAGGTCGTACATCTGCATCTGATCCAAATTTACAGCAGGTGCCTAGCCGTAGTGAACTGGGCAAGTTGATTAAACGTATCTTGATTGCGCGTCCTGGACGCTTGCTTATCAAGGTCGACTACTCAGCACACGAAGTTCGTGGTTGGTCAATCATCAGTGGAGACGCAGAAGTTGCAGAAGTGTTTGAAGTTGGTCGTCGCTTGCGCCACCGTTATCGTACTGTGCCTGATCCTTGGATTCACCACCTTGTTGATATTGAAGGTGACGTTCACAAGATTAACGCTAGTTACTTCTTCGGTGTTCCGATCATGGAAGTTACCAAGCCGATTCGTAACGCGGTTAAAACGGTAATCTTTGGTCTTATCTATCAGCAAGGTGATAAAGGTCTTGCGAAGTCAACGGGACGTGAAGTTGAGGAGATAGCTGACATTAAAGCGAAGTTCCTTAAACGTTTCCCAATCGGCTTGAAGTGGTTTGAGAAGATCAAACGCTTTGCTCATGAACACTATTACGTAGAATCACCAGTTGGTCGTCGTCGTCATCTGTGGGGCTTTATGGTGCCTGAGTCGCATCGTGAAGCAAACATGGTTCATGCAGCCTGTGATCGTCGTGCAGTAAACAGTCCAGTGCAGGGATTTGGTTCTGACTTGATGATGTCGGCTATTCGTATTCTTGACCGTATGAAGTACGAATACTGGAAAGCGAATGGTAAATATCCTGACTTTGCGCTTAACGTATCTGTACATGACTCCTTAACCGTAGACTGTGCTTACGACTGGATATTCCTTGCGCTTGATATGATTGAGCGTGCGATGACCTCAGCCGTTGTGCAGATAGTTAAAGAGCGTCATGGGTTCGAGTTTACCTCTGTGCCTGAGATTGATTTTGAAATCGGTGCATCAGAGAAAGATGTTGGTGGCTGGGACTTCTCGTATGCGAAGCTGCGTAAACTGATTCAGAAAGGTCTGGAGCAGAAGCGTGACGAGCTTGGTGAGAAAGACCTTGATGTTGAGCAGGTTCTTGACAGCATCATGGAAAACCAGTACAGCTTAATGTCCGATTGGATGAAGAAGCAACTGTGGGCTAACAACATCAAGATTCGCAGCATGGACAAAGTGAATCCACTGACGAAACTTGATCAGAAGAATATCAAGCAGTGGCATCGTGAACTTCCTGATAATACGGCCAAGTATGAGGCATTCGAAGCGGAAGAGCGTGCCAAGAAAGCCGCAGCCGCAACAGCAGTCTCAGCGCCTGCCAAGAAGAAGATCAAGATTCCTAAAAGTATTGTTAAGAAAGCCGTAAGAGGTTATCTCAATTGACAATAAGCACCGAGCAAGCGTGTGACTTTCTCAACACGCACTTGGTGCATCGTCCTGACTTTGTGTTAGCTGTCTTGCGTACTTGCTGGCAGCTTAACCCAGGCGATGTGCCGCCAGACATTGACGTATTCAGCACATCATCAGGCTGTTGCGTTGCAGATTTTCTCGGAGTGTTGAATGGACTATTCGCCTCCACAGGACAGTCGATTAAAGCTGTAAATATCGAAGGTCAGTTACAATTCATAACAGAGAAAAAAGATGAAGAAATGCCGACTTCCCAAAAAGATTAGTCCTAGTTGTGCGATTTCGTTAGACGGCAATATTCTGTCTGACATTTTGAAACGTGTAGATAGTGTTACTCGATTTAGTGAGAGCGCGGATAAGCTAACTCACATTCATCTTATGGTAACGTATGATTCAGATGTGTTTGTGCTGGGTCGTACTCCAGATACGTTTGTAGCGTATCACGTTGCTGGTGCTACAGCAGATCGCGACACCGTATTCAACATCGATCCTATTCAGCTTGCTGGTCTGATCAACAAGCGTGGTCAACTCGACCTTGCGTTTGATGGCAAGATGATTCAGATGACTGCCAAGACAGGCAAGTACAAGTCTGACTTTAAAGTGCGCCAGCTTTCGGAAGAACAGATTCCGATGGTTGAAGAAGGTCTGCGTCACCATATCAAAGGCGGTCATGAAATGTCGCGTGAAGTTATCGACAAGATGACCACAGGCATTCGTTATGCTCGACTGAAAGACCCAATCACAGCGTCAACTGTTATCTGTCGTGTTGAATGTACCGGCAAAGATATTCGCGTGCAGAGTCCTGGAAACTGGACGTCGGCTCGTTACATCGCACCGTTGCAGAAGCAGACCGACAAGTTCCGTTTCAGCTTGACCTCAGAAATGTTTGATTTGGTCAGCAAGTTCTGTGCGGAAGAGCGTGTTAACTTTCACGTTGACAGCAGTTCGTTTGCAGCAGAGTCCGATAGCTTTGTTCTTACCTTGCCTCCGATTCAGGCGAACGACGAAGACTACCGCTTTATCGATAACATGCTGGCGCAACTCGGTAATCCGCTGGTGGGTGTTGTTGTTAAAGGTGACCTGCAAGCACCATTCACAAACATTGCAACTCTGCTTGACAAGAAAGGCGGTACCAATGCGCATATCTTGATCAAGAAGAAAGAGTTCCGTATCAAGTTCGGTAACGATAGTGGTAGTGTGCAAGACAGTTTGACGCTGGGTAAACCCGTCGAGAAAGAGATTGCAACAATGATGGACATGCGTATCGTCCGTGAAATGTTGAAGAACATTGGACGTGAAGAACGTCATGCTATGGGCTTTCATGGTTCAAGCATCAAGAATCTGAAAGCGTTCAGTCTCAACTATAAGTTTGACGGCGACACGCTGTTGTACTTCGGATATCTGCCTGCATGATTCATCCATTTCGTGTAAAGAAAGGGTTGCTCTTGGGCGACCTTTCTAACCTTATGCAAGATTTTTTGCATGAGATAGAAGCTCCTCGTGGTCGTCGCATGTTTGTGCTTGTAAACAAACCAATCTACGGCCACCAGCTTCGTGTTGATACTGTTGCACCAATCAGTCATAGCCATCACTTTAATCAAAGCTATCTGCGTCTTGCTGATAACGTTGTAGGTAGCTTGCTGGATATCAGTGCTCGTTGGTGTAAGTTTAGCAATCTTGGTGTAGGCTATATGCCACCACAAGACAAGATAACAACTTTCGTATGCCCGACCGAAGCTCAGTCTGGTGGCTTACTCGTGTACAATGATGGGCATGGCTGCTTCTATGCCACGCCAGCTAAAGTGCCAAGCAGCCCATTGCTTATCTCGGACAGAGGTGATTAATGGATGACGTGAAACGTATTCGTCTCAAGATCAAGGAAGACAAGCGTTACAAGAACGTTCGTAATTTGTTTAAGACAAACAGCATGTTCCAACTGCCTGTTGCTGAATATCAGTCAGAGGCGCGCAACTTGTTTTCAATGCGCAAAGTTAGAACGCTGACGCTTGATGCGAATCCTAAGTCACTGAACAAACTGGCTGAGTCCATTGTTCAGGATCAATCGTATCGTAGTCGCATGACAGAGATACTGGCAACTGTAAAGACAGCCAAGAAACTCCTCGATGATACGCTTGACCGCTTTCAAGATTATGCCACAGTTACTTACGCGCGTGATCTCAAAGCATTAGGTGCAGCCAAAGAGCGTGAACGCGCTGTCCGCAACGTTATGTCCGCCTACTACAAGTACAGCGATGACCTGTCGTTGTTGATTGATGAGATTGAACTGTATATCAAAGACATTGATAAAGCAGGGTTTGCTTTCAAGTCGATGGTAGACACCTTGAACATCATCAACCAGCGTGAGTTTAACATACCGAACTCAAGGAAATAAAAGTGGCCAAGCCGAAGGTAATTGTTGATAGCCGCATTCATATACCTATCAAGGTTGTTGATGCGCCGTCTATCATCAAAAAGCTGACCAAGTACGAGTTCGAAAATGCAGTGTGTAAGAACTGTGAGTTCAAGTCTGTCAGACCGAGTGAGGAATGTCGATCATGTTCCAAAGGCGGTCTGCTGGATATCACCGTGCTTGCAAAGTTGACCGACAAGAAAGGCCAGCGTTGCGTTTCAATTCCGTATGGTGAGTTGCATCGTTTTGAAGAAACGACAGGGTTGAAGACAAAGAACTGTAAGTTCATCAACAACACCAGTCGCGTTAAATATGATTACCCTGTTAAGTTCACAAGCAAACTTCGTGACTATCAGGAAGAACCGTTTGCCGATCTGTTAGGCGAACTGAGTGGACTCTTGCAAGCACCGCCTCGTAGCGGCAAGACTGTTATGGGTACTGCTGGTGCTATTGAGACAGGCTACAAGACAATCATCATGGCTGACCAGAAAGACTTTCTTGATGGCTTCTATGAAACGATTGAGCAGATGACCAACTTGCCTGACCTTGAAGAAAAGACAGGCAAGAAACTGTTTGGCTTTCCGAAGAAAGATGTTGATTACGAAAACTTTCAGATCATCCTGATCACGTATCAATCGTTGATTGGGGATAACAAGCAAGCACGCAAACGCATGAAACTGTTGAATGATAACTTCGGTACGATATTCGTAGATGAGGTTCATGCTGCAAATGCCGCGTGTTTTAGCCGAACGCTTGCCAACCTTACCATGAAGTTTCGTTATGGTCTGACAGCAACTCCGAAACGTAAAGACGGCAAGCACTGGATTGTTGAATCGGTGATGGGACCTGTTGTTGCTAAAGCATATGTTAAAGAGCTGCGTCCGAAGGTTACGATTCACAAGACCTCGAACAAAGTGTTCAACAAAGCGAACTACAACAACAAGAGTGGTTGGATGCGTTTCTGTAAGTTCCTTGCTAATCATCCTGATCGCAACGACAAGATATTTGAGTGGATTATTCGTGATCTCGATGCAGGTCGCAGTCTTGTTATTCCAATCATGTTCACTGAACAAGCGCGTGATCTTGTGCGTCGTATCAATGAGCATTATGGTGAAGAGATTGCTGCCGTGTTCCTTGGTGGTGCGCGTGAAGCCAAGAAGCGTAAGCCGATTGTTGACGCAGCGCGTGAAGGTCGTATTCGTTGTGTTGTTGGTATGCGTCGTTTGATGCAGCGCGGGCTGAACGTTCCAGCATGGGATACGCTGTATTATATCATGCCGATGAACAACAAGCCAAACTGGAAGCAGGAGTCATGTCGTATCTTAACTCCAGCAGCAGACAAGCGCACGCCAGTTATTCGTATGTTCATCGATCCTCGTATGGAGAAATCGATGGGCTTTGCTCGTTCAGTTCTCAAGATGTGTTGGGAGTTCAACTACGCTAAAGCCAAGCGCACTCCGAAAAAGCTGCGTGATTGGATGGGTGTAGTGTCGAGAGGTGATGTGCTTGATGGCGAGCTGCCTGACTACTTTGAACCTGAACCACAGAAGAAAGGTATACCGAGTAATCTGGGTATGAGGAGATTCTAATGATTCAACAAAGTGATATTCCACGCCTTGTATTTGAAGCACTGTGGCGTGCTGACTTTGAGATACAGCAAGGTCAAGCTGAGGAAGATGAGGGCGAGTGGTATACGCTTACTTACGCTGAAAAACAACGCCAGCACTTTGAGCCTGTGCGTATTGTTGTCGATGCCTCAGAAATCTTAGCGGACTACGGAACCAAGTTCCGTGTTGTTGAGATGGGTACACCAGACGGTAACTGTGTCCGCATTCGAGTAGCTAAGTACATCGAGCAAGACAAGCCTCGTGTGCTTGCTGACTCCTTGGTCGATGACAGCGTGCGCGTTGTGTATGAAGCCTTGTGCAAGACTGACCCGACCCTTGTTGCTTACGAACAACTAGGTCAAGCTAAACTCCGTATCCTCGAAACCCAACTTAACACGCTGCGTCTCACAATGAAGATGTAACCAAATAGAGCTGGCAGACGCCGGCTCTTTTCATTTGTGTCGTATAATTTGATCAACACTCACCGATACAGAGGTAACACATGTTACGCATCGATCAAGTACAACGTCTGGCTCAGCAGCACGGTCTCAGTGACAGCGTTGCAACCCGTCTTGGTTATAAACACCTTGATTGGGTTTCCAAAGATACTGACAATCAGTTTAGTCACTATCCAATGTATCAGCATGTTTATGATGTGCCTGATGTTAACAGCAACTATGACTGGCCTGAAGGTATTGCTGATCTTATCAAAGGCGGTCCGAGCTTCAAAGACTACAACGACGGTCTTGGAGAAGATTCTCAAGGCATCTTCCTTGTGCGTGATTATCAGATTGTTCCAAACGCAAACACAGACAGCGGTTGGTCTATTGTCTACAACGTTTCATACGTAGATCCAAACCTAGCCCTGATGTAATCTTGTTTCATGAGAGGTCTTGCTTAGGCCTCTCAGTCTCAACAGAATCTGTAAATAACAAGCATGAGAAGCAACCGAGAACAAGCAGATGTTAAAGTTTCAGTTTGATGCTGGTGAAGCGAAGCACTTGCAATCACTTGGTGTTGACCCGCAGCTTTTGTGGGGCGAACGTGATGAGTACGACATTACCACTGCCGTACAAGACTTTAAACCTCGTTCAAACTATTTCAAAGGCAAGATGGTTCCGAAGTCAGAGCAGCTTGAGTATCTGGCTCACCTTATGGACCATCCGCTTGAAGTAGAGCCGCGTATCACTGTGTTGAGTAGTTTTCCAAGTGACCATCGCGCTAAACTCGCTGCGTTGAATGTGTTTGCAAACGCGGTGCAAGACACCGAAGGCCGTGTAGCTAAACCTCGCTGGGTTACGTTGTACAATGATCGTTTTGATTACGACAAGCTGAGAGCAACACGACCTTCATTCCTTGTGATTACCAACATAACGATGGAAAGCACAAGCTACAAGTTAGAACGCTTGAGAGACATTCTTGAAATGTTTCCGAAGGTTCCTCGCGTTGTTGTGACAGGCGGTAATATTGATCCCGTTGAGCTGTTCACCTCACGCATTCATCTTCCAGTAGCAGGTGCTGTATCGATTGGTCCACAGCATGTTGTGAAAAATATTCTCGATCTAATGACTTCACCTTTGTAAGAGGAAAACGATGTTACTCAATGAATTGAATCAGTTGCTCAAAAAGCACAGCAATGTTCTTGGTCTGCCTTCCTTCCGTGCAGAAGTCTCAACGTCAGGCAACAATCTAGCTTGGTTGAAAAAGACTATGCCTCGTAACACTGCCTGTCCAGAGCGTCTCAAGGAGCTGGTTCAGAAATCAATTCAGGAGCTTACGCGTCCATAATGCTTACTCAACTGATGGTACCCGAAGGCAGCCGATCTGTTGCTGTGATTGAAGACGAACCACAGACAGAGGAACTTGATCTAGACAGCGAAACAGGTCAAAGTGAACTTGAAGAACTGGCAGAAGATATTGACCGTCTCGAAACGATGTTGAACTTCGACACCGAGCGCCTCAATGATTTTATGAAACGTGTAGACGACGACTGCCGAGAAGAGAACGTGGAGGTGATGTCTCTGCTTAGTCAGATCAGCGCCCTTCATAAAGAAATGTCAGAGTCCGATGACCTTGAACAACAAGCAGCAGCCGAACGCGTCAAGAAAGCACTAAACGATGAATACGGTGAGGATGAAGACGACGAAGCATCGCGCAGCCATATGGCGCACGACGATGATGAAGAAATGTCGGAAGCCGACCGTCAGGCGCACAACAACTATATCGAAACAAAAAGAAAGTGTGATCAGATTTACCGCAAGATAGTATTAAAGACACATCCAGACAAGTGTGGCAACACTAGCAGATTAGACGTTTTCCGTGAAGCAACAACCGCGCGTATGGACATGGACTTACGCAAGTTAGAGCGTCTGTACAAACGTGTGTATGGTCATGACTATGGAAAGGTTAGTCTAATTGATCAATTGATCGCAGCTCGTCAACGCCGTGATGTGTTGCGTGCGCAGATTGAACAGATCAGAAGTATGGGTGCTTGGCAGATTCTACAAGTGAGTCTGATGTATGATTATACCACGGCACTGAGTACCGTGCGCAGTAATCTGCACCAGCAGATTCACGCTCTGCGAGAGCAGTTGTCAACCTTAGAACGAGAAAGGAACTGGATGTGAAAGTCCTAATTATCTATCACCACAAATGCGCTGACGGTAGCTTTGCCGCAGCAATATCTGGCCTTGCACATGCAGATGACATTGTTCATTACATGGCAAGCAACTATGTACCAAACGACGGCGATATTCTTGACGTGAACGGTGTGCGCCTCGACCAAATGCCCGCCATCATGCAAACCAACCCTGTTGTTAAACAGATTGTTGATGACGTTGAAGTTGAAGTCGTCGAGGAAGGCGTGCAGTACGACAAAGTGATTGTTGTTGACTTCTCGTTGTCTGAACGTCAGATGGCGGTGATGACACAACGCTTCGGTACCAACTTTGTTGTACTCGACCACCACAATGTTCGTACTCAGCAACGTTACGATGCAGAGTGTCGTGCTATCGGTGTTCACGCTAATCCTGAGATGATCTTTAATGCTGCTGGTAGTGGTGCGCTGCTTGCCTACATGAAGAATCTCAGTCGCTTCAACAGCCCGCGTTATGCTCGTTATTTAGGTAACTTGATTCGCATGGCACAGTTGGTCAGTGACCGTGATACTTGGCAGCGTCACATCACCAAAGCGTTTGAGTTCTATGAAGGCTATGCGCCTGAACTGTTTAGCGATCCAGAAGCTGGTGGTATTATTTTTGAATCACTGCCTTCGACTGTTGCTAAAGCGCGATTCCTAATCATGAACGGTGACATTGAAGAATTGCGTGCTATCGGACGTGACCGTATTGTCAAGCGCAACGAAAAGATTGCGCAGATGATCAAACACAACAGCTACTTCTCTAATGGTGAAGGCGGTCTGATGTTTAATCACGTCGTGTTGCCTGCTCCTCGTGCTTTAGGTTCAGAAGCAGCACAGTTTGTTTTTGAAAACTACCCACACTTCCAGCTTGTTATCATGCCTCGCATCACTGACAAACAGCCTGATACTGTATTTGTTAGCGTGCGCAGCATTGGTTGTAACGGTACTGAGCCACACTCAGCTAAACAGGTAGCGATGCAGTTCACTGGTAATGGTCACGGCAATGCTGCTGGCTTCCAGATGAGCCGCAAACAGTTTGAACAGATGTACCCTCAAGTGCGGTTAGCGCATGAGGAACAAGATGTAGTTTGCTGCTAAACAAAAGGGTGCCTGTCGGCGCCCTTTTCTCTTTTCTGGGCTCTTGAACGATAATTTCTAGCAGTCTATTAAGGAGACCCGAATATGCCTGTTTATAATGAGCATTCCTCCGCTGGCGTGTATGCTGGCGTTAAGGATTTGTCTGCCGGTGCAACGTCATTATCTACAGCGGTTGTGGGCATGTGTGGACAGGCGCGTCGTGGCCCTGTCAACCAGCGCGTTGCAATCACTGATGAAGATGATCTGAAAAATATCTTTGGTCTGAAAGATCCAAAGTATGGCTTAGGTCTGTACGTTGCTCTGCCTATTTCGCAGCAAACAAATCAACTTTATTACGTGCGACTTGTCAAAAACGCCAAGTATGCCGTTGCTGTGTTGACAGTTGATGACCCGACAGCCGTTAAGCCTGTACTGCGTCTCAACAACTTGACCGATGACGATGGCAACATCTTAGGCGTCAACAGTCCTGACGAGCTGGGCTTCTTGCCTGGTGATATTCTCAATGAAAACACCATTGGTTATATCATCACAGAAAACCCTGGCGACTGGAACAACAACATGGCTCTCCAGATTCGTCCTGCTGTGCCGAAAGGTCTGGACGCGTTTGATGACCGCACTAAGTACAACACCAAGCTGTTTTATATCGACGAGTTCGAGAACTACGTGCCTGGTTCTGTAGCTGTTTCAACTCACACCTGCTGTCTGAAAGACTACAAAGACGATTTCAACAAGCAGTACCGTGTGGGTACCGTGTTCGAAGATGAATCAAGCAACTTCCGCTTTATTCAGAACGAATACTTCACTACCGATATCGACTTCCTGACCACTGACTTTGTGTTCCTGAAAGGCGGCAGTGATGGCGATAAGGTTACCAGTGATGATCTGTCCACTGCCTATCAGACATACTACAGTGACCCAGAAGAATGTCGTGTTACTCTGCTGGTATCTGGTGGTATCGAAGATTACATCATCCATCGCGGTATGAAACTTGCTGCGGACAATCACCTGAACTGTCACGTTATCGGCTGTGTACCTACTGATCAACAGACAGTTGCTAAGGCGATTCGTTACCGCAAGCAGACTCTGAACCTCAGCGCACGCAACATGTCCTTGTATACGCCAGATATTAAAATCTTCGACACAGATACTGGTCGCTACTTGACTGTTCCTTGTGCTGGTCAGATTGCTGCTGTGTACTGCTATACCGATAACAATCGTGGTAGCTGGTTCGCACCTGCTGGTATCAAAGCGTCAGAAGTTCTGGACATTCTGGGTCTTACTCAGAAATATGATCAGGATGACCGAGATGCGATGACTCGTGAGCTGCTTAACTACGTGCGTAAACTGCCAGAACAAGCTGGTGGCGGTTTTGCTGTGTGGGAAGCGAACACCTTGCTTGCAACCACCAGCGCATTCCAACAGATTCAGATTCAACGTATGGTTGGTTACGTACTTGAAGTCTGTCAGAAGTCCTGTAAAGTCGGCTTGTTTGATCCCAACGATGATATCCTGCGTCAGTACCTGAAAGGCATCGTAGAGAAGTTCCTCGAAGAGATTAAACTTGCTCGTGGTCTGCGTAGCGGCAAGAGCGGCAGTCAGGGTTATGTGGTTGTGTGTGACCGTACGAACAACACCAATGCGACAATCGCTAACGGTGATCTGGTTCTTGATATTGTGCTTGACCCGACGCGTACTACCAAGCGTCTGATCTATCGCTTCAATATCAACCCGAAAGGTAGCACCTCCACAGTTCTGGGTGAAGCTGCATAATCAACAGGGGAGGACTACGGTTCTCCCCTTGCACGTTTAAGGAGCCTTTCGTGGCAAGTCTCAGCGCAAATGGCAATCTTAGCTATTGCTTTGTTAACTTAAACAGTCAATGCCTTTTTCACATCGCACTAGACACAGCCGTACCTGCTGGTGGTAGCCTACAACTGTTTGACACTGCAAGCAATCGTGCGTTAAAAACAGTAGCCGCTGCTGACGCACAGTTGGTGACGAGCTTTGCTCTCACAGTCGATAGCGGTGAATACGATTTGGTTGCCGTTGTGCTGGACAATGGTGAGAAAGAGGTACTACGCACCTCACCTGTGCATGTGTCTGTTCCTGAGGGTGGTCAGTTCAGTCCTCGCTTTGGTATCTTGGATAAAGTAACCTCGATCGACCAATACAACAGCGCATTCTTCAAAGCACTCACAACCAAACTCAGCAAAGAGGGTGAACAGTTCATTACATGTCCTCCTGATGCTTCGACCAGTGACAATCGCAAGTTCTTTTATGTTGCTTGGCCTAAAGAGCTGGGTTACGGTTATTTCCGTGACTACACAAGCGGCAGTTATGGCTTTGCTGGTAGCTGGGACGGTGCACAAGAGTTTGATGACTTTAACTTTGCTGGACCAGCCGAAGTAACGCTAGAAGGTTTCGACTACGTTATCTATCGTAACGACTTCCCGTTTGACAGCGTGGACTATGTGTTTAGTATTGTTTATGGTTCTTCTAATCCCGGCTCTGGCGTAGAATAACCGATGTTCGCTAATTTTAACTACCTGATTTAGGATAAACGGAGAAAACGATGGAACTGAAACTTACCCAGTTCGTAAGTAACGTCGAGCTTCTCACGAACATTCACAATCAGAACAAGAACCCGATTATGTTCCGCTTGCCTGCGCAAGGCAGCACGTTGGGTCTGTTGTTCTATTGCGCGTATTCGTGTCCGCGTTACGTCGTGCTTCCAATCAACGCTATCTGGATTGATATGAATCCAGAGTCAGACACTTTCCAACAAGTGTTCAAGCGTACAACGAAGCACGCCTCAGACCCATATCAAGATGTGTGGACAGCGTTATATTTCTATGATGACGCTATGGGCGAACAGACATATGACCCAAGCGATCTTGGTGTTATCAATACTGAACTGCCTCCACTTGCCACCAGCTTGACTCACGGTGTTGGTTATCTCAGCTATCCTGAGTCCAGCTCGCGTGTTATTCTTGAAGGTGATGAGACACTTACTGATGATCGTAAGCCTCTTGATCACACTCATCCAGAAAAGCCTGCAACGATGTTAAGCATCAACGGCACGACTGGTGAAGAACACGTTCCAATCAAAGACCAAGACAAGCCTGCCTTGTATCAAGTCCTTGTGCTGGAAGATGACAGCCTTCAATGGCGACATATTCGTGAAGATGAACTGAGCAACAGCTAAGGAAAACAGCATGACGCCTACGCTTAATCAGCTTGCGGATGCCCTGTTGAGCATTACTGGTTTCTTGGATGATACGACTGTGGCACAGACCACTCGTCAAATCAATCCCGTACTGAATATCAGTTGCACTCAGATCGTCTGCGAAACAGAACCGTTCGACTATGTACTGCCGATGAATGTTATCTGGCTGTGCATGGACAAGAACAGCGATTACTATCGCACATTCCTCGCACGTAAATCAAAGACTGCGACAGCACCTTTCCAGAACACTTGGGAACCAGTGACAAACATCAATCTGATGTGGGCACCGCAGTATTACGATACCGCTGACCTGCCTGGTTCAGACAACTATGAGCGTGCAACCGTTGATGAATATGGTATTGCTCGTCTCACTACTGGTCCGAAGAATGTTGGTCGTCCTACTTTTGTATCGGTTAGTGACCCACGCAACACGGATGCACGTACACCTCTGCCTCACGATGAAATGCATCCTGAAAAGCCTGCTGTGCGTTTGCGTACTGCTAGCGGCAGTGTGCTTGTCGATGATGACCTCGGTGAGAACGGTACAACACTTCGTGGCATTGATGCTACAACTACCAAGTACGATAAAGTGCGTACCACAGAAATCTTGTCGGAGGATGACTGATGGCTGTTACCAATATCGCTGATTTTGCGGCGAAATATATTCAGCTTGCTCGTACTCGCGGCCTGACTGCACGCAATCCGATTGAATTTGAATTCCGTCCGAATGCTAACGATCAGACCGATGTGTATCGTGTCGTTGTTTCAATGACCGAGCCTTCTTTTGCTGACAAGCCGTATAACTTGCTGTGGATTGATGCTAACGCAGGCAGCCCTCAGTACAAGTTTGTTCTTATTCGTACCAGTCACGTATCAGACGGCAACCATCGCGGTAGCTGGATGACCATCGATGACTACAGCAAGATCTTCAACAGCAAACAGTATTATCGTTTGGTTGTTGAGAACGCTTCGGACTTAGGTATTGAAGCGGGCGACGTTGTGCTGCCTCACGCTAACACGTCACGTCTCGGTACCGTTGTTGTTCAGGCACTGCAAGACCAATCTGCGGAAGATGCACGCGACGTACAAGACCCTGTTGTTGTGTCAACTGATGACTCTCGTATGACTGATGCCCGCTATCCGCTGCCTCACGATCACGACGACTATCCGCGCACAATGATTCGTCTCAACGCAAAAGACTTTGTTGAAGTCGGTTCAAGCGTTGCGCCTGCTGCCGGTTCTGTACTTGCTATCGTTGATCGTGACCCTACGAACGTGAACAAGTATATCGGTCAGTGGATTCAGCCTATCAGTCAGAACATCGATTGGGAAAGTCCTCGTCTGCTTAATCTGCGTCTCAGCTTGCCTGGTGATGCTAGCTTTATGTCAGACAACAGCACTGTCAAGATGGTTGCTACTGCCGAGTGGGAAGACCGCGTTGAGCAGAGTCCTGAAGGCATTGTGTGGTCTATTCAAGAGAACGTTGTTGGCGTGACTATCGATCAAGATGGTGTCGTGACCGCTCCTGATTTGCAGACCGATGTTGTGTTGACTGTGACTGCAAAACTACGTGACCCTGTTTACGGTGACTGGATAACTGCTACCTACAGCTTGTTGATCAAGAACAAGTTTGTTACCGATGATGAGATCGTTAACATTCGTATCATTGGTGCTGACAGCATGTTCGCCGCGCAGAAAGAAACATTCAGCGTGGTTGCAACGTTCAAGTCAGGTAGCTCAAGCCCTGTAGTGCCGGACAACTTCACCTCTGCTGACGATGCGCTGCTTGCGCTTACTGGCTTGACTGGTGTTGCCGGTACTGCTCGCACAGACACGCCTGTCAAGCTGACTGCTACCTACACCTATAACGGTGTTGCGCTGACTGCCGAGAAGACAGTAACGATTAAAGCTCAGGTCATGACCAAGCTGGAAATCGTTGGCGCTGATACAATCAACAGTGAAGCCTCTGCTAGCTATACGTTCCGTGTGACGTACAGCAACGGCAAGACAGAGATTGTAACGCCTGATTATTTCCGTGCTGAGCCTTCAACCTACACTGTCGTTGCAGCAAATAAGGTAACTGCTAACAAGGAAGAGACTGCTGATCGTGCAGTTAACCTGAAAGCAGCTTATACCTCGAATGGTCAGACGATTGAAGCTACCAAGCCAATCACTATCATTCATGCAACGGTTGCACCTGTGTTGAGCAAGCTCGAAATTCAGGGCGCTAACAGCATTCAGGAAAACAACAGCGCGAACTATACGTTCCTTGCTACATACAGTGACGGCACTACCAAAACTGTTAACCCGCTGACGTTTACTGTGGACCTTGCACAGTTTGCTACTATCGTGAACAAGACGGTAACAGCAGGCAGTGTTGAGCAAGACACGAAAGTTGTGTTGAGCGCAAGCTACACCGATAACGGTATTACCAAAACTGCTACGCTGGATGTTAACATCCTGAACGTGATTGTAGTTGTTGATCTGGCCAGTATCAAGATCATCGGCAGCAACTCAGTGAATCAAAACACCACAAGCAACTACACGGTGCTTGCGACATACACTGATGGTTCTACCAAAACAGTTACACCGAACGATTTCAAACTGACTGCTGCTAATCAGTATGCACAGTTTGCCGATGGTAAGTTGACTGTTGGTGCTGTTAACGTGGCTACGTCAAGCGTGACTATCAGCGCAACTTACATCGAAAACAACATCACCAAGACTGCAACGCTGGACGTAACGCTGGTGGGTCAAGCGCCAACTATCGTTAATCTGGAAGTACGTGGCGTTGACCAAATGAATGAGGAAACTGCCTCTACATTTGAGTGCTATGCTATCTACTCGGATGGTTCAGAAGTTAAAGTCTCGAATCCTGTTTGGACTGTTGTGCAGGGCAGTGCCTTTGCAACAATCGCTCAGACTGGTGTGCTGACTGTTGGTTCGGTTACTGCTGATTCTAGCGTGCTGCTGCGTGCTGCTTCTAATGGCTTGACTGCACAAAAGACCGTGACAATCAAGAACGTTATTGTTATCACGTTGACCGCTGCTGCCTTACAGCAACCTACTCCAGCCTACGCGTTCAACGACGCAACAGCTTTGGCTAAGTCTCTGCAAACCATTCTGACGTTCAGCGATAGCTCTACGCGTGATGGCCTTGCGTCCGAGCTTACCTATACTCTGGCCGCTGGTGATACGCAGACTTACTTTGAACTGGTTGCACCGACTGCAAACACCGTCTGGCAGATTCGCACCAAGCGCGTGCTGAATGGTTGGTACGGTGACAAAACGTTTACTGTAAATGTAGTTGCTAAGGTTGGAACTGATAGCAAATCCAGCACTGCTGTGTTTACTGTTAAAGGTCCTACTGACAGCATTGCAACTGTTGATATTATCGGTCCAGACACTGTGACTGAGAACTCAACTTCCAGTGACTACTCTGTGCAGATTACTCGTGCTAGTGGTAAAGTTGAAACATACACAGCAACTAGCCCGACATATTCACTGTCTGCTGGTGGTGCGTATGCTACTATCGTTACTGGTACTTACGGTTACACCAAGAAAGTTGCCGTGGCGAAAGATGCCTTGTCCGCTGATCAGAACGCAACGCTTACTGTTGCTACTCTGACAATTGAAGGTTCAACGTACAAGCCTACGAAGTCTATTCGTCTGCTTAACGTAGCGTCAACACCAGTCGCTTCAATTGTTGGTCCTGACACAGTGAATGCTGGTCAAACAGGTACGTATATCCTGCGTCTGACTTATCCTGACACTGGTGCTACAGAAGACCTGACTCCTGTAACAAGCTATGGCGGTACGGGCACTGACACAGACAAAGTGTTTACCTATCCAGGCAATGATACTATTGTTGGTAACACTATCTCTGCTACCAAGCAGGCTCAAGTCAAAGTGACTGCTACCAAGAACGGTCAGACCTACACAGCAAGCAAGTTTGTTACCAACAGCGTTACGCCTGTGACCATTGATAGCCTTGTGCTGACAGGTCCAGACTCAATCGTTGGCGGTCAGAACGGTCAGTATGTAGGTACTGCTACTCTCAGTGACGGTACTATCGTTGACGTTGGTACAAACGCTACGTGGACCATGCAGGTCAAGTCGGGTTCTATCACTAACCCACTTATCTCTAACAGTGGTCTGCTGCAAACTGGTGGCGCTACTGTTGCAGGTGTTATCACTGTGACTGTGAGCTATACCCGTAACGGTTCAACAAAGACTGCGACAAAAGATGTTGCTGTGTCTGTTCCGTCAGGTGGCGGTGGTGATGCGATTGGTGCTCGCTTCGGTGTCAGCAACAAGATTACCTCAGCTGCGGGTTATACCAAAGCTTGGGCAATGGCACTTGCTACTCAGTTGACAACGACTGGTGAGCAGTTCATTGAGTGTCCTGCTGGTGGCTCTACTAGCGGTAACGGCAAATTCTTCTATGTCATTTGGCCGAAGAGTTTGGGCTATGGTTACTTCCGCGATTATTCAAGTGGTAGCTACGGCTTTGCTGGTTCGTGGGATGGTGCTCAGGAGTATGACGACTTTAACTTCGTCGGTGCTGCTGAGGTAACGATTGACGGCAGTGATTACATTATCTATCGTAATGACTTCCCGTTCGATCAGACCTACTACAAATACAGCGTTGTGTACGGCAGTGCTGATCCGCTGTCTGGTCAACCGTAATAGGAGAATGTGATGCCGGTAACTATGAACTCGTTTCTGGTGCCGGTATCTACAGCACTTCCTTTTCTTATCGAAGATAAATATGTTCGAGGTGGTATGCGCTGTCTGGCTGCTATTGCAGACCGTGATGCCATAGTAGCAGGTTCGAAGAAAGCTGGTATGCTTGTCTATGTCACTGAGACACAGAAGATCTATCAACTGGCTACGGACCTTGCTACTTGGGAGGAAGCTAAATTGGGCGGTGGCGCGGAATATGAATTCCAGTCACCTCTCGTTAGTGCTGTAGATGCTGATGGGAAAGTGATTGTTGGACTTAATGCTAATAACTCTATTCCAGGCAGTCCTGGCGCTGGCTACACGCTTGTGTCTGGTCCCAACCAAACACTTCTTTGGATTGACTTTAGTGCGAATGCTAATCAAGGTGTGCGCTATACCAAAGAATATGAAATGTCCGACTATCTCACGCCTGGTCAGTCGTTCAACTTTGAATTGCAGATGGCACGTACCAACATGTTGTTGGAAGTTACACTGAATGCATTTGATATTGAACTTACCTGCCATACGACTAACGAAAGAAACGACAGAAATCCGTATTTATTCCGCTCATCAACTAATTTCTTATCTGATGAAGGTGTTCGGGAAGAAGATGGTGAGTTTGTTAAAGGCAGACGGTACTCGTTCATTTCAAACACCGACGGTTCGCAGTTGCAGTATTGGTCATTTAAAAACATCGGTACTGCACCAGCAAAACCAAAACTCACAGTAACCTATTTGGTAATGGAGTGATTCAATGCAATATTTAACCGGACGCAGTATTGTTGGCCCGCAACAGTTGGCCATCAGTCTCGTCAACGCTATGAAAGGCGCGGGCTTCACCGTTATCGGTGTTAATGGCGATGCGAGTACAGTTATTGATGGTGATTCTAAGTCATTTGCGCTTGAAGCAACTGCTACCGTCGATACCCAAGCCGCAGACCAGAAATGGGTTGTGCTGATTGCCGCCGATGACACCGACAAGTATCTGGACGTAAGCGTTCTGCCTAAGTTACAGATGACTTCTGAGTTTGAAGCTGCCGCCCGCAACGCAACGCAGTCTATCGGTCGCCTGAGTCGTGACGGTCTGACTGCAAACCACTTCATCGACTTTGTTGCTGATTGGAAGATGGATGCTGGTGCTGATTTCGCAGCTTATCCGCTCAGCTATGATCTGGTTATTACTGATCATGGCTTTGCTCTGCAAATCAACGCAGAAGGTTACGATAACACAGGTACAGCATTCTCATGGGCTGTTGTGCAGCGTGGTCTGACTGACGGCGAAGAAACCGCGGGTCAAGGCAGCCCTCTGTTTGCTATCTACAGCAACGGTGGTGGTCAGAACGGTGACCCAGATACCTCAGTAGCAACTGCTGTTCAGCGTTTCACTGTTATCGAGAAAGGCATCAACTCAGCAACCAAGTCTATCTCTGCTTGTCAACCAAGTGCAGATGCTGCGCCTATCATCAACCCTATGCAGCAGGTAATGCTGGCAGAAGGCAACAAGGCAATCGTGCTGTTCCCGAAACTGATTAACAGTCAGCGTTATGTGTACTTCGTTACACTGGACCTGTTGGGCTATACCTCAGCGGACGTTATTTCTGCCGGTTCCACTGTTGATCTGACTCCTGCTGGAACTAAAATCACGTATCGCGGCATGAATGCTAACGGTAAAGATAACCGTGGTATGCGCCTGATGTTCCCAATCGATACTCCTATTTCTGCGTAATAAGGAACAAGCACAATGTTTATTGAAAGAACTGGCTTTATCGACAACCAGAAAATGTGGAAACAAATTCTGGCTGACCTGACTGCTAACGGCTTTACTGCTGTCAGCGTCAATGGTACTCTGGGCAATACAGTACCTACTGGCGCAATCACCTCGTTTGTTGTCAAACCGACCAATACAATTGACCCTCTGATTGATGCACAGCCTTGGCGTTTAGCCCTCAAGATCAATCCACTGTCCACTCGCATGTATGCCGGTGCTCCTGAGCAGATCAGCGATTTGGGTGAAGTTGCTAAAGTTAGCAGCATCATTATCAGTGGCAACGGCAAAGCAAACTATGCTGGTGCTATCGGTAGTCGTTACTTCGGTACTGCTGTCAATCAAGACGGCGATAAGCTGGACCCTAACGAAGTTTGTTTCTACCATCGCGGAATTGACAGCGATAGCGGTAGTGCAAATACTTCCTATGCTGGTACTATGTCTTTCAGCACTATCAACAACGGCACAACCGTAGCGCAAACCGTAGCAGACAGCTTGATTCGTGGTGATCAGGCCGCAACTCCGTTTACCTATACTTTGTCTCTGAGCAATCATGGCTTCGCACTGCATATTCGTGTTGAAGGTCAAGATGATGCCGGCTGTCGTCAACATTGGGTTGTTATTCAGCGTGCTATCAACAGCGATGGTACTGTTGTTACGGAAGGTAAAGCACCTCTGTTCTGCATGTTCAGTGTAAATGGTGGAGGCAGTCCTGATAATAACAAGATGTATCCTATCACCACAACTCTGGTAAACGCTAACCCAGACACTAACTATGCAATCATGCGCTTTACTGTGCGTGAGGCAGACGTTAACGCACCTACTGCACCTATCAATGCGGCCGCTCATAGCTCTGATGCGTTTGCAGTAATCAACCCGTTCCAGCAGGTTCCGTTCAGTGAAGACAACAAGTTTGACTTCCGCCTGCCGCAGGGCTTCAACACTCAGCGTTACAGCTATCCATACGAAATGGATATGGTTGGCTTTGCGAGTGCTGACGTTATCTCGAACGGTGTCGTGATCGAAACTCAGGTTTACGGCGAAGTTGATGAAGCCGATGAGCCTAAGCTGCGTAAGTACAAAGCTGTATCTGCGAACAGCCCTAAGAACACAGGGATGCGTCTGTTCCTGTTGGCCGAAGGTGGCGGCGTTTAATTCACTGGGGAGCCTTCGGGTTCCCCTTCGTCGTTTTATCTGCCACGAGGTGATAAATGTCCAACCAGATTAAAACAATAATCGCCAATGCTGAAACTAGCTGGACCACAGACCTTCCTCTTGAGAATGTGTCTGGCGATCTTGTGTTTCACGTTGTTGGCGGTACCTTCTCTGACGGCTCTGCGCAAAAGACTATTAGCCCCAACGTTGGCGTTTATTCTCTTGCTCTGAAAGGAACACCACCTACAGATCAAAGCACAGTTCAACAGGTAGCTGTCTACTATGAAATGGAAGGTGAGTGGGTTTTATCTCAAGATGCAAGCCGTATCTTAGCCCGACAGCAAACAAAAGAGATTGACTACCGCATTCAGCGTAGCGGCTTCGGTGCTTTGCCTAAAAACGCTGCTTTGACTTCTCCTTATTACGGAGCAATTATCAGTGGCGGTGTTGCACAGCCTACAGATGCGAATCTCAAAGCTGCTATCGAAGCTGGTGATTATCGTGCGCTGGCTCAGATGCCGTCTGCACCTTTCAATACAACACGCAGTCCGTACCTGATTCACGATAAGCCTAACGGTGCCTTGTATGTTTTAAACGCGGCTGATACCGTAGCTGATCTTCGTGTGGGATACAAGTTCACTGATGATGAAGATGGCACTCTGGCTACTGCCATTGAACGTATTGATCCAGCAGGCACTGAACGTCAGTTTGTGTTGTTCTATACTAACGGCCAGATTCGAGTATATGATAAATCATTTGCTCTTATTAATATCGTTCAGGCTACAGCCTCAGATGTGACTCGTGCTGTGTATCGCCGCAAAGGTATAGGTTCCAACACTGTTGATTCTGTTGTGCTGTTGACCTCACTTGGCGTTGCGCACTATTTAGATGCCTCATTTGCGGAACAGAACACGCGTCAGGATAAGTTTTACACCGACGCCTCTGACAGCTATGATGTGTTGTGTACTCGCAGCGGGCAGCTTGTAGGTCAGACTGTATCTAATGCACCCACCGACTTCGCATTCTATCAGTTCGTACCAAGCAGCCTGATTGCAATTGGTGTGCGTGCGACAACCGGTGATATTTGCCAGTTCAACATTCGGGATAATGCTGAATATGCGCCGTCTCGTAATCTGGTTAAAAACGACCGTGTTGTTTACAACACTACATCCGATTGGTCTGTTGCTGGTATTGTGCCTGCTGGTGGGTTTGATACTACTGGCGGTGATGGTGTATTTGATTTTGCAAACGCTGCTAGCAGTGTCACCACAAATCGTGATGGCTGGTCTTATCTTGGAATCTTCGGTACTCCTTACGAGGTCAGTGATTCGACTACTCGTAGATTCTTTTCTGTAGCGCGTCCTACAAACAATCTAACGCATCTCAATGTTCGTGATTACAGTGCAACCTTGCCTCAGTTCGATCAGGCTGGCAGCGACAGCGTTACCTTCACTCTTGTAGTCGAGAGCGGTGATGCCGATATTCCTCTTGAAATCAAATTGCCTAACGGTGTTGTATGGACTGCTAAGATAAACGGCGAATCCGTTCGCTATGTGCGTGACGGCGATCAAGTAGAATTCACTGTAAGCCATCCGAACATTACGCAACACAGCTTCCCTATCTCTATTGGCCGCTCGACTACCTTGTTTGAGCAGCAACCTGATACCATGCCAGATGCATTCGACTTTGTTGATGTGTCGGGTATCGAAGATGGTGAAGTGTATCAAACAGAAGAAATAACAATCACTGGCATCAACACACGCGTGCCTGTCAGTGTAACAGTCAACGGCCAACCCGCCGAAGACAACGTGCAGATCTTTATCAACGGTGAACAAGCTATCGAACCATTCATGATTTCGAATGGCGGTAAGCTACGACTAGAGGTACTGCATGAAGGCGATACTAGCCGTGTTGTTGTTAGCGTCGGCTCCGGCGTATGTGACTTTGGCATTTTCACTGTGCCTGAACCACGACTCAACACTATTCGTAATTGGGCTTATCAGCCGCGCGATGTTGAAGTAGTCAGTGATGCTATAACCAACCCTGGTCCACAGCGTCTTACCTTGACTATCACAAACACCACTGCCAAGTTCAATAACGATCAACAGACTGTGACGCTTGCTGCGGGTCAGTCTGCAACTATTTCATTTACGCCACCAGCCAACGAGCAGTATGTGATTCCGTTTGATACAGAGCAGAATCATTATGAGTGGCAGGTGTGGGCAGATGATCATTGGCTTGATCCTCAGCCTGAAACCGACCGTGCTGAACGCTATGTGTTCGCAGACAGCGGTGATATTTCGTTTGATGCCATCCCAGAGAACTTCTACACGCATATCCGTGTTCCTGCTGGTATCTTGCTGCAAGTTAACGGTGAGTATGTAGATCTACCGCTTGATGTTCGTGGTGTCTACAAAGAGCAGACTGAAATCCGTAACCTTGAATGCAGCACAACCGTACTCAAAATGGAAGGTCTGCCTAGTCATGATCAGCCTCACACAATCATGTTGGGCGATGCCGCTCTTGAGTGGCTGTATGATTTCACTGAGGACCCTACATATAGTGGACAAGCTGATTCTGTAATCCTGCCTGTTGCTCAACACTATGAGACAGTAGACAGCACTGAGATTCAGACGGTCGATCAGCAACATGTTGTCGAAGTAGATTGCATGACTGCCGAGTTTGATCAGGCATTTGAGTCTCAAGACAGCCGTGTTGTTGTCGCGTCGTTTGCCTCACGTTTTGAACCACATATGGACAGCGTTGTTGGCTCTAGCTATGACCGTATGTTTGTTGAGTCAACAGCTTGGATAGACACTGTGTTTATTCGTGAGTTTGAAACGCGTGCGGATTTCAATCAAGCAGAGTTTGACAGCCGCTTCATTCCTATCGAGGCGGGCGTTATCTCAACTGCGTTTGATCGTGGTTTCAGCGACAAACAATCTCATTTAATTCTTGATGCAGAAATCGATCAACAGTATCAAGAAGGTGGTAGCGGTTTTGATAGCGCCATGTTCCAGATGCGGGGCCCTAACACAGTTTCTATCGCTGAATACCTACACGTAGATGCTGCCTCAGCCAATCTGTTGCGTTCCGGTAAAGCATTACATCAGAATGCTGCACAAGTCAACTTGTCCCGTGCAGGTGACGCGAACAACATAGACAGCTTGGCGCCTCGAACCGTTCCTATGCTGAGGCCAGAACGTGTTGATCAGGCGAATGCTGAGCTTGTTAAAGGCGTTGTACCTTATGTGCTAGACAACGACCGTCTGAGTCTTGTGCGTCCTTCTGGTTTGATTCAGCAATCTTCTTTGCAGCATAACGTTGCCACTGCCACTGTGTATCACACGGACACAGCTACGCCTGACGTGTTTAAGGCAATGCCGCAGTATGCAATAGATACTGGACGCGCTGTTTGGCGTCAGTACAAAGTACCTAACAAGTATACCAACATGACGCCTCGCTGGACGCATATACCACGAGTAACGTTTACGTATGCTATGACTGTTGCGTACAGTAACAAGCGCAAGCCGTATCAGTTAAGCACTGTAGGTAAGGTGGCTCAGGCGACTCGCTGGTTCAGTCTTGATCTAGAGGCTCGTTACGTTGAGTCTTCTGGCCAGTTGTCGCAGATAGATGGATCAGCGGCAAGAACTGTTCAGGCTCCTAAGAGCTATCAACAGAAACTAACTGCTGATCGCGCGTTCTCCAACACTGTGTCCTCGCAAAACACAAACGAACCACGCAAGATAGATGCACCTAAAGTGAATCCTATTGCAATGAGTGTTGGCTATACGGTTGGAGCACTAGTCAAATCTGTTGAACCTGCTGCTTCTAATCGGGTTAAGACAACAGTGTTGGCAGTTACTCGTCAGCAACCGCGTCGCCCTGTTGTTAAGGCGATACATGTACCTCGCGCTGAAATCGTTACGTTTGTCACTGAGGTATCTCAAGGTGAAACTGATCCACTGAAACAGGGTTACTTTGAAACTGAACAACTAGCGTTGCAAAATGCTGTTCAGGTCTGGGGCCACGACCCGTCCGCTGTGTATGCTATCAAGCAACCTAATGGATATTGGACGTGGGCACAAGTTATTCCGTGTGAGAATACTTGTGGCGTTTATGGGTGCGATACAAGGGGTTATCTGAGCGGGGGTTAATAGCCCCGCTTTACCTAAGGACGCTAATTTTCACTAATCGCAACCAACAGAGAACAAAACATGCACTCGTTATCTGCAACGTATGATGACGCTGTAGGCAAATTTGCTTGGTATACTTTTGACGGCCCTCGTGGTCGTGAAGTAACACAGCGCAGCCATAAAAGAATGATCAAGAAAGGCGATGTGTATGGCCTGCTTGCTACCCGTGGTGGTGCACGCTATACGCTGATTTTCCCTGACATGCCGCACGTTGAGTTTCCTGCTGATCGCAATACAGCGGACTTTCTCATGGACCGCAGCAAAAAGATGCGCAAGCCGCCTGAGGTTGCTCAACGTCAAGGACGTGCTAAAGCTGCCGGTGTGACGACGATTGAGCGTCAACTTGCTCGTAAGTCGTTTGACAATCCACGCTTTGCACCACGACGCGTTCCAGTCGAATCAGTTAATGGTATTGACTTTGAGAACTATCAGTGGCGTATTGTGCCTGACGCTAACTATAAGCTACGTCACAGTAAAGGTCTCCAAACCTTTTCACGAAACGAGCTGGTTGGTCTACGCTTCTTGCGTGATTCAAAAGGCGGTATCGTAATCAATCCTGAAGGCTTGTATCTCAAAGTTCCTACAGAAGATTACGACATGCTGGTGGCTAACAGCAACGTGCTGCCTTATCCTGATTGGCCTCAAGGTCATCTCAGTGAAGAAGACGTTATGGAATATCGTCGTGCGTCTAAGATTGCGCATCGTCGAACAGCAGCCGAAGAAGCGGAATCACGTCGTCTCGCTGCTCGCGCTGAACGTATCGCTGTCAAGACCGAAGCTAAATTGTTGCGTAACAAAGAGCGTGAAGCGTCTCGTGCCGAAGAACAACGGCTTGCTGAAATGCGTGCTAAGGTACGCAGTGGTGAAATGGAAGCTCCTCGTGCTAAGATATTAAACGAAGATGACTTGTTGCCTAAGCCTGTCAAGCTGCGTAGCCGTGTGCGTCGTATACTTCAGGAAGAAATCTTAGACGATGAAGATCTTGAATTCGATGAGGCACTTGTTGAGCACGCGACAGAGGAAGATGAGCAACTAGCCAACCTGTTTGGTTCAAGTCCCTTTGTTGCTGATGTGCTCAACATCGAAAACAGTGTTGCCAAGATGTTTGGCAAAGATGATGACGACGAACTGCCAGAAGATGATGACGGCGCGTTTGATATGTCAGACATTGACGAACCCGAAGATGATGAAGAACCACCAGCACGTTCAAAGGTTCGTAAAAAGCAGAAAGGTACAGCTCCTGTAGCAGCAAGTCCAGAAGCAACCGAAGATGATTCTGATGACTCCGATGAATCTTCTGACGACGAAGAGGACGTTGACCTCGATGACGTTGAAGAAGAGGATGATGAGGATGCAGAATCTGATGAATCCGAAGAAGACACCGATGAGGAGTCTGATGATGAAACTGAGGATGACGAGGATGCAGAGGACGAAGAAGATCCAGACGCAGAGACGGATGACGATTCTGATGTTGAGGATTCTGACGCAGACGAGGAAGAAGACGAAGAAGCAGCAGATGAGGACGGTGACGATGACGCCGACACCTCAGATGCCGTAGAAGAAACTGATGAGGATGACGCAGAAGACGACGATGTTGCCGCAGCCGAAGATGAAGCTGCTAAAACTGCCCGTGAGGTTGCTGCCGCTAATGCTAGTCCTGCAGGTTCAGCCGCTTCCGAAGCAGAAGAAGGTGACGTTGTTCGTTTCAAAGCTGATGCCAAACTTCGACGTGATTGGGTAGTCCTCAAGATCTCTACGCACAATGCTTCGGACAACATTGTTGTGTACACAGTCTACGACATTACCAACAGCCCTGATGAAGTACGTCAGGTGCGCGTTAATCGTGCTCGTAAGCAGAACTTGTTTGACTACTGCGAACACATTAAGGATATGACGCCTAAGCTGTTCAACCGAGTGTTGGACATGGCAGAAGATTACCCTGTGAATCGAGAGCCTATCGCGTCCTAAGCTGTAAATACAGTTGTTAGATGTATTCATGGGGAACAACATAGATGGCCGTGCAATTGTCTCTTAAACGTTTGAACAAGTACCCTGAGAAGGTGCTGGATGAACTGACGCAAAAGCAAGTCGTAACCTTAGTGACCAAGCTGGACGAAGCCTATCACGTTGATGGTGAAGGCATGGTCAGTGATGCTGTTTACGATTTTATTCGTAAATACATTGATCAGAAGTGGCCTAAGTCAAAGCTGGCACGCAAGATAGGTCAACGCGACGATGCTGATGTGAAGCTGCCTGTACCTATGGCAAGTCTCAATCAGTTCCAGCCTGACTCAAAACAATTGGCACGAGCACTCAACAAGGACGTTGAGTGGGTGCTGACTGACAAGCTCGATGGTTTGTCGATTGAACTTGTGTATGAAGGTGGACGTCCTGTCGCTGCTTATACTCGCGGTGATGCTACGCACGGTAAAGATGTATCACACCATCTGCCTTCAATGCGCATACCACAAACTATTTCTGAACGTGGTCAAGTTGTGATTCGCTGTGAAGCACTTATCCCGCAGAAAACATTCATGTCCAAGATGCATGAATCTGCTGGTGGTCGCTTTAAAGCAGCACGTAACGCAGCCTCCGGTTTGATTCGTAACTTTGAAACAGCCAAAGAGTTCAAGTACGTTCGTCAGGTATGCTTTGGCATCATCGGTGGTCGTGGTGCTAATCTCAAACAATCAGCGCAGTTTAAACTGCTTGAGCGTTGGGGATTCGAAGTAGTACGTCACTTTGGTCCTCTACAGTTTGCAGATCAGGACGAGTTGATTGCGTGGCTTGAACGCCGCATGTCCAAGTCTATCTTTGAGCTTGATGGTGTTGTCGTAACAGAAGACACACCAGGTCACAAGTCAACTGCGAGCAATCCATCACATGCATTCAAGTTCAAGATGAACGTGGACGCTGATGCAGTAATCGCTACCGTTGAAGACATTATCTATCAGGAAACTAAATATGGAACTCTCCAACCTGTTGCCGTATTTGCGCCTACTGTTATGTCTGGCGGTGTTACTGTTACCCGGGCTAATGGCCACAATGGTTATTATGTTCAGCACGGATATCTCAAGCCTAAAAAGAATCAGCAGCCACCGCACGAAATCAGACCTCTCGGACCAGGGGCTAAAGTTAAGCTGATACGCAGCGGCAAGGTTATTCCATACATCATGGATATAATCAAACCTGCACGCAAGCCGAAACTGCCTGACGTACCGTACACGTTGAAAGGCGTAGAGTTCGTTGCTAAGAAAAAGACCAGTGTTGCTACTGCGCGTTTGCTTGGCAGCTTCTTGAAATCGCTTGACGTCAAGAACACAGGTCCTTCTACAGCGAAGATGCTGGTGGATAGCGGTATCACTGATCCTGCTGCCTTGTTTGATGCTTCAATGGCTACGCTGCGTGCTGTGTTGGGTGATGCAAGAGGCAAGCAACTTGCTATTGACCTCAAGCAGATGCGTTCTGGACTGCCTATCAATTCGTGGTTAAAAGCTACAGCGCCGTATTACATGCGCGGTGCAAACACTACGTTTGATAAAGTTGTAGACAGCATTCCTGATCTGTCTAACGTGCTGCGTCGTGGTGATACTGGTGATCTCGCGTTCCTGATATCCAGTATTCATGGAGTTAAATCTCGCGCCTCTGACCTAGCCGAAGCGTGTATTGCTGCCTATGAGATTGCAACCCAAATCGGTATCAAGTTGAAGGCACCTGAACGTGTTGCTGTTGTATCAAGCAAACTGAAAGGCGTCAACGTTGCGTTTACTGGTGTTCGTGATCGTGAACTGATGCAGCAAATCACAGCGTTGGGTGGCGTAGCTACTGATTCCATGAAGGCTGACACAAACATCTTGATTGCTAAAGATCCTGGCAGCGGTAGCGCCAAGCTGCAAAAAGCTATGGACAAAGGCATCCCGATTTATTCAGTCGCGGAGTTCAAACGACGTTACAAACTGGAGTGATTATGCTTGCACAACCCTGTTTGTTTGACTACTGGCGCAACTATGTTCCTTACGCTCCTGACCTAAGCATTCCAGTCAAGAACAGTGAGGAGACGCGCTACAGTCTAGCCGAGCTACTTCTTCAAGGCAGTCGTGATCACGAAACTGGTCACAGCCCAACAGAAGGTATACTCGACAAGGTGCCTGTGCAACGTGGGTGGCGGTTAAACGCCATCCTGATCTCAAACACCGTGCGCGGCGATACTAGTCTCAACCTATTTGGTGACGAGATTATCTATCGACCGCGCAGTGGTTATATTGGGGTCGATTGTTGCAACTATGCACTCACGAACGGTACTCAACAATCTGCTGTAGCACAGATTAACTTTCAGGTTTATCAGTGGTATCAATATTTCATGCAGATTACTAAACGCTATCAGGACGGCACACGCAACGAGTTCTATGCAAAGCCTACTGTTGATTTTGTTTCTGTTGGTCTACAGAAAGTATTGTATGCGGAGTTTCGTTGGTACTACAACCAATACGTTGTAGAGCTTGATGCTCGTGGTGTTAAGCGTGCGTACAAGCGCCGTACCTTAGTACAACAGACCATTGCTAACTCTACTGGCTATAACGGTCTGACTGCAACAAAGCCTACCGTTATCAATCAGTATGATAAAGTGACATTCAGCACCTATTTTGATACGTCACTTGGTCAGGCATTTGATGGAGATACAAACGTTCCTTTCTCGCCCTTCGGATCTCAGGGTGATGTTGAAGTTGAAATCAGTTTGTACTGCACAGAAAAAACAGTAACCAATCCTACTACCGGCGCCAAGATTCAGCAGGTAGATCTTTCAGTTCCAATCAATCTCATCTTCCGTGCGTCTGATATTTATGGTGCTCGCTGGTGGGAAAGTGGTAACATCTTAGTATAGGGAAACACAATGAGAATTTGCGTAGCGGCTATTTGTCGAAATGAAGAAAAGAACATGACAGAGTTCCTAAAGCATGTGCGTGGTGCCGATGCTGTGTCTATCGTTGATACAGGCAGTACGGACAACACGTCTCTTGCTTTTGAACAATACGATCACCCTAACTTCTACCTCAGCTATGACGTTGCAGAAGGTGTTCGTGATCTGTCACGCAGTCGAAACTTGGCCGCTGCGCCATTCTCTGACGATGACCTTGTAGTATGGCTGGATATTGATGAACGCTTCTCTGATCCTGATTGGGTACAGACGCTGCGTGATAGCATTCTCCATGCGCCTGACCTGCGTTGCTTGTGGATTACAATGCACAACGGTACAAGCGTTTACGGTCAGACTAAAGCCTATCGTAAAGCGTTTTTCGAATGGCGTTATCATGCGCATGAAGTGTTGATCAGTCGTCGGCCTGATGACCAACCGGGTCTTGGTAGCTACTCGATTGAAGCGTTTCACACAGACCATTTCCCTGACTATGACAAGCCTCGTGATTATATCAATGAGCTTGCTGCGGATGCTGCACACTATCCTCATGATCACCGTGCTGCTTTCTATTATGCGCGTGAGATCTGCTACCGCGTTGTTGAAGGTCAGTACAATCTTATCGATGAAGCCATCAGTGAAGTAGCACGTCTGGAACGTATCAGTCAGTGGCGAGACTACACTGCCTTGATTCACATCGAACTGTTGAAAGCCTTATATATGGCTGGACGTAACTGGCAACAGTCTGCCTATGCAGCAGTCGCCTCTCGTCCTGATCGTATTGAGTGCTACGGTACAGCCTCAGATGCTTTCTTGCGTCAAGGCGACAACGTAAACGCTCTTGGCTTTGCTATTCAAGGCATTGCAGCATATCAATCTGGCACAGCTAAAACTTTCTTATTTGATTCGGCCTTATCTAATTTAGACTTATGTTTTGAGGTAGCTAAACTGTCCTGCGAACGTCTAGGTATGATCGATAAGGCTATTGTTTATCTCGCTCAACTTGCACAATTGAGAGGTGAAGATGTTAATCAGTCTATCTCAGAATCAGGACTGGTGGAACAGCTTAACAAGAGCGGAACAGGAACGTTATCTGAAACGTCACCCACGCTCGAAGTACAAGGTGACAGCCCGTCAGAAATCAAGGACACAACCCATGAACCGAGTAGTACGCAAGAAGAAAGCGCCTCGTCAGCCAAATCTGAGTAGCCTTTCTGAAAAACTGAAAGAACGCTTAGACCAAGATCTGAAGGACGACGATAAAGCTGCTCTTGAAAACGCCCTTCGATTGGCTGCTAAGAAAAAGCTAGGCAAGGGTCTTACCAAAGAAGAGATTGATGATATTATCAAGCGTACTTCTAACCCTGGTGTTGCTAGCCGTATCATGGCCGAAGTGTCTGGTACTGGTGAACAGAACACGTTCAAGACCCTAGCGCGTGTTGCTATTGGCCTAAGCATTGTCGCTGCTACTGGTGCTGGGCTTGTTGCTGCTACCGCTGCTTCTGGTAGTGTGATGCCCCTGCTGCTGGGTGCGTATTTTATCAACCGTATTATTGATGATCCCACCAGCACCGTCGCACGTCTCAACTCAATCGCTGCACCAATCACGGATAAACTTGCACGCCTGTTTGATAGCTGGTGGTCAAGCCTTGATGTTGAACGTCTGAAAGACCTCAGCAAGACTGAATCCCTTTCTGCTGCGGCACGCATCACGTTTAAAAAGATTACAGCGCGTAGCCCATACGATGACTCAGAGAAAACTACCTACGTTATCAATCGCGCAGGCAAGAACTGTGGTGTCATCAATTGGGATAAAAGCTGTGGCTCTTGCAGCGAGAAGTCAACAGGCTGGGTAGTTACCTTGTTTGATGGCTTTAATGAAACAGCATATCGCAGCGGTCGTGGGCAGAATGCTAACGAGCCTTTTACTGCCGTACACAAGGGTGAAGTCAAGCTACAGAACCCGAGTCGTATGACACTTGATCTTGCTCGTAGCTGGGCACGTGGTGCATTGAGGGCATAACATGGCTACTTTTCAATTTGATCACAACATCGGCGATATCGTTTGCTATCGCTTTCAAAACGACGAAGGTACCTGTGGTGGCACGCTGCGCGGCACTATTCGTACTATCATTGTTGGTGATGATACATACGGCTACACCATCGAGACTACACAAGGCACTAACTACGTTAATGTCAAAGACGTTGTTCGCGCCGTATATAGCACCAAGTCGTTTGACGTGATGCATCCTGGTATTGAGGTCAATTATTTTCGTTTTGGCCGCGATGAGCCTCCTGTGTTGTGTCTTATTGAGGCAGCCTACATTGAACGTGGTCGTCTGTATTATCGCGTGCGTGACTGCAACATGAATTGTTTTATCGCGCCTGAAGGCAACGTTGAGATTGTCAAATCCAACGAATACAACCTTCAGTATTTCGACTAAGGAAAAGTAATGAAAACACAGCTTGAAATTCCAAGCCATTCGTTTGACCTGAGTCTTACGGGTATGCCTGCAATCGATCTTCACAAAGAAGGCGCATCACGTGAAGGTTCTGCTATTCGTCTTGCTGGCAATCGCGTAGGTTCAAGTCAAGCATTCGATATTGATATTAATACGTGGCTGCGCCCTGCCTCAGAAGTCTACAACACCAGCAGCGATATTCGTGACTACATCATTGTTCCTGTTCCTGTAAACATCAGTGAACTGCCGAACACTAACGGTGATGCGTTCTCGAAACGTGAATGGCTGCGCTTCAATCACGATGAAGGACGATTGTCTTATCAGACGTTTAAAGGCAAGCCGACGTTTATTGAACACAACAACAAAGACCATACCAAAGCAATGGGTATCATCTTTGACAGTCATCTAAGTCCTCTGCGCGGTTTCCGTGGTGATCATGCGCGTCTTACCTTGCTGATGGGCTTTGACCGTACTCGTTGTCCTGAACGTTGTGATCGTATTCTGCGCGGTGAATTGAATACATACAGCAAAGGCACTACGTACAAGGCGTATCAGTGTTCGATTTGTGGTGCGTTGGTAACTCCTCGTCAACGTAACTTCTGTGAGCACACAGCGTTTAACAAGCCTGCATTCCTCGACCCACGTAGCGGCAAACTGACGTATCGTGATTGCATCGGCCTGCGCGGCTTTGAGTGTAGCTCCGTTGATGACCCTGCGTTTGCGTGCGCCGCATCTTACTCTGATCACCTGATGCAGATTGGCTAATGAGCATATTTGATTTTAAATTTCGCCGCTATCTTGGTGCTGATGTACTAAGGTCTAACGGCGTGGAAGTTCAGCCTCGTGATGTTGTTGGCCTTATGCCAGTCAATGAGGGGCTGGCTTATATTGCAAGCACTCGTTATCCTGTCGTGGGTGCTATTGATGGTTCTATGTATGATCAAATCATGGAATCATCGCGTGCGTTTACTGCTGATCCCGGCAAGTTGTTTGGTGACTTTGATTTCACACTACCAACAGAGGGTGGACGCAAGAGTGGCGAAGTAGATAAGCCGCAACCTAAGCCTGTTGCTGCAAAGCCCAAACCTGTCAAGATCAAGACAGAAAACGAAACACGCGAAGACGAAGCAACTCGTGCTGCGCGCCAGTATCAACAGGAGAACAGCCCTGACTTCGGCAAGATGCGTCCTCTTGAGTATGCAACGCCTATCTATAGTGGCGGCAGCATGGCTAACTACTCAGTTAAAAAGCTGCCTCGCTGTGGTAAAGTTGCTCTTGAAATCCGTCCTATCAGTGAGCTGCAAGGTAAAGTAGCAAAGCTGCATGGCCATGACGCTCCTGACTATGTTATGCAGGATATTCAAGACAACGTTATGCCTGCGTTAGGACTAAAGATACCTCTCCCGTTCAAGCGTCTTTATTTCGGCATTACTTCTGATCTGCGTGACGGTACGCACATTGTTACGTATCGCGTCAGTGGAATCCTGTACGGTGCTATCTCAGTTGACCCTAAACAGCTTATCGCTCTGATGGGTGGCTTTAACAGTGCTAGTGTGGCCCACGCAACAACACACGAACTAGCCCACTTTATTGACCATACAATGATACGTAACGTTGACCGTATGCGCTTTGAACAGGCTATTCGTGGCAAGAAAATACATCCAGATACACTGCGTCCGGGTGCTATCAGCACTGTGCCTGCCGAGCATTTTGCAACGCTGGCTGAGCTAATGGTGTGGGGAAACAGCCTACGGCGTGTATATACGCTGAATGGCATAGAGATCGTCGAAAAATACTTCGAAAATCGCTATATTCCTCAAGCAGACATTGATTCTAAGAAAATTTGATTTTTTACCTCAATTTTCTCGAATACGTTAATTTTCCCATGTCGAAACAACGACTTTAAAAATTTCACGAGAGGTTTTTACCATGAAGATTTCCCAATTCAAGGGGATCGTATGCGTAGGCAAAAACCATAATCAGGCAGTAGAAAATTTCCGTCGTACCGCTGTTGGCGCTGGTACTATGCTGTTCGCTTCTGAAAGTGGTGATGTATTTGCATCGCAGAGCGGCACGGATCTCTACAGCCCGAACGGCGGCAATGCGCTGCTGGTCGAGCAACCTGGTTTGGTTGAGGAAGCTGATTTCGCATCCGAATCATCTGGCCAAGACGTTCGCGCAGAGTACCACATCTGTTTAGATGGTTGTGGTCAACACATCGTTAGCGAAAGCTCTGTAGAAGTGACGAACTGTCCGTCATGCTCTGCTGACCTTAGCGAAATCACTGACGAGCGCATCACAGAACATCTGGGTAACGAAATGTCCGAACAGTCTGTGTCGCATGACGGTCTTGTAGCCACTGGCGCTACTGCCGAAGAAGCGCAGCAAGCGTTTGTTGCTGCTCTGTCGAATTCCACCAGCTTTGTTGCCGAGTCTTCTACTGGTACTTTTAAAGCTGCTGTCGCTGCCAAGTTCAATCCGTATACTGCGGTTGAAGTTGAGTCTGTGTCGCAGGCTGATGAAGAAACAGTTGAGGCGCTGTCCAACGCTATCGTTGGTGGCGACAAAGAAGTCGATGTTCACATGTATAGCTGCTCCGCGTCATGCGATCAGCCGTTCACTGTGTCTAGCGATGAAGAGCCTGTGTTCTGTGCGCATTGCTCTGCACCTCTGATTGACATTGAGGAAGAAGAATCACTGTCTGGCGATGACGACGAAGGCGCTGACATTGATATCCTTGATGACGAAGACGAAGACGATTTGGACCTCGAAGACGAGGACGAAGAAGACTTCGATTCAGAATCTGCTTCTGACGAAGAAGACGAGGAAGAGGACGAAGACTACGACGACGAGGATGACCTTGACGACGAAGACGACCTTGATGATCTCGACGACGAAGATCTGGAAGAAGATGACGAAGACGACCTCGATGATATTGATGAAGACCTCGACGATCTTGAAGAAGACGACGAAGACCTCGAAGATGAAGAGGAAGAAGACTTCGATTCTGAATCCGCGTCAGCCGACGAAGATGAAGACGACGATCTGCTGTTAGAAGATGAAGATCTCGACGAGCTGGAAGACAGCGAAGACGATATTGATGACAGCGAATTCGAATCTGATTCCAAAGTCAACGAACCAGTCAGCCGTGTGTTTGATAGCCTCAGCTCTGCTGTTGCCCAGCACTCGAATCTGAACCCGAGCATGGTTAGCTTGAGCCGTAGCGTAGGCGGTGTTGTACCTCAGGTACACATGTACTACGATGGCCTGCCAATTGCTCTGGCTACTTTCCAGTCAGTGTCTAACGCTGTTGGTGAAGAAGCCGCACGCCAAACCTTCGAATCTGATAATTTCTTGCGTGCAGTTCGCTCAAGTCTGTCAAGCGAAGGCGTTATTGAAACTTGCAGCAACTTTGGTTTTGAACCATTCAAAATCGAAATGCCTGTTGAAAAGCTGATCGCAAGTGAAGCTGACGCACGCATTGAAAGTGCTACAAGCGAAGTTCAGTCCACCATCCAGCAGTCTGTGTCTGCGCATCAAGAACGTTTTGAAGCGGCACTGTCTACTGCTATGCTGGGTCTGACTAAAGGTTTCTGGCAGAACAGCCGCAACCCTGTTGCTGAAAGTCTGTGCAGTGCCCTGACCGCTGCTGGCGTTAAAGAACCACGCGCTATCGTAGAACGTGCTTTCTTCGCTCACGGTCAAGACTTCCTGGTTCAGGCTCTTAGCCAAGCTCAATCCTTGATGAGCAAATCAGAAGTCGCACAGAACGAAATCGCAGAAGCGGTTAGTTCGTCAACCGGTATCTCTCGCGCATTACCTCAGACTGAGCAAGTTCAAGTTCAAGTCGAACAGGTTAAGCCGAAACAAACTGCTGCGCACCTGCTTGTTCAGGATGCAGACCCGATTCAGTCCCAGAGTTCAGCTTCTGTTGACTCATTTGCAAGCCGCGCCGCTGCTCTCCTGCGTTAATCGCGCAGGGGCCAGTTAAACGGTTATCAAATCCCTTTTAGAGGAATTAAAACATGCTGTTTACTAATGCTACCGATATCGTTCAGACCAACGAAGCTGATCTGCTGCCGGGCGAACAAATCCAGGAAGAAGGTCAGGCTCTGGTATGGGCTAAAGAAGATGGTAAAATGTACCTGAAAGTTTCTACAGGTGCTGAAGGCGAAGTGTTCGCTGGTTTTGCTATCGCACGTCTGCTGCCGCCTACCCATCAGGTGCGCGTTGAAGAATTCGTTATCGATTCAACCAAAACTTTCCGCGCTGGTCGTCTGCCAGAAGCTGGTCAGATGCTGATCAAAATTGGTGGCACCAAAGCAACTCAGGAAGCTGATGACGCTGCCTCTGCTGCTGGTGCTGTTGGTGTTGATGGAGATAACCTGTACTTCCACGAATCTGACATCGGCAAGAAAGCTTACATTCAGTACGGTTACGTGCTGAATGCTGTTGAAGCTCGTTCGTTCCTGGCTGATGCGCCTATCGGTGGTTTGGCTGCGAACCAAATCGGTCGCTGTGGTTATATCAAACAGGGCAACGTTGCCTCTAACATGTTTGACTTCGCTGCTGACTGGAACGACGATACCGTACTGCATCCTTCACTCGGCCCGAACGGTCGTCTGACTGTTGGCGGTACAGGTACTCTGCTGAAAAGCGTTCTGATTAAACAGGCACCAACTGCTGAACGCGGTTATGCTATCTTTGAAATGGCTTCCTCTTTCGGTGGCTAATCCGTCGCGCATTGTGACACACAACAATTAATTTGAGAAAAGTTTCTCAGGAGATTTAAGATGCGAAACCAAATGATGCGCAACGCTAAAGTAACCCTGCGCAACGGTGCCCCGATTGAAGACCTGCGCTTCGGCGGTAAAGGTGACCTGGCTCTGTCCGAGTCTACCGGCGAAATCAACGCCTATTCACAGAAAGACCTTCTGAACAACATCAGCCGTTTGATGGCAGAAGCTGCTCAGGGCAACCTGGTGCACTCCGAGTCTAGCGTACAGACTTCTGTATCTGCTGCACAGCAGGCCGAAGAACGTCGTCAACTGGTTGAAGAAGCTGTTAACGATCCATCAGGCGCTAAGTGGGCTTCACTGGGTGCTTCAATCGTTGGCTCTATCGAAGACCGTGCTGAACGTCAGGGTATTCTGCGTCGCGTATGTAAAGGCGCTACCATTCGTCAGGGTGACGTTGCTCGTATCGAGCTGAAAACTCACCAGGCTGAAGGTATCATCGCTGTCGGTCCTACCGATTACGGTTATCGTCTGCTGCGTGGCCGCGTGTTCACTCCGTCTGAGTTTGAACTGAAATCCAACATCCGCGTAAGCAAAATGGATCTGGACCAGATCAACGGCGACCTGCTGGACCGCGCACAGCAAGATGGCCTGTCTGCAATCATGGTTGCAGAAGACCGTCTATGGAAGAAAGCTGTAGATCAGGCTGCTGGCGTTGCTAACCCAGTAACCTACATCCACGGTGACCTGACTCCGCGCCTGCTGTCTCAGATGAAAACCCACGTAGCAAGCTGGCCTCTGCCTGTAGCAACTGCCATTCTGGCCGCTGACTACTGGAACGACATTGTTGGTAACGATCAGTTCACCTCTGCTCTGGACCCAGTGTCTAAGTATGATTTGATCACTACCGGTCGTCTGGGTACTCTGCTAGGTATGGAACTGATCACTGACGGCTTCCGCGCACCAGAGCATCGCGTTCTGGAGCCGGGCGAACTGTACGTTGTTGCTGATCAGGATTACCACGGTATGTATACTACTCGTGGCGGTACGCAGTCTACTCCTACTTCTGGTGCTAACCAGGGTAACACTGACCGCGGCTGGTTGCTGTCAAGCACCTTCTCCTTCACTCTGGCGAACGTGCGTTCCGTGGCTAAAGCAGTCAAGGGCTAAGTCCAGACATGAGGGTGGCGCAAGCTGCCCTCTTCACTGAGGAACAAACATGAAATCTTTATCCGGTTCCTTAGCTGCTCTGGCGCTTCTTGCTGTGCGTGACGGAAACATGAAGGATGCAGCGCGTTTGCTTTCGCAATCTGCTGCTGCTCCTGACAGTGAATTGTTTCTTGAGGAAACCCTTGCAGACAACTACGTAGCTTCGGCTATCGTTAACTCTGTAAGTGAAGCGAAACCTTCTTTGGCTGACTCCGTTGCTGCTCTGTCGAGTGCGTTGGAGATTAACGCTGAGGAAGAAACGCAACAAGCTATGTATGGTGATGACGAGTCGCTGTCTGTTAGTTTTGATGACGACACTGAAATCGACCTGACGCTTGTTGACGAAGAAGATAACCCAGCTCCTGTAGTTGCACAGTCTTCTAGTCTAATCAAGTTGCGATTCAACTAAGACCCGTTTGCGGGAAAGAAACCTAAGGGGTCCTTAACGGGGCCCCTTTTTCGTATCTGGAGCTGCCTGATGGCTATCGACCAACTGATGCGCAACAGCACTAGCCTGAAAGCTACCATACATGGAATACAGCAACAGTTCCGTAATGGTTATGGCTTAACGCGCTTTGTGTGGATGGTGCACAACAACCCAAAACAAGGTATACGCGCTCTTAATGCACAGTCTACCGATTATCCATATGGCTGGGTAAAGTTAAACAATCTCGCATTCAACCGTGAGCTGATGCAGAACCCTAAGTCTGCTGGACGCTTTGGTACAGGCTGGGCGCTAACTCCTGACCCTTCGAATGCTGTTGTTGTCAACAACTATTACTTTCCTGTGACACTGAGTGCAGAAGCCACCGTTAAGTTCATGAGCATTGATGAGGCTCTTGCGTTTGTGCAACAGTTCTTGATAGCCAGCATTGTTGAGCTTATGTCATTTGAGATTCAGATGCCATCAACTAAGTTCACGGTGCGTGTGTTGCTTGACGGTGAATCCATTCCACTTCCTTTCATTGAAGACCTTGATGAAGGTTCAACTCCAGGCAGCTTTGAAATCACAATCCCTCTCACTGTTCAGACTAAGATAGGCTTTAATCGTGAAGAGGCGAAAATCAACAACTACGGTGAAGTAACTGTTAACACCAAGCTTGATATTGATGACTACACAGTTAATTCCGTTATCGTTCCACCAGCTGAGGAGCAGGCGTAATGTACACGCGTGAGAAGTACCGTACGCTGAGCCGTACACTTGTTGTCGATGCCCGTGTGCGTCTTGTTACAGCACATCAAAACGGTATCGCAGTCAGTAACAACACCGCAGTAGGCATTCCTGCTGACGGTAACTATGTACAGCGTCAGTTTTCAGTAGGTCCTACAGGCGTTGAATTGCCTGAATCGAAAGGCTTGCTGTATATCGATACGGCAGAACCTATCATCCTGCAGTTGGGAAATGCCAGCATCACTATTGAAGGTCAGTATATTGTTACTGGTAAACACCCTGCATGTGTGTTGGTCAGCGATGAATTGCAAACAGTCAACGTAATCCAATACTAACCTAGCCGGTTACGCTAATTTAAAACAGTTACAATACGCTGCACATTCTCATGGAGACGTAATATGCTCGTACCAAATCACCCCTCTCCTGGGGTATACTCTTTGGAGAATGACCGTTCCAACCAGCAGACGTTAGTTACTAACGGCTATTGCTGCTTGGTGCTGCCGTTCCCTAAGGGTGAAGTTGGTGTGAACACGACTGTTACTTCTGTCGATGAGATCGACTTAAAATTTGGACCTGCAACAAGTTCTAGCCCATACGCTCGAAACGTGCAGTACGCCAAATTGCTGATGCGAAAGGCCACTCGCCTAAACATCACGCGTGTTGGTCTCAACGTCAAGTACGCTGGCGTGTATCTCACCACGTATAATAACTTTACCACTTGCCGTCCTCTTGGTGATGCAGGCTTAACTGATCCCGAGCAGATTGCGTTTACTGACCGCGACATTTGTTTGCTGTATTCAGTAAGCGGCTACAGTGGTGCTAACGACATTTATATTACCGTTGAACCTGACGTTAATGACGTGTTAGGCATCAAGGCAATCATCAAAGTGTATCTGACTGGCAGCTTAACGCCTGTTGAGAAGCACACGGTCACAACCAAATATTACAAAGATGGTTCAGGCAACCAGTTCTACATCGAAGACGTTATCAACAATGCTTCAAGCTATATTCGCGTCAAGCTGAATACTGCTAACTACAAGCTGGTTGATGATCCAGACTTCGTTGTGCTGAACGCGATTGCTGGTGGCCCGCTTGATGTACTCAACCCTACTGCTATCAACGGTCAGTTTACTGGCGGCAGTGATGGCAACACAATCGACATTGATCACTCGGATGCATTGATTGCTAATGCTAGTCTGAGTGCTGTGTTGACTGCATGGGATAACTATGCAGACTGGGAAGACATTCAGGCAGGCATTCTGTGCAGTGGTGGCCTTGAGCATCCTGTTGTTGCAAACAAGCTGGATACCTTAGCAGCAAGTCGTCAAGATTCAATTGCTGTTCATGGTATTCCTGTGCTGCTGCAACAGCGTGATAATGCCGTTGCTTATCGTCGTGGTAACAAAGCCTACATGGGCACAGAGTTCTCAATCACAGGCTCGTGGTCTTGCTTGTCAAACAGCGACGCCTTGTACCGTGATACAGATAACAGCCGTGACATTTATGTTCCTGCTTCTATCTGTATGGCCTACTGTATGCTGAACACTGATCAGATTGCTCAGTGGCTTGCACCAGGCGGCTTGAATCGCGGTCAGTTGGATTGGGCTACTGACGTGCGTTATCGCTTCAAGCAGAATGATCGTGACGTTCTTGCAGAGAATCAGATTAACCCGATTGCTGTATTTGAAGGTGAAGGTATTTACATGTGGGGTGCAGACACCACAATGACTACCAAAAGCCCACTCAATGATATCGGTGTTCGTCGTCTGCTGGCAATGCTTCATGCCTCTGTTCGTGCTAACAACCTGCGTGCTGTGTTTGAACCGAACGATGACGTTCTCAAACAGAATCAGAAAGCGGGCATGGAATCTATTCTTGAGCCGATTAAAACTGGTCGTGGTCTTGACTGGTATGCTGTTGTGTGTGACTACACAAACAACACGGCTGAGGATGAAGCACGCGGTGATCTAATCATCGATGTGTTCCTTGACCCGACGCGTTATACCAAGCGTATTCACGTTACTGCTATTGTTCCGCCTGTTGGTGACATTCAGTACGCGCTTGACCTCATCAGCAAAGGCAGTCTGTAAGGAGCAATTAAATGCCTAAGGTAACTCTTGATGAATTCTCATCAACGGCTGATCCGCTGTTAGATGATAACTTCGAGTTTCTGATTCCCAACCCGCCTGCTGCGACTGGTGGATCAGAATACGCTCGTGCGCTGCGCATCATGTGTAAAACTGGTGTCAAGCCTGGTTCAACAGTAGAAGAAGTATTGAAAGAGGCGTTCGGCCATCAGCTTAACTATGCTGGTCGCAAGATCTTCTCTCACTCCTTGTCTACTGAGTACAACGAAAACGCCGAGATGGCTATCTACAAACCACTGGAGCTGTGGCACGACGCTATTCGTGCAACGCAGACCCAGCTCGGTGCTGTGAAAGCTGACTACGCAGTGAAAGCTATCTTCCGTATCTTTAATCAGGCGGGCGATGTTGTTGCTGAGTATGAAATCTACGGTGTATGGCCGAAGCAGGTACCAGACTTGCAGTTCAGTGGTGCGGCACAGTCAGTACCAGTGTCAATCGAATGGTCCTTCGACTACGCGCTGAGAACCGTTTAATCGTATGGGGCCTCGTGCCCCATTTTCGTTTCTGGGAGATTTTTTATGCTGCTCTTTATCAGCGCCAGTGCCAGAAAGCCGAAACGCGCCGTGACTATCGAAGAATGCGACTGGTACCGCTTTGAAGGTAAACGTGCAGTCTCCGTAGAGAACGATGAGTTCGAGGCGGATGTTGAATACAATGATGTGTATGGCATTGTCAACACAGGCAAGAATAGCTATGCGCTGCTTCACAAGGAAGACCCTTCCACCAGCTTTGAGATTGATGCCAAACAAGCACGCAGCTTGTTAGGTCGCAGCCGTCCTTTCACAGGCACAGTTAAAGGTACCCGAGTATCATCCAAACCTAAAGGTACTCGTGAGCAATCAAAGACTCCGACTGATGTATCGCAGAAAGGCAAACAGAAAGTATGGCACGCTGTTCCTGGCTCTAAGCCTGAGAACAAAAAGCTAACGCAAGCACTGCAAACGTTGTCTGTTGATGGTGCTAGTGGTATTCAGTATATGGCGCGTGTTCCACTGCCTAGCGGTGAGCTGTACAACTACTATGAAGCAACCTCCACCTTCGCCTCATACAAGTCAACGCAGCGTGCTAAGTGGGAACGTGACATAGAAGACCATGTTATCGCTAAGATACGGTCATGGGGATATGTAGTTGGTGCAACGTTCCTCAAGTTCAATGACGGCACAGTGCATCCAATGCTTATCATTGTTGAGGAGTAACTATGCCTGCTGTAACTATCGACGAACTGCAAGATTCCTCGCAGCCTGGGCTTGCAGATCCATTCATGCTAGACAAATGGCGCTTCTTGACCTTACCTCAGATTGGCGGTGTGTCTCTTAGCCCACTAGCGTGTGAAGAAGTTGGCCTGCCTTTTCCTGTGTTCCAGCAGAAATCAAAAGAAGTAGCAACTACCAGCACGAGTTGGCCCAGTGCTACGTCGGTAGAAGGCTTTACTGCACAGTTTAGTCTTGATGAAAAGCTGGCTGTTATCAAGTATTACACAGCGTGGCAGAATCTTATTCAGAACCCGTACACTGGTGGCTTTCGATTGCCATCACAGTACAAAAAGAATCTGCAAGTCGCCTTGTTTAATACGCAAGGCACACAGGTAATGGTGCATGAACTACGCAGCGTGTGGCCTTTAGGTATGCAGGAGCTTACACTGAATGGCACAGGCGGTCGTGGTATGATTTCGATTCAATTTGAGTGCGATGTTGCACGACCTATTTTTAGTTGAGGAACTTATGGCTATTGATATTCAAACTCGCAATCTTCCTTCACGCGGATGGAAGTCAGGACTGCCTGAATCGTTTCAGATGGAAAAATTCAGTGGCAGACACACACGCCAGCTAGCGCGTGCTGCAAAAGACAAAGACTGGTCGGACGTGCTGCAAAGGGTCTTGCCTGATTGCTTATCGATACCAATCGACGCCTTAACTATTCCAGACGCATTCAGTTTGATCTTCAATCAGCGTATGTTGATGAATGAAGTAAGCCCTGTTGTGCTGTCATGGCAGTGTAAAAAGCCTGTATATGAATACGGACAGCAGGTCATGTTTGCACTTCAGGGCGATACAACTCCTACCAACATTTATCCGTGTGAACACAGTAATGTCAGTGTGGTAGACAAAGACAGTTGTGCTATGGCGATATTGAATGCAAGCTCTGATGAGTTTGACCTGCCTCGTATGCGCAACTATGACCACACCACAGACGAACAAGATGGGATGTTCTATTGGTTTGTGGCTCACATGGGACCAAACTTTGACGCCAACCTTGCTCGTCTTGAACAGCAGCAAGACCTTGAGCTGTGGACGCGACTGAGCGATTGGGTGCAGGCATCACGTCATGGTATCATTACAGAACTCAACATGACCTGTAGTCACTGTGCTCGTGAATCGCTGCGTAGCTGGGACTTCCAGCCATCGGTGTTTATCAATGCTTGAGATATACCTTCCTTCAGGTAGGAAAGATGCGCGTATCAATCAGATAACAGCTAATCACATGAATAGCCTGTACAACGCGCAGAAATATAAACTGCCTGAGTTACTTGCCGACACGTTGCAGCACTTTACCAACATCAAAGTCCGCGAAATGTTGCTTGAGGACTTTCGATACATGCTTGCAATGTTCGACAAGGATAGTTGGATTGTGAGTCACCGTATGTATGAGTGGCGATGCGAATCGGACTTCTATGTGGACGCAACTCACAATCGTTATTACCAGCGGCCTGTTGGTCGCAAGTATCACGTAGTCAAGTGCAATCGTCTCAACACGGAAGAAGTATCAAAGTTTCGTGTCGTAGGCAATCCGTGGCGCAAGCTGCCTAACGGTCTACGTCATCCCACGGTACAGCGTTGGATTGAAGCTGTAGAACTTGCCGAAACAGAGGGTGACGTTGCATTCAAAGCCATGTGGATTGACAGCGATCTGTCTCTTGATGCAACACTTGATAACACCTCACCAGAAGAGTTGATGTTTGCGGAACGTCATGTGTTTGCCAGTTGTGAACTTGAAACAGAATTCAAGTGTGGTAACTGCTTCCGAACATACAAACAACGCAGTCAAATAGACCTGCTCAATTTCTTCCGTGTACACAGCAGCACGTCCATGATGAATATGGCACTCGACCTGACAACAAGTAAAGGCGCATATATCCCAGATGATATTCCAATTGCCAAGCTGTTGTATTGGCACAGTTGCTTCATCAAGGACAAACAGCGTGCTGAGGAAGAACGCTTGCTGAGACTACAACAGAAACCTAGGCGGTAAATGATGGCTGGTCTTTTCGATACCGATATCGATGAAAAACAGTTGTCTGCCCTTGAACTGATGATGGAGCACGCCGATACACTTGCTAGTAACGTAGCCGGTGCTCCACGTACAAGCAGACGCAGAAGAAACAACAGGCCAGATGCGCGTTCTATGCAGAGTTTCCTTGAGGGCAACACTCGCACTGACCACGATTATGAAGATTATGAGCTGTATGTTGGTCCCGGCTCTCGCGCTAAGAACCGTGAAATGCGTGAACGTCGAGCTGCCGCTCAAGCTGTTCCTGCTGCTCGTGCAACCGTCGATCGTCCTGCTAATCGTGACATTGACCAAGCACTTGAAAACATGTTTGTTGCTAACGATTCCAACAGCGACCGCATTGTTGAAGGACTGGATGATGTTGCTGGCATGTCTGCTAAAACAGTTAAAGTGCTGCAAGACTGGTTGGATTGGGAGAAAGCAGAAGCGTTTCGTCGTGCTAACTCTGTGCGCACTGATGATGCTGCTCCAACTCCTACGGTTAACTTGCCTGCACCTGTAGACAACACAAACAACACAGGCGGTGGCCTCAGTGACTTGCTTGGCGGTGAAGATGCAGACTTCGAAGATGATCGTAGAGGTCGTCGTCGTGGCAGACGTTATGGCCGTGGTGGTAGACGCAACAACCGACGTCGCAACAGACGTAATGGCTTTGGTTCAAGTCGTCTTGGACGTGTGCTTGGTGCTGCACTTACTGTTGGCGGTATTGGTGCTGCACTATATGCAGGCAGCGAAGCTAAACAAGAAGCTGGTGAAGAGTTTGCTAACGGCAGTGATGACGTAGCAGCAACTCCTACCACACCAGAAACAGCACGCACACAGACCGCTCCTGATGCTGGTGGAATGACGCAAGAACAAAAAGATGCAGCGTTTGACCTCAGCTCAACTGCCGCTCTTGCTGTAGGCAGTGCGAAACGTATACCATTAATTGGACCTGCTGTGTCTGTGTTGAGCGCAGGATATAATGCTGAGCAAATAGCAAATGATGACACCCTTACAGAGGCTGAAAAGAAACGGGAACAAACCAAGAATGTTACATCATCTGGCGGGGCTGCTATTGGGGCTACTGCTGGTGCTTGGGTTGGTGGTGCTCTCGGCAGCGTTGTTCCTATCGCAGGTACTGCGGCTGGTGCTGCACTTGGTAGCGTAGTTGGCGGTATCTTGGGTGACTTGCTTGGTAGTAAAGTTGGTGAGCTTATATCGGACAAGGTAGAAGACAGCGCGGATAAAGCTGTAAATGAAGCTGATAAGAAACGTGAAGAAGACTTGAGATCACAACCTCCTCAAGAATCAAGTCGCGGCTTTCAAATGCCTAGCTTTATGAGCGGCTGGTTCGGCGGCAATTCAGGTGGTGGCGGTACATACTCTGGTCCTCAGCGTGCTTCTGCTCCTCGTGCGTTCGACAGCAAACAAATCACCGACTTTGCATCCAAAGCTGCTGCTGGTGGACTTGGTTCAGTCAGTGCTCAGTTTGAATCTGGCGGTCGTGGTGTCGGTACTGTGTCTAGTGGTCGTGGTGACTACGGCGGTGTTAGTTACGGTGCCCACCAGCTTGCTACAAACAACGGCAGCATGATGAAGTTCTTGAACTCGAAAGAAGGGCAACCGTTCTTAGCTCAGTTTGGTGGACAAGCTCCTGGCACTGCTGGATTCAATGAAGCGTACAAGAACCTTGCTTCAACTCAGGGCGATGCGTTTTCCAAAGCGCAGGATGATTATATTACCCGCACGCACTATGCACCTCAAGCTGCTAAACTGCAAAACGATTTAGGTCTTGATGTGTCGAAGCGCGGTAAAGCTGTGCAGGAGATGGTCTACTCCACTGCCGTACAGTATGGTGGGAATACAAACGCTATCAAGCGTGCTCTTAATGGTCTTGACCTAAGTTCTATGACCGACGAGCAAATCATCAACACAGTGCAGCAATCTAAAGCAGCCAACGTTGGTACAGACTTCCGTTCAAGCAGTGCTGATACGCAGGCAAGTGTCGCAGCCCGTGCTGAAAACGAACGCAAGGTCTTGACCCAGCTCGATCAGGATGAGAAAGGCAAACAAAGGAAAGAGGCTGTTGCTAAAGCTCTCACTCCTGCTGATTCTGAACTGGACCGCAAGGTTGCTGAGAAGTTTCCAGGTTTGGGTAAAGGTGATGGTAGTGTCGACCCGACCGCTACACAAGTTGATGCTAATCTTAAAAACTTGCCTGATTTTACTCAACAAGGCAGCACTGTGTCTGCACCAACTTCGCAGGCTGATAAAGATCGCAGACTAGCAGAGTTGGTAGGCGATAAAGCACTTGATGCCCGTGCGCGAGAAATGGGAGCAACTGCTCTTGATGCAACTCCGCGCAGTGCTATACAAGCCAGTGTTAGTCCAGAAGAACTTGCTGCTGCTCGCCAGAAATTTCGTCGTGATACGTTTGAGCCTCGGCTGTTGCAGGAACGTGATAAAGCTATCACACCAACACAAAAGCCTGAACCTGAAGTTGAACGTCAGCCTCTTGTTACTGTGGATGATGTTACACCTGCCTCAGAACGACAAGCACCGGCGCCAGTCGCCGCACCTGTTGCTGCTTCTGAACCGCCTCGGGCCACAGCGCGTGCAGTTCAAGGCTCAAGCGGTGGAGGCAAGACGCACACTATGGACGACATTCCTGTGTTCCTTGATGACCCAACGCTGCAAATGATTAATGTCGGCTATATGTAAGGAGCGACCGTGGCTAACTATCTCATGCCTGCTACAGGTCAAAGCGTGATTCAAGCCCCAGCTGCTGGCAGCAAGGACAGCTTCATTCACGTTGATGACATGTACAAAATCCGTATCTATAACACTGCGAAAACAATCCAGTTCACTGGTTATATCCCGCCTGACTTCTCGTTTAGTCTTGCGTCTAACTGGAATGCTCCGTTCGGTGACACGTCTCTTGGTCAAATGGCTCAGGGACTTAGTGGCGTCAACGCTACATCAAGTAACAGATATATCAATGCCGCACAGCGTGGTGCTCAAGCCATTGGTAACAGTGCCGGTGCTGCTGAGAAAGCCCTTAAGTTTGGTGGTGCTACTTCGATGTTTAAAGTGGCTTCTGCTAAACTGTGGACACAGCCGAGCTATCTACAGCTTGACCTGCCAATCTTCTTGGACGCGTACTCCGATACAAAGTCTGAGATCGTTGAGAACTTGGTCAAACTGTTGAGCTTGTGTGCCCCTACCGAAGCACTAGGCGGTTTGTTGATTGCTCCTGGACCATCACCTGTCAAACAGGCAGCTAACGAGGCGCAGACGCAGTACAATAATGCTACTGGAAACAGTAACGGCGATACTGCTGCATCGTTTGATGATCCCGAAGCGTTCACTGTTGATATTGGTAATTTCTTCACAATGAAACCTGCTGTAGTTGACAGTGTTAGTGTTAACTTTGACAACGTGTTTGAAGACGTTTCAGGTAATCCTATTCGCGCAGACTTTGTGCTTCAAGTATCTAGTTACTTTGCCGTCACCAGACAGGACTTACAAAAATGGCTGAAAGTATCGCAGACGTCGATCAGTGGGGCATAGACCCACTAACAGTTCAGGCCTTTGATGACGTTGACCAAAGCAGTTTCGAGCAGTTTCGGGTCAACGCAGCACTGGAAGGAAATCCGCAGCTTATCTCGTTTAACAAGTATGGAACGAACGCTTACTGGAACTATATTCTGATTGCTAACGGCATGGTTCACGCATCAGAGATAAAGGCTGGCATGACGATTCTCCTACCTATCAGACGACCGAAAGCTGCTGTCAAAAAACTAACTCAGGTTACAATCTAAAATGGTAATGAAAAACGGTAAGATCATCATCAAACGCAAGCGCGATGCTGAAACAGAGGTCAAGAAGAAAAAGTCTTCCAAGCCTGTAGAAGTTGTTGCAGACAAACCTAAAAAGAAGAAAGCTAAAGCAGAACCTGAAAAGAAAAAGAAGACTCGCCAAGAGACTTCTGAACCTGCTGCTGGCTATATTCGTTTAGGTGAACACAGCTTCCTTACCGTTGAACTTGCTGAGGACGATCGGGGTAAATCCATTGTTGCTATCAGAAAGTTCTATTCAACCAAGAATGACCCTGAGAAGAAACCTGCACGTGGTGGCTTCAATATGGAGCCATCCAGCAGCGAACTCAAAATCCTTGCTGGTCTGCTGCGTCAGATTGCGAAGGAGATCGATGAGGGCAAGTAATGAAGATCACTCTATCACTCTCGCAAAGTGGTTGGAAAGTAGATACCTTCTATCAAACATGTGTGGACTGCCGTGCTATCCGAGACAGTCCTCGTTTTCCTAACTACGTCTTGTCTGACTATGTGCAGAGTAAGATTAATCCAAACAATGAACTAGTGTGTCCTGCCTGTGCTGCTGTGCGCTGCAACAATCATGGTATTACTCAGGCAGCATTTAGATACACTAGTGGTCCTTTTGCACAACGGGATTGACTATGGCAGACGAACATTCAATAGGTGGAGTTCAGGGTCAGGGCTATTTGGGTATGCTGCTGGATGGCAAGGCCCCTCCAAATACTCCTGGTCTTGTGCGCAGTGTTCATGTTATTGAAAACCCGATGACTGTGCCTTGCGCAGTTATTGAGTTTACTGATCGTAACAACGTGCTACGTGATAAAAACGCTATTGTTGATGGTACGCAGATTACTATCTCAATGGGTCCGAGTATGGACGCAGTGCAAGAAGTTATCTTTCGTGTGATTGGTGTGAGGGAATACGAGGACTCAGGAACTCGCATTCTCCGCACCGTTTGTGCTTTTGACGCGCCTACCTTCATCTATGACAGTCGTAGCTGGGCTATTCAAGGCACAAGTCTTGATGCACTGAAAAAGCTGTGTGATGCGTGCGGTCTGTCATTAGATAGCGGTGACCTTCAGCCTAAAGATAACATGAAGTGGCTGAGTGCTACGCAGAGTCCAAAACGTTTTGCTGGTGAGATTGAGAAGCATATGTGGCTTGGCGAAGATGCTATGCCTAAGATGCTTGTGACTGCTGATCATCGTATGATCATTCGCGACCTCAACAAAGTGCTTGAGCAAGACCCGACTGCTGTAATCTGCTACAACACAGCTAACGCTAACACAGAATATCAGGCGCAGGAGCTGCGTACTAAATCCACCAGCGGTACATTCAACGGTGTGTCAAACTATGGCGATGTTCTGTTGTGGTCTGACAGTAAAGGTCAAACAAACAGCCTTAAATCAATCAAGATTAAAACGCGTGACCCACTAAACATCAACAGTGACACTCGCGGTGATATTGTTGGTGCACGCAAACAGTATGCCAGACCGACCAACGATGCTAACATGCATGACAGTTTCATGAAAGCATACTATAACTGGAAGCGTCAGGCCCTGCTGTATACAGAAACTGCTCGTGTGTTAATTCTCGGTGGTGCACCTACTATTAACGGTCTTGATTGCATCGAGGTCAAAGCAAGTCTGCCTACTTCAAAAGAAGACCAGCGTACGGACTACAAGTCTAGCGGCAAGTGGATTGTTATTGGCAAGACGCGCAGCTTCTACAGCGGTCAGTACAGCGAAACGTTGTTGCTTGCTCGTAACTTCACGCCAGTTGAAGGCACTACGGGTATTGGTGGCGGTGCTAACATTGCAGAAACCATCTGGCCTACAGTTGCTAACGTGCTGCGTCCGTTTCAGATCAACACAAACATCTTGCAGTCACTTGCTGGGCTTAACCCTATTGACCTATTGTCGCAACAGCACACGCTGCGTCTCAATCTCATGCTTGACCAGTTTCAGACAGACAGTGAAATGTTTAACTTTCCCGAGCTTGCTGAAAAGTATGGTGAAGGTGCTGATTACCTCAAGAGTTTGATGCAAGAATTCAGCATGGCTAGTTTTATCAACAGCATTTGCGGCACGTTGAACGAACTTGAAAAGCTAAGTATCAATGTTGTGATCGACTACGGTCCTACTATCTTGAGTGCTCTTGCTGGTCGCGTAGATCAGATGGAAGGATTGATGACTGGCTTTACGTCAGATATTAACGGGCTGGTGGCTGACGGCAACATTCCAGACTACTATCTTGACGGTCCTCAGATCAATCAAACCTGTGTCAGTAACAAGCTCAGTGACTTGCAGAAATCATTGGACGATGCCTTGCCTGACAAGTGTATGGATGCTCTCAGCATGGGCAGCTTGCTCGGACCCAAAACTAACCTCAGTCAGTTGCTGCGTCAGGCAGAAGAAGACCTGCGTAACTTGCTGTGCAGTTTAGGTGATGGTACAGTTGATGGTAGTGGCACAACTGGCACTGCTACAGGTCAGAAGTTAGAAATGTATTTGCCTAAGGTTGCTTCATGATTCCACTTAATGAGAACGTTAAAAAGAAAGGGCTTGACCCTCACATGGACTACGAGGCGATTGTCATCGACAACAACGATCCTCGTCGTATCAGTCAAGTCCGTGCGCGTGTTATGGGTCTGATGGATGACATTGAAGACAAGAATTTGCCGTGGATTCGTCCGCATGTCAGTCACATTGAAGGCTATCTCGGCGGCACGCAAGCAAACGCGTTTGGTGTGTTCTCAGTTCCTGTAAGAGGCAGTCGCATCACTGTGAACTTTCCTACAGGCAACATGTATGACGCACAGTATTCGATGCAGGCACGTCCTACCGAAGCTGAACAACTTCCTGCTGCGTTGATTAACTATCCACATCGCATTGTGATGCAGCTTTCTACTGGCACACAGCTAATCATTGATCGCAAGACCAACGAACACTTCCTGATAATGAGTGGCGACTACAATCAGACTATCTTTGGCGATGTTAATCAGACCATCATCGGTAACCAAAGCCTGATAGTGACCGGCAACAAGTCAGACATTCCTGACTATATCTTGAGTGACCCTGTTATGACTGCTGGTAAACTGAAAGCAAGTCCAGCCAAGCGTATCAAGTATCTTGGTAAAGCTAGTGGTCAGGCGGGCAATCAGTACACGCACATCAAGGGCAATCAGACTGTGCTTGTTGATGGCAACCGTGAAACAACAGTTAAAGGCAGTGACCGGCTCAAAGTCGGCAAGAACTATGACATTGATACGGGTGGTCAAGTTACTGTTAATGGTCAAGCAATCAATCTCAACTAAGGAGCTGCTATGCAACTCACAGTGCAATGTCCTGTGCTTATTACTCACATGGATGGCGGAGTCCCGTTTGTTACCTCTGCGATGATCGTCGCACAAGGCTCAGAAGCAAACATCGGACGCATCAATCAGTTTTTGTTTCGCGTACACAACAGCATTGCCAATCATCTGTTTTGTATGTCCGATGAAGATGTGGAAGTAGAAGATACTGCCAAGCTCACGTTGGTAAGTGATTACGTGTCGATTGATAACTGTAGCCTTCAACTGACCAAAATCAAACGTGTTCGTGCTACGGCAGAGCATAACTACAGTTGCATCTGTTGCAGTGTCGAGGATTTCTATCATACCTATCCGCATGTACCGCAGGCCGAACGTGATTTTGATTTTGAAATTCTCCCTGCTGATTCGGCCGAAGAAATGTGGATTGAGTCTGCACAACCGTTTGGTCAAATGGTTCCTGCGATGCTGACTGTGCCTGTAATTGAAATACTGCCTACAGGCGTGTGGGAATCCAATCTGATGGTCACAGATGATCTAACACAGGACAAGAAGGTTATCATTATCAATCACTCTAGTGGTAGTGTGACTGCATCCGGTTTCCGTGTCAATGTTGTAAACACAGGCGACAGTGGTCAGTCGAGCTTCACAGCACTATCTTCTTTCTTCAAAGAGTTTGCTATGTTCCGCAACACGGTGCTCGCTCAATGAAAACTGTACACAACTTCCAGCAGCGCGTAACGTATATCGAAGCGGGTGCGCCGCATGTTCGCAATATGGATTTCACTGTATCGTTTGCAGATCTCTCTGACAGCCCTGAAAAACTTGTAAAAGTACAAGAGCATTTGAAAAAGAATGTGTTTGTGTTCTTTGACCAAGAAATGATTCTTGATGATCAATCGGGCACAGCACAGTTCGGTAATGTTAGCTTTCCATACTTCGGCTTTGGTATTGATATTGTTAGTCAAGACCTGTCCGAATATCATGTGATTGCAGACGCTCTCAGCGTCCACCTAAGCCACGCATTCAGTTGCGACGTTCAGGCATACGGTGCAGATGTTGACGACAATAAAAGTATGCTACGCAGCCTACAGATCAGTGTTAAACAGATGCGCCGAGTCCAACTGTTTGACGTAACTGACGGCATTTTACGTGGCTATGAAGTCTTGACTGATCGCACAGATGTGCCTCAAAACGTTGTCGCTGACAGGCGTATTGTACTAGACAGTGAATCACTTGTCCTTGATATTGACAACGGCACCAAGAACAGAGGTTTCAGCCCCTACTTTATCAAAGGACTTGTGGATTATGCAGGAGCAATTAATGGCCAAGCCCTTATTAATGACGACACTCCACGTTGACGTCTATTGCGGTCGAGCACCAACAATGATAGAAGTGCTGAATGTGCGTGATCTCGTTCTGCGCACACAAAGGCGCTCGGGTCGTAACTACTACAACCATATGTTGATGCTTCGCGGTGATTTTGCTTCATTTTTCTTGTTGCACTGCCAGGGAGTCAATCTGAATATCACTACGCAAAAGCATCCTGTTTGCGATTTGGGCATAGTGATAGGCACGGCTCCACCTTCGTTTTATAGTCGGCGTAAACAGGTCTTAACTTGTCCCACACATAGGCTTGAACGTCAATAATTTCTACGTGTAAACAATCGTGGAGAACGCTATGTTATCTTTGAACAGCGCGTGGGGAACTAACTTCTTTCCTACGCAACTTAACCCGCAAGATCTTGCTGTAATGGTATTTGCTGGTGCGATGAACTTGACAGGTGCTCGTCCTGTGATTGAACAAGCCTATCGCGCCGAATCAAGTCGTGCTGCTGTTGTTGCTCGTCCGTTTGCTGATTGCGCTCAGTATGTACAGCGTGACTATCGCTTACAGCCTGAACACCGCATTGCTATCTTGGGTAACTCTCAAGCCTGCCATGCTGTTATCACTGACTCAAGCGGCGAAGTCGTGTATGACCCGCATGAAGGTCAGCGTATGGGATATATTCCAGGCGTTGTATTCAGCTATGGTGATCCAGAGCGTGACTTCTCTGCTGATTACGGTGTGATGGCTGAAATCAGCTACAGCGATGCGCTTGACGTGTTGAAGCAATCAGGTAAATGGATTGACAACAGCCTGAGCCTTCGTGTTGACAGCGCCCGTGCGCAAGATTGGCTGTAATGGAAATCATTGTGAGTCTATCAGCACGCGATAAGAGTCACTTACAGCCACGTATTCAAAGCGGTGTTGTTCCATATCGTTACAATATGGAAACAGGCGAGATTGAAATCCTGATGATTCGCACCAAGCACGCGAACAATTGGGGCTTGCCTAAAGGTGGCTGGGAAGAGCATCTTACGCTGGTGGCCAGTGCTCTTAAAGAAGCTGACGAAGAAGCTGGTGCCTTGGGTACTCCAGAAGACCTGATTGGTACCAGCGAATACGTTAAAGGCAAGACGGGCCGTGACCAACATGTTACTTGGTATCTGATGCATGTTCGCAAGCTCAAGACCAACTACATGGAAGCAACGACTCGTGATCGCAAGTGGGTTCCAATCGATAAAGCAATGCGCAAAATCGATAAAGGATTCCGTCCGATTCTCAAGCGTGCCTTGAAGATCTTACACAAACGCTACTGAGGCAATGATGGCCAGACGACGTAGTTACATTGCGCCGTCAGCGGTAGAGTTTAAATCGTTGAGCAGACCAGACAGGACAGCCTTCATAACCGAAGCTGTCCAAGTCTATTGGAACTCAAAACGCTATTCGTGCCATGCTGAATTGGGACTTATTAAGCATGGTAACTTACGCGCTGACGTGTTTTGCCTCAACACCAAATGTGATATTGTTATCACTGAGGTTAAAAGTTGCTGGCAAGATTTTAAAACTGATAAAAAATGGCATCGCTATCTGCCGTTCTGTATGCGCATGTACTTTGCGATTGACGAATCGCTGTTTATAACACATGGCACTCAAATTTTAGCAGCTATCTCGGAACACCGTTGTGGACTGATAGTTGTTGATCAATTCGGTGGCGCAAGCGTTCGTTCAAACGCGAAACGTGCCGCTATGAAAAACGATGTTATCGCCAAGATGCTCATCAAGTGCGCATGGCGTGGCGGTAGATTTAAATAGCCAGTTGGCTTAGGAAAAACAATGATTAACAAACAACCCTCATACATTTTAATCGAAGGCATCGATGGCGCAGGCAAGACTACAGCATGTAACAGCCTTGCTGAAATCTTACAGAAACGCGGTAACAATGTTGCTCGTATGCGTGAACCTGGAGGCAGCCCTATCGCAGAACAGCTTCGTGCCATTGTTCTTGGTACGGACTATCTCAAACTGACCGACGATGAAGACCTTACGCCTCTTGGTGAAATGTTTATGATGCTTGCCGCACGTAGTCAAAGTATGGCTGTTGTGCAGCGTGTTATCGAAACGCCGAACACCTTTGTTGTTGCTGATCGTGGATTTCCTTCGACGTTTGCTTATCAGGTCAGTGATGAGCAGACAGCTAAATTGTATGAAGATACGTGGCGTTTGTTAGCACCAGAAAACAGATTGACCGTGCTGCTGACCTGTAGCTATGACGTGTCGTGCGAACGTCGCAAGCAACGTTGTGGTTATGGTGATCGTATCGAGCAGCGCCTTACCGAAGAAAACTTCGAGCAAACAAAGCAGCGTTATCTCAGCGTTCCTGGTGGTTATGATCTTGTGATTGATACAGACGAACTATCCGTCAGCGATGTTATTCGCCAAATCTTAGGACACATCTTTCCATGAATCTAAATCTGTTTGGTCGTCAAACACGCGCCAGGCAGGAAATGATTTTGAAACAGATTTGTGAAGACAGCCGATACATTCCGCAGTTTGAGCAACGCTTCCGTACGATGGCTCTTTTTACTGTCAATAAAGATCTGAAACGTCGTACGGACATCTTTTCATACGTTCCTGCCGATGGACAAAGCATTGCTGTTGGTTATCGCATTCAACACACTAATGGCCGCTATCTTGCAGAGCCTTGGACATTTATTGTTGAAGACCCGATTAAAAGCCTTGGTATCGAGATTACCGAGCGCATTCCCAACAGTCTTTACTTTGGCTCAGTTGTGCCTAAACCCTTGATTGATGAATACGGCACAAACGCATACAGCTTAATGTTAGGCAATCTCAACTTGCTGAAACGTTATACCTTTAAACCAGTTTCTCTTTAGGAACGTTCAAATGGCTTTGATTAAAAAAGAAAGCAATCGCCTTGTGCGTGACCTGTGCATTGACCCAAGAAGTGTACAACGCGTACACAATACCTTTATTGGACTAAGCTCACGCAGTGCTTTTGTTTGGCGTGATGGTGAAATCCATGAATTTGCTCCAGGTGACATTGTACGTCTGCCGAGCGTTAGTGCAGCAACCATTAGTCGTCTGACAGGTATGCAGTTTGCAGGTACCCGTGATGATGGCAAGTCAGTGTTTATGTCTGCTTCAAATGCTGTAGACGTAACCTTGCACGGACAGCGTGAACCACTACCTATCGTTGACCGTAGCCAACTGCTGACAGCGGCCTTAGCGTATGCTGAAACAGCTAACTCGGTTGCATCAAGTCTGCTTGCTGCTTCAATGAGTGCTGCACGCAAATGGGCTACGTATAACGGTCGTCGTGTTAACATCGAAGATGCCCACGATGAATACGAGCTGGAGCTTAGTAAAGGCGAACAGTACAGCATGACCTACCTGAATCGTGATCGCTACGAACTGGTAATGAAAGATGAACCCAAGATTAAGTTTATCATTCGTGGTCACTTGCGTGCAATGAACATTGCTGGTCAGTCTGATTTCCCTGCTGAATTCGGTTCAGTCGGTGCAGACAAGAACAACACGTTCACTCCTGTTGGTGGTGTTGCTCGCAACATGGCAAACCCTATCGCAGTCAAGAAAGACACAACCATCTATATGTTCCGCAAGCGTCACTATCTTGCGCAGAACCTTGTTGTGCCTCTGGAAAAGATTCTTGATGCTAGCGATCTTGCCAAACTGCTGTCCTCAGTCAAGCCGCAGAACTTGCCTAAAGCGATTGCTAAAGGACGTCAAGTAGGCGTTAAGCTGCCTGCTCTTGAGAATGCACAGCCTGTTAAATTCAAGCAGCCTTCACCACGTCGTGCTGAAACGCTTGCCGCTGTGTATGGTGCATTCTTTCCTGTAAGTCCAAGTCAGCCTAACCGTAGTCGTATCGTGTTTGGCAAGACTGCTGCCGAAGTACAGGACCGTGCGCGTCAGACAATCACCGCGATGACTAGCCCTGTTGACTACTTCCTGTTTGAAACAACCACCAGCGATGAGCTGTACAATCTCGCTAAAGGTGGCAGTGTAGTGATTCGCGCTACGGGTCTGCTGCGTGCAACCTACCCACAAGCACAAACAGTTGAAATGCGCGTAGCTGGTGATGACGGTGAAGTTCCTGAATACGTTGAGCCTGCTGTAGGTGCCCCTGACCTCGAAATACCTGCTATCGATATTAACACCAACGACATTCAGAAACTGTTGCTGCGTAATATCTCGGAAGGCTTCTTTGTTACGGGTCTGCATCTTGCTGAACAACAGCCTGCTGATGGTATTCGCTTTACCTCTGCTGTGATGACTGACGAACTCTACAACCGCGTTGTTGCTGGTGCTCGTCGTATCAGTGCGTATCTGCAACAGCAGGGCGTGGCAAATATTCGCCTGCCTACAGCACGTGGTCGTAAGATTGCAGAAATCAAACTCAAACTGCCTAAGCCTACTGCTGCCCAGCTTGAGTCGATTCAGTTGCTGCAAGATGAACTGCCTGCAATGAACGCTCCTGGCTATGAGACTGTTAAGCCTAAGCAGCCTACAGTTGAAATCACTGCTGTGAATATTCATACTGGCATGGTAACAGTACGTGCGCAGCGTGGTCCAGAACTGTACGGTGCTCCGTATGATGTTCTGTATTCTAACGTTCGACGCAAGAAAGTATTCTAATCATTAGGGGCGGAAAATAAATATTTTCTTTGCCCCTTTTCTTTTGCTAAAAATCTGTAAATATTAATTGTATAGCAGAGACAGTTTAGCAAAGCACTCGTGTTTTTCTAAGTTGTCCTGACAGGACTACTCGCCGCAGCCGTCGGTCTTTAACTTCCAGATGTTTCGCGCTCTCTAGTGGTGAGCAAGGCGCGTGTGCATTCGACGATGGCTGAATTGCTCTTGAAATGTGAGATAAATAACGGCCACAGGTATTAACGTCCGAACTCCGTCGCAAGATTCTTCCCGGGTCTTGTGATTAGGGCGTGTTCTAAAACAGGCAGCATGTTAGACCTATCTCAGTGGGGAGACGGGAACACTCGCTTGACCGGACTGCTAGGAGAGACTAGTGTGTGCCATAATTCACGGTGGTTAGCGGGGCGCACACCGAGACGCAAGATTCCAGTTAGTAGTCATTCATAGAATCTTGCTATGCGCTTAATCAGTGAATAACGCCCGCAGGATGTGATGCGTGTACGTAGAGCCGAGCTTTTTGTTATCGTTTTTCTATCGGCCGATACTTCAACCTCACGCAGGCACTGAAAGCAGCTAGACCTATCTCAGAGGGGAGACGGGGGCTGTGAAATCCTATACAGTTGGAAAGACAACCTGGTGCGCATTCGGGCTTTCACCCTTGAGTGTGCATCGGGTTGACACCACATTGAGGCTATCATGATTGATTTATCGATGTTCGAAACTCAAGGCGATGTGCCTGAGGACATTCAACAAAAGATTGTTGAACCTACGCTGCGTATTGCACAAGCAATTGTGGATGAACTGCCTGTAGATGCTGACACGCAAACAGTTAACGAAATCCTGCGCCGTGTATTGTGGTCACGTAATCAACTGTGGCACTGTGCTACTCGCAGTGATGCTGACAACCTTGCTGCTAATGACTGTAAGGAAATTGTTGCTGGTCTAAGTGCGGTTGACGATAAGGCACAGGCAACAACAGAAGCGATCAGCGCGTTTGTATCCGGTCTTGATGAACTTCCTGAACGTGTTGATAAGTATTTTGGTCTGCACTATCTTGTTGGTGCACGGGATAAATTTCTTAAAACTGTGGAGGCAAGCAATGTCTAGTCCTATCATCAAGTATTTTGATTACGAACATCTTCCTGAACGTCTGCAAGCTGTGTCCAAACCGATTGGTGACCTTGCACGTCAGATGGACAACGACCTGCCTGACGGTGCTGAAAAGTCTGCTGGTCTACGCAAGCTGCTTGAAGCAAAAGATTGTCTGGTGCGTGCTGCATTAGAGAAGAAAGATGGCTAGTGCTTGTCGACCGCAGTCTAATTGCAATTGCTTTGACTGTGCTGGTGGTGGATTTGATCTTGAGCGCATGAAGACTGCACTTGCTGGTCCTACATACACAGTACCTCAGGGTCTAGACCGAGATCAGATAATTCAGCATATCTTAGATTGTGCTGACGGCAAGATTCCTCCAGATGCGGAAAAATAAAATGAACGATTGGTTCTTTGACGATTAATCTGTAAATAAGAATTGTAGCAATTGCTACAACAACCAGCACCAGGAGATTTCATGCTCGTCTTTTTCTGGATGCTCGTGGTTGTCTGTTTGCTCGGCAGACAGCCATGCTTAAATGATGAATTGCGCGTAGTCATCAGCGAGGCACGCGCTCCGGCTTCTGTCTCTACGGAGACCGAGGCACATGTTCGAGGGATGTGGGAGCGCCGAGCATAATACATTGAGCATGTTGATTCTGACAATACACAGCAATGCCGTTACTTCACTTTTAGAGCGCCGACGGGCGAGTGTGTGAAACCGTGACGGCAGACGTTGTTGATTGCGATGCGATGGCGGGACTAGCTAGTCACATAGTGTTCTGCTAAAGACAAACACGCAACAGCAACAAGTAGCGTCGGGCATAATGGGTGACTTCGGTCGCCCATTTTTGCGTCTATGGGCCTGTTCTGAGTAATTTTGTGCTATCGACATAGGAGATTGGTCATGACAAGACTCTCAGATCTTGCAAAGCGAAACTATCTTAGAATGCTAAGAGGTGAAAAGCCTCAGTTAGGTTCATTGAATTTTGTGCCAGCTAAGGGACCAAAGATTCCTGCAAAGAAAGGAAATTAACTATGGGCAGCCCTGTTATTAGATTGAGTGCTGATGTGTCTACTGGCCATGATGGTTACTTTCCTGTCGTAGCTACAGCCGCCAGTGGTAATGTGTTTGTCAATGGTTTGGGTGTTGTACGTCACGGCGATCCCTATCAACCACATGATCGCAAAGACGACCCGCCACATACAGGCACAGCAATTAGCTCGTCAACTGTGCGTGTTAATGGCAAGCCTGCGCAACGTGCTGGTGATGCTAACAGTTGTGGTGATACAGCCTCAGCAGGAAGTAAAAACGTGAGGTTCGGATGAGTATCATAAGAAAGTCAGTTAACCTTCCACCAGCTCTCGCTACATACAGTGATATTAACTCGATGATCAAGCTGGAGAACAGAGACACAGTGCAAGACATTGACAGCATTGTGCAGAAAATCCTGTTCATTATCGGTACTCGTCGTAAAAGCCGTAAGTGGCGCGAGAACTTTGGTACTGACGTCTATACCATGTTGTTTGAACCGTTTGATGATACAACAGCAGGTTGGATTCAGACCTACATTCGTGATGCGCTTGAAAGCCCATACAACGGACTGACCAACGATGTTACTGGCATCAATGTCAGTGTGGAACGCGCTGTTGATCAGACTTATCTGGTATCAATAGCGTTTCGTGTTCCAGCTTTGGAACAAACTAAAACAGTTCAATTCTCAATGAGGAGCATGGCATAATGGGCAACCTTCTCTCTACAATGACAACACATGAGGAGTTTGCATCCGAGTTCCTTACGCGTATCAACGCTAACAGCTACTGGACCGATGCTCAAGTCTCCTCTATCACGTCACTGATTGCTGATGCTCTCGGTGACATTGGTGTTTCTAACAGCTATGCTTGCCTGATTGCAGCACGCGAAGCATTCATACGTCTTGCTCGACGTGACACCTCAATCCTTGCGGGTGCTCGCTTCTTAGGTGTAGATATTGGGCGTAAGTCTGCTGGTGCATTCACTGCACAGATCATCAACCAAAGTGCTGTCAAAGTAACGATGGACAAGCACGAACCGTTTCAGGTTAATGGTGTTGATTGTCTGCTTGCTGAGGTAACGCAGTGGGCTGCTGGTGAAACAAAAGCAGTTAACTTTGTTGTTGGTGACCTGTTCACGTTCAGTCAGCTTGTGACGACAACCGCTGATTACACCTCAGTGCTGTTGGGCTCAAGTGACTTCCAGCTTACCGACGACATTACTGTATGGATTGAAGATACTCGCGGTAACAAGACCACGTATGATCGTTTCGACAAGACCTTGTTTGAAGCATATGCTGGTCAGCGTATCTATCTGGTCAACACAACAGACAGCGGTGATGTTGAACTGTTGTTTGGTGGTGAGCAGTGGGGAACAGCTTTGCCTGCGGGCTACACGCTTAAAGTGCGTGCTGTACGATCACAAGGCGCTACAGTAAACACTGACGCTGTTGGTCTGAAAGTAACATCAAACAACAACAGCAGTATTCTCGGCAAAACCTCTACGAGCATTACTGGTGCCAGTGATGAAACTGATTTAAGCTACTACCGTAACTTTGCACCTATCGTTGGGCGTAGTCGTCGTAGACTGATTCGTGAAGATGAATGGCACGCAGGCATCATGCTCTATCCTGACGTTGCGGACTGTGTTGTTCAAGGTCAGCGTGACATTGCACCAAACGATAAAGAGTGGATGGGAGTTGTGCGCGTTTGTGTGTTGCCAAAGAACACTAGCACTTGGGGAGGCGTTAATCCTAATCCATCATCTGCACAGTGGACTAAGTTCCTTAATTGGCTCAGCGATTTTCGCAGCAACCTCGATGTGCAGACATACAACCCAACCAAGTTGTTGATTGACTGCGTTATCAATGTATATCTGTATCAAGATGCTCCTGGTACCAAGCAATCAAACGAAGACAGTTTGACAGCAGCAGTCAGCGCCTTGTTTGAACGTCGTCGAGGTCTTCTCGGTCAGCGTCTTGCACTCAGCGACATAATGGACCGTGTTAAGTACGATTACACAGATCCTGATCAACCTACAAAGCGTCCTGAAGTTGACTATGTTAGTATTCCTAGCCCACTTCAAGATGTTATTCCGAACAGCAAAACTGAATACGTAGCACTGAGGACGATTCGTGTTGTAGTCAGTTACAGCGAAAGGAAAATGCAGTGAATTCAAATACCGAACAGTTCTTTTTAGACTTCTTACAAGATAACCCGGCATGGGAAGAGTTGTTCGAAACCATGGGGAGGTTGAATGATGACCTCAATCTCTCCACGATTCAGCAACTGTTGGACATCCGTAACATCACGGCTGATTCACCCACAGAGATTGCAGAAGAAAGCATTCGTCAGTTAGGTATCAATGTCAGTCGTGATATGATGAGCTATCGTATCGACCAATACAAACGTGTTATCGATGTGCTGCCTGACTACAGCCAATTGGCGGGCACGCGTGATTGGTCTAAGTTTGTCAGCTTCCTGTTAGGTGGTCAGTTTGATACTACCCGACTGTGGACAGCAGACTATCAGACATTCCTGCCTACGCCTCTTGGTGTGTTGATCAAAGATGGTGGTACGTGGTACAAGACAACTCACGTCGATCTAGAAGTCGATGCGCATCTTATCGATGTTGGCCTTGACCTAACGATTGATGTGCAGGCAGCAGATGATATTGTTGCAGCCCTACAGCAGATTGGTATGACAGAGCAAGAAGCTACGGACTGGCACACTAACCACATCGGCTTTGATCCTGTCAACATTGATCTTGTTCAGCGCACAGCACGCAACGTAATGCTTAATCGTCGCATGACTGCCTTGTTTTATCAGTGGGCACCAATCGAAGAAGTATTGCATGGCGTGCAAACAGCGGTAAACATCGGTCTAGCTATCTACATGACAGCGCATACGGTAGTTGAGCCTGTGCGCAGATTCTTTGTCGGTGCACCTCTTGCAAGCAGCCTGAGCTTTATCGAACCTGAATATGTTCATGGCGGTGAAGAGGTTGTATTTGGTGTGATGGTTCGCTACAGTGACGGCACAGAACAGACATACGAATGCTATGTCGAGGACAATGCTTACATTGAATCACGTAACGGCAACGCTGTTGTATTCTCTGAGCCTAACGCTATCACAGCAATTGACCTTGAAGTTACATATCAAGGCAACACGCATCAGATTGCTACGCGACTGTTTCCGCTGGGTGTCGAGCCAGACCCTGTTGAAATCTGGACAGAAGCACCTACCTTGTATGGCAACAGCACCAACAAGTTGCGTGTGTATGGCAAGTATGTGGATGGAACAACTCGTGATCTGACTGCTAGTGGTTCGATTACAATCACACCTGACTTAGGCGCAATGAGCGGCAGCAATCTCGTCTTGCCTAGCGTTACGGCTGATACAGAAATACACATCACCGTGCTGTATCAAGGACAGGCTGATATTCTGCACACAGACACCTTCCCTGTGTTGCGCAGTGTGCGTGAACTCGTTCCTGAAACGCTTGCCTTGATTGTTGATGATACTCTTACTCAGGGTGCTGATACTGCACTCCAGTGTGTGGTGACATACAACGACGGTACTTCCAAGATTGTTGTGCCTCAGTATCTCAGCAGCAGCAATGACGTTCAGATTGTTGAGGATGTGTTGAAGTCCAACGTTCGCCGTCGTGACTACATGACAAACCTCGTTGCACAGTTTGATGATAACGGTTCGGTATCTGTTACACGTCAAATCAAGATGCGTGCGCCACTAAACATTCTTGCTGACGTTGATATTGTACTGCCTGCAAACATCATGGAACGTCAGAACATCACGCCTAAAGCTATGGGTTTGTTTGTGCTTGAGACAGCAACACAGCAGCAGATCAATGATCGCGATAGCTCAGTTGTTGTGGCCTATCAGGAACTTGAAGGTACTTGGTTCAGCAGCGAAGATATTCCTAGCGGCATATACGCCTTACCTCAAGTCAATCCTCAAACAGGTGAGTTCCAAGCACCTACGATTGATGATGGCTATCTCGATTTCATTCTGCATGTTTCCATTGTAGATGGTTCGATGCTTCGTACATTCAGCGAAATCTTTCCTGTGTATGATACTGTCCTCACGCCAAAGATTGTTGACGTTGTTAGCGGCAGTCGTGTGAAAAGCGGTGATTTCATCAACCTGCCTACTGTTGCTCTTTGGTCTGATGGTTCAAGCTATGCGGCTGCATGTGCTATGTCCGTCGAGTATATCCCTTCGGCCAGTGCTGTAGAAGAAGCCCGTGCGCGCATCATTGAACTGCAAAAGCAGGCAGTTGCTATTGGTGCTGATCCGACTGTGTATGACCCAGACAATCCCGACTATTCGCAGTGGGTTAATGTCGAAATCTCTAACGGTGCTGGCACCTTGTACGACAAACAGTTGCAGCGTGAACAACCTATTCAGTTGCTGTACTATACTGGCGATCTGCATGGTGTTGCTCGCGTGACAATGACGTATGAGTTTGAGGGTACAACAATCACAAACACGCGTGACTTCCAAGTTGTGCCTGTGCGTGCATTGGTCGATACTATCTTGATTGAAATGCCTGACGAACTGTTTGACCAGTCGCGTACCTTTGCTCGTCTGTTTGCTACGTATGCAGATGGCGTTCAGGAGTATGTGCAAGCTGCTAGTTGGTCTGGTGTTTGGCCTGATCAAGACACAGATGACTATGAACTGTTGCGCTTTGTTCCTGGTACATACACTGGTACTGCTATTGTTGAAACTGTTGAAGGTCGTGCACCAACAGACATTAAAGACTTCCGACAAATGAAGATCAGCAAGCTGCCTATGTTTGACCAGATTGGTACGATGCAGCAACTTGCTACTACCTTGTACGATGGTGCTGTTGTTCAGATTGGTAAATCAAACGAGACAACCTCAGCTGCGGTGCGTGCGCGTTTCTATCGTATCGAAACACAGTTTGAGGTAACAATCGAACCAACTCCAATGCCGAGCATCAATACGATTCTCAACAGTCGTATCGAGGGTGCCACCAGCATCAGTGCTGCTATTCTCAGTGAGAGCTATGCGCTGGTAAACACCTACGAATCAGGCGGCATTGTTCAACAGCTTGATGGTAGTTATGTTGAAGGCGAAAAGAAACAGTTTGATGTTGAGGTCTCATCGGACTGGTCTATCGTTAACAGTTGGTACTTTGAACGCAACGACGACAGCGCCATTGTGCTTGAACCAACAGACGATACTGTTGCGGAGATCGACCAAGACGGTAACCTCACAGTAAATGTCAACGCAAACTGTGCTGTGCGTATTCGTGCGCAGTTTATCTGTGATGGATATGCAATTGAAAAGTTCCTGACTGTGTACATCAACCTTGCTAATACATATCTTCGTAGTATCAGCATTGTGGGTCCTGAAGTGTATTGGGATCAATCAGACAGAAACCCAACTCTTGCATACAAAGATGGTCGTTGGTACGTGCCGTATTCTCTGCGTGTTATTCTTCAAGATACCACAGAGATTGAAACCACAGATGCAACGTGGTCTATCGGTGATGATACAAACGTTGATGGCGTATCTATTGACGCACTCAACGGCTATGTTTATTTGGCTGATGCTCAACTGTCGGACGGTAGGATTCGTATCAATGCTGTCTACAAGAAAATCAATCCAGATACTCAGGCTGTAGAAACCATCAGTGGTACACGCGTTATTCAGATGCAGTCTACGCGCACAATCACTGGCGTTGCTATCGATTTACCTGCATCAAATATTGAGCCGAACCGAGAGTATCAGGCTGTTGCTAGCTATGAACGCCGTGATGAACAGACTGGTTCAAGCGCAGTTCCTGATTCAGATACGGTCAGCTTTGACTGGCAGGTAACAAGTTCTGTGCCCGGCTTTACGATTGATGCGCAGACAGGCAAGTTTCAGTTTGCACCCAGTGAGCAGCCTCAAACAGTAACGATCGAGGTCACTGTTACCGAACAGCGCACGTCCATCACTACGGCGATTGATGTAACCTGTCCGGGTATTGGTTTCCCACAAGATCTTACAGTCGTTGGCTTTGTTAATGTGCGTGACGATAGCACCATGCAGATGAAAGCGCAGCTTGGCCGTACAGGTACGTTTGTTAAAGATGATGTTACCGCATCTACTCTTTGGCAGACTACCAACAGCAAGGGTGACACGGTTACTCTTACTGGTATCTCGATCAATGCGCAAACAGGTATGTTGACTATTGGCAAGATACTGGCAGACGTTGATTTCGGTGTCAAGGCAACTTATATCGAAAACAATGTGCGACTTACTCAGGTACACTACATGCGTGCCTACTCAAGCTACCCACGTTTCGGTACAGCACCGTTTGGTGTGAACACCGTTGCTGGTGTAGAAACCGCAATAACTAACCGTCTGCGTAGTTCAGTTGGCGGTACGTTTGTGTTGAGTCCTAAAACTGATGAGTACGGCTATTTCATTTCGCGTGCTGATTACGGTTCAGCGCAGTTTGCTGCTGGTGCCGATGCTCAGGGCAACATCAATCCAGACTGGACAGCGTTTGATGGAGCTAAGTGGCCTGTAACTGGTAATGACGGACAGCGTGGTCCTCTTGTGCTGAGAAAAACGTATGACAATCTCACAGAGAGCTGGAATGTGTATCGCACCAACGTGCGTGCCTTCGGTCCTGCTGTTGTGACTGTGCGTTACGAGTAAACAAAAAGGGTTCTGGGAGCGCGATGTTCCTAGGGCCCTTTTTCATTTGTTGCTAATTTCTTAGTGTTAATCTAACAGGAGTTTAAAATGGCTGCCACATCCTCTATCTATGTTGATGCGCTAAGACTTACATCACAAGGTGAGCAGGCCGTTGCCGATGCTAATAGTGGAGGTATTGCTGTCCAGCCAGTAGCTTTTAAGGTTGGCGATTTCGTTGGAGCAGAACCCAGCGACGTACCTGAACAGTTACTTGGTAATGAACTTGCATCAGGCAAACTGAGCTATGTGCAAGTGCTGACAGAAAACAGTGCCCGCTTCATCTTTGACGTAAAACTTACGTTCAACGCAGGCGACGACTTAAAACAAATCGGTGAAATCCTCATTTTGCTCAAAGACAATCGTGCCTTTGGGCATGTTGTGCTTAATGAGCCTATTATTGCCGTACCTAATGCTGTAACGCGCATCAGCCTTTTGGTTCACATTCAGCAAGATATTCAAAAGATTCTTGCTGTTGAAATGTATGACTATGCAACCGTACCAAGTGTGGCCACGCTTGATAATCTCCCGTCCCTGAATGACAACCAGTTCAACGTTGTATCGGTTCTTGACCTGCACACGAACTCAGACGGTACATCAAGTCCAGGCACAGCGTCACGCTATGGTGCTGGTGGATATTACTGGGCTTTCAGTGAGCACGACCGAGTGTATGCTGATCTGCTGGGTACTGCTTTCATCAATGCCAACACGTTTAAGATTGCTAACCTCAGTCTGAAACAGGGTGAGACAGTTATCGTTCAAACGGTAAGCGGTCCTGGTGCTGGCGCATGTCGTCATTTCAAATACGACAAGACAGGTCAGCTTGTTAATCAAGGACAAGCTATTCCTTTCATTAGTGCCCAGACAACTGTTGCTGTTTGGCAGCGTATCACGAATCCTATTACACCAACACCAGGTATTCCGTGGCCGCTCAACAACGATGTTCCAACAGAGTGGATGCTGTGTCGCGGTGAAAATGACGAACCTTATTGGGCTCCGAATTCAAGCAGCGCACGTCAATCGACTGCTACGCTGTTTACGCCTCCAGGCAAGTTGCAGTTCTCGTCTGTTGTAACAACGGCAGTACCTGAGCAGCTTGTGTATGCTTTAACGGAAGACGTTGACAGTGCTACTGACCTGTTTGTTGGTACTAGTGGTATCTTGCAGCCTCGCACTGCTTATCTGGCGCAAGGCACATCGATGCAGCTTAGTGGTAGTGTGCCTGAATCAATCACACTTGACCTGCGTCAGTTCCGTCTTGAACCAACTCAGGGACACGTTGTACTGTTTGACGTTATCGACACTATCGGTGATGGTCAGACTGATACATTCAATCTCGGAACGGCTGTTGATTCAGCAGACCACGTGTTTGCCATTGTTGGTAATACGTGGCAGCCATCAATCAGCTACAAGATCAACAACGGCAACAGCCTTGCTTTTGTTGAATCTATTCCAAGTGGTATTGGTGTCAGCCTGTATTGTGCTCGCTATGAAGAACGTCAAGGCTGGTCTACACGCATTCGTGTTGCACAGTATACCTTCCCGTTCCAGCAAGACACGTTTATTCTGCCAATCACACCAGTAAGTAAAGCATACTGTGTTGTGAACGTTGGCGGTGTTGTTGCCCACTACAGCGAGTTCAGTCTTGTTACCAACACGCTGAAACTGAGCACTCCTATTGAGGCGAATACCTTAGTTGAAATCACAGTGTTTGAAAACGTTAAATCAGTTGGCTCAAAAGAGAGTTCGATTGATGGCGTTATCATTGACGTTGTGCCTACTCCTAACGGTTACATGTTCAAGCGTCAAGGACAAACACCTGTTGTTGTGCCTATGCCTGTTCCTACTATGATTCAAGGTAAAGGCATTCGTATTGACGGTGTGTGGCCCGAAGTAACAATCGTTAACACGCAAGCAGAAGCGGCATCCGTTGACCCTAAAGCTGTGTACAACATTCAGAACGTTGAACAAGACACAGAAGAACTGGTTATCACGCAGCGCATTGAGTTCAAGAAAGAACTTATCATTACTGCTAGTGCTGACTTTGCGTGTCAACTCGGTCCTGGCTTTGCTGTCACAAGCGGTAAAGAACACATTGAGTTTGTTGTTGGTGTCAAGACGCCAGGCAGTCCAGAAGCAGCATACGCTCGTGGTCTTAAAGGTACAGGTTCAGCGGGTTTCAATGTTGTTGATACTAACGGCACAGAAGCTATCGCCTACGCTAACGCCAGCCTGACGCAGATGTTCAACATCACGATTGAGAACCAGCCTCAAGGTTACGTTGAAATCGTTGCTAAGGTTCGCGTGACCGACAGTCAGGTTAGTGCCTACAGCAGCAAACTGATTGGTAATCTATGCATTAAGGTCGAGCCTAGATGACAACTTTGAGTATCACTCAGATCTCAACAGATGTTAACGATAGTGGTAAAGAAGCCATTGCATCAGATGGTACGCTACAGTTTGAAACCACTGACTTGCAGACACAAACGCAGATAGCCAAGATAAAGTTTTCTAGTGCTAACGGCGTGTTGACGTTCATCAAACTGAACGGTGAAGTTGTCGAAGTCAGTGGCCTACCTACTATAGCGAGCTTTGGTGAAGGTAAGCCCGGTCAGCGAGGAGCGCCGGGCGCTACTGGTCGTGACGGACGTGATGGTCGTGACGGAGAAACTGGTGTCAGTGGCTGCGAAGGCGGTTCTGGCAATCGGGGTCTCGATGGTACAGATGGTACAGATGGTGAAGATGGTGAGCAAGGACCGCCTGGTTATCCTGGTTATCCCGGCCCCGTAGGACGAAAAGGCCCGACTGGTGCTACTGGCACTACTGGTCCTTTAGGGCCACGGGGCAATGATGGTCCGAGCTGTATTGCTGGTGCAACGGGTCCTACTGGGCCCGCTCCTATTGAAACAGCCGTAGTATCAACAGTTGTTCCAACAGACAGTCGTGTGTTTGCGTGGCTTTATCCAACAGCGGCAGGTACTCCTGCTCCTGCACTGCCTACGATTCAAACACTGAGTGCTAGTGCTTCAAACGTCAGTATGGTTGGACAGCGATCGGTGCAGGGAAGTGACTTGTTTAATGCCCTAGCTTACTTGCCTGTCAACGTGCGTGGCGGTCGTGGTGGCTACAAGTACAAGTGGTCAATCAGCAAGATGGAGAATATCTCTATTGCAGATGACACCACCAGCACGGTTCAGATTAAGTTTGATGGTCGTGTTGAACCTGGTTCTGAGAAGATACTTACAGGCAAGATTACCTGTGTTGTAACTGACCTAGGTCAAACAAGTCGCCCCACAGCTACTGCTACTGCCACAATCACCTTTGTTGCACGTAACCCTCAAGGTGTTCAATCTGGCTGTATCGTGTTCGGCTCCGTAGTTGAGACCGTGCTGGGTGATCGTCGTGTCGAAGAACTTGTAGTAGGTGATAGCTTGCTTGCTCGTACAGAACAGCCCAAAGAGTTCCGTGACTACACAAGCAAATCGCTGCGTGGTCACAACGAACATGCTGCTGTGCGTGCCTTGCGCTACGGTCAAGAAGACCACTACTACTTGATCAACGGTCAGCGATTCACGCATGAGCATCCAATACTGGTAAACGACACTGTGTGGCGATATGTACCAGCGCGTGATGTTCGTCGAGGCATGAAGGTTGCTGGGCGTAAAGGCCCTGTTCTTGTGTACGAAGTCGAGCGCATCTATGAGCAGGTCATGACAGTTGACATAGACGTTGAGCCTTATGATTGTTATTACGTTGGTGACGTTCTGGTACATAATACGGATATCGTTGCGCAAGCGGAGAAAACGTAAATGCCATTAGTTCAAGTTAAAAGCGGTCTGATTGCTGCTGGCACTTCGCTTGAGAATGCCACGTTGCGAGCACAGGCCGGCAAGTTGGTTGTGTCTACTGCGGAATCTACGGCTGCTGCTGAAATCTCTAGCGGTAGCTATGATTCAACAAGCGGTATCATGACTCTAACGTTTGCTAACGGTGAGTCTGTACGTGTTTCGGGCTTTCCAACAGCAAGCGATATTCCAGTAGGTCGTCAAGGTGCTCGTGGTGCTACAGGTGCTGACGGTAAAGATGGGCGTGACGGACGCGACGGTGCTGCTGGTGCTGCTGGCTGTACTGGTGCTCAGGGTCCAGATGGCAATCAGGGTCTAGCTGGTAAAGATGGTCGTCCCGGACTGCCTGGAGAACAAGGGCAACGTGGGGAGCCTGGCCCTACTGGCCCTGATGGCAACGTAGGCCCTACTGGTCCTCGTGGCGGTACTGGCCCAACTGGTGCAACTGGTGCAACGGGACCTACTGGCCCAACTGGCGCTGCGGGTCCTGCAGGTCGCGTAAGGATTATCGTTTCAACTACAAATCCAGGGGCGGTAGAGGTCGGGACGATCTGGGTTAACCCAAATGTAGATCAAGGTGCCGTCTGGCCGTAAGAGGTAAAAGGTTATGGTACAAAAAATTGATGTGGGAATGATTAAAGCCGACTCAACAGGTGAAGTCGTTTCCCAAGAAACAGGACTATCAGTACGCACGCTGTCTACTGATACGCTTGATGGAGTATTTGACAGACAGAATGGCCAGCTTTCTATCAACATCCCAAACGTTGGTAAGCTAGTTATCAATGGACTGCCTACTGTTAACGATATTGGCTATGGCCCAGCAGGTATCCCTGGCTCTGATGGCTCAGACGGTATCAACGGTCTGATGGGTACTGATGGTCGTCGAGGCACTGATGGCTGTCCAGGTGCTCGTGGTCGTGAAGGCGATAAAGGCAAGCAGGGTATTCAGGGTATTCGTGGTTGGATTGGTCCTACAGGCAACACTGGTGCTACTGGACCTACTGGCGCAAGTGGAGTGTTAGAAGTGTATGTTCAAGCAGATGATCCATCACTCACACAGACCGTCAGCGCAGGTGCAATTTGGGTGAGGGCATAATTTTAATTTAAGGGGCAGTTTGGGTACGCATTTAGTAATTTACCCACATTGCTCCTATAGTTGAGATTGCCATGACCAGATTAACAACAGCCGAAGCATTTGACAGAGCGCAGCGCATTCGTTCAGATTGGGTTTCAGGTAAGTTCGATACGATGACAGCTCTTGCCAAGAAGTATGAAATCGCACTGCCTTATTGCAGAAAGATTTTGAAGGGTGAGAAGTGCAAAGACATTGCGCCACCAAAAGGTGACTATGTTGATGTGGACTGTTATGGTGTGCGATATGCTGTGTATCGCGATGGCCGTGTTTGGTCATACACAAAGAACTTCCTGATGCAGTTCAGCACTAAAGGATATCAGAAGTTTCACGTAACTGACACTTCCGGTGTAAGGCATAAAGTTCGTGTGCATCGACTCGTACTCGAAACATTCGGACCGCCTTGCCCTGCTGGCTGTCGCCTCGTCCGTCATTTGAATGATATTCCTTGGGATAATCGTTTTGAGAATCTTGCTTGGGGCACAGACGCCGATAATAATAAGGATATGTGGAAAAACGGTAGTGGTGTGAATGGCGTGCGTACACATACTGCTAAGCTGACTGATGATCTTGTGGTAAAGATGCGTGTGTCTTATGACGGATCTATTCGGCTCAAAACCCATATCATGACGTTTGCTGAAAAGCATGGGCTAAACATGAGTGATAATGCTCTATATGGTGCGGCTAAAAGCGGATGGAAGCACGTCAATGCACCGTTCTGCAAACTTAACGTAAACAACACTGGCGTTGATGCTAAAACTTTGAGGAAGAACTTCAAAATGCACAAGCACCGCTTCGATTCAAAGAAAGAATTTGCGCAAGCGTATGCCAAATCCTTATCGAAACATTTAGGACGGCCTGTGCTTGCATCGGTTGTCCGTTCGTATTTATAAGGAGCTAGCATGGCACGCTTTCGCGTAAGAAATAAAGCCAATAACGGCTGGCTCGATTGCGTCGATACTCCGATGTTTGTGCGCACGCAAGAGGGAGATTGGGCACCGCTGTTGCCTGACAAGTTCAGCGTGCGCAATCTGTACGGTAAACGTTGGCATGATATTGATGACAGCTATGACCCGACGTATGATGATCCGTGTCTCAACCTTGAAACAGGTGAGTGTGGCGGTGGCCCTACTTCAACAACTAAGGGTAGTGGTACTGGCGATGGTAGTGGTGGCCCTACGTATGACCAGCTTATCGGATATCCTCCTGGCTTTGACTTGCCTGATGCTGGACGTGTTGGCTTTGGTCTACTCAATAACTACGCGCCGCCGACTGGTCGTGCTATCAATCGTCCTGGTATTAAAACGTTCGAGTCATACGATCCCGTCGGAGCAAGCTCACGTACTGGACTTGGTACCTATGCTAACCCGAATGTACCGTATGCTAGTGTTCATGGCAGGGGCGCAGTAATCACAGAAACTGTGTTTGCTATGCCTGCTGTTGAGGGATATGTCGAGCTAATGTTCGCATCCTATGTAGCTAGCGGCATGAGCGTTGACGTGTATCATATGGGTGTGCGTGTTGCATCAACTTGCGGTAAGGTAGCTGGTCGTAGTCGTATCAAATTCCAGTTCGATCCAGATGCTGATGACATGCGTATCATGGTTCGTGTGCGTACAGAGGCTGGTGCTCACTGGTCGCTGCAAGTGTTCCCGCCGCGCCTTGTTGTAACCTCTGATCGTGGTAATTTAGCACTAGACAGTCAGCTTAGTTATGATGTTATCAACTTCCCAGATGTTGTGCATCCTGACTATATCGGTACTCCAGTATTCCCAGCACCGTGTCACGCATCTGTTTATCCTATTGCTGCTCGCATACAGGATGCTAATGCGTTTGAGTATTATCACTATATCGGTACGGTTGCTGGTTGGATGTATCTTGACTTCACATCGTGGGAGACCTATGACTTTATTGAGGTCTATCATAGTGGTCGTCGTATTGCTACAACGCTTGACGCACAAACAGCAAACGGTTATCTCTACTTCCTGTTTGACCCACGTGGCAGTAACTGCTATGACCTGATGATTCGTGTAGTCAGCAAGGATTTTGGTTCAGCAACTAGTTTACAGTCGAACTACTACAATCTGTACTGCCCGTCCGAACGTGGTGCGCGTGAGTACAGACACCCTTGTGAAAGCTATACAGTCAGCAGCATGGGTCATCCTGTTACAGAAGACTGCTTTGCACTTGGTGCGCAGACAGATATTCGTGCTGGTTTGATTCAGGTCAACAGTGGCAACTTCGCTACCAAGTTTGAAGTGTTTGATCAGAGCATGAACCTGCTTGACACAGAGATTCTTGGAGCTAACTCTACTGGTACGCTTGAGTTCTGGAAGTATCCCGAACATGTGCTGCGTCAGAACATCGTGGTGCGAGTGACGGCAGCTATTGGTTGTGACTGGCAATACTTTGTTTACTGTCCTGTGCAGCCGCCTAAGATTGACGTCAGCGACTTCCTTGTTCCTTATCGTTGCGTTGTTATTGAGGGAGGTTCAGCACAGCCGCCAATAGCTGATGATTTACCTTGGTTCTGTTACGCATTCGATCAAGTTGATGGTCGCGGTGTTAGTGGCAGTGTAGCGAATCTCAAAGCGTGGGATGGCAGCTACATGAACTTCTGGGGTGGCTCTCAAGGCTGGTTCAAGTTCAACAACAGCTTCGTCAAGCCTATCAAGCAGATCACATTCCAGTGGGTGTTTGATGGTATCAACGGAGCATGGCATGATATGTCTATCTATGAGCGTTATGCTGGTGAGGCTGCTGCACAGCGGGTATACAACAGCGCCAACGTCATGCAGACAATTACGTTTGATACCAACATTCCAGCAGGCGAAGAAGTTTGGCTGTACGCGTTTGGTGGTGGAGATCGCGGTAACTCGAATGATGTGACCTATCTTGCAATTTCAAACATCGTATTTGGTTAGGCCTTCTTGTGGGGAGACTTGTTCTCCCCTTTAAGGATCAACAATGACAATCAGAAACAGTAGCTTGTATGCACGCGGGATAACGCCTGTGTTTACAGGCAGTCCAGGCGGCGGCACAGAAGCAGAAGCAAATGCTATGGGCGTAGACAGCAGCCGCTTTACGTCTATGGTTATTGATGGCCATACTCTTGGTTACATTTGCGGATTTGGCTCCGTATTTATGAATGGTCAATTCACCCGTGCTGGTTCGATTGCTGTTGTAGCAGGACAAGGCTGGGTGGGTGACTATCAAAATAAAACATACAACAATATCGGTTGCTTGCGCCACTTGATGACGCAGATTAGATACAACGCTAACACAGCTAACGGACTTTCTTGGCTTGTTATGTCTGACTATGCCTCTGTTGATGATCAGACAAACTACAACTGTTGGGGACAGCTTGCTGCTTATCTACGACGCAGTGGACTTGACACCTTGCCTCACATCTACACAGATGTTCTGGGTGGTGCTTATGGTTATGACAGCAACGAGCATTACTTCCATCAGTTTGCAGGTGTTATCTTGCTGCTGTCTGCACCAAATCAAACGCTGCCTACTGCAATGTGCAACGCCTTACAAACAGCAATCAAGAACGGTGTAAGTGTTATCACGTTGCAGAAAGGTCCGTATGAAGGTAACTCTAACTTCAACGCAGTCTACAGCGGAATGGGTATCGTATCTAACGGTAGTGGTTATGTAGTTGCTACCGAGAACGGTGAAGCGCGTAGCAAGCAAGTATATCAAGACCATATTAGTTGGACCAACGTTAGTGCGCTGCATATTCAAGAAACGTATCGCACGTCCGCTGCTTATCAGTTCAACGTTGCAACCTCGGCAGGCCCTGCTTCTCTTGGAGGTCAGCCTGGAGCGTGGTTGAAGTTCTTTACAGGCAACGTAGACATTACTGATGACACAGTGCTTGATCCACCGGTCTTTTATCGTGATGCGTGCTGCGTGGAAGAAGGTACTGGCTATGCTGTATCGTTTGATGTGACTACTAATCCATACAAGCCCGATGATTGGTCGAATAAACTTGCTGCGGGTTCGCTGCGTATCGACTGGGCCTCAGAGAACGGTCAGTCAGTGCAACAACGATCAGCTATCTTTTGCCATACCGTAGGCTATCAACGCACGATTGATACTGGCGATAGCAGCTACGTTGACATATTTGGCGCGCACTACAGTTTGGTTCGTGGCTTCAACGTGTTCCAGATTCGTAAAAGCGATCATGTGCTTGTTGACCGTAGAACATATGACCTCGAAGCTGGTGGTCAAGGCGGTCAGCCTGGTGCTAGTAACGCCGCAGCTATGGCTCAGTTCCTAAACACTATCTCAAGTGACTATTGGGTTCTGGTTGCTATGAACGATACTGCCGAAAAGAACAGAACTCTAGGCGGTCTTCCTCAAGCTATGTATCGTATCGGCGCTAGCTCGCGTATCTTTGAAGGCAGCGCGTTTTACTATCGTACTGCGTACAACTGCTTTGGTAGTCCTGGTGTGGGCGAAGGTAATGCCATCAACGAAATGTTGAAGGGCACGAAAGAATCAGATCCTGATGCTTGGTTTGATGTTGGTTATGATTTTGATCGCAACGGCAATCCATACATGACTGGCACCAACAGCTACACAGCACTCAACATGCCTATCACTGGTCTGTTTGATAATACCAAAAGTGCGCACATGTCCTACTACAAAGAAATCGATGTAGTAGATGCAGGCAAAACGTATGGTGTTAATCACAATGCGCGTATCACGGACTTGCGTTTCAAAAAGCTGTCTATGACCGATGCAACAGACTTTGTGGTTGAAGTTGAAAACCCATGCTTGCCTATGCCGATTGTTCAATCTCATGACTGGATTCGTGTTTATAGTGGTGCAGGCGCAGCACAAGTTAACTATCCTTTTGCCAATCTAACTGAGTATCTTGTCACAACAACAGATGACAGTGGTCCAAACGAATTGTGTACCTCGCATCTGATGATGAACTGGGATATGTTTGATGGAGTTGGCGGAAGCATTGCATACAACGAAGCTGGTCCTGACCACTTGCTGTCTTGCGGTGGCGACAGAAACAATCCAGCTAGCTTGTACTTTGCTGCGGGCAATGCGCGTGTGTGGCAGATCTATCAACGTAGCTACAACTTGATTGATGGTATTCCCGGCCGTGATACAAACGACTGGCAGGTGCTGTGGAAGTGGAACGGTCCAGGCAGTCAGGGTCACAATATCCCGATTGACCCAGGCTATGAGTACATCGCGTTTGCCTATGACCGCTACGGTACTCTTGAACTTGCAGAACGTCACTTTATTGTTCCTGCTGCTGAGAACCTTCCTCAGTGGGCTGCATCGGTATACAACCAAGATTTCTCGAACTCAACCTTGTTTGAAGTAAGTCGCAGCATGACCATGAACGCACGCTGCACCAAGTCCAACGATAACGGCACAGAGAATGGTTTGATGATGATTATCAGACGTCCTCTGTTTATGTCTATCGGTGAAACAGATCGTACAGGTTGGCAGCTTGTTATGAACAATAACGGCACAGCTATTCCTAAGGGATCCAACTACGGACTGACACTTGAGTACAACTATCAGTATATGGTTCTGTGTAGCTGCGGTAACGGTGGCTTCTCTACGCACCACTTCAACGGCTGGAACAAGACGTTTGAGACTGAGGGCTGGGATGATGATGCTACAATCGAAGCAGAGTCTTGTGGTCGTTGTCAATGGTCGCATGATCGTACTAAGTTATTAACAGGTACTGCACGCTTGAGTACGAATGCCAGTGATTATCTTGGTAGTGCTGCTGCCCCTGTTGGTGTGTTCCAAGTATATCGTCGTCCTATCCTGTGCTTTGAGCCGAACGAGATTTAAGGAGAAAAGAATGCCAGCTTATGCACGATTAGCATTCAAAGATCCGAGCACGGACAAGTGGGTAGCTAATTTAGCTACAGGTGGAACAAAGATTCGTTACACGGCTGCTGATGGCAGTGTGCAATGGGCACGTATGACTATCAACAACACGAAAGTCCGTAACCCTGAGTACACCGCCACAAACGGACAGCCTGAGTGGACGTCACTTACCGGCTAGAGGATATGTAGATGGGAATAGTAACAGTAAAGCCTAGCATGATTAGTCCTGGAACAAGTCCTGCTGGTCAAGTGTTGACAAAGACTGGGATTAACGCTGTAGGTTGGGCTAATCCTAGTGAGATTGAAGAAATACCTACAAGTAGCAGTGCTAACTTTGATTCACAGTCCGGCACTTTGACGATCATCTTTCCTAACGGTACGCAAGCCTCAGTAACGGGCTTGCCAACTGCTGATCAACTTAAAAGTGGTCGCGAGGGTGTTCAAGGCAAGCAGGGTATTCAAGGCACTCCAGGCAAAGATGGCCGTGATGGTCGTGATGGTGAACCTGGCTGTCCTGGCGTTAAAGGTGATCCCGGTCGCAATGGACCTACTGGTGATACCGGACCAATTGGACCTACTGGTGATACTGGTCCCGTTGGCCCTACTGGTTCTACAGGCCCTACTGGTAATCCCGGTCGTGATGCAGCTATCGATGATTATGCTGTCAGTCAGGTGCTTGACCCACTCACAGGTGCTGCTGTTGCAAACGCATACACGGCATCAAACCGCGATCTCAACACTGGCTTTACTCAGAACATGGGTCGCCAGATTGCTGCTAAAACGCAAGATACCGTTCACGTACTTTTCAACACGCCGTTTATCAACCGTTGTGTAAGCCTCAACATTACCTTCCTCAACGTGTCAGTAAACCAAGCCAAGACCTTTGCGATCTATAATTTAGATGGCACAAGCGCAGTGAACGAAAACTTCTTGCTCGGCGGATTCATTATCAAGTCTACCGGACAGAACGTCGTTGATTGGGACTTCTTCTTCCATGCAACGGGGGACTAAATGGTAATCGTCCGCATTAACCCACAAACAAACAAGATCGTTGGCAGAAGTCGAGAACAGACCGATGACAACTGTATCGAAGTTAGTGATGAACTCTGGGGCCGCATAGTTGGTGATATGTCGGCTTTTGAGTTTGTTCCAGAGACACGCACAATAGAACTGCGTGCAGAATATAAAGGGACTCCCGTTCAAGAATTCGATATAAAGAATGTTGAGCGGTATACTACCGAGATTCAAGAAATGATATCGGTGCCTGAGCTTAACATTCAGATAACGCTAGGTGGTATATTTGGCAGAGTGTTGCTTGCTGCAATCGCTCTTGCTCAATATGTTCCTCAAACACTCCTGTGTACTGATCTTTCAGGTAAATTTGTTGTCGTTACAATCGACAAAGCGGCATGTGAGCTTATCGCAGCCGCCGTTGCGAGACACAGCGAATCAATTTTAAACACAGGAGAGGACTCCGATGAGTAAGTTGAGCGATTATCTTGACACGCTGGTGGACTTAGCCGTTCAGCAGGGTCACAGCAGCACCAACGACATTGTGTACCGCCTAGCGCCTGACGTTATCTTGATTCTTGCATACAAAGAACCTGATCGCATCTTTCCTCTCAATGGTCTGTGGTTGATTACAGATCCCGCTAGTGCAAACTATAAACACTTGTTGCGTCGTAGCTCAAAGACAGCCACCAGCCCGTATACTAATACGTGGTCGGAAGTTACGGATTATGATGATGCTTTGACAACAGTGCAGACATGGGATTCGGCTGACCTACCTACCCCACAGATTCTTAGCGGCAAAGGCGGTCAGCTTCTTGGTAAAGTGTTAGCTCGTACTGGTGCTACTACATATGATGCTAACGAGTTGGTTCCTAAGTCGTATACGGACGGTGTTCGTACTGCGATGAATACCAGCTTCTTTACCATGTTCAACAACTTGAACGCGCGTGTCAACGTCAACACAGCGGACATTCGTACTCTCAAAACAGCACAGCAATTGTTAGGCAGTCGTGTTGATGCTCTCGAAGTAAACAAAGCCACAGTGACAGGCAAAGTATTCCTTCAACAGGAAGCTGATTCAGTCTGGTCCCTGCGTCATGAATTTGGCGCAGGCTCTGGCTTTGCTCTGGTGCTTTCTGAGGAAGGTGAAGTAATATGGCCGGAAACTATGAACCCGTCAGAAGACGACCCAGACAACGTATTGCTGCTTACGTTTTTGGAGCCTGTCTCTGGTGTTGCTCAACTTATCTATATGCCGCTAGCACAGACGGACAGTCCGACCAGTTAAGCAACAAGGCAGAAGTCAACACGATACCTGCTCAGTTCACAACTAAAAACAGTATTCTTGTAGTCGCCCAGTACAACGCTGGGCCTTACATTGGGTCTAGTGTAATCCGAGGTCTTGTAGACAGCTTAGACACACCCTCGTTGATTGTTCAGTATGTTCCAATCAGCAGGGTTATGTCTGACATTGAATACAGGACAGCGGTGCAAAGTGTACAGCGTGTTATTGAATCCATGCAGCCTCGATATATTGTCAGCATGGATGATGATTACATGAAGTACATGTCGCCAAGCGTTCAGAAGACATACGGCTCAAAATTTATCACCGTGTACAAAGCCAGCACCGTACAGGATAACCCAACATGTGCAATGATTGAGCGCATCATGAGTAGAGGTTACCTGTACGACAACCCTATCTATATCATCCGAGATGAAAACAGCTTTCATGCAGAAGACGCGCGAGCTTTAACAGCGTGTCTCCGCGATCGTGGTCATGAGGTAGATCTTAACCGTGCTGGTACATTAAGCGATTTAAAACGCGTATTGTTAGAATTGCAGTCCAAGCCGAAAGGCATCCTTGTCAGTCTTGTAGGAACTGTGTTTGATCCTGAGTTCAATCAGACTCTGGATCAAGACCGCATAAATGATTACATCGTTGCCTCAAACAAAAGGCATGTTGATATATCATTGGTTAGGGGCAATCGAAATCTCAGCATTGTGTTTATACCGCGCATTGTTGGTGCTAAGATTTCTGGTGACCAAATTCAGATAGACCAAGTAATACCTCAGCTTTATGTCGACCCAGACCGTTTAAAAGACCTCGGTGCTAGCATTGTCTACAAGAATATGTTTGAGGATATTGCTGGAGTTATTACAGAGTAAACCTTTTGCCTCCACTCGATTTTCAGTAATTTATTCGTGAAAACAATTAGAGTGGAGGTAATTCTGGTGAACACCAAAGTTATCCGTATGTGCCTAGTTGCCGTTGCGTGTTTGCTGTTGATCAGTCTCGTTGTCTCCTCTGTACGAACTGTTAATCCACAACCTGTCAATCAAGTCGATAGAGAGGAAGTGAGGTGCATCAGTGCTATATGCACAGTGACAGGTACTTATGGCCAGAACTGTTCGGAGTTCAAGCCTAAGATTGCACACATCTATCAGACCACCGATGTGAATGAACCTGGGGCACATCGATTGGTTATCAGCCTAAACGATAATTCCTGTAAAGGATAGATAAAGATGTGGACAGATCTCATAGGTCAGATACTAGGTTCGAATTTTCCAACTATTCTATCCGTGATTGTGGCGGTTGCTGCAATTATCGGATATTACTTTTATGTTCTGCCTCGTTTAGAACGACTGAAAGAACTGGAAGCAAAGGAAGAGGCAGGAACATTCGACTCTAGCGAATCGAAAGAACAGCTTGCCCTAATCCAGCAAGCTATAACGGCTATGGCGGAAGCTGGTCCTGTTGATAATCTTGATTTCAAGGAAGGAATCGATAGCATCTACAAGGCTATGCAGCGTTTTGAACGCACGCTATCAACGATTTCCAAAGATGCAAAGGACGGTACTGAAATTCAACAGGAGATCTTACGCACTGTCCATGATATGCGTTTAGAACTTACTGGATTGCGTCAGCGCGTACAAAGTATCTCTGGTGCGTTGTATCAAACAACCGGCACCGCAGGTGGTGGCTTTAGCGACTTGAGGGAGTTGCAATGAAAGGTTACCTTAAAAACAACATTGGATTCAGACGCTTCACAGCCGAACGCTATGCCGAGTTTTATAAGGCCAAAGCGTTTATGCTGGGCGAGATACTTGATTCCAACAGACACGAGTTCACAGCACAAGCTCGTGAGACCCTTTTGCAATATGTTTCGTCAGCTACTGACTGGTTGATGCATGTAGAGCGCCTGTACATTCGTGCAGGCCACGGCATTAGCTCTCGTGCTGATACAGAAACAATGATCGAATCGTTTGTACAGATGGAACGACTTGTTCACAATATCATGCTAAACAATCCAGAGGATTTCTCAAGTGAGTTTACCTCTGTGTGGATTGATATGCGTGAAAAGATTATGCCTTACGTGTGTAAGCTGCTTAATCACCAGTTCAAGGAAGACATGTCCGAATCATTCGCATTGATTGTGGACTTTACTATTGGGTATATGAACTATACCTTATTTAACTTGCATGAGGTTGATTATCTGATCGTGCGTCGTCCCGAACCTTTCGTGTATGCAGACAAGATTGATCTAGCACTCATGGAAGTAAGCGAGACAAGCATTCCACTGTTGCGTGCTTCTGTTTATACCAGCCACAAGCTGCTGGAGCCGTACGGTGAAGATATTCAGCTTCGTGTCAAACACAGCATTGATGAAAAATTCATTAATGGCACCGAAGGCCGACGTATTGCTTACAGTAGCTTGCGTGCAAGTTTAGCTGAATGCGATATCAGGTACTTTTAAAACACTCAGGAGATAAGTAATGCGTACTGGTAATCTACAGTTACTCGTTGGTGCATCAATCAAGAACTTCCGCCCAGAAGTATTAGCGGCAGATCCAGATGTTGCAAGCCTCGTAGCCGGACAAGAAGCGGTTATCTGGTACAACAGCACCGACAAGAAATACAAATACTTTGATGGCACCGCCATTCAAGAGTTTGGCGGCAGCGGCGGTGAAGTTCCTGAGGGTATCGTCACGGCAGATGGCTTAGTGCCTATGACTGCTGACCTAACTCTGTCAAGCACTGACCAGTCTGCGTCAGAAGAGACTGCCGCTGTGTCTAAAGGCTACATGAACGACTCTATCTCTACTGCCGTTGGCGGTAAGCAAGACAAGTTCACTGGCCTGACCGAGAACGGTATCGTTGTTGCAGGCGCAGACAACACTCTGACCACCAGCAACGTTACTGCTGCTGAACTGGGTTATCTGGAAGGCGTTACCTCTGCTGTTCAGACTCAGTTAGACAGCAAACTGTCGCGTGACAATGCACAACTGTCTGGTGATCTGAATGCCGATGGACATAAGGTAACTAACCTTGCTGCTCCTACCAACGCTAACGATGCTGCTCGTAAGATCGACATTGACAACGCGCTGGCCGGTATGAACTGGCAGGAAGATATTGACGCTGTACAGACCGATGCAACTCTGCAACCAAACAAAGCAGAAGGTTCGCGCTATGTGATCACCGATGCTGCTAACCTGCACGCTGACTTCGGTACTATCACAGACGTTGCCAACAACGCAATCGTTGAATCTGATGGCGCTGACTTCCATGTAGTGTTTGACCCAGCCGCCGATCGCGCGGATGGCGCTATCGCATGGAACCACGGCACCGAGCAGTATGTTCGTTTCGACGGTACTGCGTGGGCTAACTTCGGCGGTATGTCAAGTGTGACTGCTGGTGATGGTCTGACTCTGGATGGCAATGCGTTAAACGTTCAGGTTGATCGTGCTGTTACTATCGTAGGCAACAAAGTCGGTGTTAACGTCGCTGCTGCTGGTGGTGTTGAAATCAACGGTACCAACGAACTGGCCGTTAAGCTGGATGGCGCTAGTCTTGCTGCGGGTGCTGATGGCGTTAAGATTGCTGATGGCGGTGTTGGCTTTGCTCAGATCGCTCCTGCTGCATTCGGAAACGGTATCACTGTAGACAACGGCGCGTTTGTTGTTGATGCTGCTGCACTGAAAACTCTGGGCTTCATCGATGCTACTGGTGGTTCGGTTGCTGCGCTGGAACTGACTGGTGATGCTGCGGACTACACTGATGCATCTGCTGTCAACAAAGCATACGTTGACCAGGCTATCTCTGCTGGTGGTGCTAGTGGTGCAGCTAAGACCTACGTGTATGACAAAACTGCTGCGGAAGATACTGCTGCTACTGTCCACACGTTTGAGCACAACGCCAACAGCAAGTACGGTGTAGTTACCGTATACGATGACACTGGCTATCAGATCATCCCAGATGAAGTTATCTTGGTTGACGAGAATAACGTGCGTGTCGAAATCACTCAGGCGAAGAAAGTCGCTATCGTGTTTGTTGCAACTCCAGTAGCTGTTGTTGCTGGCGAATAACATCAAGCAATAGTCTAAACTAAGGGTGGGCCTCTGCTCACCCTTTTTACCTTCGTGTGAGGAATTTATGAAAGTTTGGTCAAATCTAGATCTTATCGAAGGTGGCATTCGCAACTTCACGTTTACGACTCAGGAAGATTTCCCCCTGAATCCTAAACCTGGAACAGCCATTTTCAAAGAGCGTCGTCTGATGCTGTGCGTGTCTATTGGTGACAACGCCTTGCCTATCTGGGTACCGCTAACCCAAGAAATGACAATGTTCACTTACAAGCAGGCTGCTGCATCGTCTCGCTGGGAAGTGCAGCACAACCTCAACTACGCCACACCTATCGTGCAGTGCTATGACGAGAACGGTGGTGTTATTCAGCCAAGTGAGATCAGTCTGACTGATGCAAACAACATGGTTATCCTGTTCTCAGAGCCTGTTGCTGGTACAGCTATCTTCCTCGTTGGTGTTGAGTCAGGTCTGCCGAAACAAACAATTGCGTTTAATGCTGCATTTACTGATAGTGCCGAATGGGTTGTTGTACACAACCTTGGCTACAATCCAGCAGTGCGCATCTATCAAGGCTCGAATGAAGTACAGCCTAAGTCTATTGTGCATGACAACGTTAACCAACTGACCGTAACGTTCGACCAGCCGGAATCCGGTACTGTTGTCCTGTACTAAGGAGCGAGCTAATGATTAACGCATCAAGTGGCAGAACGTTTCTTCAAGAAACACCTGCCTCTACGTGGGAAATTCAACACAACTGTGGCCGTCCTGTCGGTGTTACTGTGTGCGTGAACATGCCAGATGGTAAACTGCATCAAGTGATGGCACAAGACGTTGTGATTGTGGACGACAACAACCTGCAGGTGATTTTTCCGTATGAAGTTACGGGTCATGTGCGCGTAGCCTAAGAGGAATAGTTTATGTATGCCTTTGGTATTCAATTAGTAGGACCTGCTGCTCAGATTCTACGTGCGCCTGGTGACCCTACTACAAGCGGTGCAACGTTTCCCGCTAACCCACAGAATGGTCAAATCTGGTATCTGACTGCTGTGAATGGTCAGAACCAACCTGGCCTGTATGTGTATTCCACATCGCGTGCTAAGTGGGTGTCGCAGCTTCAATCAGTCAATCCCTATGACGTTGCAGTAAGCCTATTAAAACGATACGCAGCATCTGCCGAAGTAGCACGTTACCTCAGCGTTCGCTCAACTGCTATTGCTAAAAATTTCGCAGGTAGTATGGCTGTTGCAGACATTGCTGCTACGGCTGCAACTGTGTTTGATATCCGTGTTATGGATGCCGCCAGTGGTACAATGGTCAAGATTGGTACAGTAACTTTCGCCGCCAACAGCAAGACAGGTGTGTTTGCTGCTGAACCTGCTTACGTTGACGCAGAAATCATTTTGGTATCTGGTGATCAGCTAAAGATTACTGCACCCGCAACTGTGGACAGCACAATCAGTGGTATTGCAATGACCATCGCAGGTCGTTTGCTGGTATAGTGCTTTATCAAGGGTGGATATCGAGAGGTATCTGCCCTTTTGTGCTTACGAGGGATTTATTTATGCAATTTGCACTGTCTTCTCTAGCTGTCCCAAACGTTTATCCGGAACGTATGTTCTATTTTGATGACACGGTAGAGAAACCTACGTCTATTACTGCCTCAGAGTATTTGGACAAGATTACGCAAGCTCGTACTTGTGGTTATGATGTTCAAGAAGATAAGGTAAAGTGTACTCGTCTCAGCGGTCAGCGAGACGGTAGATATTATTTCGCGCGTAGTGCTGGAGTAGATACAAAAACGTTGGCAGCAACAACATCCAACAACAACGGAAATCGTGGACCAACCCTGTACAGTACATCATATACAGATGCCCGAGTTGATGTAGCTATTACCGACATGCAGGCTATTGAAAAGTTTGCATCAACTGCTTTTCCAACTGTACCTAGAAACAGCTTGATTAAAACATTCGGTTACAGCTTTCTGCATCCAGTAAATCAGGATAAAGATGTTGCACAGAATCCACAATACGCTGCTACTGGCCAGCTATATCCCGACAGTTCTATCGTGTGTATTCCCTTTGACTTAACCAGTGCAATAAAGTTTGATGTATCTAAAGCCACATCCAGTTATGGTTGGGGTGACTTTAGCTTGATCGGTCGTCGCTATTACGATTACTACAACATGGATTTTATCCAAGTGCGTGACGGCAAACAGTATGCATACGGCGCATCGCGCATCGCAAACAGTCTTGTACAGGGTGTAAATATTATATGTGATGCGTTGGTGAAGAAAGGCATATCTTTACAGGTGTCAGGCTGTATAACACAGGCAGGGAGCACGACAGATGCTAGAGATTTTGGTCTAGCTGCTGGTGGTTTACTTCGTGGTGGTGTCAGTATCTATAGTCCAGCAAGTCCTGTTGCCACTGATTTTACTGGAAGTGGTAACTATTTTGTTGAACGTGAGGCAGACGACACTGCGGCAACAACGCTGAAATGGGCAATGCTTGCAGTTCGCCACGAGGGTCAACTCAAGGTGGCTGTATTGGATGAGAACGATTTTACGCACAGCACACCAGCCCTACCAAACGAAGAGACCTCGATTGATTTGCATCTGTCCAAGTTTATTTCTGACGCTGTTTATGTGCTATAAGGAAAGACTATGCAACTCATTCTACCTAAAGGTGATCAGGACCTTAAAAAGTACAGTTATTTCTTTGACGCCTCAACCAACACTGAGTTCACAACAATCAGTCAGTTGGTTCAGATACTGCGTAATACACGGTCTACACCGCTAAAGCTCGAAGGCGACACTGTTGTAATGAGTGAAATGCTTGGAATAGCAGACAATCCTATAGGTAATAGTGGAGTACAAAATCTTTATCTGACTCGTATTGGATTTGTAGGTGTGTTGCCTGATTTCAGTTCTGATAGAGAATTTTTGCGAACGTTTGTTCCTACTGTGTTGGGTACAGGAGACAGAACAAATAATCAAAATAATGTAGATGCACCAATCAGTGACGAAACTTCTGATACTCAGATGTTTGGCTTGAGAAAAAGCGATTTTGTTTATTCTCAAGGTATAACTTGTTTGTGGCCAACAAAGGTAGGAACAGTTGTTACCTCCGGACTTAGGGGGTATGCAGCTCCAGCTATGTCCAGTGCGGTGAATAAGACGTTTGGCGGTCAGAGTGGTGGTAGTGTCCAACACAAGCGTTCAGAAATACTGACAAACGCGGTAACTACCACAGTTAATTCGACCGTTATGTCATATACATCAAGCGAGTCAGGGATTACTAAAGCGTTGAATATCGCTCAGACGCTAACAACAAATGGAGGTGTCGGCTTTAACTGGTCATCTGATGTGTATGACCCGACGAGAACGTCGCCGCCAGTTAAGCAATACAATCAATTGCCGAACGTACCTTATGTCACTGCGTTCCTTGATAAAGACCCTGCACCAATTGTGTTGGTCAAAGGATTGTCGTTTTTCGTAACGCCAGAACATTTGTTCGTGCTAAAACTTGAGGCAGACGTGGACTTCTCTTTTCCTGCCGCGTATCCGGGTACATCCATGTCAGGTACTATTGAGGATTTTCCTAAGTTTGCACAGCAACGTGTTTATGATTTATAAGGATATGTTATGCAATTCATTTCAGCTGGAGCAAAACTATTAGAAGATAAGATTAATATTGCTCGGCAAAGAATGTTTTTATTTTCCGACGATATTGTTGTGCCTGATGAAAATTCTAGTATGCTTGACCTTATCAACAAAATAAACGCCAGTCGTTGTTTCTGCGCCACAGTTAATGAAGATCTTTCAATGAACTGTGTACGTGCTGCTGGTTGGAAAAATAATCGTCTGTATTACAACTATGTCCCTGCTGTGTTGCCTACAGATACAGTAGTAGACTCGGTGTCTGGCTCTAAAGCAGTGTCGCTGTTTGATATATTTTCCCGCTTCTACAGCGTCGGGCGTCCGAACGCTGGATCGAAATATTCAGGGACAGGTAGCCTTCTGGAGACACTTGCAAATGAGACTCAGATTGCACCGTCAAGAAACGTTATGGTATTACCTCCATTTGATGGTAGTGCCTTGAACTATGGTCTTAGTACAATTCCATCATCAAACTTAACTATGTCAAGCTCTAGATCTTGGTCAACTACAACAAGTCTTGGAATAGTAACCGGCAGATACACAGAAACCGTCAATACATTTATGACATATGTTCAAGTAACTGCTATTGGCGAATCATCTACAATAACAAAAAAAGTAAACACATTTTCAGGTTCTTCTTATGCCTCAGATTCATCTATCGTAGGTCCTAGATTGTTTGGTGCATTTACACAAACTCAGACTATAGGGCGCAGTGCTTATTCGGAGAGTATTATTTCCAATACAACGAATAACGTTAATGGCCCAAGAATGACTGCTCCCGTAGCAGCCGACGCTGATATTTTGTTTGGTACGAAGTCTAACATGACCGACACTCAAGACTATTCTATCGAGTGGGGAATGATGCCTATCAGCGGTACAGATGAGTCTGGCCCCATCTACGCAATTATTGTTAAAGCAGATGAAGATTTCACGCAAGAAGGTTTGACCACTGCAGGAGTTAAGCCTTCTCTGTCTATGAATGCTTTTACTGCTCGGGAAGTTAGAAGCAAATTTATTATGTGAGGTAGTTATGCAATTTGTGACACGACGTGGGCCCATGTCAAACGCAATGTCACGACAGGCCCTAAATACAGCATTACTGTTTGACAGCACTCAATCTGTTGCAGACGTGCATTTAGGTTATGATCAGTTCTTAGCTGCCGCCGTGAATGCTCGTGCGTACATCAACAACAGTGATACCGCAACAGGTGCTGCTGAGACAACGCCAGTCAGTGGGAAACTTGGTGACTATTACTATCCTGCTAAAAGCCCCGCATTGACCAACAACGCTACTGCAACAACAGGTGCGAATGTGTATGGGTCCAATTCTACTACGATGACGGTCAAGCAAGTGGTAGACAGATATTTCACTGTTCAACCAAGCGCGGATGGTCAAGATTGGGCAGACGTCACTTATCCAGTATTCACGGGTCAAAACGGACCAAGCACAGAAACTTCTTTAGGTAAATACTGGCCCTCTAGTTGCATGATGCTTGTGCCACAAAATAAAAAGCTGTCTGGTGATAACAAACTGTATACATACAGCAGCCGTGCCGTAAGCATGTACACGCGCATTGTGGATAGCTTTTGGAAAACTGCTACTGGCGACGACGGTGGCTACTGTAATGCTAATCTAGATATGTCAACACTCAAGGAAGTGGTGTCTTCAGGCCAAGTAATTCAGAGCACTACCGTACCAACTGTATCTCCTAATATACCTAGTCTAACTGCGGCCAATAATAATCTGTTGTTTGTCAGACCGATCAGCCACAGATACTCCGCCAACGGTCTTAATCAATATAGCTACAGTGCTGTAGGATCGTTGTATGCTACTACAGGCAATACAGGATTTACGCGTGACAGTGCTGATGCTTTCGCTATGCGTCTAGCGGCTGACGCCGCTCTACCTGACGACTCTGATGCTGTGTTTGTCAAAGCAGTAGCAGTGTTCAAGTGCGGTCCAGACAGTTGTATGTTGCGTGCCTATGTCGGGCAGGATAAAGAACTTGTTCAATCTGGTTCAGCGCCTGTCGCCGCAGCAGCAAAGCTCATCATCACGGCCAACACAGATTTTATGAGCAATGAAACTGTGTTCGATATTTAGGAGTCGTTATGCAATTCATATCTCAGGGAGCAAAACTTGTAACGGATAACCTCAACGTTGCACGTAAACGCATGTTTTTGATTACTAGTGATGTGGCTAGACCGACAGCATCCGATAGTCTTGCCTCTCTCATGGCCAAGATAGATAAAGCACGCAGCTTTATTCACGGCAAGCAGAGTGATAACTCAATGCTGTGTACGCGAGCTGCTGGCTGGGCAGGCAATCACTATTTCCATACGCTTGTGGGACCAATGCGCTATGATTGGTCCGATGAAGACTCCGGCGGCAGTACGCTGTATCTGAATATGGCTTTAACTGCTTACTCGGAACTGAGTGCATTCAAGAGAATGTATAGTATAGGCTCGGCACCTCAGCCTGGATTGGGGTTTGTTGCTGATACAGGAACATTACACGATACAGCAGCCGATAAGTATGAAGACGTGTCCACAGCTATGGTAGTACGCTTTCCTACGATGATTCTGCCTCATTTTGAAGGCAGTGTGATAGATGGTCAAGTGTTCGATACAGTCGATGAAGCGATTACCAACAGCACTAGTGCTAGTGGTAGTATCGGAACTATTGGTAGCTACGAAAGCAGAACAGCACGTTACATTCAGACGTGGTATCAGACAGCAAACAATGCAGGCCAGATTACTTATTATGGCAATGCTACAATTCTTAGTAACTATGCCGCTGGTCAGGAGTATGTTGTTAGTAGTCAAGTTGCAGCCAACGCCACTACTGCCCGTCTTGTGTTTAGTAATTATTGGAGTAGGTATGGCACACGCTATTTCTCAGGTGGAGGTTGGAACTATACGACTACGCGTAGTCGTCAACTTAGTTTGAACAAAAGCATTGATGCACATCGCTTCTACAGCAAGGGAAACAGCCAGACAAATACACCAAGCTATCTGTTTGATCACGCATTCATGCCAGTGCTGATGCCTGACAATAGCGTGTATATTCAGATCGCTGATTTTGTGCAGGACTTGATTCAGACAGGTCAAAGCGCGGTGGCTACATTACCTCAAGTTAAGTCCAACCTGCAAGACCTACCTCAGTCGAACCAACTATTTTCTCTGTAAGCAGTTCACAGTAATTTAAACGAGATTAACCCAGGAGAAACGCAATGGAAATCATTTCATTTCCCCTCGTCGCCAACGGGATTACTATTCCAGATGAGGGCAAGCGCGATGCAACAGATCCGCCATTAAAATACGGACTAGACAACATGCAGTTTACTGTGTGTCTTGCAAAAGTCCCAGACCCTGCCAACGTCGTAGTCTCCTCAGGTACAAGTCTCACAGCTATTGGTGCTACTGCAAGTCTTGATCTCACAAGTCTCACAGCTAGCCCTGTGCGTTGGATTCATGCTTCGGGCAACCGTTTGAAGTTTAAACTGGCTGCTACACTGCGTGGAACTTTCGCTGGTACCATCACGGACTTGCTTGCGCAGTACAACGTCATTGTGTTTAACAAAGATATTTCTAGCACGCCTTACGGTGGATTCCTTATTCTAACGATTGGTGCTGCTGGATCTGGTGCAGACCTTATTCTTACAGCGGCTAATCTCAAGAATGGTCGCTTCTTGGCAAGTGTTGTGCGTGATAGTAAGGAGTTCTAATGCGCCTTTTAGGTCACAACTTATTGCCGTTCAGTGTAGCGCAACAGTCCTCAGCTTGGGCTGCAACTGCATCGAACGGTATCGTAGCTGAATGCTTCTTTTTCTCAGAAGATATGCCTACGAACTTCTCTCAGTATCTGATTGACTTCCGCCAGTTGCTGCGTCGATGTGCTGCTGCTACTGAAATCAAACTGCGTCCTGAAACAGAAGGCTTGACTTTGATGCTGGACCAGTCAGTTGGGTTTAAGGCTGTCAGCGGCAGTGTGTACAAAGCCCAGATGGGTGTTACCCTGCATTACCCTAAGGACATTCAGCCAATTGGTTACACAGCCGCTGGCACTGACGTTCCTACAGGCTACGTAAGCAGCGCAGTAACGGGTAACAAGCGACTGCTGGGCAATCTGACACGCAGACCTCAGCAATATCCGGGCTTTCCACTGGACACGCAACAACAACCACTAGCAAGTGTGAGCGCAGCCGATGTTGAGTTTGACAGTGCTGTTGTTATCGATGCTTTTGTTGCGCCTGGGCCCGACCTCACTGCTGCTGTTAGCGGTACAATCACGCCTGTTACTGCTCAAGACGCAAATGGTATGTCTACGACTTTGGGCACTGCTAGTTCGTGGTCTATTGCAGCTAATCAAGAAGGTAACGTGATTGCTACACCACCAGCATCTGCCACTCGTTTTCGTATCGGTCAGACAGTGGGTACAGCGCGTCGTGGTTTGCCTGCTACTCAGGGCAATACAAACCCTGCTTCACGTAACGTCACAATCAAGTGGGCGATTGTGACCATCACTGACACAAACTACGGTGCGCTTGCTGCTGGTTTGGGTGATGTGCAATACTTTGCTTGTGCGGTAGGTGCAACTGGTGCTGGTACGCTGATTGAACTCCAAAAAACAACTTTAGGCGTTGGTGAATATGCAACTGTTAGCCAAGTAAGCACAGCTACGGAGATTTCATAATGAACTTGAAACTCTTTAACGTGCCGATGCTGAATCAGCTTAGTCGCCTGTTCGGTTCAACAACCTACGACACAAAGAACGTGTACTTGGTTGCATTGGCCTTAGGCAAGACGGTAAAAGATCTGAATGCCTGTCTCAACTATCATGCGACTGGTGCTGGTTATTCGTTTGATACAACACGAATGTCAGGCATCTGCACACTGTTGGGCACAAGCACGGATTGTACTCGTGCTTTTGCTAACAACGTGTTGTCCGTCAGCGAGATCAACATTACTACCACAGCAACAGGTCGTCCGACGCACATCGTTCTTGGCGGTATCTTGCCTATCGCTCTTGAAATTGGTACGGACGTCAACTTGCTTTATCCTAACTCAGAGCTTGTTATCGACGTTACCGCAGCAGGTTCTGTTGTATACTGTCCTGCATTTAATCTGTCGATGACAAACATTCTTGGTCTGTCTAGCTGGCTTGCAGGTAATGAATTGCTTGCCATTGACAGCACTGTGTTTTACGGTGCGGGTTTCAATGACTATGCAGGCAATGTAATCTCAGTGCAAGCTGGTACCGTTGCAGATACCAGTAACGGTATTGATATGAACAACGCTAACCCAGCAATGACTACAAGCACTGCGGGTCTTGACGTTACACAGAGCTTTACCATTGATTTTAAATACAGACAGTCTGCTACGACTAAGTTTCCTGACTTTAGTTTCTTCTCTCTATTTTCTAGCACAACAGTTCGCTGGGCTATTGGTCTGGAGCCAGGTCAAAATCAATTTGCTATTTGGAATCAGGCTGTTACTGCAAAAGTAAGTCGTCCTATTGATAACTACGCCGCGCTGAAAAGTACAACGTTTGTCACAGTCAAGTATGTGTATGATGCGACGACAAACCTTCACCGAGTGTTTATCAATGATCAGCTGGTGGATAGCTTCACCTACGTGAACATCAAGCCCAATACCACTGTTCATCGTATCGGCGGCAGTGGCGCATATGATGCCACAGTGCATCCGTTTATTGATAACTTCCGTGTGCGTCAAGGAGTGTTCTTATGATCATAAATGTTGTTCAGTATGATCCTGACTACTTCGTTGCGAACACGTTTGTACTCAGTGATTTTGAAACACGCGACAACTCACAGGCACTTGCTCGTGTTGTGTCACTTGTGCCTACACAGATTCGCAATCAGACCGTTACCAACAACAGCACGCTGACCGAGACTTATCCAAATCAAGTATGGTCTGGGTTTCAGTCTCGTTCGTTTGACAGCGTTGATATAGGTCAGGCAGAACAGTCAACATACAAGCTGGCTGGTAACTACGGTCCTGCCTTGAATGCTTCTGTGCAATACCCAGCGCAAGATAACCCTGTTGTTCGCGTAAACGTATCGTCGTTTGATCTCAGCGAAACAAACGCCACTAACTCATCAACAACTCCAGTGGTGGGCTAACATGAAATTGATTAACAGCGCAATCATGGCGCAAGCTGTTTTCGGTACAAGCGGTACTGCTGTTGGCTACGACGATCCCGCTCACTCTGGGGGTTGGACGTTGTTTCTTATGTCAGGCACAATGCCTACAACTGAATCTCAGATGGCTGCTGTGTTTAACCAGCGTAGTGTTGCTGACTTGTTCAACGCTTCTTTGGGCATTGTACGTAATCCGCTACTCAGCGTAAGTAACGGTACGATTCTTAATCTACGCCCCCGTGCTCCTTACGTACCTAAAGGTGCAAGTCTGTATGGAACAGTGGGAACGCTGAATTTAAGTCAGTTGCTGCCTAATCGTGTGACGCGTACAGGATCAACTGACCGAGCTATCAGCCGTATCGTGTGTGCACCAAGTGCCGTTGGTGATTACTCCACTACGGTTGGTACTGAGGACTTCACTGTAGAGTTTGATCAGGCAGTGCGTGTCAGTCACATCAAACTATTTGGCTCAAGTCCGTTGTCTGGCGTAATCGTCGCTGTAGACGACAGCGGTGTTGAGACAAGTCTAGGCAATCGCCCTGTAGTTTCAGGGGATGCTAGTGTGTATTCATTTGCCAACCCTCAGACGGCCAAACGATTCCGTCTCAAGTACGCGGCAAACACCTTGCACGCACCGTTTGCGCTACTCAGCGATACTACCATGCCTACAGCAACTGAACTTGCATTGCCTACTTGGGCTGTGCTTGCTCACGCTAACACGTTTGTGCATGGTGATTTTGAAGGCTCAGACAGCATTATGTATCTCGCAGATGCAGTAGGCGCTAGTGGTCCGTTCAATGTAGTTGGTCCCTTTGCTGGTAACAAGGCAAACATCATCTATTGTCCCAAGATTCGTTTCTTGCCAAGGAGTGCTTAATGTTTATCTCCAAAGCATTGCAAAACATTCGCCAGCGACCTAGCGGTAATTATTCATCACTAGCCGCAGACTACTTCTGGTCTCCAGTTTTTATTGCTGACCAAGCAATGCCTCTGCAAGCACCTGTCGGATTAGAGCGTGCGTGTGGCGTTGCATTCAGTTCAGGCTCTGCGTTAACTGACACTGATTGGATGGCAATCCAAGCTTCTGTTATGAGCTTGGCTGCTATCCGCACGTGGACCATAGCTAATCGCAGCGATGTTACTTGGTCTACAACATTTGCCTCAACAGGTCCAGCTCGATTGCTGTTTCAAGAAGGTCAACGCACTGTTGATTTTGTGGATAACACGCTGGGCTATTTCACGTATGCATCAGCGTTTACTCGCATGTACATCATGATCACCAATGCCACTTCCATCTCAACCAGTACTGGCATTTCGAGTATGATTGAGCTTACGCCTGCTGATTTAAAAGCGATGGGTGCAGACATTACCATTGATGCGAATGGTGTTGGTACATTGAATAGCCCGCTGACGCTGAACAGCATTGTGATTAAATAACGGAGCAACCGATGAAGATTTTACCGCTAACGCTAGCGCAGCAAGCAACACGTTACTATCAGGCTATGTTCCTTGATGGTGAACTGCCAAATCCTTTGGCTTATTCAATGCAAGACCTCTACAACAAAGCACTGACAACAAAGTGGTTTGTGCGTACAATCAATACAGCACCTGTAGGCAGCTTCAACTTTGCGCCTGTTGATCGCACAGCCAGCGCAGTCTGTGGTGCTACTAACCCTGCACAAGTAAGTGTTTTACAAGCCGATGGTCGTCGTCGCCTGTTCCCTGATGTGCGCGTGAGTGGCAGACTGCCTCGTGTTGCAGCTAACTCCGCACTGCTTGCAAGCTATTCGGACTGGGTTCACAACACGATCATGTGGCATCGCGCTGAAATCGGGTATTATCCTGCAACTGCCTTGTACATGCGTCCTGCTGATACTTATGCCACAGAAGAAGGCTATGGTATCATTGCTCAGTACGATTTTGGCGCTGCTGTAACTGTAACAAGTCTGGGCAGTCTTACACAGCAAAACAGCAACAACTACAACGTGTTCCCGTCAGTTAAAACGGCAAATGACAACGTTGTTCAGGCTCTTGTTGGTGCTGTGTGGACGGATGTTGCCAGTTGTACAACAGACCTGACTACCGTATCAAGCACCACGGAAAAGACGTATACATTACCTGCTGCTGTGTCTGCTCAGAAGTGGCGTATCGTCAACAAGAAAGGTCTGGGCAATCAAGTCAATGCCAGCTATGGCTTTGTGCAGTTTAGTCTGAACTTCTACGGACAGTACACATCAGGTACTGACTTCCGCACTATTCCTGAAATCGGACACGTTGTTCTTGTTGGTGGTGGTGCAAATGCTTCCACAGGTTTCAGCACAACTGAAGGCATGGCTGCTGCAAACTACAGCAACAATTATGCCACTTACGGTTTCAGCTTTACCAAAGATCTGACTGCTGCTGGTACAAAGGACATCTATATGCCTAACGCTGTTGTTGTTCCAGGCACAGAGATCAATCCGCCAACCATCTTTGCTACGATCAAGTCAGTTGTAGGGAGTCCAGTATGAATAACAACAAAGGTGCAAATAGCTGTTTAGCATTCGCAACGCTACAGGCTATGTTCACTACCTCAGCTAACTTCACCACTATCGGCCTGTTTAAAGGCGCCGTGCCTGATTTGGATGCTGCTGTTGCTGCATTGACAGCAAACAACACAATCACTGCTGCTAACTTTATGACTGCGTTGGGTGCTACAGCGGAAAACTGTTTGGCCGTACAGCGCGTGCCTCAAATGACGCCAAGTTACGATCCAATGATGAACGTGTGGCGTTTAGGACTCAGCGCACTGACTGCAAGTATGCCTGCTGTTGCGTCCGGTACTCCTACTTATGCTGTGATTCGTCAAGGCAGTGCTGTTGGCTCTGCTGATACCTATGCAGGAGCACTTGCAAACGGTGTTAACGTTTTAAACGCCTTAGTTCTTACTGTAGGCAGTGATACATCAGATGCGGAGCTGCGTATTCTTGGTGGTGTGGTAACTTCTGGTCAGAGCTATCGCTTTACTGATCTGCAAGTCAATCTGTAAGGAGCGTGTATGTTAATCTCAGACAAGTACGCGCTGTACCGATTTCTAAACGGCTATGTGTCATCTAACGGTGCCACCCTGTTCTTGCGTACAGGAAGCAGCGATACAGTACCACAAAAGCTACAAGATTTAGCTGCTAGTTCCGTTGCTGCTGTATCTATCGCATATCGAGCACAGACTGCCGGTAATGATGCATTGTTACGTCGTACCTATGGCCGTGCGCGTAGCTTGCAGCCTGTCGGCGGATATGGTCAGCGTCGTACCTACACGGTAAGCAGTCAACAAGTTCTTGCATATCACGTTGTGCCTGAAACTGTGTTGATTGAAAACACGGCAACAGTGCAGACTCCTGCTCAATATGCACAACGTGCTGGTATCTTTGGTGACTACGGGCCAAGCATGACGGGTCTTCAAGTTGCGGGTCAAACAACGCTGGACTTCGGGCGGACACTGCGCTTTCGTGGTATTACTGTGTTTTCAAGTTCCAACTTTTCCACATCGGTGCTGTACTATCTGGCTGCTGATGGTGTTACGTGGACTCAGGCCTTACCAAGTCTGGCTAACGGTGAATATCAGTTTGATTTCACTGCACGCAAAGTACGTATCGTTAATGCCACAACAACGAGCACGGGCACTGCGAGTATGATGTTCTGGGCAGAGCGTGGTACCGAGTTCTCCGTGCGGCCTATCACTCACGGCGTGCTTGTACCAGAGCTAGCTGCAACAAGCTATGCTGGCCTTATTGACACAACAAAGATGGATTACCTGTCATTAATTCTTGATGTAGGCACAGACCTAAAGCTAGACACTGTGCAGACAGGCAAGTTCGGACACGTTGCTGTTCAAGACTGGTCGATTCCCATCAAAGCCGCTGTGCGTCAAGGAGCCTGATATGAAATTTAGTAAAGGCACTGCGGCTGCGCTGCATTTAGGTGCTATCGGGGAAATCTCCTCGGCTGCCGCAAGCACAACGTCGAACCTGAGTTGGGCACTGTTTCTATACAAGGGAACAGTGCCTGATTATGCTACAGTGAATGCAGCACTCAACGCGCCTAACATTCTCGATACAGGTTCTGCTAACCGCGAGCCATACTTGAACTATCAAGATGTTATCATGCCCCGTGTGGGTGACTATCTAGGTGCTGTTACAGGTCGTACTCGTTTCGATGGTACGTTCGAATCAGACGTTGGTAGAATTGTTGCTCGCATTAACTCTGCTGCAATCAGTGGTGCGTCGTTCGGACCTTCAAAAAGCCCGAGAGCTAGCTATATCTTAGCAGATGGAACGCCTACGTGGTTTGTGTTAGCCGCTCTACCTGCATCAAGCATTACGCTTGATAACCCGCTTACTGGTAATGGTACAAACGTTGTGTTTGGTGTGTTCGGTACTGTTGGTGATGAAAACTCTACTGCTGATCTGCGTATTAAAGGTGGTCGTGTTTATGCCAACAGCGCGGACATTACTGATCAGAGTCGTAGTATCAACCTCAGTGATTTGCGTATCAAGCTAAACTAAAAACAAGGGACGGCTTCGGCTGTCCCTTTATAATTTAAAGCTACAATACAACAGAGGGCAACACAATGAAAGTACGTCTGGCAATGCAAGCTAAAGAATATATCTCGGTAAGTGCTGAAAACAGCATGTTGCAGGATGCTTACCAAGACCTGTTTCGTTCAAAGCTGGAACAACGTGATGTGACAAGTCCTTCGCAGTTGGATGATCAACAACTGTCGGAGTTCTTCCGTGAGGTATCTGCTGACTGGAAAATTCAGAAGGCACAGATGTATAAGGAAGGTAAGATTAGCAAGGAGCAGTTGTAACCGTCAGGCGGGTGGCTCATGTGGCCACTTGCTTGGTTTCTAAGTGAGTGGAGAACTAAAAGTGAACGAAACAATCGCAGTAACCTCAGCCGCAGCAGGCCACCTTACCGTACTTGAAATCATTGCGTTTCTTTGCACCTGGGCTGGTGGTGTTCTGGTTAACTACGTAAATAAAACAGTGCGCGAGAAACTGAACTGGAAAGAATATTGGTCACGTAACCCACTGACCACTGTTGCTAGCTTGGTTGTATCGTTTGGTCTGTGTATCAGTCTGCTTATCAGTGAGGAGACTAATCACCTGACCTATTTCTCTGTCGCGTTTATGGCGGAGAACTTGATTAACAGTCGTGGTACTGGTGATGGCAACAGCAAGTCGGAAGAAACTCCACAAGCTCAAACCACCAGCCGTCCACGTGATGACACACAAGCAGATAAACAAGTGTAGAGGTCGTTATGAAAGCAGCATGGGCGTTCTTTATTAAATACTGGAAGATGTTTGTTGCAGTTCTCGGTATCATCTTTGGGGCGTTCTTGTTGCGGCCTGGTCGAAGCACAACAAAAGATGCAACTTTGAACGGTCTGAAAGAGGCTGAGGATAAGATTCGTGAGAAGCGTATCGAGGAGCAGGCTGAACAAGCCACACAAGTTGATGCGACTATTCAAGACATGAACCAGAATCCACCTCAGACTAAACCCGCAGCAACCGATGCAAAGACACGCAGCGAACAGTCCATCGATGACATTAAGAAGGACTATGACAAGCTATGAGAACAATAGTCGTGTTGATGTGTTTGTTGTTGCTGACGGCGTGCTCAAGCAATCTGGAACAGCGTCCAGCACAGACCAAAGCAACCATTCAAGCAATCCCACAAGTAACAAAGCTGACATGGGAAGCAAGAACGGTTCCAGCTAAGCCTGCTGTAGAGATAAAGGAAGTTGATACCGAGCGAGTTGCAGTGCTAGACAAGCAAGGCATGATCGACCTGTACAACCTCTACAAGTCCGATAAGGAAACAGTGGATGAACGCAACAAGTTGATTGATGTGCTGAATGCAACGATTGATGAGCGGAATAAACTGTTAGACGTGGCGAAAAGCGAGGAACTACGTTCGAATGGTCTAGCACAAGACCTTGAGACTGAGCGCAAGAACCGAATAGCTGATCAAGAACAGGCTAATCGTGAACTGTGGTTTACTCGAATAGGTGCTGGTGTATTGCTTGGCGTTGGATTAGTATTCTGATCAAAAAGGGAGACCTCATTACGGGGCCTCCCTTTTCTATTTCTATCAGCCGAAATTGACTTCAAGTTCGTTCTGAATAGATACAACGAGATTGTATGCAGCACCCAGCAGATCGCGTACTTGTTTCAGCATACTAATCAGCGGAAGACCTTCTGATTCTACAAGAGCTGGCTTGAAGTCTTCATTGAGTTCTTGGCCAATCAAACGATTGGACAGCACGGAACTTTGATCAATCAGTGAGTTAAACATCTGCACTACAGAATTGTAGCGGTCATACGCAGACAGATGACGTCCGTTAATCAGGAATTCAACCATGCTTTCGTTTGGCAAACTTTCTGCTGTGTAAGAGCGCACAGCCTGCACAGCAATGCAGAGCGCAGGGATAGCTTTATACGCTACAACCTGACCTGCTGATACACACAGCGGGTTTTCTGCTGCAATGGCTTCTGCCTGACGGCGAAGTTCTACGAAGTGACTATCACTGCCACTAATCGAGTCTGACGCGGAATTGCTTTCGCTGTCTTCATACATACCGCTATGAATATCGTTGTATGGAGCAACGCCCAGCATGTACAAATGATTTGCCAGATTAGCACTCACTGCGGTCAGGTCATTAGAGATCTGTTCGATGTGTGCAGCAATATTCAGTGGAACTTCTTTTTTATCAGACACGGGTTCTACCTTAATAGTTTCATTATCGGTGGCATCCGCCACACGTTCAAAGCGGCCACCAGCACCGCGTACAACTTTTGCTTTTGTCATTGGGTATCTCTTAGAACGTGCTTTCCATGCGGTTGTTGAGATGGCTGAAACGAACAACTAATGCTTCAACCGTACGCTCCAGTTGCTCTACAAATTCGATTACAGACTGAGGTTCTTCGCCTGATTCGACGCCGACTGCACTGTGTTCATCAGTTGTGCGCTCAACAACGCTTTCACTGATACGAGTCAGCAGGCCGTTGATGCCGTACGCGCTGCGTGATACGTTCTGCGTTAACTTCCACATAGTGTCACCAAACGAGGTACGGCAGGCTGTAGGGCGAACTTGCTTACTGCCTACGTCCTCTACACAGTCTGCATCGTCTTCACAGTCAGCGTCTTCACCAAACACGCAGATTTCGAGACGACTGCGCACGGCATTCAGCTCTGTGTCCATCATGGTAACAGATTCGTACAATACTGGACCTTCTGTTATTTTGCCAACTTCCCCAGCTTGTGGTGCATTGCGTTTGTCGCTAAATTCGGTGCTTTGAACTGCGCCTACGCAAAACAACATATGCTCCAGACGAGACATAGCATACCCCACTTCGTTACGCAGACTGTTTAAACGTTCTGCGATACGTGCGTTAGGCACGGCACTAGCAGTCTGTGCCATTACTGGACCACGTACTGCTGTTTCTTGTTTTGCTACGCTTTGAAGTTGTTTAGTTGCCACGATAAATATCCTCTTGCTGTTGTGTTTTAAACGTTTACAGAATTATCAGTCAGCCACTTACGGAACTTTTCGAAGTCACCTGACTGCGGGTGATTCTTGTAGGGGTCGATGATAAAATCCGCAATAATGATAAGGTCGCTGCTTAGTCGATATTGGCCTTGAACGTTTTTATTCAATTCAGCTAGAGACGCAACGACCATGTTTGCAAGTGCTAAGCGAGTCTCATAAAACATGATGGACAGAGCTTGTTGATGCACCTCGTTCACAGCCCAAGACAAGCGTTCTGTGAATTCTTCATCGGCACTTGCTGGAACCGCTTGTGACCAACATGCTGCTAGTTGCATTTGGTTCTTGGCGGCATCGCGCAATCGAGGCGCATACTCGATAGTAATCGATGAAGGTAGTTCCAGATTGATCTTGCTGCTGATACGACAATGAGACCAGAACTCAAGCTGCGAACGTTCCAAATCAGCCTGACCTTGATAAAATCTCTGTGCTAGGTCCCGCGCCAAATCGCCTATCATAAATTCTCCTAGTGTTTACCAGTCAGATTCAGACCAGCCTTGATGTAACTTGATATGTTTGCTGCCGGATTGAGAACTGTCCCTGGTGAAGGCAAGATAACTCGATCCACTGGAAGACCATCATCACTGAACAAAGCGCACATGTTCTTGATTTTGGCTACGTGTTGATCAACAACCTGATCTGCTGTCATGCCGTCTGGAACGGTGATGTTGCCTTGCAGCAACTGCTCCATAACATCGGCACGATATGCAGTCCAATAGCGAATCGACTCGGGGTCTTCTTCAAAGAAGTCTGCCTTTGTCTTTGCTGCGATTGTTGTTGGCTGTGGTACAATATGATCTAATTCGCTAGCATCAAAGGCCAGCATGTTATTGTTTTTCATTAATAGTGAGATCCGAGTTTGCTGTGAAACAATTAATAGTATGTGTTACTTGTTTTATTTACAGTTATTCTACTGCATTAATCTTTGTTGTTATCGACCTCTGCCTCGCTGCCTCTGCACTTGAGGTCTGTGCGCACGACTACCGCGACGAGAGAAGTAGTGATCGTTCTGAGGACGAGGTCCACGAGTATCAGGAAACTCGTTGCGTTGTGACTTAGGTACGTGAAACTCACCAGCACACTGAGCAGCTTCTTGCATCTGGTTGCGAATCTGTTCCGCATAACGATTCGCCTGCGTCAGTCCTTCTTTGTCTTTACTAGACCAGCCGATACCATAACCAGCAATAGCAATGCGAGGGCTTGTTCCAGTACGCTTGTTTTCTTCATATAAAGTCCTTGCTGCAAACAAAATCTCTATATTCAATTCGTGACCAGATTCAGAAACGAACATGCGAGGTATCGTCCAATCACTATCACTATCAACCATGTGACACAGGACGTCGTGCTGTAGCTGTTTAACACGAACTTCTGCCTGAATCATGTGAGGCTCAAGCAGCTCTGGATCAAACAACACATCAACTGATTCTGATCGTTCTACAAACGCAGACTCGGCTGCGATCATCAACTGTGCTGCCTGCCAATAACGGGACCAGTCAGAGTCTTGCTCTATCTGCTGCCGCGCCTGCTGTAACTGTGCAATAGTAGCCACTACTCATGCTCCTTCTCAACACGACCAAGACGCTCACTGACCTTACGGTATTTGTGAATCTTGTCCATCTTGTTTAGTGCTGTAATGGTGTCAGGTACAAATGAAAACACAGATCCAGGCAAGTTATTTAAGTTTTCGATAGCGCCCATAACGTCATGTAGTTCTTTGTACAGGCGCGTTAGGTTATCGATACGCTGTGGATCAGCAGGATCAAAGCTGTCTGTACCAAATCGCTTTATCTTGGCACACTCTATGATGACCTCAGCACATTCTTCCGACAGAGTGGTAAGTGCATGTTCAAAATGATCAAGCATGATCAGTCCTTACTGTTATAGATTTGCTGACGCACGATGAGGTCTTTGGTATCAAACATAAGCTCTTTACCGCCTTCGCTCAATGTTGCATAATGAGATTCCAGCTCATCGTACAGCCAAGTTTTAAATGGTTCTGACTGATGGTGTGCGTTTTGAATCTCGGCCAACATCTTGCCGTAACCAACTGCTGTGTACTTCACACCGCTTTCAAGGCAGGCGATAATGTGACTGAGACGCACAAGACTGAACTCACGGTCACCATCATGCATACGCTTTAAATCAATACCGTCCACATCGTAGATCATCTATCACGCTCCGTATTTGTTTCGCTTTCTGTTTATTTACAGTTTTCTTACGTGCTGTTTTCTTACGAGCGTACTTGGCCTCGATGCGACGCCACTTTTCAAGCGTCTCATGCGCCCAGATAACGGCCTTGACAATCTCATCACCATGACAAGGCTTAGGGTGACACCAGCAACCAAGACGTTTGCCGTACAAGGCATCAAGGTCGCTGAGAGTAATGTCACCAGCATAGATAGCTGTCCACAAGTCAACACCATAGTCATAGATGACACGCGCACGTTCCTGTTGTGATTCATTGCGCATGTAGTGACGATTGCCCCATCGAGTCTCGCGGTCTATGCGAACATCATATTCCTTGTTGCCATTACGCATCGAAACAACGCGGGTCTTTTCAGCCATTGGTAGCATACGGTCCTCAAACGTAAAAGGGGCGCTCGAAAGCACCCCGTTGATCTAGATATTGCGGGCAGTCTCTATGCGAAAACCCTGACGTAATACGTAGCTACCGTCATTGTGAAGATCATCTGAACCAGCAACGGTAATCATCTTGCCATCATGCGCGTCACGGGCCATAACACGACCTGTCTTTTCATTGACGTACAGATAGCTGGTTTCCTGTGTGGTGTGATTCGCTAAGGCACGCTGTGCAAGAACTTCACGTTCCTCAACATTGGCCTGGTCTAAATTCGCATAGAAACGTACTCGCACAGGTTATCCTCGTACTATTTTCGCTTTACCATGAACAGTAAAGAACTCGGCCACAACATATCGACCATCAAGGTCTGTGTGCAGCTCGGTTCCGAGATAAATGTCTGAGGCAATATAGGTCATTGTTTCAGGCACACGATAGACATAGCTGGTGGCCTGATTCATGCCCTGTGTTTGGATGTGTGCGCTTAGATAATCATGCTCACCGCTGTACATACGGTCAAGCAGCGTATACACACGCAACACGTTTGGTGCAGCCTGAACTGTCTCCCAATACACACAGTTGAACTGTTGGCCACCTATCTTTGTGCGTAAAAAACTGGAAGTATCTGTGTCGGACGCAACAAACAGGTCACGATCACGGTCACGATACAGAAACGATTCAACAACGCCACGCTGACGTAAAACTAGTGGCTCAATCTTCTGGGCCTGTTCCTCTGTGCTGTAGATTCTTACTGGGTACATTGTTGCTGCTTCTCATCCGCGTGTTGTTTATACAGATCAGTGGTATCAAACCCTGACATATCAAAATCAAGTTCAGGCATCTTGACACTGCCAGTATCGGTGCGATTATAGTGCTGTTGCGCACGCATACGGAATTCACTGATACCTTGACGCAGATCGCTGCGAGCCATTAGCTTGCGACCGCCCTCAGTGATGTTGCCTGTTGTTGCTGCTTGCATCAGGCGAACACCATCAGCCATTTCGGGCAGACTGCTACTCAGCCAATGGACTGCTTCCTGACTGTACGTTCGGAATCGTTGCTGCGCCAGCAGGCTCTGTTTGTCCTCCTGAGTCAACAGCGTTCTCGCTATCGCTCCCAACAGTGTTCTGAATCCCATGTAGATAACCTCTTAAATGATCTGCAACGTTGGACAAGGCATCAACACTCTGTCCGCTGTTTAATACTTGAATGACACCGCAATCTCTGTCGCCAAACACGCGGTAAAGGTATGGACGATAGACCAAAGTTAGGTCTAAGTCTGTAATGACGTATTGAGGCAGGTCGTCGTTGAATACCTCTATGTAAACAACATGACCATCGTTGCGATAGAGATACACTTTAGGACTGCGCGACAATACACCATGAAAGTAATCTGGTTTGCGTGAATGCAAGAACTCAACCGCATGAAAATACGCAAGTGCACCAACTTGCTCCGCCGAACAATCTTGATACATTGTCAACTTACCCGCGAACAACTTGTGTATCATACGCAACGACAAAGGAAGTTCACGCATCAATTTAGGTCCTTATGATCAAACTGAAATCGGTCGGCACGAGGCTTGCTGTTGAGGATAGGGATTTCCATATCTTGCTTGCGTTCAAACACAAGACCCTCGCGACGGAAGAAGTCGAATTGATGCACAAGCTCAAGCCCGCAGCAGGCCACAATGTTTTCATGCAGCTCACCGCTGAGTGTTGCAAAGAAACTAGTATCAGTTCCTTTAATACGATACACACACGGCTTTACGGAGCGTTGCTCAAGCACTGCCTTACTGTTAGGTGTGGCTGAACGTAGTAGATTAACAGTATTGCGACTAGTGCGAGCTAGTACCGTTTCGAGGTCTGTATCTTCCAGCAGGAACACTTGTCGTTTTTGTAGCTTTGTCATGGTATCTCCTGTCTCGGCGGACTGTAGATAGTTAATGGATTATTTGTCTGATACGAATCGGTTTTTACTGCTAAGTTTTAAGTTTGTTTCAAAGAAGTTAAGCTGGCCGACAAACGGTATCGGTCTTTGCGCTTCGCGTGCGTTTGCAACAACATAGCCGTAAGGACCAAAGAAGAACGGATCACGAGAACTATCAACACAGTCCACCAGCTCAACGCTGCCTAAGATTGCACCAGTCACAAGCTCGTCGATAGGAGGTAGCTTGATACCTAGAGGACGACATACTTCCTCAGCGGCTTCGTAGTCACTGCGCTTGATTACAGATGAGGCATGAATCAAGAACTCACCACGATAGTGACTGCGACGACTACGGTTTTCAATCTTTTTGTAGCCTTTGACTAGCAACCAAGCCCATGGCTGGCGGACTGCGAGACATTTCATACATACTCCTTAAGGACGATTGCGACGAGTCACGATGAAGAACAAACATAGGAACAAAAATATAAAACCAGTGTTGGTGCCAACGCCAATCCACAAGTTCTCCGAATAGTAGAATGCCGCAGCACCCAACATGTGGGCGACGATACCAAACACAATGCAGTATACGATAAAGATCGCGGACTGAATAAGGAATCGTTTCAATTCCCGTTGCTCCCTATGTTATCTTGTTTTAGGTTTGCCGCCACAACGGACAGCAAATATGATGTAGCCAACAAACACTACAATTACGGCCAGTGCAGCAAGGCCGCCATTGAGTGTAACGGTGTATGTCAAGAAGCCACTGACAAGTGCTATAATTGACATTGCGACAAGCAGCATAAACTTAGTCATGTTAACCTCTAACAGTTATTTACAGATTCTGATCAATAGACAGCTCGGGCCGTCTGCTAAAATTAAACTGGGTGCAGAATATTCTTAATCGTCCTATTCTGATTCTTGCACGATCAAGAAGGGGCAGCCGAAGCCACCCCTTTTATCAATCAATGCGGAACGTCATCGCCTACTTGGGGTACGCTGCGCTGAATGATACTCCATTCATCCTCAGGCCAACCATCAAGTGGTTTGATAAAGATGCTATCAATTCCAGACAGACTGTCTCCGATCAAACGTCCGTAAGTAGTAGAGGTATCGATACACATCGAGCCATCTGTATAGTGCTTGCGTTGAAGACTCACATCATACAGCACTTTGCCTTCTTCGTAGCGCACGCCTGTTACCATCACCGGCACATTGAACGGGTCTTGCGCATCTTCCATGCCAGACCAATTGATTGCTACTAGTTGTCCCATTTGGAAAGCACACGGCAGAACAAGACTTTCGACAGGCTCGTATCTTCCTACGTGACCAACATGAGGAACGTACTGGTCTGTAACAGCACACAGATCATCTTCAATAAAGCCGTCAACAGGACGACCTTCATGTCGAAAAGCACTAGGCTTAGACTTCGGGCCATCATTCACAAACAACGAGACACGATAGCGTACTTGAGGACCGTAAAACAGTATGCCGTCAATAACACCGTAGGGAGTGTCAGCACCGAACCTGTCCAGACTAAGAGCGGCATGATCGCCAATAGAGAACGCTGAACTATATTTCTGAGACATATATTACCTCATTAGTTGAGTAGGGCAGGACACGTCTGTGCCTGCCACTTGTTGATAGAATTAACCGTCTATCTGTCGGGTCTTGCGAACACGGTAGCGCACAAAACAACTGCGCACTATCAAGCAGGCGTAATATGATGTTGTACCAACAACCACACTCAAGGCCAACATCATCAAAAATAATAACGTATAGAATATTGTTTGCTGTATGTAGGGCAAATGGCCTATGCCCATAAGGCCAAGCAGACCTTCGATGTTGCATTGCAACGTCATAAAGTCAGGTTCATTCGACATAGATAATGCCTCTGAACTTATCATCGACAACGTTGATCTCCGTCTTACCACTAAACAGACCGCTTAGATAACTGGTGAGACTTTCCTCAGTGAACTCACGACGATCAACTTCATGAGGCTGTTTCAGTTGCCTGTGTGTCGGCAACATGTTGATAACTACTTCACGGCTCAGACTTGCTTTGAATGCTGCTTCAAACAACTCATTGCCCAACAGGCTATCGATACGCTGGCCAACGCGTTCTGGAAGTGTTGCGATATTGTTTATGCTTACATGATACGTATGCACCTCAGCCGTGCGACAATCATTAATCTTGAGCAAGGTATCCTCCCGATTGGGAATTAACTCTCCATAAATAAGTCAAAGAGATAACTCTCTAACTCGTTCTTTGCCCAACCCGCTAACTCACATAACCCTAAAACCGAGACAATTAAAACAACACAATAGAATGCAATCAAGGTTACATCCTCAAATGATACTGCTATTGATAGATTCAAAATACTTTCAGTTTACGGAAGAACGTAAACCACAACACAGCAAGCGTCAGCACGATACCTATGCAGGTACCGAAACATAATCCGGATATGAACAACATATCTTCTCCTCGAGTTGGACGTCCTTGTCCCTTGTTGCTTAGAACAAACGTACCCAACGAGGGTCATCATCAGCAGGCAGAGGTTTGCCTGTGCGTCGAATGCTATCTTCGTTGGCTAGCTGTTGTATGCGTGCAAGTTGCTGTTCTGTGAGAGGACCATCGTCCGCTTCGTAGTAAGGAGGTTCCTCACGCACTCCCCATTCGACAGCCATACGCAACAGCGCAAGATGCATTACTTCTGTTTTGTTCATGTTCATTGCCTCGCACAAGCGATTCAACGTATCTTCGCTAACGCCGATTGGAGTATCTTTTGCACGAAGGCGGAACAAGAAGCTGTTTGACATAATGATATTTCCTATTTCTCTAGGACGGCGAATGCTGTCCCTCCAAATGTGACGGCTTCGAGAAATAGTTCGACGTCCGTGTCTGGTGTCACTAGCGGAAGATCTCTCCCGGCTGTTTCTTACGCGCACGGGCATACGGAATCAAGATGTTCTCGATCAATGCCTTCGACGCGTTGTGGGTCATTGCTGGAACGCATACACGCCCCAGACGTTCCCACTGTTGCTCAAACGTACCAAGCAGTTTGTAATCACTCGGCATGCCTGAAACAACAATCAGTTCATCAATGGTCAGCTTGCGCCTCGTACCGTCAAGCAGTTCGATAAACCCTGCCGATGAGAATCGTGCTGTCTCATAAGCAATGGCATCTGCCGCTGTGATTGTTGGCATCGGACCGTTTGTTGCTGGCTTGTACTTGATGATCTCTTTCTGCGTTGACTTGTAGCCTGCTATGTGAGGCAGGGCATCAGCCAACATTGTTTGTGTTGCTTGCGGAACAACACTTGGCACAGCTTGAGAGTTCTGAGGTAGCTTGAGCTTTTTCGCTATGTCTTTGCGTACACCCATAAAGATGATACGCTCACGCGACTGCGGAACACCTAACCAACTGCTGTTGAGTATCGGTGCACGTACATAATAGCCCAGCTCGTCAAACGTTTTCATGATCTCAAGGAAGTAACCTTTCGACGCACCTTTAACAAGACCGCTAACGTTTTCTGCTGTGAAGGTCTTGGGCATGATACCGCCCAGCATACGGCAGAACTCATCAAACAAGTCATCGACCTGCTGATAGATGTTCTCGCTGTACTTGACCTCTTTGCCCCAGCCATCTTGCTGCACACCAGACGTTGAGAAGCCTTTGCAGTTGTGCACCACAGTGTTGTTGGCAACGTAGGTCTCGTCCTCTGCTACGCTAAAGTTATACACTGCGGTATCAACTTCGGACGTGTTGTTGGCAAGAACATCAACCCACAAGTGACCAGTATCATCACGAATGAAACCACGATCGGCATCATCAAGATAGAACACTGTGGTGTAGCGAACATGCTGCGCAAAGTCTGAGTCAGGACGGAACGTAAAGCTATGAGGTGGAATCTCTTCCGTTGTCACGTTCGGGCTGAGATCGAACAGCGGGCAACCAAACGCGGAGGCAATCAGATATTTCATGCCAGTCATGAATCGAGCGGTACGCGTCTGCACCACCAGCGTCTTACCATAAGAGGTAGACGCACAACGTGACTGGAAGCCGTAAATAAACTCACGCTTTAGGAACGAGTCAAGATGGAACACCGTGCCTGGGATCTGACGTGCATATTCAGTGTCAGTGAGGAAACGCTCAAGGAACGATAACAAGGTGTCGTCCATCATGAAACGTTCAATGTACTGACCAGTCTGATGAGCTGTTTGAATAGTGCTGAACCCTAAGGTATCAACAGCCTGCTCAAGCAGTTGGTTAGCGCGGCCCCCACGCGGTGTTGTGAACTTGATACCACGATAGCGACCGACCTGTTCGATAGTACCGTTCGATACCCAATGACCACACAGCCACCAGAACTCAGGAATCTCCATCCAAGCAGCAAGTACAGGATTAGACTCATTGCTAGCGGCTGACGCATGGCTTGCTGTTGGTGTAGCAACACGATCACCGGCACGAACATCACGAGCATCAATCCATTCAGGTGCACCAAGCACACCGCCATTCATGCGACGCACATAGAACGGGTGCTCAGGTGTTGCTACGTTCTCACCGATAGTTGTCTGAATGCGATGCATAGGTCCAGTATACGGACGCTGCATTGGTTCTACAACACGACGATAACGACCTTCATGCGTCATCACAAGATCACCAGCTTGAATAGCGTCGATGTAGCGCATACCGGTTGCTGTATGAATCAAGGTATCTTTGAGAAAGCAAGGAGGACTGCCGTCAAGCAAATCAAGTTCGCCGACACTCAGTCCTTTAAAATTCAGAATCTTTTTCGGGTCAAGACGTCGAATGTCCTGACCAAGCACTTTTGTTGTTGGATGATTCAGTGCATAGGTGTCGCGGGCAATATCGACAAACTCGTTTGATACAAGAATGTCGATACCGCTCATTTTATGACCCGTGCTTGAACCACCACAACCAGCAAAGAAACTCATGCCCGTCCAAGTCTTTTTCAGGGCGTTAATCTCTGCCATAGTAGGTGGCTTGATAAGCATGTACGTTCCTTACCAGGAGAAGTTACAACGTGGGCACTTGTGCTGCATACCCGAACCAACGTCTTCAACTGTTGCTTCGTTGAACTGACCGCTTGCACCGTTCATGGTACCAGTAGTACGACCAGCTTTTTCTGGCGGCACACCATCTTTGATCAGCTTTTGTTGCAGACCGCGAATATGAAGCGGGTCAAGACCAATCAGGGCGCTTGGCATCTTGCTCATGTCCAGCTTTTCAACCAGCTTGGCAAGTTTCTTGTTATCAAACTCACCGCCGTGTGCGTTGGCGGCAATGTTAGCAGCAAACTCTGCTTTCTTGTCTGACCAATCTACAACACGCAGTGGGATGCTAATCTTTTTGCCCTTAGGGCTGGTAGCATGAATAAAGCCAAGACCAACAGTGCCATGATCATCTGAGGTCTGCTGCACTTCAATACGTGTCTTCCAACCTTTGATACTGCTGATACGCTGGTGGCCTGAAATCATCACGCCACTGTTTACGTTGTTGTTGAACACAACACCTGACAGGTCACCGAATGCACCTAAAGACTTTTCGAGGTCTTTGAGACGACGATCGGTAATGATGCGTGGGTTATACGATGCACCTTTAAGTTGCTTTACGTCTTTTAGATCTTTGAGCGAAATAGCACCTTTACCAGTTTTCTTTTTAACTTTCACTTTGGTGGTTGACATAGATACTCTCTTGAATGGGCTAGCTTGTCTAACCCATATTTACAGATTTAATAGTAGTGAGTGATTACCTGCCATTCGCCTCTTAGCTTGGCAAAGCCCTGTACCTGTCGCTTAAATAATACGGTTATCTTTAAGCCCAGCACAGCTACTCGTTCAATCTCGATAGGTCCCGCTGCGTCGTGTGCTGTAAAGAACAGGCTAGGCTGATCCATCTGCTGACGTTCGGTATGACTGAATTCAAAATCAACATCCGTCTGACCTATCATGACGGGAAGTTCACGCACATGAGTAGTAAAGTTAGTGCGACCTGTATAGATAGGGTCACGCTGTGGTGCTGAAAACATCTTGAACGGGTAGAATGAAAACGTTTGACCTGGCTGCATTTGTTAGTCCTCTCGAAATTACCATGTGCAGAAATTAGCGAGAAAGATTACAAGCCGAATGTTAGAGCAAGCGCACGACCATCAAACTTCTCGAGGGCTAACACCTCTTGGGGAAGAAGTTCATCGTTGTTGACTTCAAGACGATAGCCACCACGCTCACGCTCGAACGTGACCTTTGGATATTGCCCCAGCTTGGCAAAGCGCATGATGTGCGTGTATGGAACGGACTGCTCGCTCATGCTACCGTTCTTTAACACAGTGATGTACCAGTATTGCGGACGACCGTGCTCATCTACAGGCTTGCACACAAGAGCCAGACACACGACGTCAAGATAGTCGCGGGCGCGTGCCTGTAGCTCGCTGTTGTGATTCGTTGTCCAGTTAACAAGAGGGTCAACGTCTGGATATTCAAGATGAACATGCAACTCGCCTGTCTGAGTGCGACTAAAACTTGTAGGACCCATCAGCGCACGACTAACATAGAATGGATGTAGAGGAACTTGCTCATCGAGATCGTTGCCTGTAACGTGCAACATGTCGCCTACGAGATCTACACTCACGTTACCATCAACAGCGCCATAAGCAGCTTGCACCGCAACGACAATTTCTTCCATCAGCTTACGCACGGGCAACATGTCTGGTGCTGCTTGACGCAATTCATATGCACGAAACACGTCTGGAAAACTGAGACCATGCTCCATGTCATCTTGTCTGCTTGCCTTAAACACCAACTGCCAGAAGTTACCTGGCTCAACGTCATCGCCGTTATCCGTTACTTCAACATCCCACAGTGTTAAATGCTCGTTGACGACGATGTTGGCAAACTGACCTACTGTTACTGGTTCATCTGCACGAAGGATAACATAGTACGAAGGGTCTGGATCATTCTTCATACCGTAAGGACCGTGCGCTAAAACTTCACGCACGTTAAGATGCATCGTTGTTAACTGACTAAGTTCCATGTTATTCCTTAATCAAAGCAGCAATTTCAAACAGCTTGTCTGCCTCGTCAATTTCATTGCTTTCGAGGATGTTGAGCACGGCTTGCGCGTCAATAGGCTTGCGGAACTTATCAGCGTTGAGCAACAGGCGCAAGCACATAGCACCAGTCTGAATAGTTTCCGTAATCAACAGCGGGATATGCTGCTTGTCGCCAGTTGCGTTGAAGTCAACAGCCGCCTGCATCGCTTCACCACTTTCTTCTGCTAAGATACCAGCAGCGTGTACGGCATCACTTGTCCACTTGGGATGTTTCTGTTCTGCGCGAACAAGTTCCTCTACCATAGCCTGACACAGTTGCTGAATCTTGTGATCACGGCTGGTGGTTATATACTTGAGACCAGCCTCAGTGAGATCTGACCACACATCACCTTCTTCACCTACATGATAAATCTGGTCTGCGTGCCAAACAGTAGGTTCATCTTGTGTTTGTTGCACAATGACTTTGTTGTGACCAATATGAGCAAGCACCGTGCAGTTGTGCAGTCGGAAGCGCGAGATCAGATGAATGCACACTGATACGCCAACATCCGGCAGTGCTTGATCAGGTTCAGCCAGCACTTCGAAACAGTTGTTTGGCAGTAGCTTGATAAGATGAAACATTATACTGTCACCCTCCCACGAACAGGTGCTTTAGGCTGATAGCCTTCAAGCTGAAAATAGTCTGCGGTAATGTTGTCCAGCAGTTCTTTAGGGCTGAACTTGAATATGTCATCGCTGATACGCAACGTAGGATATTGCATAGGCTGACCGGATTGTTCCATTTCAGCAATCAGTTCTTCGTATTGACGCTGTTGTTGTTTCAGCGCGTCCCAGTGGTGTTCGTACACATGGGTGTTGCTGGTGTTGAGTGTCATGGTACCAATATTGAGACGAGCATACTTGGCAAACAGGTGCAGCAGCGTGGTGTAGCCGATGATGTTGAAAGGACGACCGAGGAGGACGTCTTGGCTGCGCATGGTTGCTGTCAGGTGCAGTGTATCGCCATAGACTTCACGACCTGCCGCTGCTGCCGCAAGCTCATCATAACGTGTGGCCTTGGTCACGTTGAAGTCAAACATAACATGACAAGGAGGCAGACCCTGCATATGAATGTAGCCAGGGTTAAATGCATTAACAAGAATGCGACGACTGCGACTATGACTGCAAATAGCAAGCAGAGCATCAAGCAGTTGGTCAATCTCCAATTCAAACAGTTCACGCCCATCTGGCAGTTCAGTAACATGCGCACCTGCTGCAAGCATACGCTGCTTTTCACGATCGATGCGCTGGCGATATGCTTCGCTGACCTGAAGTTCGTCCATCGTGTTGCTTGAATAGAAGATCTTGTTGTCTGGCCAGTGACGCCACATTTCACCGTAGATAGGACCACACTCACCCTCAACGTCTGCCCACTCGTCCCAGATCTTGCTGTCGAGAGTCTTGATGTTAGTCTCACCGCGCATGAACCAACAGGTCTCACGAACAGCAGGCAGCCAAGCAACTTGCTTAGACAGCAAAGCAGGAAACGCTAGTGTGGTGTTGCGTAACTGAGTCACACAACCAATCAAGGAGCGCCAAGTATCTTCACTGCGCTGTGAGTCACCTTCAACAGTACCTGTTTCACGAATAGCTTTAACCAGCCCCATGTACTGACCATCAACGCTTTCCATCAGATACATTTCACGGTGTTGGGGATTACGAATATCAAAGTTGGCACTCACGCGGCGCTCTCCTGTTATGTTATGTTATGTTTTATAGATTTACAGTTCTTTGCAGAGTTTCATGTTGATCATAAACTCATGTAGAGGTCTGCTGTAATAGTTTTCTCTGGCCATATCGCAGTAAGAAACGGTGACAGGCCACTTGACAAGGTCGTCACAGGTATCGTTTGTTACCAACAACAGAATGTACTTGCGCCCGCTATGATGTTCGTAGATCTGACCTCTGTGTAACAGACCGTTCTGTACCGCTCTCAACGCAGCTTGTTGCTTGCGCAAGTACAAGGCACGTGGTCGGCGTTCAGTAAAATGCAAATGCAAGAGAAACACGGCAACGGCGACAATGATACCTACAAAATTGTATAGAAACATGCTCAAAGTCATTCTGCGATCATCCCCTTATTGTCTGGCCACTGCTGGATGATCAACGTATCTTCTTTGCGGCTCTTGAGTCCAAGAGATTCAGATTCACCAAAACATTCCATTTTCGGAATATACATAAAGCCAGCACTAACGGGTTCGATTTCAACGTCAGTGCGATCATGACGTCCTTCGTTCCAGCCTTGTTCGCGCATACGCTCTGCCATGTCGCTGTGCATAACACAAGCAGCAAAGATAACAGGCAAGTGCTGACGGACAACAGTACCATCACGGTGCTTTTCAGTTCTGATAAACATCACATACTTTAGGGCATTGTACATTTTCTCGTGCTTCCTTTATTTCTTCTCAGTGTGGCGGACGTCGAGAGGACTTTGGTCTGTTGCTTTGACGATAGCATCTTTCAAAACAGCAATACGTGCAGAGTTACGTGGGCTGCTGCCTTGCACTTTTTGCTTTAGTTCAAAGTAGGCAAGAGCCATATAGCACGCTTCAAGCAGTCGGTTAGCACCACTGACCAACACCAGATTAGCGCGTTCGTTTTTACGATCTGCACGATGGTGACGATCGAGGTGTTGACCTGTTCCCATTACATGCGCAACAGTCTCATGCCCAAACCTTGCATTGTGTTCTTGCCACGGGCCTGTATACGCATACACACCGTTACCGTACTGACCGCCAGGAATGTTAACATGCCAGTCATCCTGCGTATAGTCAAGAGTAGTAATGTCAGGCACTTCTGGAGTTGTTTGTGGCAGATCATGAATAGCGACTTTGGTGTACTCGAATGTATGACTTGATTCACAGTCACAGCTAGACACAATGCTGTTGTGGACGTACTTACAGTTTTTGCAGCGATAACCAATTTGCATTGCATAATCCTGAAAGAGGGCGGCACAAGGCCACCCAATTAGTTTTAGATTTTGCAGCCTTCACAGTCCGCATCATCTTCATCGATAGCTTCACCGCCACCAGCTTGTTTAGCGGCAACAGCTTCTTCGTCGATCTCAATAGCATCAAGCGCGTCGAGGTCAAAGCTGTCAGCAACAGGTGTTGCTGGTGCTGAGTATTCAGCCCACAACGTTTCAAGTTCTTGACGCATCTTAGGTGCGTATGAGTCGATAATGTCACGGAAGAATTCACCGTCACGTCCATCGTTTACGACCATTGCCTGATCGAGAGTAAAGCCCAAAGCAAGAGCGATACCGCTATAGTTGGTGCGTGATTCAGACTGTTCAGGTTCGCCGTTAACGCTCGGCTGTCCTGGTTCGCCCTTAGGGCATGGGCCTGGACCAACCGCGCCAGTTTGTCCATCACTGTTGTGCGGACGCAAATACTGAGATAAATCTTTTGCCATTGTTGTTCTCACTTCTTACGATTTTGTTTACGTGCCTTGCGTTGTGCAGAGGCAGCACTTCTTTTTACAGATTTCTTGATCACAACAGGCGTGCTCTTGCTGCCTTCACGCAGTACGCGATTCTTGAGATTAGTCAGATTGACTTTACCTGTCATGTCCGCACTGGTTGAGCCGAACACAGTTCGTACATCACTACCTTCAGGTGGGAACCAAGGTTGGTCAAGTTCATTCAGTCCTTTCTCATAGTGAGCACGCATTGCATGATCAGCTAAGTCTTGAACGGTAGTCTCAAACCAGTTGCCCTTGTCTGTTTGAAACACAACACGATCACCGCCATGCTTGTGTCGCAGTTCTGCGATTACTGCATCACGCGTTTCATCATACATTTTCTGGGCTAGATCTTGCATGACCTGCTCAGATTCCGCTTGGAGTTCAATCTCGCCGATTACATCCAGAGTGAAACTTTTGTCGAGTGTCTTCTCGTCCACAGAATTGTCCTTAGCAGATTACGCGGTCAATACGCTGGTGGGCTTCAACAAGAGCCATACGCACCTGCTGCAAATCGACCTGTACAAATTCAAGTCCGTGTTCGTCAGCAAGAGGCAAGTGGTCTTGAATGCGATAGCCACGCGCATAGTATACGCGACGAATGCCCGTATTAAGTACAAGCTGAAAGCAGGCTGGACACGGACTGTCAGTAACAAACAGCATGTCGCCATCTTGAGAGGTACACGTAGAGGCATAACGACGCAAACAGTTATCTTCTGCATGAATAACATGTGAGAAGGTGCTGCTTAGATCTTCTGGCTCACACGCATTTTCCGTGCCAGGCGCTGTGCCGTTAACACCAGTAGCAATCATTACTGGTACGCCTTCAACCAGTCTGACAACGGCTGCTGCACAGCTACGACGACGGCTGTGACTGATAGTAGCAAGTCCAAACAGACTTGCCATGATTGCGATAGCTTTGGTCTCAGTCATCACTTGATCTCAATATCAGGAATGATTACGGATGGCTTGAACACAACGCGATAGTGATACACGCTAGTGGTTGCAGGCTCAAGCTGTTCGATAAAATAGGTCACGTTGTCACTCAGACCTAAGAAGTGTTTCTTGAAGGTATTTGGACCAGTCTTGCACGTAATAGCCAGCTTTTTCTCAGTGCTGCTGTTGTCCTTAGAACAAAGACCTTCAATAGTGAAAATGTAATCACTAGTAATGCCGTTATAGAAAACGATTCGGCGATTCAGTTCAAAGTTATCTGCGGCTTTAGAGAGATTGTCACTGGCCACATCAGCATCGTTGCATGAAGTCAAAAACAAAACGAAAAACAGAGCAATAATCTTACGCATTTTTATTTACCTTAACTAGCGGAACGTCCGCAATATTTATTATAGAGATAGTCTACACGGTTTTCGATATAGACATGGTCTGTACCTTGACGAACACGGGCAAGTTCACGGCGCTTGCCTTCAATCACTTCTACGAGGCGTTCAATCTCTGCGTAGATACCTTCAACGCTAGACAGGTCACCACACAGGCCTTGTGCGCCATTGTTTTGAATACCTGTAGTTATATCGATCTCACGACCAAGACGTTCTGATTCACGCGCAAGGCTGCTGAGAATACTGTGTAACTTAGCGGGACTAACGATGCCAGGAATAGGCTGAGTTTCATCTTTCATTTTCTGCAAGTACCTTGTTGAGAAAGTTAGGAGTTTCGTTTATTTTAATACGCAGACGCACGACGGCTTCAACAACGGTATCACCTACCTCAGCAATACGCTTGCTCGATGTTTGACAGCTTGCGGTCCACTGACGATAACGTATGCCACCAGCATGTGCAACACTGCCTGCGGTCAAGCTGATACCGTAACGTGCAATGGCTTCCATGATAACATCATCTTGTACAAGACGCAGTTTGTCTTTTGGGATAAGATGCTTGTCAGGGCGCTGCCAGTGAGGTGCATCACAGCATTCTTCGTAGTCCCAGGCTTCGACCTCAACCCAACCCAAAGTCTTAGCATAATCAGCTTCAAGTTTACGACGCAGATCGTATTCAGCCTGAGGGCTTATGGGTTTGTTCTTGATCACAAACCGCCTCCAAACTTATCAGGAAAGTTAACAGCCAGATACTGTGTAGCGCAGGCGGCGATCTGCTGTTTGTCTAAACCACCTAACGTTCTCTGTGATGCATACAAGTTCTGCCACTCTGCGAAACTCTTTTTAGGCAGCATGTTGTGTTTGCGATAGATCCAACTACGCACAGTAGGGCTAACGCCAATCTGCCACGAATCGAGTGTGTTGTTGCGCACCACAATCAATAAACGAGCACGCTCAAAGAACAGCACAGCATTACGATTCAACCACTGTTGGTCTTGAGGTAAATTGAATTCGTATTCAAAATCGTTGGTCATTCGGCTTGTGTGCTCCAACACGCGCTCGAAACGATCATACATATCAAGCAAGCCTGCAAATGCTGCATCACAGTAATCACGACTGTTGCGACACACTGTTTTCCAACCATCGAATATGCTAACATCGTGCGCCAAAACAACTGGACCTTCTACTAACAGACCACGCTCCAGCACTTCATCAGCGTTAGCTACGATGTGACTCTGCCACCAGCTAGTAGGCAGTTCGAAGTTGAGTGTTTTTAAATAGAAGGCATAGCGAAACAGATCGCTAGCTTTGTCTGTAACTTGAAAACCATTAATCTCGTCTTCAGGTTGGATCGTGTTGTCCACTGTAGTGCTCCTTGAGTAATTGATCAATTTGTTTCAGAGTTTGATTGGTGTATAGAAATTTGCGAAACGCATAATAACCGCGTTCTAGTCCGCACATATTGCACAGCATGCGGTACGAACTACGTACACGACTCAATGTAACTTTGCGATAGCTTTCTACAGTCAAATCTGCCAGCTTTCCCCAATCTCCATAAGGATTGGGACCGTGCCGCCTTATTTCTGTATGAATGTCGCGTTCAAACTTCTCCAGCAGATGACCAAGCTGGTATCTAAGTTCTCTGGAATTTGACACTTTGTGATTCTCCGAGTTGCTTACAGGCAGCATTCATATTGCGCCTTAGTCGTTTTCTTTAAAACGTATCGTACCGTCACGTCGGACAGCACTGCGTCGTACCAACCTCGACAACTCACCTCTGCCGCTCATTACTATCTCAATCGCTGCAAATTGCGTTAGCATGTGTTCTATAGAGTGTCCATTGAGATCGCTCTTGAACCATTCGATGTTGTAGTCAGTGTTTTCAATCAGACCGAGAACTTTGATGCGGTCGTTTATCCAGCCGCTATAGTTTTTGCAAACACCCATATAGCGATAAAGGTCACGACCACTTACTCGGTGCGGTGACGGACCACCTATCTTGAAGGACAGCAACAACACAACAGGATGATCTTTTAACTCGCCTGAATACTTATCGTCTCGGTATAGCATACACGCCTCAATAGTTCATCGCGATGATTTCTATGGTGCTGTGGCTGTCCTGTTGGGCATTAGCAAACGCATAGCTCTTTTGAGGATAGACAACACGAATCTTGTTCTTGCGCAGCCACTGCTCAAGCAACTTGTTTTCAAAGTGTCTGTGACGCACAACGTTACTCAACATCCAGCGTACACCCATACTGGTCAGGTGTTCGAGGTTACGCAGTAACTTGAGTTCAAGCTCAACTGACCAACCGTCATAGGCGTTAGCGCCTGATGCAAGATAGGGCGGGTCAAAGTAGATGAACGTGTTCTGGTTCAGGCTCGGCTTTACTTTGTTGAGCAAGTCACCATAGCGCATGTTCACAAGGCGCACGCCTTGCATCGCATAATAGAACTGGTAGATCTCACGCTCAAGCTCTTCCCATCTGCCAATCAGACCACGATTGCCGAACGGTGTATTGAACTCACCACTTTGATTGAAGCGAATCAGGTTGCTGTGTGCATGACGATGCAAGATGTAGTACATAAGCGGATCACGTCGCTGATTGGCGTGCGCACGAAAGGCAAAGTATTGATCGGGATTGCTGTTGGTCAAACACCATTGTCGTACAAGCCGGCGAATCTTTGCCATTGTCTGAGAAGGCTCAACGTCACACAACACCTTGATGATGTTGTATACATGCTGGTGGCTTTCGCAATAGATACGATGTGGCTGATTCATGTTACACACAACCGTTGCTGAACCACCAAAAGCATCAATCATGCGCGGGCAGTCTGCTGGCGCCAAACTTTTAATCTGAGACATAAGACTTCGCTTCGAGCCCTGATAGCGGACGGGGCTAACTAGAATAGGCATCTGCTTTCTCTTTTGTTGCTTTTATCATATTTACAGATTTCTGCACAAGATCAGAAAAGGGCACCCTGAGGCACCCTATAGCACTATTCTGATTCTTCGCTGACTGGTACCCAGGCATTACCGTTAAGTCCAGCTTGCAGACGATACAGCTTGTGGCGCTTGCCTTTCGACGTGATACCAACAATAAACGTCTTGTCATGAAACGTCTTAGGCACCTTACGCAAGGCTTCCTGTTCAGTTTTGATATTGTCCAGCTTGACGTTATCGAAACGTTTGTGGCAAATCATATAACTGATATATTTAGGCTTGGCCCAACCTGTAATGATTTCAGCTATCTGGTCTGGATAGCACGGTACTGGCTCAGTCATTTCTGGTGTCATGTAATACACAGTGTTTGCACCAGTTTTACCGACTGTATAAAACTTGCCACCAACGTCTACTACGAATCGCCAGTCAAACAACGCACGTTCTTCTGGTTCAAGGTTGGCTTCTCCGGTTAAGGCTCGGACAACCTGACGTTGTAGTATTGAAAACGGACTCATTTCAATTACCTTGTTGTTGAATGTACTAGCTATTTACAGATTATACGGCGTACTACTGCTTTAGCCTGTTCGACGATACCAGTAGTGCGTTCAACCGTCTTGAGGTTCTTGCGCTGACGCTCTGTGCGCATCTTGCAGTGCTGTTCAATGGTCTTGATACTGTGTTGGGCAAGCGGTACACAGACAGGCCGATCGAAGGGACCGATGTAAGTAATCCATTCCGTGCTGTCTGCTTCAACTTCCTGACCGTCTGCAACAAAGCCAACTGGATTCTCATGACCATCGATTGCCATCCAACCCGCGCGACGACGACCTTCCTGTATAGGAGCAAGATGACGAATCTGTTTCGGATAAGCCTTCTTGTGGAATGGGTCTTCGCTGCGTTCCCAATATGCAATGCTGCCATCAATAAATCCTGGGCACTGGTCTTTGCTAACTTTAACTGTAGGCATCAGCGTGTTACCGATTGGCTGAGAATAACGTGCGGGCTGATTTCATCCAGAACGCCCAAAGCAAGATGCTGTTCGCCTGTTGCCTGAATTTCTTCCCACAGTTCAGGCTTAGCGTGTTCGACAAACACACCAGCATCTTCAAGCGCCTGATGAATCTGAACATACAATGCGTTCATAGCAGGACCTTCATCCCCCGAGATTTTAATATCAATCACGGGCACCCATTTGGTCGTAACGGTTTTCTCTGTCATTCAATCCTCCAGAACATACAGTTCGAAAAGCTCAGTGCTGACCATACCACACAACTTGCCACTATCTGTTCGAACAACATAGTTGCCTACGCTGATGTTTTGGATAGTAGGTTTGCCGTATCGATCTAAGGCGCCGAGCATAACATATCTGCCTTGAACATGGCCGCTTGTGCCGATGAATTCCTCAATCTCTTGACGATTCTCTCCGTTCCACTGACAAGCCTCAATGGTCGGAATTTGTTTTAATCTAAACTTGTTAATCATGCGTGTCCTCTAATGAGTGCCTAAGTACCAGAAGATGGTGTACAGCAAGTGGCACACCAAACATAAAACACCAAGCACAGTAACCATTGCTGACCAACGCTTTGTGATTACTTCCTCAAAGTCGTCGGGTAATTCATATTTGAGTAAGTTGTGATAGCCATGTTTAATAAAGTAGCCACCTAAAGTTACCAGCATACCTGCTACAAACAGCAGGCCAAACAGCGCGTAGAAAAGGCAGGCTAAGAATAGCATGAGATTGTCCTAGTGTGTTTCTATTTATTTACAGTTTTCTTGACACAGACACAACCGTGGGCAGCCTAAGCCACCCACATGTATTATAAAACTTTGTTTTTAAACCACTTGGTCATCATGTACTTTGTACCACGTACTACCGGCTGGGATGCGTGTTCTGTTGCGATGTTAACACTACCATCTGCATTCAGATTGTTCCACGCAACAAGCATACCACGTTGAGGCATGATTTCAATGTCCAGATGAGGGAACACTGTCGTGCCGCCATCGAAGTCCTCGTTGAGATACATCAAGAAAGTCCAGGTACGTTGACCTTCGAGTTCAATACGTGCTTGCTGCGTTTCAGGATTATGCCAATCATGATGCGCTTTGAATTCTTCACCGGTTTGATATTGATTGAACTGGAGTGGGTTGCTGTTCAGATGAGGATGACCATAAGCAAGGTCGATCAGTTTGATTGCTTCAAGCACACAAGGCGCTGTGCTCACTTCGCTTAACATAGCTGTGCTGGAACTGCGTACCGAACGGTCGATTTTAGTTGTATTGTTTGGACCGCCTACACGGCTTGGTTCGAGGTACTGCTGTGCTTCTGCTATCAGTGCGGCACACATGTCGTCAGAAAAGAAGTTGTGATAGACAAATAACGGTGTGTGGTCTACGCTGCTGACATTGTGGCAACGTTGGGTATGGATTAGTGGGATGTTGTTAACGAGTTGTGTAGTCATGACATAACCTCTGACAAGAAAAAGGGCAGCCGATTGGCCACCCTCTGGGTTTTTGCTTAGAAGCGAGCTGCTGGATCAGCTGGGTCGATCATCGCTGGATCAGCAGGGTCTGCTGGATCAAACATTGCTGGATCAGCTGGGTCAACGATTGCTGGGTCTGCTTTAGCTGCTGGATCAAAACGATTACGCATGGTATAACTCCTGTTATAGGATTGATGGTATGTACTTGAGTCTACAAATAATATGCTTTCTCAAATTAGTATTTACAGTTTTCGTGTAGGCGGAAATTAAATAATTCCAGCGGCTACATCATTATAAATGCCTGTAATGGCCTTTAAATTTCTTGTGTTCCAATCAGACTTCAACAACACTTCGCTAAAGATACCGCTGATGTTGGTGTCGCCCAGCTGGAAGTTCTGATGACCACGTACTTTACAACGCTTGCGGTATTCAGGAAATGCTTGATTGTAGAAAGACTTCTGAGGACTGTTGATCTTCTTGAAGTCTGTTTCCATCTGCAATTCAGCATACACACGACCAAGCTCGTAGTAGGGCAGGTGTGCGTAGATGCCTCGTGCGAATGCCTCACGCTTTACCAGTGTGTTCTGACTAAGTACACGGCGAGTAGCTTTGCGTCGCTGCTCAAGCACAAGGTCTTTGCAGTGCATTGATGCGCTCTTGGCCATGAGGAAGTAGCTGTCACCACCAAGACCTAACACGATATGCTTGGTCTCACCCATCTGCTCAAGCGCACGGATAGCTGAATACAACGGCCAGCTACATTCGATTTCACTTTTGTTTGATAGACCCAACTTGTGGACTGCAAACTTAACCCAGCTTTTTAAATGTTGCTCGTTGGTAGGCAACACGATAGGGATAAACTTGAGGTCAAACACTTCTGCTGCGTGACGTGCTGATTTAAAGTCTGCTGATTCATGCGTATCAAGCGTAAAAGAAAGCACGTTAACTTTCAGTCCGAGATCAATAGCAGCAAATAAACATGCATGACTATCAATGCCACCAGACATAAACACAGTCACTTGGTCGTCTTTAGGAATCCAAGCAAGCGTGTCCATCAAAGCCTGTCGCATATCAACAGGCTTGTTGTGACTTTCGATTACACCAGCACGAATCTTCTCGCGCATTGCGGCTGTGGTACTCATAACCGCTCCTTATTTAACTGCAATCCAACCAGCGAAGTTCAAGTCACGATAGAAGCAATCAACATGACGGAAGCCTGCTTGACGCAACAGTTCTTCGTTCCAACTTGCTTTCATCGGAACCAATACACCTTCTAATGACTTGCGCTTGGCGGCAATGGCTTCTTTGGTATAACCGTTATCGCCTTTCATGCTGTAGTACACATCGACCATCATGTCATCAAGCGCGTGCGAATCACCCAATACTTTCTCAACAAGAATGAAAGCACCACCAGCGTTGAGACTGTTGCTGATACGATCAAGGATGCGCTGGCGATGCTCAAGCGGAGTGAACTGGAGAGTCAACACGCTGAGAATCAGGCTACAACCAGCACCGTTATTACGAGCAAAGTCTTGCACATCTACAAGGCTTTCATCACGGAGTTCAGCGCGTACGGATTGCAACACTTCGTTTTGAACGAGACGGCTGCGCATCGGATCACTGACTTCGTACAGATCATAGTAGTTGCCTGTTTCGATAATGTCACTGACTTCGCCATTAACGTGATGCGGTGACGCGAGATACGCACCGAACTCTTCGGCAAACGGTTCAATGGCACGACCCAGCGATGCGCCTAAGTCAACGATGGTTGTTCCAGGCTGCACGAACTTGCGACCGATACGATATGTCAGGTCACGCATACGATCATAAGAAGGAATACTGTTTTGCAACATGCTGTCGAACACAGCGGCTACGGGTTCATCAAACTCCCATTTGCCTTGTGGCATTGTTTTATCTACGTTCATGGTTTCTGTCCTATAAAAGAGAGGCCATTAGTTTTGACCTCTCTTAATTACCATATTCAGAATTAATTTACAGAATTTTTAACTATTGTATTGGTAGCTGCTGCCGTCACGGCGAGTGAAAACAGTAGGACGTGGTAGCGTTACGTCACGAGGTGCGCTACACACCGCAAGTTCGTGATCAATTCGACGCTTTACCGTCATAGCATTTCCTTTCGGACGATTCGCCTCTTGTTTCCAGCGACAATCACGAAATACTGGCACACGCTTTTGATCGATCAGACTCAAGATAGCGTAAGGTGCTGCATTGAGAACTGTTTTGATTTCCTCAATACGGTTGTTGCGAATTTTATGCAACAGTTTTGCCTGACGCGTGTTGCAGATAACGTCATTAACACGATGCGCGATCTCAGCAGGAGACCAGAACCAGTTAGTTGATTGCATAATGGTATGACGACCACGATCAACCCCAACAAATCGTTTCAACGTGAACAGGCGATAAGTCCAATCGTGCCCGTATTGTTGTATAGCAGCGGCAACATTGATAGGTTGCATGCCTACAAGATACGCGATTTCAACAGCGTTGTAGCTCTGACTACAGAACCGACCAACGGTCATCCAGCAGAATTCAAAGTATTTATCACTTCGTTCGCAAAGACCATCGTGTTCAGCATTTTTCAAGATGCGACTTCGGCCTTCGAGATTTATAGCTTTAATTTCTGTTTCGGTTGGGCGGTTGAACTGTGTGAAATTCACCTGCCCCAGACGTTTCTCAACTTGCTGGGTAGTGATCATAATTAATAGTCCTAATTAATAATCTTGTCGTGTGTTGTTACACCCACAAGAAACTCTGTCTTGACCAAATCAAGGCGAAAGCGTTTCTGTGTAGGAGGAAAGCTGGACGAATCCAGATACTTAAAGGAACAGCGATAAGTTATTTTGTATAACCCTTCTGCTGCTTGTGCGTAAATTACGGAGTTTTCCTGAATAGCTTGTATTACTGCCTGTTGACAATCAAGGTCAAGCTCGACCCAGACAGATCGCTCTGCATCCTCTACTGTGATGCGTTCAATGCTGTGTTGCCCGCTGTCAGTACCGTCTCCGTAAAAGACCCAATCAAATCCGCGTATTGTATTCATGCGCAGAACCTTAGTTTACTGTGCACCTCGCACATAGGTTGTATCATAGTTCTTTGGCAAGTAAACATAGATACTGATCTGGTGGCGTTCGCACAGGGCGTCAAGCACAGTCAATACCTCTTGCCAAGAAACACCGCCAAGTCCACCAAACACGCGCTGCATACCAATAGTACGGTCAAGCTGCACGTTGTTTTGTCTGCACTTGCTAATCAGATCGTCAAACGCTTGTTCCAGATGACGCGCTGAGAAACGGTTAACAGGTTTGTCGCTGCGATTCGGACCACTGCGACCCAATCCATAACCCGTTGTTAAAAACATGTTCGCTACAAACTGACGCACAGTGTGTTGCTTGCTGTTGATGCGCCACAGCACTGTTGTGCCAATCTTGTTTGCACAGCCTTCGCCGCTAACATGCGGTATCATTTCAGGAAAGATGCCACCGAGTCGCTTTTGAATTGGGCTGCCGTAAACACCGCGCGTGTTACACTCGACACCGATAACTTGAATCTTACCATCAAGAAAGTCTTTGATGATGTTGCTGTCAGTTACAGGGATAACGCGGTGCTGTTTATGTTTGATACCTAACGCAGAAAGATCCATTAGGAAGTTTCCTTATGCAGCTTTTTGTATAGACTATTTACAGAATTTATCTGATCGATCAGATTAATCTCACTGTCAGTTTCTGGACCACTGTGTTTCTGTAACGACCACAACATGCCTAAAGCGTCTTCGGCTGGAATACCGTTAGGCAGCAGGCGCAGCAGGTCTGACATTGTACGAGCACGGCGTAGATGCAAGAACGTTCCCAGCATAAACATCGAACCGAAGCGGTCAGTAGTCTCACAGATGTAAGCGATTAAGCACGGAGGCAGTGCAAAGTCTGGATAGATCTCTGTGTTGAAACGCTTTTCAAACGCAACAACAGCAGGATTGGCTTCACGGTAGTCAGTCCAGAATTCATCAAGGATGTTTTTCTTTTCTGCCAGTAAGATAAAAGCTAGTATCTTGGCAACATCACCTGAAACATGTTGAGATCCCATCGTGTAGGCAACGTCTGCTGCCTGCAACCAAGACTCTAGTTTTGTTTCGTGATGCAGCGTAATCTTTTCGTCCATATAGTCACAACATTCTTCAATTAGTTTACGAGACATATCATCTCCTAAAGATGCAACATCGAGCTAAAGCCCAAACGTTTCTTGAGGCGCTTGAGTTCACGATCATCGCTGGGCTTTTGTGCAAAACCCAAGATAGATTGAGGCAGACGTGGAACGTTTTTATCAATCGTTACCAGCTCAAGCTGTAGCTCAAGAGGCATGTGAGGAATCTCACCACGCAGTGCTCTTGCCCAAGCAGCTTTGCTTTTAATCTTGCCTGTACGCACAGCTCGTTGTACACCAAGTGCTGAACCCCATTCGTTGATCAACTTGCACGCTGTGCCTTCTGCGATACCAGGCAGACCCGGAACGTTATCAACACCATCACCACTCAGTGCCAGCATATCAATAACACGATCAGCAGGAACACCAAAGAACGTCTTGGCTGTCTTGTGACTAAATCGACGTTCAGGACTGTTTGCCTGACGCTGCATGATAAGCTCAACGTTTTTGTTGATCACAAGCTGCACATAGTCCTTATCGCGCGAATACATCTTGATCAGATAGTCACGAGCAAAGCGATGCACAATAGTACCAACAAGGTCATCAGCTTCATATGGAGCTTTTAGACCAACCCAGTAACCAGCTTTAGCGAGTATCTCACGGGCTAGCTGCATCTGAATAGGCATATCGCTGGACTTTGTTTTGTCACGATTGCCTTTATACATGTGACTTTTCTTAAACACCTGACGCAGATAACTTTTCTTGTTCTCTTCGGCAAAATGAGACATAGCACGATAGCGCCATGTCTGTGTACCAGAAGGGTCAAAGCAGAATGCAATAAAGCATCCGTTGGGATCTGCCTTTGCTGTGTTGATCAACGTCTGCGCCATAATAAGGAACTGACGCAAGCCACCAGTTGGTGTACCGTCTGCTGCACGCATGTAAGGGTCAGCGTTCTGCGTAGCAAAGAAGGCACGAGCCATCCAGTTAGAAGCATCGACAACGTGCAGCATAGGCACCTTGCCATACTTTATTTTTGTAGCGTAACCAGGAGCAAGCTGATTGCTTGAGTCTGGTACGGAAGAAAACGTTCTAGCCACTACTCCTCCACAAATACAATAGATTTTCCACGATTGCGTTGATGCAAGGCTTGATGCAGCTCCTTGCCAAAGCAAAACATATCAATCACGTTGCCCTGACTCTGACTTAGTTCATGCAGCATTGATTCACCACGACAGAACCAACGACTCAGTTTGGTATAGTTGAAATTACCTTTTACGAAAAGATGAGCAACACGACCTGAAAATTCTAGCGTATGAAGGTCTAGTTCAAGTGCTGTACAACGAAGATTGAAGTTTCGCTTATGGAGGAGTTTGAATGCGTAAGCGGCGCTGGTACCGTCCGTCACGGTCAGTATCTGACACGATTCAGGAGCAGCTTTGACTAGCAGTTTGAGACCATCACGATGAGCGGTGTTCACAAATGCAGAATCGAAAGGAGGTACTCGTTGCGGCACGCCTGAGCAAATCAATCTGTGCCTTACACTATCATCTTTTTCCATTAGACCACCAGCTGATGGTACAGGTCAGAGACTTCACGGTTATCAAGTTGTCGTACTAACACATCTGCCTCAGTCCTGTCTAGTTTAATGAGAAAGCTGCACGCTGCAACCACATCGACTTGTGCAAGATTCATGAGGACCCGAAGGCCCTCACTTGATTGACTAGTCGAAATCTTCTTCGTCTGCGTCAATGGAATCATCATCTTCGTCTTCATCCTCGTCAGCAAGAGCCAACAGACCGTGAACGATGCACACTTTACCGATAACGGTGATGCTGCTGATAATGAAGCAATCAGCCAGGCCATAGTCTGCGCGAGACAGCACATCAACTGCTTCTGGATAAATCAGTTCAGCTTCTTCACCGTCACGCACTTCATCGACGGTCAGATCGCTTTCTTGAAGTTCTTCCCAACGAGAGTTAAGAATGTCTTCACACTCACGAGCCATATCAACGGAGTCTTGTTCGCTGTCATCAACTGGTGCAACAACGAAAACGAAACCTTCTTTTTTATCAAACACGCGATGGGTAAATAATCCACTCACGATGCTTACTCCTGATTGGTAGTATACACAATAACTCCGCCGTGATTAGCGAAGAGGTCTTCAATGTTAATGCTTTCACTATTTACAGATTGTTGGATGATGCGCATGGCATTCAGTGCCCAAATAGTTACATCAAGTGGTGCACTGAAATCTTGCTGGGGTGTGAGTTTTGTCTTGCCGTCAATGTCGCCATAAACAATGTCACACAGCACATCTGTTTGCTTGTCGCTGCGATCTACTTTGAACGCAACACCGTAGTTTTTATACTGTGGATGAATATACACGAGGGCAGTTGCCTGACCCTCGACAGTACACGTTGGAAAGCGATACATCAGCGCATCCCCTTACGAAGTGCTCGTAATTCCCCTGGCGTGGCTTTACGGCTTACTTTACCTGTATCAAGAGGCATGGTACGATGCTCATCATAGTTCTTGATACTTTTCATGATGTGGTCATTGGCACGCTGTTGAGCAACTGCCTGACGGAACACATGCTTCTTCTTGCCTGTCTTGGACAGCTCGAAGATTTCGGAACGTTCACCGTAATCACGGTCAAGCAAGTGTTTACGACGACCGCTACCAATAACAGAACTTGCACCAAAGCCAGCAATGGGTCTGTTGCGTGATGTGCTAGACGTTGACTGGAACGCACTGCTCTCGCTGTCCATACCAGCTTCTGGCAGAGCAAACTCACGATCAACTTCTTGCTGACGCTTGTGGAACGCACCTAGCTTGCGGCGCATTGCAATGTCTTCGTCTTGGTCCATCAGTAACTGATCAAAGTTAAAGCCACCAGCAGCGGCAATAGCACGCAGCGGAACAGGCACACCAAGCTCTGTCATTGTACGCAAGTTTTCCATCATTGCTTGGTCTACATCAGGCTTGAGTTGCTTAGACCAGTGAACGTTAGGAATAAACAGCTTGCTGCCATCTGCAAGACGATGCATGATCTCTTGAGTATCGCCGTCCATCATGCCGCTCTTTTTGATAATCTTGCCGTTCTTTTGAACTGCCAGACCATTCATGAGACTGATAATAGGGAACGCTTTCTCGTAGTAGACCTTGCGAGTAAGATGGTCGCGGAAAGCACGCATAGACTCAACAAAGATAGTCAGTCCAGCAGCACCGCTATCGTAGTTCGCTTCACCACTGAGGAATGCTTCACTGATACCCATAGCACGCATCTTAAACTGCGAGGTCTGGTCCCAGATATCGGTAATCTTCCAGAAATCACCGCCTTGACGGAACTCACTGATGTTCACACCGAGACGTGTTGTGATGATTGAACCAATAGGGTCGCTGTCTGCTGACAACAGCAAGTCAGTGATAAAGTCCATCTCTTCGGTAGAGGGTTCCCACTGATCGCCATCACCAAGCTGGGCGTGAAGAATACCACGTTGACGTCTGCCTGACTCGATAAGCGTTCCACGATACAGATTCTTTTCAATCAACCAGATGGGCAGCACGCGACGAAACACTGATACTCCTTCACCAAACGTAAACGTCTTGCGAGGAATATAGATTGTTCCGATAGGGTCAAGTTCCATCGTTGCTTCATTCATAATCTTGTCAACAAACGATGGACCAAGCTCTTTGCGCAACGCATCCATACGCTTGCCTTCTTTGCCAAACGCCTGCTTTACTTCGCGTGGAATACGCAGTTCAAACATAGGGTCTTGAGAAAGAAACGGCAGACTTGTGACGTCCAAGTTATCATAGCGGTGCGTCATCATATCGATGAATTTCTTTTTGTCTTTGTTGTACAGCATCGAACCAACAAAGGCACCTGTAACCTGAATGTCAGTAGTAATATTCGGCATCGCAGACGTTAGTCCAAGACGCTCGTTCATTTCATAGTACGGGTCGAGAATACTGTCCTTAGCACCGCTGAAACTCACATCGGAGAATGGCAGGGTTGAGAACAGGTCTACATACGCGCCACAAATCGGGTCAAAGTTATAAATATCACGATAGACGTTGAATAGCTGTCGGTCGTCGGCATCATAATCCATGCCTTCCATCATAGGCTCAAGGTCAATGTCTAGTGGGATTGCACCTGTCTGCATACTCCCACCAGCCATTGCTTGACCGCCCGCTGATTGCGAACGAAACTCTGAGGCAGCCGCAAGCTGACTCTTTGAGCTATGACTACGAATAGCGTTGCCAATCGCTTGTGGCAAACTGGCAACGCCCACCGACGAGTTCTTCTTTTTCGGAACGTCTTGTTTGGTCTCAGCCTGTTGTGCTGAAACGCCACGTCCTACTCGAATACCCATCTGTACCTCACTCTAAACGTTGTGCCATACTTACTCGGCAGTTGGTGCAAAACATAACAGGCTCACCAGACATAAGCTCTGTTGCGACTGTTGCTGAATTGCACTTGGGGCACATATTCGGGTTGTCGATAATGAATGCGCTGCTGACAGATTCTACTGATTGCGCCGCGCTAGTGGACTTTACAGTTGGTTTGACAGCAAGTGGATTAAAGAATTTACTTTCGCTCATAGCAGAGATCTCCTATTTGGTACTCGTAAATTACTAATTCCTGCCTATGCGTCGTGTGCGCACGCTGCCTAACGCCATACTGCCAACTGTTTTACTTAGGCTCTGAGCAACGTTACGACGACCAGCCATTGTACCGAGACGGTTAGGGTCACGGTTGATAGCTTTCGTTTCCTTAACAACAAGGTATTCATCGTATTCAGTACACTCAAAGCCATACGTCATCAGCGCCATAGCACGCCACAAGTCATCGGTAGCGCCTGTGTTTTTAAGCACGCTGTGACCTGTGTCCTGCACTGTCTGTAGCTGCATCATTAAGTGTTCAGTCGGCTTGCCTTCAAAGCACCAAGGATATTCATCACCGTCATACTTCAACGTTTCATAAATATCATCGGCGTGTTGCAGACGCGGCAGACTAATGCGAGGCGGATCAGATTCAAGCAACGTCTTGACGCCCCACATATCTCTGTACTTGAGACTGTACTGATCAGACGCATCAAGACTGCACGCAGCTAAGGCATCCTGCAACAGCTTGAGAGATTGCCATTGGTCAGCAAGCAACACACGCACATTACGCGCACGACACAGAGGTACAATAATCTCCTCAAAGATTTTGTTGTAGCTGAGAGGAATGCCTGGCTTTGGAACTATCTCAACAAGACAGTCCACGCTGATAACGCTGTTATCGTTCCTGCTGCCCACAACAAGTGCAAAGCTGTTGTTGGTGTAACCAGCATCGATTGCCATAATGCTTGGACGTGTTGTTGTCGCAGCTTTAACAATGGAACCATAGCGTTGTTTTTTACCGTTCGGGAATTTAATATAGTGGTGTTGATACACAACCATATTGCGTCCCTTCTCACGAATAGACTTCTCGATAAACACAGGCTGCGTGATGAACGGGTTAGCAGACATAGGAGCTTCTGCTCCATAGTCTCGTGCTGCACCAACAGGGTCACGACGAAACGCTTCAACAAGGAACTCTGAATCACGAGGCATCGTGGGGTTCATCTTCCACGTTGGTGCGTGAATGCCTAAGATTTTCTTCGAGCCAAAGCTGAGACGCAACAGTTCGTTGATCTTGTCACGCGCATGTACTGGACTTGAGATATTAAAGAAGTAACCAGTGAACGCGTTATCGTAGCCTGATGCGAGTTGTTTACGTTCGGCGCTTCGTACGGTTGCAAGACTTCTGTCAAGTGCACCATAGACCATGCTGGCACTGGCTTTAACCTTTTTCGAGTCTGCATCGTTGTCGAAGTAGGCTACCTCATCGATGGCCGCAAAAATACGTGTACGACCACGTAGTATACGACCATCTGGGCCGGCAGGATAAACAACTAGGTTACGATGGCCATACATAACAAACGTATCACGAATCTTCATGACCTCTACGCCATAACGACGTTCGTGGCGACGAATGATTTCATGATACTGCTGGAACCAAGGGCTTTGCGATATGTATTGGAAATACGGCGTCCACAAGGTATCTGACGCTTGCTTCTGAGTAAGAGCAACAAACGTACCGTGCAGCATGGTTGTTGGGTCGATGCCCAAGATACCTGTCGGGCTTTGACTCATCAATATCTTTTGTGTCAGATATGTTGAGATCATTGCCGTTACAACTGACTTACCACTGTTGTGATTAAGAAAGCCGCCAGCAACAAACTGAGGCATTCCATCCATCAACAAGTCGTATGTAATCTGCGGTTCGGTCTCGTGTACCTCAAGCACTTCAAGATACACTGAGCGTGGACGACATTCCTGTGTGAGGTCAAACGTAACATAAAACTCATGCTGGTGGCGATGCACATCGGGCATAAACCCAGCGTTGAGTAAAATAGACCAAGCCATCTGAGCTTGCTCTGAATCGCAGACATAAACGCGAGTGCCCTCTGTATCGTGACCTAAGGAGTTTCTGGTCAGATAGTCGAGGGCTGATGCACGCGTGGATATACCTGCGTCGAATATGTTTGTTGGGCTTGTTACCTTGCCCCAACTATTGGTACCAAGTACAATCTGTACTGATTCGCCTGCTTGAATGTTCTTGACGTGTTTGAAACCCTGAACACAGCGGAGAGGATGGTCATCTGTAGCTTCGATAAACATCCCGTTCTCAAGCACAACACACTTGACTGCTTCTTCGCTGCTGATAAAGATTTGCTTTACCTGAGCGATGCGTGTGCCGTTGTGGGCAGCACAGCCAAGACGTGCTTTGTGAAAGCCGGGAGTTGTATGCCCGATGAACATGTGATGAATAGGCTTGATGCCGCCTGAGGTCACAACAGGTGTAGCACCCGTAACACAACGTTGACCAGCATTCACTGCTAGTTCGTTGTAGAAATCGAGTTCACCGTTCTTGAGTAGTTCCGAACGACGTGCACCACACTTAGGACATTTGTTGTGTTCAAGCAGCACAAGATTCTTGCGGATGCCTGCGATACCCTCTTGAGGTTCATGATTTTCAATATGCAACCATTCATTGTTTGAACATCGAGGACACCACTCAGCAAACAGACGAATGCCTATCAGTGCCTGCTCCAGATATGGGTCAGCTTTCAAGTAAGTAGGACTTGTTGTCCACTCAAGAAAGTTCGGAGGCACAGACATTGCGCTGTCGTCAAACTTTAAATCACGCGGTACTAGCGATCTGTCTTCAAGCGCCTTCTCTACGAGGTCAACAATGTTGAGTTCACCCTTTTCGAGGAACGCTAAACTACCTACACTATTCTCAGACAGAAAGTCCATCTGGTCGTCTGCTACGGCTACGTCATCACCCAACAGCGCATCGAATGCTGCAATGCGCTTGGGTTGAATCGTAAACGCAGGCCCTTTCTTAGGTTTGGCCATTAGCCTCGCGTTTTCTTAGCTCACTGAAACCTCTCGTGGTTCCAATCGAAGGAGCTTGTGGTGGACTTTGAGCAACTAGGTCGCTGTACTCATGACGTAGGCGACGCAGTAGATTGCTCTTGTTTTTGTTCTTGAATTCCTGACGCACATCTTCCATCCACTTGTTCATAAGGTCTTTGAGTACCTCATTGCGAACAGCTTCTGGAATGTGTGTGCTGTTTGCCAGCATCTTGCCAAGAATGTTACCGAGACCAATACGCTCAAGATATGGAACCAGTTCGTCATCAATCTCTACTTGCGTTTCAAGACAATCGCGGCTGATAGCTTCTGCCTCACCTGCTGCAATGTCATAGCCAAGCATTGTACTGACAACGTTGTCCAACAGCAAGTCACGCATTTCACGCGCTGATGTTTCGATATGCTGAACGGTTGTATCGAGAGTTTCAGCCGTTACATCGAAGACGTTCTCAGGACTAAAGTCGTCTTTCCTACTACGGTTTCGGATTTTCTTGAGCTTAGGCTTGATAAGAAGTCGGCTGTTAGTTTTTTGCTGCGCTGTGGCTTCTGCGTCGAGGTCGATTTGATCTGCATCGTCATAGTCAGTCACTTGGTTCTGATGGATAGCGTGAATGTCATTCACAAGCGGTGCTTCTGATACAATATTCGGCAGAGCACCAATAGTCCAAGATTCAACTTCGCGCACCATGCCGTGCTGAATCTTATGTTGCCACCTTGGGACTAGGCGCTCTGTTTCGATAATGCCGTACGGACCTTCATACGGTCTTGTTGTCACGCGTTGCGCCCAAGAATAAAGTTGTCGAGGAAGTCATCGTGCGTCATGTGCAGTGCCACATGAGTTACCTCAGATTTAGGCACACGCAGTTGCTTGCACAAGGCATGATCATGTTGACGATGAAAGCCTTCACCATTGGGGTACATGAAACTGTATTCCGTACCTTCCTTGGTACGGATGTGATAGATTTCCTTCTCGACACATTCAACAGGGTCGTAAGGAAACCACTCAAGTTGTTCGGACATGCTGGCTCCTTAACTAACTACAGCATATTTCTTTTTCTTTTTCTTCGGCATAATGTCGTCATCGTCATCATCGCCGTCGCGGTCGTTGCCTTTCAAGAAGTCGGTTGCGGATCGTCGATTCTTTTTAAGTGGAATCTTATCCACGTCCTTCTTCTTGAAGCCACCTTTGCCTTTCTTAAACTTCTTCTCACCACTATCATCCTCAAGTGCAGAAGCAGCAGCACGAGGAATCTCTGTGCCTTCATCTGCATCTTTAACCTGCATGTATTCGAACAGGTCACGTAACGGCATTTCAAACAGTTCACCATCACGCGCTTTCATTACTTGAACAGGAATGATCTTGGTCTCACGTATCTCTGGGTCAGAGTAGTTCCATGCCCACACAACGTCGGCGTGCTCTCGCATACCACCAGAGTAACGAATACGACCAGACTGATCATCAAGCTGACACAGGATAACAACAAGCTGTCCTGTACGCGATGCATGTACCTTGGCTTTACGCACAATGGTTGATAGCTCACGCCACTGGTTGTCGTTGTCGATGCCTTCTAACAATCCCACATAGTCGATAAAGCTGACTTGCACGTTGTACGGTACGGTCATGTACAACACGTCTTCGATTGACATGCCACGTTCTGGACTTACAAACGAGTTCTTGCCTTTCGATTTACGCAGCTTTTTGTCATACTCTTTCGCGGCAGCAAGAAGTTTCTTCTTCTCGCGGTCGCTGAGTTTCTTTTGCTTGATCTTCCAGAACGGTACGCCGCTGATCATTGACAGCATACGGTTCATTTCCTGTTCGGCAGTCATTTCAAGTGTTACCTTGAGACAATGAATGCTGTTCAGTTGCGCTATGTTGTCCGCTAGGTTCATAGACATAACAGACTTACCACCAGACGTTGAACCAGCTAACAACACAACCCCTGTCGTTGGCCAACCGCCGTTCTTGGTGTCATAGACCTTGAAGCCTGTCTTGTACATCAACTCTTGCGGGTTATGAATCGTCTGCTTGGCCAGCTTGACCGCGTTGCCTTTCTTGCCGCCAAACGTCCAGACTTTCTCGGTGATGTTGCTGCCTTTAGATGCCTGATTCAACTGGTCTGCTACTGTTTGCAGATACTCGTCTTCATCAAACTCCTCTTCATCGCTGTCGAGGTCTTTGGCAATCTGTTTACCAAGCATCATGATCTGACGGCGCTTGCGATACTTCTCAAGTCCATCAAAGATACGATCAAATCCCTGCTTTGATTTAGCTGGCTTTTCCTCCGAAGCTCTTAGCTCATCGCGGAATTCTTCACCCAAGTTCGGGTCTTCTAACAGGTCTTCCCAATCAAGCAATTCGCCTTTAACTTCAAGCAGCTTGTTGAGACGACGATATGCCTTACGTGTTACCTCTGAACTGAAATGATGAACGCCAAGACGCCCCAACAT